TTATAAAAAAGGTGATGTTATTTTGACAGAAGAAGAATTATTATATACTAATAATGCCGGACGAAAATCTTTTCAATGGCAAGTCTGGCCCTATTGTAATAATTTATGCAAGTTCTGTTTTTTAGGATCGGCTAATAGAGAATATATTAAAGAACGTCAGCATACTTCGTTAAATGATTTAAGTAAAGCTATAGATAATTTGGATTTTAACGAATATAATAATATTTCGCTTATTGGTGGAGAATTTTTTCAAGGACAATTAGATGATCCTGAAACTCACGATTTATTCTTTAGTGTAATTAAAAAGATCTTTAAACTTCTCGTAGATAAAAAGATAGGCAGTATGTGGCTTACCTGTACTTTAACTATTGGAGATCAAAAGCATTTATATGAACTTCTTGATTTAGCTAAAAGAATGAGAGTTAGGCCGGCAGAAGGATATCCATCTTCAGGTCTTTGGCTCTGCACTAGCTGGGATGCTAACGGTAGATTTCGTACTTCCGATAGAAAAGCTAACTGGGAATATCATATGAAAAATATTAAAGATAAATATCCATGGATTAAGTTTAATACTACTATCGTACTTCAGAAAGCTTTTCTTAATTTATATCTTGAAGACAAATTTAAACCCGAAGAATTTTGCAAAGAATATAATACATCTATTTTTTATATGCAGCCATGTTTAGTAGGTATTACTGAAATGATGCTTCGTAGCGAATCGGGAGAAGAATTACACGGCAAAGATTTTTCTGATCATTGGTTAAAACTTAAACAGGACTTTAATAAACAGTATGATTTTTTCCCGGAACGTAGACAGTTTATTAAATTCTTAACTAAATATTATCTGGAAGATAAAGAAAGTTTCGTAAAACTGTTTAATATTAAATATAGATCTGATGAGATTCATCTTAATATTAATAGCGAAGCTCACGATAGAGTAGTAACCAGAACTAAAAATGGTGGCCCAGAAGAACCTTTTCCACCAGCTATGCCATGTGGACATGTATATAATTATGCTCCATATGTAGATAGTAATCATTGCTGTATTTGTGATAGAGATGCTATTATAGGAGCGTTATAATTATGGCACATAAAATGCAGGAATTTATTCTCTGGAGTAATTGTACTAATCGTTGCGACTTCTGCTGGCAATGTAAAATACACGATACCAGTACAATTTTAACAACAGAAGAAATGATCGCTTCTATATTCCAGGCTTATCATAAAATTAAATATGAAATTAATGACGGCGACGATATATTATTAGTTGGCGGCGAAATTTTAAATTCATATAGCCAGGCTACTGATGAAGCTATTAAAATGTTAATAGATACTTGCGTATCTTTAGTTAAAGAAAATAAGATTAGATATTTATATATTAATACTAATCTTATTTATGAAAATCGTACTAATCTTGATTATCTTTTAAAATCTTTTAATGGAATAGAAGATAGACTTAAATTTACTACTAGTTATGATGTTTATGGTAGATTTAATCATTCTTCTAATAAAGAAAAATCATCAGCGTTCCTAAGTTGGTTTTCTAATATGTTATATATTAAAAATAATTATCCTAATATTAATATAGTAGTAAATGTTATTATAACCAAGCAACTTATAGAAAAAGCTAAAACTAATGATTGGATAACGGATTGGAATATGTTTCAAACTAATTTGGGAATTAAATATATTAACTTTATTCCTTATATTCCAGTAGAAGATGATAGATCTATGGATGTTACGTTTAAAGATATCGTTAAAGTATTAGCAGCTGAAGAAAAACGTAATCCTGGGTATATTAATTTTTATATTAATGATTTCGATAATAACCAGGATAAAATTCTTTATGAATATCATAAAGATAAAGGTTATGTAGAATGTACTGCTAAATATTCTGAATGTCATCATAATGAAAACTTTAAAAAAGTTCTCGGCAACGAATGTTATATTTGTAAATTAAAAGAAGTTTTTAGATAAAAAAGAAAAACCCGATCGATTAGATTAGAACGCCTGATGAAGATTCTAATCCGATTGATCGGGTTTTTCTATAGCTGTAGAACGAGTAAGATAATTATATCAGAGTTTCATAGTTTGTCAAGGATCTAATAAATTAGAAATAGCCTTAACTATAAAAAACAAAGTTAAAATAATTACAGCTAAATATAAAGCGTCAAAGAATAGGCCAAATATAACAATAAAACCTACAATAACGCAGATAATATCAAATATACTATTCATAATTAACCAAACATTCCTTTATCTAAAACATCAGAAGCATCGTTAGCATAAGGAACAGTATCATCGTATAATCCTCCACCTGATAAACTTCTGGATTTGTTAAGTCGACGGATATAAGCTTCACGTTCCTGTTCATATAATTTATGTTGAATTTCCCAAAGACGACGCTGTTCTTCTTCTTCACGTCTTTTTCTTCTCCGAACTGCTACTTCTGATGGAAGCAATAAACCATATTCATATCTAACTTGTTCTAAATATTCTTCTTCATCTAACGGTTTTAATCCGTTATTCTTTCTATATCTATTTTCTTGCCATTTATCATATTTAAACCAGATAGGAGACAGAAAGTCTTCTACAAATTCCTGAATCAATTCAGGAGTACCATGCTGAGCATTTAAATCTCCATCTACATTGTCTTTAGTTAAAGCTTCTATATCTAATTTTTTAAATCTATAACGTTTTTGATTTATTTGTTCTTTAAAATTATCTTGAACACTGAATTTATCAGCTAAAAAATCTAACAGGCTCATAATAATCACCTCAAATCTTTATCTATATTATAACTTAAAATCACGATAATTAATAGTAATATTAAGAATAGGCGAGATCGAGGATGCATATATTTATATATTTTTACAATGGAGCTAGATATAATGTCTAACTGGTTTAAAGAAGCTGTACGAGCGAATATGAATTTAGTAGATAAAGAATCTTATGATTTAGTCCAAAATGAGTTAAATTACTCGCGTGACGAAAATTTAAAACTGCTACAAGCATTAACCGAGCAAGCTGCTGAAATTCAAAAATTAAGTGGAGAAATCGCTGAACTTGAATCTGAAGTTTGCGCCGGTAATACTATGATATCAGACCTTACTTCTAAAATCATAGAGCTCGAACAAATTGAAAAGGAAAATATAATAAAAGAGGACGAGGAATAAGGGGTCACTTTTTCGGCCCCTTTTATTATTCTTTTGGTAATTAATAATGTTAGATTTTTTAAAAGAATATGATCAGCAAAGTCTTACTAGATTAGTAACCGTAGTATTGCTTATCTTCTTTATGATAGTAACGGTTTATTTAATCTATGCTAGATTTAATTGGTATAACTACGATATCTTTTGTTTAGTTACCGTAGGTGGTGGGGCCGGAACCCAATTAGTAAATAAATTTATTAATTCTAAGTATAATACTCAGATAGGCGGGAGTAAGCCCGGCAAACCTCTTACTCCAACTGATTCTACTGAGTCTGTAAGAACTATTAAGAAAGGAACGGACAAATAACCATGGCTTGTAAATCTGGTAAAAAAAGAAAATCTGGAAAGAAGAAATAATATTATGGCATTATATACTTCTAGAAACTGGTCTACTACTGAATGGGATTGTCTTCAGCGTTCTGCTAATGATTACGCCTGGGATGATGAGAACGGTAGATTAAATACTAATAACGAAAAAACTGCTAACTTATTTAAAATTCTGGATATGCTCCGTGATTGGAATCCACAATGGATTGTAAATTGGACAAACTCGGGGTATAAGTCCGGCTACAGGACACCAGAAATCAACGAAGAAGTTGGTGGTGTATGGAATTCTAACCATCGTTATGGTTGTGCAGCCGATATACATGAAGCTAATACAGATGCTACAGCAGAAGCTTTAGCTGAAACTATTAAAGCTGCGGCCGAATATAATGGTTTATTAGACCAGATTGAACTTGGTATATATCAGGGCCAAGGATGGTGCCATATTGGCACGCCTGGTTATCAAAGTATATACTACGCTTAATTAAATAAAATAAAACGCGCCTGGTAATAATTAATTCTTGTTAAACAAATTAATTATAGAAAGGGCGCGTTTACTATTATTCCTATATTTGTTGACCAGATTATAGATCTGATTCATAGATTATCTAATAAACATTAATAATAACATTCATATGCTTAAATATCTATTATATTTTATAATTAAAATTATCACGGCCATATTATGTTATCTTACTAATCCTATAGTAGTATTATTCGCAGATGAATATGGCCAATTACCTAAATGTTTTAAACTCTGGCAAACTTACGATAATTGTTTAGATATTGATTGGATGATAGACGAAGGAATCGTTCCAAAAATATTCAGATACGATTTCCACAAACATTATGTTTATCATTTAGAAGATAAAAGTAGCTGGCCAATTAAACCAGGATACGTAGAAATTAAAGATCCGAATTTTACTACTAAAGAAAAGATTCAAAGATATTTCTGTAGATTAGCCTGGTTATATAGAAATAACGGTTATGGCTTTAGCTACTATTGGCTCGGTAGATGGATAGATTATAGCCAGTTATATATTATCTATAACATAAATAATAAAGAAGTTTTACAACATTATCTGGGGTATATTAATAAACAACCAGGTAGTGGCTGGGAACGCTTTATTTATAACTTCTTATTTACAGATTGGTGTTTCTATTATTTTAAGCCATATAGTAAGACTAAAGCAGTAAGATTATACTTCGGTTGGAAATTTAAATTTGAAGAGAATAGACCGGAATCTTATTTCTGCCAATATGCTTTTAGTATTAATCCGTTTAAATCTGTAGATTAACTAAATAACATATAAAAAAGTGCGATTATTATAATCACACTCCATATTTCATCTTCTAACGCATATAATAAACAAATTATTAAAGCGCCTAACATTAAACCTTGAATAAATATTGTATCTGTCATAATTATAATTAAATATATTGATAGGGAACATTTCAAAATATTGTATTTTGATTTGTTCCCTATATTTATTTTTTTATTATCAACTTAGTGTTCCTTTATATTCTTCAGCGGCTTTATATAGATATTTTACTTTATCATTATAATCTTGAGAAAACATTTTTTCAATCCAGTTATCAGCAGCTTCAATATCGTCCATACTTGGTTCTTCTTCAATTTTAACTTTTCCAGATCTTACTATTTCTCCATAAATAGACATATTTGTTTCTTTAATAAGAGTACCGTTTTTAAATTCTAATTCATATAAAGTTTTAAATGCATGAGGCATCTGAGTACCCATATGAATATAATATCGATTTAAAAAATCTTTACCGATTAAGAGTTTTCCAGAGTAAGAATATAATTTATTAAGATTTTTAAAAACATAACTACCTGGTTGTTGAACGTCATCGATTTTAATCATTTCATAAAAATCTTTATTCGTTATACGTTCTACTTCATATGAACCCTGACCATTTAAAATACTATTAACATCAAATTCGTTTCTTGCAGAAACATATATAGTATTTATTATACATTTATCATCTTTAATCTCACAATCGCAATGAAATCCACACCAACAAGCTGTACTCGGAGCAAATGTTTTAATATTATAATCATTAGGATTAAAGGGCATAAAATTATTATCACTAGCTATAATGCAATATTCTGAATCATTTTTATAAGTAATTGCATCCATTATTTGTGCAGTCATTAATTTTCCTCCTTATATTCTGGATATTTTTCTTCAAATAATTTTTTATTTTTAGACCAGTCCATAATCGTAAATTTCTCGATCTCATTATTATCATTTCTGGCCACATAAATACCAGGATGGTCTTCATCGTAAATATATGGACCGTCAGTTATAAAGATGTGCATTACGTCATATATAGAATTGTATTTTCTAACTATATCTTTATTCTTTTTCATTTTCTTGTTGGAGTTGAAGCTGTTTTAATTGTTTTCCGGCTAATCTAAAACTTTCTGTAACAGGAATACCGGCTTCGGTGGGAATATAAATAACTTCGTTTTTAGATTCTTTTAATGCTTCAATCCAGAGATAATGGATATATTCACTCTTACCATTAAGAGAATCAGCTACAATTCTATTAGCTTCAGCCAAACCTTTGGCCCTTGTAATTTCGGCTTTAGCAAGAAGCTCGGCAGATTCCATCTTAGCTTTAGCTTCTTGTACTGCTATTTGACGATTTTGTTCGGCCCTAGCAAATTCAGCTTGTCCTTCTTTTTCAGCTGACCATACTTTATAAATAGGATAGCCAAAAAAGATACCGCCTAAAAGTAAAACTATAAGACCAAAAATAATAGTATAAAATAAAAAAGATTCTTTTGGCGTTAATTCATCATTCATATTAAATTTTCTTTCCCCCAAGTATTAATTTATTTCTTTTTATATTTAGCTGTTTGTTTAGATTGTTTTTCTAACGCAGTCTTACGCTTCTGAAATCGTTCTAGATTGGCTTGTTTAGCTTGAAGAAAAATATTTCTAGGCGCATCATTAGGATTATTTTTTAAATCTTTTTCTGAGACCGCGATAGATTTCTGCATCGTCTTAATCTGACTGTCTAGATGCGCTATTTCTTGGGATATATCTAATATTGGCATTTCTATTTATTTCTCCTGTTTTAATCATTTTATTAATTCTTTTCATATATTTCTTTGGATAAATTTCTATACGTTCATCATCTAACAGTTCAAAGAATTTACCGGCTTCCCATTTATAACAAGTAGCTTCAGTATAATATTCAGGATCTTTATTAATTATTAACATAACAGAATTATATATGTATAAATTATTATCATTATCCATATCACTGTCATTATAATAATAGGTAAGAGAGAAATTAGTATATTCAACGGATCCTTTCCAATTAAGACATATTACAGCATTGATATCTTCTTTATAACTTATTATATTTTTAGGAATATATTCAGTCATCATCGATTCCTTCTTCTTCTAAATATTTACTATCGATTAAACTAATCTTAGATGCCTGTTCTATATATATCTTAATCTGTTCAATAAGCTTAGAATCATTAGTTTCAAATACGTATTTACGCTTAAATCTATATTCGCCTAATTCTTTAACGCTATCTTGAAATAAACCGAAGAAATAACTCATAGTCATAACTTTAAGCTTAGACGGTAAAATAATTTTATATACTAAATTATCCTTATCTTTGCTATCTAAGTTATAAAGTTTTCTAATTTTACTGCCTTCATAAGCACTGATTAATACAGTATCGTCTTCATTACCGATTAATAAAACAACTTGGCGTGGCTCTGTTTCATATTCTTTAGATACGCCATCGCCAACCAAAGTACCATTCATATAATAAACACGTTTTAATCTGGCATTTGTAATCATACGATCGCACATAAGACAGGGAGTACCATCACACATTTCTTCGGTATCTACCATAGAACCATAAATATAAATAGTAGAACTACCGTCAAAATATTTGGGATCACAATTAATAATTGCGTTGGCCTCTGCGTGAACAGCGACACACAATTCATAATTCTGGCCATGAGGAATATTTAATTCTTCGCGCCGGCAAATTCCTTTAGATAAACAATCTATTTCTTTTCTGGCCGCACCATTATAACCTGTAGCTACGATTCTATGATCTTTGTCTACTATAACAGCGCCGTAATTTCTTCTTAAACAAGTAGAACGTTTAGATACATCTTTAGCTATATTTAAGAAGTATTCGTCCCAATTAATTCTTTCTTTATTCATAATAGTTATTCCTTTTTATTATATGTTACGATTTAAATTTAGTTCTATTTGAGGAGTTAAAATATTTGCGATATTACTTGGGTTATTATATATATACGTTTGTGTAGTTTGAATTACATAATCATCTATACTTTCATGAATTTCAAGCATAGGTTCAAGAGCATGAACTAAAACATTATTTTGTGATTCAACCATTTTAATACGAAGATAAAGGTCTTGTATTTCTTGAATTAATCGTTCATTTAATAATTTAAAATGTTTTAATTCTTGAGTAGCTTCAAATAATAATTCACTAGTATTCTTCGTTATTTTCTTTTTCTCGTTTGTCATTTTTAATTGGAATAGCCTCCGTATATCTTTTAAGCATTGCATCCTGAATATGGGCATATCTAGAAGTAACTTCAATACTACGATGTCTTAACACTTCTTTGACTACCTGTAAATCTTTAGTTTTAGAATAGAGTAGGGTACCACAAGTATGTCTAAACATATGACATGATTCTCCAGGCTTTTTAAGCCCTTGTTTAATCAATATTTCATCGACGAAGTTTCTAATATTCTGGCGCGAGATACGATTACCTTTATTATTATTAGAAGTAGAAGTAAATACCGGAGTATCAAACGTCCTTATAACGTAACGTTTATTAATATACTTATTCAATATATCTAATGTATCTTGTCTTGGATATATTAAATCATTATGGCCTTTACCTCTAACATAAATAGTTTTTCTTCTAAAGTCTATATCATCTTCATTTAACCTATGTACTTCAATAGTACGTAAACCTTCAAGAGCCATTAAAGAGATAATAGCCTTAGTTCTTAATTCTATTTCATCGTTCTCATCAAAAGAGTCTAACAGATCTTGTAACTGATCATCGGTTATATATTTAACTACCGGCATATAAGCATCCGGATCACGTTGAGCGTGAACGTCTTCGGCCGGATTTTCATTAACAAGCTTATATTTTCTGGCTACATAATAAAATCTTCTAACGGCCGTAAGTTTAAATTTAACCGATGGGGCAGAGAAGTTATTATTAATTAAAATAGAACGATAATACAATAGATGTTGCTCGTTTATATTAAACGGATTCATCTTAACTTGCTCGCACCAGTCAAGAAACTGATCAATAGCTGAAAAATAACTTCTACAAGTATCGAGAGAAGGATTACCGTTAGCTATATAACGTCTCATTAGACTTTTATAGTTAGATAAAAAGTAACCAGGATTTATGCGGCTGCTGCCACTATTATCAAATATTTTTTTAAATTCTTCATTATAAAAATCCTGATTAACTAATTTATTATTATCCATAGTAATCCTTCTCCTTAATAAATTCCTATGTTTATTATATCATATATTAAGCTTCTTTTTTCTTAGTTACTTTATCATAATCTTTCCATAGACGCTTAAGCTCTAATTCTAATTTATTATCTACGTTAAGATAACTTAATGATTCTTTTAACCCATATTTTCTTAAAATAGCACGGATACGGCAGCTCTGATTAATCGCTTGAGTCTGGCCGTATTTATTTATATATCGATAAGAAAAATAGGGATAAATAGCCGGGTCTGAATTTGAGCCATCTTCTGGAACATATACTATATCGGTTAACGGAATAATATAATGGGTAGGATTAACTGAATAATTAGCCGGCTCCATATTCCAATTAGTTATAAAATTATACGTACCTTTGGGAATATATAGAACTTTTTCTTCGTCTATTAATAAATTAATTTCCATTAATTATTTATTCGCCTCCTGAAGTTTTTCATAGGCTCCATTATTCAGTTACCTCAAATTCATAATAACAATGATCGAAGAATATATCACTGGCTAATTCTTCAATTTCTCCATCTTTTTCATCACCAGATAATTCTTCGGTATAAATTTTAGTCCCATTAGGGGTATGGACTGTAACAACTAATTTCATTTATTTTCCTCCTGTTCTTTAGCTAATAAACGTTTATAATCTTTTAACCATTCAGCTAATTGATTATGATCATTACGACACGAATCACAATCAGTTTTATTCGATATATCAATAGCATGGTTAATTGCTTCATCTAATGTCATAATACGATTTCTCCTTTCGTTCAAAATCCGACTTGTTATAACTCCAGTTATAGCAAGTCGAAACGAAGAAAATACACCGCATCAATTTTATCTTCTTCGTATCCATAATCTACTACGAATTAAAGTTATAACTCGTTTTAACCAATCAGCAATTAATAAATTATTTTAAGCTAAATGTCAATATAAAAGATTTACTAAAATATAAATATCGTGTTGGTTTGATCCTGATAATCTATCAAAAAATCTTTGTTTTAAAATATGTTTGTTTTCTTGATAATATTTTGTTAACGTAACAGTATTATGTTTATATACAAATACATCATCATAATCTAACATTAGTGACCACATAGAGCCTGGGTCAAAATATGGATAAATTTTACCAAGTTCAATCGTATCTACTTGTTTTACAAAATATAATAAGCTTCCTAAAATTTCTGCGGCTGACATTATATTCTCCTTTCGCTCGCGCTCATTAGCAGCGCCAATTAAAAAAAACGACAACTAATACTATCGGTTCGATAATATATAGTTGTCGTTTATCTCGTTTTGTGCGCGGGCCGAATATGGCGCGCAAATATCATGAAACCTCGTGGTTCTTATATAAAATATCAGATATTTCATCAGCTATCTTTAATGATTCTTTATGTTTTTTAGCCCATCTGTAAGAACACATATCTAAGGTCTTAACTATTAATCTTTTACGTTTATTGAATTTTTTAAAGTTTCTATTTTCTAAATATCTAACGATATAATATTCTTTATCGTCTAATGTAAATAAGGTAGAAATTCTTTCAAAATTCATGAAAAAATCGACCTCCATATTTTAGTTCTGACGAGTTTTTAAACAAGGCTGCTTATGATTTATCCTATTAATATTTTATATTAATACTTCGCAAAAGTCAATTTGCGAATAAAGAGTTCGCGCTGCGAACTAATCTTTATATTCTCCAAGATTCTGATCAAGATTCATAGCTCCGAGACGTTCAAAATATCGAGCCGGATCCTGAGCTCCATCTTTACTTGTAGTACCTACATTAACTTGGAAATGAAGATGTGGACCGGTACTATGTCCTGTATTACCAACATGCCCAATAACTTGACCTTTAGTAACCTGATCACCAGGCTTAAGCATCTGGCTAGTCATATGCATATAAATCGTATATAGATTGTTAGCGTGTTGAATAGCGGTTCTATTACCACCACCATCTCCATCATCAGGCCAGGCATAATATACAACACCATCAGCAGCAGCATGAATATCAAGTCCTTCATCTGCTGCTAAATCAACACCATAATGATAACTGCTATTACGAGGACCGAATTTAGAAGTATACCAGACCTGATTTAATTGTTCATCAAAAAATGGAAAAGCTAAATCAGAGCATAATGAATCAAAAGCAGAAGATCCGGCAGCTCCTCGAATAGCACAGTATGTATAAGCTATTTTTGGAAAAACAGATAACTGACCTTTAAGCGTATCTATTTTTTGATCTCCGGAGAAATTAATATTTAACGGCTCTATAAAGTCGGGCCAGTTCCAATTATTAACATTAGACCAATCTAATCCGAAGCCTACATACTGAATAGAAGTATCTGTCCCGCCATCAGGGTTTTGCGAAGTAGTTTCTATAATTTTAGTAACACGATCTAATCTTCTTGGAAATTCTTCGTCTTCTTTATTGCCGGTATTATCATTAGTTTCAAGACCAAATAAATATTTAGTATCTAATTCATAGAATGTAGCCGTAAGAATAATATTATCGATATTCTGAGCTTTTAATTTATTCTGAATATCATTAAGTTTAGTAACTACAGATTCCGCATTTTCTCCAGTAACTAATACAATAGCTGCAACTAATATATTATCTATATTAGTCATATTGCGTTCTTTAAGAACATCTTTAATTTTCTGAGCTAGATCAGCTTTCATATTATTAATAAAATCTTCTTTTCTGGATTCTATATAAGACTGACCAGCTTTCATCGCTTCTAATGCTATATGTTTTTGTTTTTCTTGTTCGTTATTATCTGGCACGGTTAGTTATTTTCACTTTCTGAAGAGATAATTTCTTCCATCATATTCTTATTTTGAGTCATTCTATCACCAAATACCGAATTAGCGCTATACATACTACCCCAGTTAGTAGCAGTACCATAATAGCTGCTTAACTGGCCGGCAGTATCACCATTAATATTTTGAGTCTTATTAATATGCGGTACTTGATCTTCAACCGGGAATAAAGACCAATCCATTTTAACGCCAGGAGACCAGGTTTGAGAGAAATCTTTTTCATCAACAGATCTGGTATTAATCCCATTAACGTTAAGAGTCGTAGTTTCTAAGTCTTTCTGATACTTCGTAGATTTAACGAAGTCACAATATTCAGACATGGTAGTATAACTCATCTGACAATCATCAAGAATCTGAGATAAGTTAAGACCCTGATCATTAAGGATATCATATACCTGACCGATTAATGGTTCGTATCTAGTACAGTTAAGGCACTGATCAATACTCATTAACTGGCCGTCGCTAATTCTATCATCTTTAAGACAACGAATACATTTGTATTTTTCATACGACGGCGTTTGTCCGCCATAATATACACAATTAACTGCTATACGGCCACTCATTCGTCCAAGATAACGTAAAATAGTAGCCATATTATTTTCTAATCTAACTAATCTACGTTCTACATCAGTACTAAGCTGCATCGTAGCTCTGGTTACGTTAACAGCTTCTGGACAAGTTCTAATAGAACCTATTTTACATCTTGGCTGATGTAATTCTAATTCTTCTATTTTAGAATCAAATGGAAATGGATCATTATTATTAGCAGGTTTACCAGAAGATGGTACTTTAAAAGCGTTTTTATGTTGTTCCGCATCAAATGCGGTTTTACGTTGTTCTTCGATAGCTACATTAGCAGCAGTTGAAGCAGCAACATCAGCAGAACCATATTTAGTAAATGTAGACGTTGGAATCTCGTAAAACATATTGCTTGTTAAAATAAGTTCGGATTCCGCAGCATTAGCTGCTACATCGGTTACTTCATAAACTGGAACCTGATCTTTAATACTAACTAAGTCAGGATATACTGGTTCACAATATGTTTTAGCCGGATTCTCAAATACTGTATCGTTATGATCTTTACCATGGGGCGGAGTATCTGCTACAGTAGGAGAAGCATTGGCCGGCGCAGCCATTCCACCTACTACTCCTTGTAATTTAGTCTGACCGAATTGATAAGTGACATAATCTCCAGAATAAGTAGCTTCGGCTGCGCCTACGCCTTTAGATTTATATATTTCTTCGGCGTAGACACCACGCCTGGCTTCTTGTTCAGGAGTATCAGCACTATTTTCAAATTCACGATGAAACATAATAGCTGCATCATAAGCAGATGTATAACTATTAAGTTTATTAACTAATCCATATTGCCCGATTTCTTCAATTAAGAAATCGATCTGAACCATTAAGTCGCCGGAAATTTTACCTTTAGCTTTAGCAAAATCTGCTAATTTCTGCTGTCTGGTTATATACGTCCATTGAGCTAAACCATAACCTGTTACACCATCTATAACTATATTATCAGAATGGCCACCGCCTTGAAGAATCTTAGGATCTAAATTAGATTCTGCTTTAAGATTCCCCATAATTCCGGCAGTGGCATATTCTGTAAATCCATTTTTAGTTAACGCTTCCCAAATTATTGAACCATTATCTTTAGCTGTTGCCATTATCTAATATCCTGTAATTTTACTCTATCTAATACTGTTCTTTCGTTATACTGTTGTTCTGCTTTTCTTAATCGTTCTTTATAATCACGTTCAGATTCCATGGCTTTATACCAGGACTCATCCCATTCATCTTCCATGCGTTGCTTTTTAAGTTCCCAATAATGCTCGGCTGAAATAATTAAACCATCGTCAGGATCATAAAAATAATACTCACCGGGACCGATTATTCTATCGTCAACCGTATCACGGATAAACTCATTAAAATAACGCATTCTTTTTAATATTAACATAGCTTATTTATACCCTCTATAAATTAAAAATAGCCGATTTATATCCTAAAGTTTATGCTATTCATTGCACAAATCTATAAAAATAAAAAGTTTATGCAACGAATTTCTATTTATAATATATCTATACTATTATTATATTATCGTAGAACAAAGGATATATTTCGGCTATTTTTAAAGATATAATTTAGCTATTTTTGTTTAAGAATTTATTAGCATGATAAGCAATATGATTCATAATAATATCGCCTTTAGCTACGAATAAATCCCCATAATTAATATCAGCTTGAACATCGCCGCGAATTTCTTCAGCGATATTATAGAGAAAATCTTTGAGCTTTTTATCGTCCTTGTACTGATCAATACAAAGTTTAATGTCTTCTAACAAATATTGTTCTTCTAATTGCCTATAAATTTCTTGTTCTTGTTTTTTAGTTAACTCCAAAAACATTCTACACCATTTTCTCCTTCAAATATTTTAATATAACGTTTAATATATTCATCGAGAAAATATTGTTTACTAATACTTAAACAACCATATTCTTTATCTGCATGAATGTCGAAAGCGATAGATTCTGCTTCATCATATAAATATTTAACTAATTTTTTATTTAATTCTTCTTCGTCATCATAATAATCTTCATAATATTCTATTTCATTTTTAATATCTTCTATTAAAAATTCTAAAGATACTTCCTGATATATTTGATATCTTTCTTCTTTTGTTAAATCTTTAATACTCATTTGACTCCTCCTCTTCTTCACGAGTTACAAGACTAAGCCAAAGCTTTATGTCTTTTAATTGATTCTGGCGTTTATAAAACCGGCCTTTACGTTTAAACGTTAAATTAAAAATAGCTGATTTATATCCTGATTTATCTTGTTCGGACCACTCTAGGTTAACTAAATGATATTCTCTACGATGCCAATTATTTGTTTCTTCGATACCGATATATTCAATTTTAGAATATATTTCGAAGAAACCTTCGTTAACTTTAATTGTTCCCGATATATTTCTATAATTCTTTTTGACTTTAGTTACAGAAGCCGTTATATTAATATCAGGAATAAACAAAGGTTTATATTTTTCAATATCTTCATCGGATAAAACCTGCTTATAATCGCTAATTGTATAACATTGTTTATTTTTATTATACGAAGTAATTGAAAAATCCATATAATATGGATACGGAATAAAATCTTCTAATGGATAAAGTTTATGATATTCATCTTCTTCGTACCAACCATTAGCTAAGGCTGCTCTTCGTTCTGATGGAATATTAAAAAATCCAATCTGAGTATTTCCATCTTCGCATTGCTTATAGAGTGGCCAGACTATAGTTAAATCATTTTTTGATCTAGAAGTTAATTCAAAAGCTTTAAAATAATTGCGCGTCTTTTTATTCTTCTTCATATTTTTTCTCCTGTTCTTAAGGGTATAAATTAGCTATTTAATAGTTAATTATAGCCAAATTATATCGGTATAAAACAGCTATTGATGATATAAATCCGCTATTTTTAAATATAAATTAGCTAGCGAGATATAAATCAGCTACAATTAATAGATATATAATGGCTATAAATAGCCATTATATATCGGGGTATAATTTAGCTATTTTTAATTTTAAGTGCTCTAAAGCCGCATAAATACTGGCTCTAAAAATTTTACTTGACAAAAACAAGAAAATCTGTTATTTTTTGTTCTTGTTTTGTTTTGTAGTTTATAAAACAACAACTACAAAGGCAAATTATTTACGTTTAGAATATCTGTATATAATAGCGCAGCTATAATTACGGCACTAACAGGCCATGCTATAACTGCCCACTCTTCTAAATAATCACTAGCAAAATAATAAACTAACGTTGAAAGAATAATATTTACTATCGATATAAAGAAAATAATAATACAGATAGTTGATATTACTATTCTAATATTCATAATAAAGTCCTCGGTATAAATTAGCTATTTTCAAGAACATTTAGAAACCAATATTTACCGATGCTTACTGCATCAGTTGAATCTTCTTCTGGTTCCATAATTTGAGCTGTTACTTCTTCTATCGTAGAATCATCTAATTTTATAGCTTCTTTAAAGTAAGCATCACTAATTATTCTTAATGCTTCTTCCGGAGAATCTGCTTCTATTTTAAATTCTTTATATCTGGTTTGTTCGATACCGATAGAGTATTCTTTTTTCGCCATTTATTTAATCCTCCTTATACATTATTATAGATATAAATTAGCTATTTTTGGATTTCATATTCTACTAATACATCATTAGCTTCTGTTACTGTATAACAACCTGTATGTTTGTTACAAAAATTTTCACAAGCAGATAATGTAGTTCTGCCGTTAATAGCTCCGCATCTAAAACATACATCTAATTTTTCCGGATCGTCAATAATAATATAATCATCAGACATAATATCATCTCCTTTTATGGTATAATTTAGCTATTTTTAGATATAAATTAGCTATTTATTAAATATAGCCGATTTATATCTTGACGTAAGCTATTTTTAAAGTTATAGTTGACTTAACTAAAATAATTAAGAAATGGGGCCCAAAATTATGTCTCATCACGACAAAGAAAAATATATTAGTAATCTTACCGAAGATAGTCAGATAACTAAAAGTAAGATGCTTATCTTTGCCCAGACATCCCCATCTAATCTTCCTGTCCCAGCGCAAAGATTATTTTTAGCGCTTTTATCAAGTATAAATAAAGAAGACGAAGGAAATACTTTTATTCTTAGAGGTAAAGATATTGCCGCTTTGGCTGATTTGCCGGCTAATGTTGTTGGCCAACAATTACAGGAAATGTCTATTTCTGCTGACAGCTTACGTAAATATACGTTAGTTATCAATGAAGATGATGGAAATACTCTTCGTGTTGGTCTAATATCTTCTACCAAATATTTAAAAGGAGAAAGAGCTATAAGAGTTAGCGTCGATCCTTATCTGATGCCGTATCTTAGAAAGATGAAAGAACAATTCGTTATAAGTTATACGGCTGGTGGCCCGATGAAATTTAGGTCAGAATATTCGCTTTGTCTATATGATATGATGAATTATTATTTAGATGAGGGCGGCCACTATTTTACATTAGCAGAAGTTAGAAGAATGTTTAATATCCCTGATGGAAAAATAGCTAAAACTTCTATATTAAATCAAAAAGTTATAGCACCATCTTTGAGAGATATTAATACTTATACTAACTTAGAAGTAACGATGAAATACGAAAAACAGGTAAGAACTATAGTTGGTTACTACTTTTTCGTTAAACGTAAAGACGGATACAATCCTCCGAAAGTTACTATAGAAGAAAATACTGATGAAAAATTTATACTTCAGTTAACTTCTGATCCTTATAATTTTAATAAGTATTATCTTGTTAAATTGATAGAAAAATATGGTATAGAAAGTATTAAAAATAACTTTGATTATACTAAGAAACAGGAACCTCGTAATTTTTCAAGATATCTTAGTTGGGCAGTTCAGAATCAGATATATGAAAAAGAGCGGGAAATAGAACAAATTAAAGCAATTAATTCTAACTATAAAACAGAAACAGTAATACCTAAATATCACGACGAAGAATCTTTATTCTCAGAAGAAGAATTAAAAAATGAACACGTTGAAATAGATGAAGAATCATTAAAAGAACGAAATCCATATTTATATTCTCTTCTTCAAAAAGTAAAGAATAGATAAAAGTTAAGGATATAAATCAGCTATAAATAGCTAATTTATATCCTTATTTAATTTTAGTTACCAGATATCAATTCTATTATCTGGATTTTCTTCTGGCCATGCTTCACTAGAATAACAAGACTCAGGTTGAAGAATAAATTCCGCATTTTTATATTTTTGAATCGCAATTTCCAGAGCTTCTTCTTCGGTTTCAGCTTCAACTTCAAACCTATCTGCTAAAGTTTCTTCAATTACGATAGTAAATTTTTTCATAATTAGATATCTCCTCTTCTAATTAAGTGTTCTTCATCATCCAGATAGATAATCATATCTTTATCTTTAGTAACTTCATATAATTTCCGAGCCAGATTCAAAGCGAAACTGGCCGGAACTACGCATAAATCTTTCAAATATTCTCCACCAAACATTTCTGAATGAGAAGTTAATCCTTCTTCTATTAAAATTTTCTCGGAACAGCTATGATTAGAAGCTGCTTCGAGTTCTTTAATAGCATATCCCAGAGTCATTTTACTAGGAAGATGAGAATATTCATGATTTTTACAGTCTTCTAAATCGAAGAATTTTTCGCCACATAATTGACAATAGTAAGCTTTTTCTTCTCTCATACTGCTACTCCTAATACCTGTAAACAATTATCATAATTAGATTTACGGCTACGTTTACTTACTTCGAATAAACCATGAATAAGCTGTTTCTTCTTATCATCGTTAAGCATATTTACGAGCTCGAACCTGGAACCATCATCATCTTCAGGAGTTCCTAATCCGGTAGAAAATGCACCAGATTCTACTCTATATTGAATATCTTTAACTAGAGAATCTGCTATTTGAGTAAGAATACTATCGTTATTACTCATAGCGTTTAAGCCTTCTTCAGAGAACTTACCCTCAATAGCCATAGCTGCTTGAAGTTTATTAGCCATTAATGAAAGAATAGATTCCTGAATAGTATTCTCATAATAAAGGAAATATACATTAACGTTATTAGGCTGATTAAGACGAAGACTTCTACGAGAAGCTTGTCTCATCGTAAACAGATTATAACCAACCTGATAAAAGATAATAGTAGTAAACGCCAATAAATCTAAACCTGTTTCCACCAAAGATGGGTTACAAATCATAACGCGATAGCCATCTTTTACTTTTGTATCGATCCATTCTTCCCTATCTTTAGCTGGAATCTTAGCATCAAGAATACAATATTTAATATCAGCAGCTTTAAACAATTTACTTAATCTGTCTATACAATCTGTTTTATTAACGTAATTAACGTAAATTAAAACATTTTCGCCGCGATTAATATGTTTCTGTGCTAATTCTAATGTTTTTAAATCTTTATTAGATACATATTCTTTAACTTCATCTTCAGATAAAGAATCATTAAAGATAACAACCGGATTTTGTTCTTTATCATATACCGGAGCCATATTATAAGGCTGATCCGGATATAATATTAATTTTTGAGTAGCAGTAAATGCAAAACTAATACCAACATCAGAATTAGAAGCATTCTTAAAATCCTGAATAGCTTTTGTATAATTTGGTTCTACAAAAGATTCTAATTCTACAGCAACTGGAGTTTCCGTATATTTAGGTAAACCGCTGCTCATATCTTCTAATGAGATAAACACTGCTTTATCTAATAAAAATTCAGTAAATAGTTTAGGCGATACACCTGGTAAAGTTTTAGTTGATTTTCTGATAGTTGCATCAGTAGAGTTATTTTTAATCTCAATAGTCTGATGAACACCATAATCTTCAACAAACTGTTTAGTTGAACCATATTTATATCCAAGTTTAGTAAATGTTCTTGGATACATACGATAAAGAATATGATAAATGCCATCAGCATAACCATTAAGAAGAGTGCCGGTTAAAGCTAATGTCTTAGTAGCCGCTTTAACAAAATCACCAAATGCTTCAGCTTGAGCAGAAGAATTAGAACTATACATATGTACTTCATCAGCAATAAAGTAATCTATATAATTCTTAAACTTTTCTCTGATATATTTAGCAATAGAATAACGCCTGGGCGCATATTGACGTTTATCTAAAGATTCTTCGTAATCAATAACTTCACGATAAAGTTTATTAATAGTACGAATAGTTTTAGATGACGCATTGCTACCTTCTAACTGATCTTTATATTGTTTAATTCCCGGAATCATATCCTTATGAATAAAACCAGAAGGAAGTTTAATCCAGTTACTTTCTTTTTGGTTATTAATAGCAGACCATAAGGAAGCCTGACAAGAACGAAATTCAGAACCTTTTTTAAGAACTATTTTATCGCTCTTCATTCTTTTTCCGAATGTATATTCATAATCATCATATCTACAAGAAGTATTATAAGCATTTCTATTTAAGAAAGCCGTATATTCAAGTATTTTTAAATATGGAGCAACTCTATGTTTATTAATTTTAACTCTTCCTGCAATACGAGAATTCCATCTGGACTCACCACCGATTACTACGCGTTTACCACAATTCGGACAAGTAAATAATCCGGTAGTAGAATTATAAAGAACGGCTGGTTCTTCTGCATAAGTAATCTTAGCAGTATCTTTAGATATAATTAAGAAAATAGGATTATTACGATGTTTGTCTGTAATCCTATCTTCAATACTAAGTAAAGAATCGAAAGACGTTAGAATATAAGCTTCGGCTTGAGGATATAATCTATTAATTTCACGTTTCCATTTCTCTACCAAATGGCCCGGTGCCATGATTACAGTACCAGCATTTTTCTTTTTATTATTAAGAAAGACTGCACCAGTGGCCATAGCGGTCTTGCCTGTTCCCATCTCACCCACAACGAGACACGATTTATTCTTTACTAAGTTACGGGCAATAGATGCGATAACATTTTTCTGCGCTTCAAAGAATTTTAAACGGCCATAGTATTCTGCAAAATCAAAATAATCCTGTTCTTTCTCTGTAAACGAATCTTGTTCCGGATTAAAGATAGGAGTAAATTTATTAGCAGCTTTATCGATTAACTGACCAGAATATTGACCAAGATAATCTGTTAAATTCTGTATCTTTTGAGTTCGTTCAGATACTTCATTAGAACAATTAATATTAATACGTTTTTCGGCTAATCCTCGTGAAATTTCTCTTTTAATAGAGGCTTCTCTAAAATATACTTCTACAGCGAATATATTATCTTCGTTATAAAGATTAGAATATAAACAACTACAAAGTCTGCAAGAAATACAATCATTATTAATCAGATATTCAATCCAATCTTCTAATATAGGAATGCTAGTTGTACTTCTTAATAATTTAAATACTTCAGATTGAAATGCTTTAGAAAGCATTACTTCTCCTTTTAATAAAGCATCTCTATTACGAAGTTTAAGAATTTTAGTTCTATCGTCACCAGCAATATTATTTAAAATCGAAGATAACGGAAGATAAATAAGATATTGACGAATAGACGGCCTAGTAGCCGTTGTAAAATCAGTTTCTTCAGCATAAGAAATAGCATTAACCATATCCGTACCATGAATTTTAGACTGCTTAACATTAACATATGGTAAATGTCCCCATCTAAATCTTCCGAAAAAATCTGGTCCAAACTCATTTTCAATTCTATAACCAAAATATGTATAATCATCGCTGGTCATACGATACATATTATTAGCACTATTTTTAGTTTTATTAATAGAGGGCCTAAAGGTCTTCATTGTGGATTGATAAGTATATAACGACATATATACAGGAAGTTCGCCATAATTGCTATCATATACTACGAGCTGGTCAGCATATCCAATTAGTTTATTGGAATAATTGCTTTTAATTTCTATGAGAGACACAATTAATAATTCCTCCTTTCTTTAATATCAGAATAGTTCACGAATTGTACCATCACCAGTTACAATAGTTACTACAGTTTTATGACTATTAGTAGTTATAAGTTGATAACTAGTATTATCATTTTCTCTACGAACAGGATCTTCTTTCTGTTTAGAAACAGAGCCTTTAATTACATGATAATTTCCATCGCCTTCATCAATAATACCATCAACATAACCAGATACAAGTACAAGACCTAACTGACCTGCATTAAATGGCAGCATCGGTCTCCTGATTTCTTCATCTGTTTTAAGCATACGAGCCTGATTAACGTTTTGTTTAAATTTAACAAGCGCTTTAGGCATATTTTTTAATACGTCTTCTACTTCGAAAATATCAATATAAATACTTCTAAAAGTAACTTCATTATCTGGAGCAGAAGAAGTCCTTAACGAAATATCTTCTCCAAACGATTTACCCTGATAAATATCAATAATGGTATCCATAACTGCCCAAACAGAGAAAAAGTCCTGATTACGCAGCGTTTTATTACCAGTAATAAAGATAGATTCAGAGTGCTGAATATCGCCAACGATTCTTACATTAGAAAGATACGGTAAAATATTTCCTAATGTTTTAGAATCAAATAAATAAACAGGAGCACCGATAATCTCTAATCCGTTATTTCTAACGTGGGTATGAATACGTAAATAAGCATCGTGATTATTAGTATATCCTCTATTAGAATAGATATAGCCAATATCAAAATTATTAGAAATTCTAAAACTGGAAGTATCACCGAATAATTTCTTAGTAAACTGATAATTTCTAAACGGTTGTTTATATTTATCTTTCTCTTCTGCTGTGATAAAAGCGTTAACTTCATGATCTGGATTGGCTTCTTTTATTTCGTTAACAAATTTACCATAATTAATAAGAGAAATATTATCAGCTAAATCATCAGATCTATCGCTATTATTAAACATAGCTAAGATATTTACATTGTTTCTCGATACTCTAATCTTTTTACCAAGATAAATATCGTTAATTTTTTCAGAAGAATATTCAACACATTCTTCAGCTTTATAATACAGATTAGTATCATTAAGAAGCTGATAAGTTAAAATATTATTAAATGCTACTAAAAAATTCTTTTTAAGATAATCGAGACATTCATCAGAAGTTGTTAATTCATTATTGGTTTTAATTTGTTTATACAAATCAAGTATTTGATTAAATACATTTTGAATTTCATTTAATCCTTCTTCTGGTTCACGATAATAACTGGAATATTTATGATATTCATAACTGGTATATAAATTATGTGCGATATCAAATAATAAAGAACAGCAGCGAAATTTAACAGCGCTTAATGCTAAATTTCTAAATTCAGATTTTCTGGCTGCGAAAGTATTAACTGTACGCACAATACTATCTAAACGTTCAACCATTTTTCGTCCTCTTTTAATTAATTTAAAAATAAATCAGAACCAAATAATTCTTCTGAGAAATCGGTTGTATTATATAAATTATAGTTTTTATTTCCTAATTTAATTATATAATCCCAATCTTTTTCTTTTCTGACTGTAGTCATATAATATTCTGCTGTTGAATAAATATCTCCAAACATCCCGGCCGCGATAAGAATCTGTATTATCTTTTTGTTGATAATCCTATCTTGAGCTTCTTTAACAAAATCTATACCGGTTAAACCGGTATTAACTTTATCTTTAATTGCCAGATAGGCATTTTCACCAATTCCCTTAATAGCACAAAAACCAATTCTTATCTTAGAATTTTCGATAGTAAATTCCCATTGAGATTTAATTAAATCTGGTGGTAAAAATTCTATATCGAGTCTTTTACATTCGAATAAAATAGTTATAATACTATCTTTATCTAACGATTTATCATATTGAATACTAAGAAGATTCTTCATATATTGTAGTGGATAATAAGTCTTTAACCAGGCACTACAATAACAAACTAAGGCATAACTAACCGCATGAGCTGTATTAAACGCATAAAGCCCGGCACCAACAATTTCGCTCCATATTTTATCCAGAGCTTCAATATTAATTTTCTTGTTTTTGCCGAGCTTATAGAAGTCTTGTTTATAGTTATTAATTTTATCTATTTTCTTCTTAGAAACAGCCTTTAAAATATTATAAGCAGTTTCAGAATCGAAACCTATATTCATACAAATTTTTAAAATTTGTTCCTGATATATTACGATTCCATACGTATCTTTGGTAGCTTTCCAGTATACGTCATGAATTATTTCTGGTTCTAATTCTTTATGTAGAATCTGAACATATTTTTTATCAGCACCGGAAGATATACACGGTCCTCTTACCAGAGCTAAACAGTTTGCAAGTTCCGGTATTGATTTAGGTTTTAATAACGGCATCCTCGCTTTATAAGTATTCGAAGATATCTGAAATAAACCTGTAGTATTACTGGAACCAATTAAGTCCCAGACTTTAGAATCCGATAATAATACAGTATCGGAATAGTTAAATGTAACGCCAACTTCTTTAAGTGTTTTATCTATAGCTTTAAGCGAACTAAGAGCTAATAGATCAAACTTAACACCGGATAATTTTTCGACATCTTTTAAGTCTAATGAAGTAGCCATTAGAAGACTGTTATTACAATTAATTAATGGATAACATTCATTAACATTAAATGGTGCGATAACTATTCCAGCCGGATGAATACCAGTACTTGATGGATAACCTTCAAGTTTATCGGCTAACTTAACTATGTCAGGATATGATTTAGCTATTTTTCTGAAATCTTCGATAGTTTTAAAAGCTTCCTGAACCGAAATATTAACGTGTTTTTCTCCTTCGTCATCATAATTAACATAAGGAATTTTCTTAGATATCTTATTAGCAATATCTGTATTATATCCAAGTAATCTGCAAGAAGCCTTAATAGCGTTTCTTGCTTTTCTTATATTAAACGTAGAGATAAAACAACAATTATCCTTACCATATTTATCAATAATATGTTGATATACTTCCGGTCTTTTATCAGGAGCTAAATCAGTATCTATATCTGGTAAAGCTTTTCTGTCTATAGATAAGAATCTTTCAAACATTAGATTATACTTAATCGGATCAGCAATACTAATGTTTAATAAATAAGATACGAGAGAGCCGGCTGCACTACCTCTTCCGGGTCCTCGTGCGATGCCATTTCTATCGCAAAAATCTATCATATCTTTAACGATTAAGAAATAGCCAGAAAATCCTAATGTTTTAATAACGTTAAGTTCATAATCAAGCCTGGTTTTATATTCATTAGACAAATGCTGACTGTTAAGTTCTTTATAACACAAATCTCTTAATACCTTATCTTCATCTATCTTTAATGAATAATGCGGCATAATTTGTTTTGTATCGAGTGTTACGTTACATTTTGAAGCAATTAAATTAGTATTATCTATTGCTTCATTTATAATATCCTGATTAAGATATTCTGTAATTACAAAATTAGTACTTAATTCTTCCCTATTCATTAGATAATAAATGATATCCGGATATATCATCGTAGACATTATCTGCATTTTTCGGGATTCTTTAACATGATAATCATGTATCTTAGCATCTTCTTTGTTAAGATAATGAATATCATTAGTAGCTGTGAGTTTTACGTTATATTTTTGACTTAACTGGACTAAAATATCATTATAATCTATTTGTTCTTTAAAGTGTCCTGGCTGGATTTCTAAATATAAATCATTACGAAAAATAGATAATAATCGTAATAAAATCTGTTCTCGTTTTTCTTCGTCAGGATTATTTAAAGGACTAGCTATACACGCCGTTAAACAGATTAAATTATCACTATATTTTTCTATAGTATTTAAGTCTGTTCTGGGCCTATAATAAAATCCTTCACGATAAGCATCATTATGAATAAGTATTAAATTTTTTAGTCCATCATTATTCTTTGCCAGAAGAATAATATGATTACAATGCTTATGTTCTTTATCTTTAATTAACTTATTTTCAACCAGATAAAACTCACAGCCAATAATAGGTTTAATATTATTATTAGTACATTCTTCATAGAAATTAACAAAAGTAGATAATGAACCATGATTAGTTAATCCTAATGAAGTTAATCCTAATTCTTTCGCCTTTGATACATATTCGGGAATTCTTAAAATAGAGTCTCCGATACTTCCGTAAGTGTCGTGGGCGTGCAGGGGTGTATACGTTGTCTTGATAATTGTATCATCTCCTTCTGCCTCCATACAGCGAGATATTTTTTATAAGCAAGAGAGAAAGCAGTAGAATAATCCGGTTGCTCTGCTGCCTCAAGAGCCGGAAGAACCCGCCCGGCAGAGCTCATCTTATTGATAAATTCATATCTTGGAGTATATAATTCATTCAACCAAAAATCAGTCTGGTTTCTTTTATACATTAATTTTTGTAAATCTTTACTTAATTTTTTTCTATTATCTCTATATTTACAAAAAATTTTAACGATATCCGGGCTTGCAAGTATCGTTCCTAATTTTAATCTTTCTTCGAGTGTTCTGTTGCTTATATATCCAAAATAGAAAATCCTATTATTATTAATAATAGAATCCGGTTTATAATGAAAATATGTATACAGATTATTAAAGCTTACTAGAGTTACCGGCAAAGCTCTATAAGAATGCGATAAAAATTCTAATTTCGATATCATATTTGCTACAATTTTATCTTCTTCAAATTTAGAAGCATGAATATATTTAACTGGAACTAGAGTTTGTATACGATAATTAAATAAGATAAAATTAGAAGAGATACTCGTTAACTGCTCGTAAATATTCTTTTTATTTATCATCGTAAACACCATATTTCATTTGTTTATAATCATAATAATTTTCTTCAATATGGTCCTTCTTAGAAAATATTTCTAATTCTTCTTTAAAATTCTCATGATGAATCGGAAATATTTTATCAAAGCTACATTTTTCTTCTTTCAAAATACTTCGAATCATTTTCTTATTAATAGCCATAATAGAAATATTGTCTCTAATGCTGCTTATTATTCTGAATCTTAACACTGCATTATATGAACCTAAATCTTCATATATTATAAGTTTTGAATCTTTATTTATATTTTGTTTATATATTCTTTGAAAAGCAGATCCAAAACGATGACGATAAAAAAAATAATGCCTAATTTGTGTTTCTTTTTTAGGAGCTTTATAATTATAATATTTAATTAAATTCCTAAAATTAACAACAAAGAATTTAAATCTTTTATTCTCATCTAACAGGGAGTAAAAGCTTTTCTTTTTGAGCATCGGATAACACCAACTTAAATTGATCTTGTCTGCCTTTATTAATAACATCAACAATATTATTAATATCTTCTAAAGAATTAAAAAATATTCGTTCTTTAAGCAGCCTGGATTTAATATTATTAAGAGGTAAAATAGCTACTGTAACAGATTGTCCTGTTTTAGAATGATAAATAAATATAAGTTTTCTATCGCTTTTATAAACATCGTTATAATAAAAACAAAACTTCCCGTCTTGTTTATTAAATATATACTTGGCTATGTTAGAAAATAATTCTGATTTAGAAGAAGTTGCCCTTTTCGGAAAATTAAACGTATGAGTAAACAAAACAAATCTTACGTTTTTAAAATGTTTACGACGTTTTATTGAATTAATAAAAAGTTCAACGCGTGATAATTTTTTAAGCATTCTTATTTACTCCTTCGGTAGTAACAATAACTTTACCATTTTTACCGAAGCGAGCATTCATTTTCTGGTTCTTAATAATTTTTAAATCAGTTCTGGCTTTAGGAGTATATACTCTGGTAGACTGCATTTTAAGAGTATCTTTAATTTTAGAAGATACTGAACTTAATTCATAAACTATTTTAGAATTAGTTTTAACCAGCTTGGAAACCGGTTCAATAAGTTCAATAATATTTTTAACCTTACGGCGTTTTTGTCTAACTTCCTGAAGCTTGGTAACATAAGCAGTTTTCTCGCTTCTTGATAAATCTACAAGCTCTACTTCATGCAACAGATCTTGTTCCTGGGCATCAAGATTAGATAATATATTGCGCATATTGGTCTCTTTACTTCCGATATTAGATAATATATTAGCTACATAATCAATATCGTTAGATAAAGTTACGAAATCGATATTCTCTTCTTTCGGCATCTATAAATCACTCTCCAATAAGTTTCATTAATTCTTTTTCAGTTATAATTTTAATTCCGTATTTACGGGCTTTTTCCAGTTTAGAGCTGGTATCATCAGGATTATCCGTAACCAGATAATCTGTTTTTTTAGTTACTGAATCATCGAAATTATACATCTTAGATTCAAGAAGCTGTTTATAATAGTTGCGTGGCTTCGATAATTTACCTGTAATCGCTATATGATAATTAATTCCATAATCAGTTACTGATAACACATCTTTAAACGATACATAAGCAGCATTATCTTTAATAGCTTCCAGATTATTAACGATAGCGTAATATAACGTATCTCCAATATTATCTATTTTCTTACCGGTTTTAATAAATTCATTAATAAATTTATTAAAATCCTGATGATAGAAATCAGCTATTTTTTTAGCCATAACAGAACCTAAACCGGGAACATTACAAGCGCATAAGAAATTAGCGAGCGACACATTTGTTCTAGCTTTAGTTATATTATTATATAACTGAGATGCGCTATAAAGCGTAAATCCAGCTTGCTCTAAACAACTTCTGGTTAATCTGAAAATATCAAACGGAGTATTAAATAATGATTTATATTTATCATAAATCTTATTAATACTAGCTTTATTGCATCCTTTAATATTTAATCCTTCCTTAGAAGCTAATCTTATTAAACCATAGATTGTTTTTACCGAACAATTAATATTCGGGCAAACAAGCTGCTGACTCTCATTAATTTCTAAATCAGCGCCACAATACGGACATACTTCTGGAATATTAACATTTACATGATTAGATTCACAAGAAATAATTTGAGGAATAATCTCATTTTTTAATGTAACAGCAATAGGAAAACCGATAGCTAATTTTAATTTATTAACAATGTTTAAATTATGAACACTGGCTTTAGAAATTTTATTATCGTTTAATTCGATTTCATCGAAAACGGCTACAGGTGTTAATGTATCACGTCCCGGACTCCAAATAACATCTCTTAAAATTGTTCTTTTAACCAAAGTTTCGAACTTATAAGCAATCATGTTATTTGGATGATGACCGGTAATACCATATTTTTCTACTCCCCCAGCAGCGTCATATTTAATAACGATGCCATCTGTAGGATAAGTTTGCTCATCAGCGAACTCTTTAATATGTTCATATAATTCTTCAGCTTTATTTAAACGATTAATAAGTGCGAATTCTACGATTTTAAAATCGTTTAATCTAAGCATTGTCAGCTGTTGAATCTCTGATTTATCATCTGCACCGAGAATATTATAAGCACGATAATTTAAAAACTGAATATCGTTAGTATATTCTTTACGTCTAAGAATACCAGCCGCTACATTCCTGGAATTTGAAGTCTTATCTTTATCTTTAAAATAAGTATTATATACTGCTTTATCGATAAATACTTCCATTCGTACCGGTTTATTCATCGGTTTCGGTAATCCTGGAATTTTGTTAGCAAAAGGTAATACTTCGCCTTCATAACCATCACCTCTACTAACTAACGTTCCATCTGGATAATAAACAACAGTTAAACCATCGATTTTTGGTTCGATAATAACATTATTCTCAAATTTTTTAATTGCGTCCATATATTCGATCTTACTATGAATCTTAGCTAAAGATAGTACCGGATATTCATGTTTATATTTAGTTAATTCTTTTTTCGTATCACCTAATGACGCATAATCAGTTTTATAAGTTTGATTAAAATAACTTACACATTGATCGTATGTTTCATCATCGATAATAGGATTATCCTGATTATAATAAGCATCGTCGCACAATCTTAAAAATTTAATGCGAGCATCTTTATTCATTTGAATAAAATCATTAAATGCTTTTTTATCCATTAATAATTAAACCTCCGTTTCGACAAACATAATAGACCATAAGTTATTAATGTTGTCGAAATTTTCCGTATTACCTTCTATGTACATATTTACGATATTATCAGAAATACTATACCAAAGATTATTGCCATAAATAATTGCACCGCAACCGTCACAAGCTATATATAAATCTTTATATCTAAAGATTCGGTCGCTTAAAGAAATATCATTGTCGCTTAATTCGCCGGCTAATGCGATGCTGGCATCGATAAGTAATTCATATTTTTTCATTAAAGGTTTCTTAAATTTACAGAAGTTGCTAATATCCTGTAAATCTTGAAAAGCTGTTTCTTCAATTTGAAATTCTTCAATTTCTTCAGCCTTTAAACTTTCCAAAATAATATCGTACATATCATCATATACATGGCCACGAACTTCATCTTCGAAAGTAGCCATATTTACAGTAGCAGTATAAGGTTTAGTCACTTTAATATTTGTTTTAATAAAACTGGAAATATCGTTAAGGATCAAATATCCTTCTTTAAAATTCTTATTAACGAATAAAAGCATAGTGATGCGAATAATATCTCCATTACTAAGTGATATATTATAAACATCAAAAGTATGACTAAAAATTTCTTCAGAATCCATTTTACTATATAATTCTTCTGCTTCTTCTTTACTATTAACTAATACCGCAGAAGTACTTACATCAATTACATTAGAAATAACTGCTTCTAATGCTGTAAGTTTATAATCTTTAAGAAGCTCCTGTTTTGTTTTCATAATAACGGTTTTCTCTCCTTGTTAAAATATGATATAATAATAGGACAAAGGTGGTGACATGTGTGCTCAACAGAACTATAGCTATTATTAATAATAAAGGCGGTGTTGGTAAAACAACTTGTACTGCCGGTCTTGCTACAGCTTTGGCCGAGAAAAATTATAAGATTCTCGTTATCGATACAGATCCTCAAGGGAACTTATCCAGGCTCTTTGGTTTTGAGCCAAAAGAAGATATTGAAAAATCTTTATTTAATTGTTTAAATAATAAACTTAAAAACGAACCGAAAAAATCCAGCGATTTTATTAATCATACTGATAATCCTAATATAGATATTCTTATTGGCGATATTAATCTTACTGCCAACAGAATAGAAGTAGAACGTGCTTTAGCTAAATTTAATTTCGTATATAAAAAAATAATCGATGAAATTAAACGCGAAGATAATTATGATTTTATTCTCGTAGATACCTGTCCGTCTTTAGGCGGTGAGAATTCTCAAATTCTTGTAGCCGTTCAATATGTTATTATTCCTTCTACTACTGGCAGAAACTCTATAGAAGGTATCGATCAATTAATAGATTTTTATAATAACTGCCGTGAAGTTAATGGTGATTTAACTTTGCTTGGCGTTATTTTAAATAACGTAAATATGAATAGTTCTATAGCCAAAGATATAGTTCCGATGATTCGTGAAGCTTATGGAGATTATATCTTTAATACGATTATCGAGCGCAGCGTTGTTGCTGAAAAGCTTGAATGGAACGGTATTAAACCGGCCCGAAATAAAATATATAATGCTTTTGTCGATGTAACTGAGGAGGTATTAAAGAAAATTGGCGAATAAACCTAAATTCGGAACTAATTTTAAACCTCGTACATCTATCGGTAATCAGGCTAAGACTACTAAGAATATTGGTTTCGGTTCTATATCGGAAGAAGATAAACAAGAGCTTAGGAATAAATTAAAAGCTAATATTGATACAACGCAGGAAATCAATAAAACCGTAGATTTATCTTCTATTATTCCCGATACTGGTTATACTATTAAAAAAATAACGAGAAGTTCTCTTAAACCAGCTCCGGTAGAATGGAACTTTTTCTCGAAGCCAGATAAAAAGAAACTTTTATTATTAGCAGAATCAATATACTATAATGGTTTGTTACAACCTATTATAGTTAGAGAGATGAATCCGGAAGGCACCATTTATCAGATCCTTGCCGGCCATTCTCGTAACGATGCTTATGCCGTTTTATTTGATATAACTGACGATAAAAAATATCTGGAAATCGAAGCTATAGTTTTTAAATATAATGAGTTAAACGATACTCAGGCCGAAGATATAGTTTGCGATACTAACTTTATGCAGAGAGGTAATCTTCCTGCACGAGAAATGGCTAAATGTATCTTTTTAAAAGCTAAGCGGTTAAAAGAAAACTATACTTATGGAGCCGGAGCTATTGCCGATAAAATCTCGGAACAATATAAGATTAAGAAAACTTCAGTATTTATGTGGAAAAAGTTAGCTAATCTTATAGATGAATTTCAGGATTTAATCGATAATAGAAAGTTAACGCTTAAGAACGCGTATAAACTAGCTTCGTTAGACCAAGATACCCAAAGAATTATCTTAAAAGAATGTTATAATTTTATTTCTAATGAATCAGTTAAAGGAATAGACCCTAAAGCTCCAGTAGAAGATATTATTAATTCTATTGAGAAAAACTTTGGAGTATCTATAAAATCAGTTAGATATGAAATTCCAGAAACTAAACTTAAAAATGTTAAGGATGAACCTTTACTTCTCTTTATAGATCCAAAGAAAAAACAGGAAATCCTTAAACAATTATCATTAATCGACGGCGCGTATACCGTTAACTAATTTAATAATTCTCTGATTAGAACTGCCTCTAAATATTAAGTCTGGGTCTTTTAATTCTTTTATAAAAGGACCATCAACTAAGACATCAATATATTTAAGACATTCTTTTTGTACCGGCATATCCAGTAAGTCTTCATAGATATATCCGGTATAACACCAAACATTAATTTCAGCATGTTTAAACATTTTTAAAAAATCTAACAAAGATTCTGCATTGCCCACTTCTAATGGATCGCCACCACTAAACGTTACTCCATTTAGAAGCGGGTTATTTTTTATATTCTGAATTAGGAGTTCTATTAACTCTTTAGTTAATGGTTCTCCTGCTTCAAAAGACCAGGTTTGTGGATTATGACAACCATCACAATGATGATTACATCCGCTTACGTATATTGAAGTTCTAAGGCCGGTTCCATCTGTAATGGTTTCGTCTATAATACTTATATAATTCATAGTATATTAATATCTTTCTAATAATAAATATCTATCGAAGAATAATGGATTATATTCTACCTCGACCCGTTTGAATTCGTTATCGTATTTATTATATACATAACCATATTCAATAGGACGGCGAATAAATTTATTCTTTTTAGTAACTTCAGAAACTTGTTTAAGATTATTAATCTGAGCCATTATCTTAATCTGATTCTGTAAGTCTTTAATTTGATTTTCTAATTCTTCTAATTGTTTTTTTACGATATCTACAGTTTCATCCGTCTTAATAAGATTAAGATGTCCTGGTCCTACAGTATGATTATGTGGAGAAGAAGACATTTCTACGGCCATACTTCTAAAATTTCTCCATGGATCGAGATCAATTCTAACATCTTCTCCGGTATTTGGATTAACTAATGATATTACACAATCTTCTAGTGTTTGATCTGGTCCCACATGTGGCACCTCCTTAGTAAAAATAAAAGCGCCGGTTAAAGCGCTTTTAAGTTAGATAATTAGTTTTCAGATTCTTCTATCCATTTAAGGATATAGTTTCTGATTAATTTCGAAGGATTAATAGATTCCTTGTCGCATTTCTTAAAAAATTTTTCTTTAGTTTCTTCGTCGATTCTGATTTTTACATATTTTTCCATTTTCTTTTTCATCCTTTGGGCTTTAATTTATTTAAATTTTTATTAGCTATAAAATCACTGCTAATAAAACTTGAGCGACTTCTGTGTTTACCGGTCTTATCTTTATTAGCTGTAAAATTACTACCCTTTGTTAACAATAAAATTACTACGTAACAAAACGCAGAATCGGGAGAAGGACGGTTATTGTTTCCTTTATTAGCTGCAAAATTACCACGTAACAAAACTTCTACAGCGGAATAATCAGTTTATTAGATAGTTTTTACTGCTACATTTCTTATTCATCGATCGTTGCGTTTATAGATAAAACTATAATCCGTCTTATATAATCTCCAAAAGACTTAACTTCGGGTTTAAGCAGCCCTAGGTTTTATTAAGCTGTTTTCTCAGCTCTAGTATTAAATTGTCGTTTAGCTTCGAATAATATATTCTTAGCCGCATTTATATCTCGATCATGATGCTGTCCGCATTTCGGACAAACCCAATCTCGAATATTTAAATTTTTAACTTCTTTATTCTGATAACCGCAATTAGAACATAACTGGCTGGAAGGATAAAATCTATCTATAGTTTCTACTATTTTTCCATAATAATCAGCTTTATATTCTAACTGACGCTTAAGTCCTCCTAACGAAACATCTGTTAACGCTTTAGCTAAATGATGATTTCTAGTCATTCCTTTTACATTTAAATCTTCCATTCCTATAAAATCATAATCTTCTATTAATTTTTTAGAAATTCTATGAAGATATAATGAACGGCAATTACTTATATATTCATGTAATTTAGCTATTTTAATTCTTAACTTCTCATAGTTGCTACTATCTTTTTGCTTTTTAGATAGTTTTCTTTGTAATCGTTTAAGACGTTCTTCGTATTTCGTTAGAAAATGAGGATTATCGAATTTTTCTCCGTCAGAAGTTATAACTAAATCTTTTATACCTAAATCAATACCAGCTTCTTTTTTAGTAGGAACTAATCTTTTTCTTTCTACTTCAAAGCTCATAGAACAATAATAATTTCCAGTCTTTGACTTAGAAACAGTTGTATTAATATGTCTTCCATTTCCAGGAATATTTCCTCTTAAATCACTGGTTCTGACTTTACCTAATTTAGATATATGAACATGGTGCCTATCTGCATAATATGAAGTCTGATTTGTTTCAGAATAAGATTGTTTACTGAATTTCTTTTTAAATTTAGGATATCCTTTTTTAGTTTTAAAGAAATTTTTATAAGCATCATCTAAATTTCGTAAACTATAATTTAAAGCAGTACGACTTATTTCATTTAACCATAAATATTCTTTTTGTTTTTTTAGTTGAGTTAATTCTGAACTACATTTAAAAAAACTAAGAGTTTCTTTATTTTCTTTATAAGCATCCTGCCTTCTTCTAAGAAAATAATTATAAATAAATCTAGTCGCACCAAATGTTTTCTCTATTAAGTTTTTTTGTTTTTCGTTAGGATAAAGTTTAAATTTAACCGACTTAATTATTATTTCTGTTTGAGAATCCATTATTTATCTATCTTACTTTCTTAAAATATATTGTGGAGGATCCTTTCGGGCTTGAACCGAAGACCTACGGATTATGAGTCCGTTGCTCTAACCGACTGAGCTAAGGATCCCTAATATGGATCTCGAGGCTGGATTCGAACCAGCGCATCACGGAGCCAAAACCCGTTGTCTTACCACTTGACTACTCGAGAATAATGGCTCTCCAGCCAGGACTCGAACCTGGGACTCGCTGATTAACAGTCAGCTGATCTACCTACTGATCTACTGGAGAATAATGGTGTCACTGGAGAGGCTCGAACTCTCACGACTATGAAGTCAAGGGATTTTAAGTCCCTAGTGTCTGCCAATTCCACCACAGTGACATTATATAATGGCAAGCCGGCTTCGATTTGAACGAAGAATATCGGTTTTGGAGACCGAAAGTTTACCAATTAGCTTACCGGCTCTTAACATGGTCCGAGTTGCACGATTTGAACGTGCGGCCTTCTGTGCCCAAAACAGACGCTCTGCCAAACTGAGCTAAACCCGGATTATATATTAATAAGAGAAGAGAATATTATATATCTATTGTGAAGGTTATAAAGCACAAGAGTTTTAGTATGTGTTAGCAAGGATTTTTACAAAAGGAGCTGTTTATGTTATATAAATCCTCTTCTCTTATAATCATCTGTTCCCAGGACCGGACTACCAAACGATCCTGGGCCGAGTAAAAAAGGAATTTATTTATAATAACGGAGAAAAAATTTTGTGGATTTAGGAGAGAATAAAAAAACTCCGTTATTAATAACCTAGAATTGAGAGGTCAGGTTTTATCCCAACCTCTCAGCTCCGTTAGCGTGGGTGGATAACCAACGGATTTATAATAACGATAATACTTAATTTTATTCGATTTCTATTATATATAGTAAAATAAATTGTTCTTTACAAAATAATAATTGTATCGCCTGTGTATTAACCATAACGCCTCGCGAAAATGCGAAAAAACGAAGAAGCGAAATTAAATGAAGACCGTGTTTATTTCGTTAATAACTTCGGCTCTTTCGAATTATTATCGAACCAAGTTTACCGGTTTGCGAGTATGACTTAATAATACTTTTTCAAGCTAGATTAGAATTATTTTTCAGAAATAATCTATTATCTATAAAATAAATCATACACTATATATAATTAGACAACCTGAATAAATAAGATTATCGGTATTAGCAGTTAATCGCTTTTGCTACGTCTTTAAACGTATTATAACGATTAATTATTTTAACCATATTTTCTTCATTCTGGTTAAGTTCAAGTTTAGTATTAAAAGCTGCGGCTTCAATTAAACTACTAAGTTCCATAGCTTTATTATAATAATCGAGTTTGCAATTATTATATTTTTCAAAAGCTATTGTATCGGGAGTAACTACAGTTTCAACAGTATACGGTAAACTAATCGAGCCGCTATCTTTAGTTACCACATTAATAAAATTAGTATTTTCAGTTACTGTTGTAGAATCATCTGCAAACTTATCTCCAATTACTAAATTAACAATATTTCTATAAGCATTAGCCATCATGATAGCTGTATCATAAGGCATTCCATTAATAGAAATTGTCGCCTTAGCCTCTTCAATCTTTTGACTTAAATCTCGTTTAAGATTTAACAAAGTTTCAATAGTTTTAAGAACAACCTCTGCTTCTACTATATTAGTAGTATTAACAGGTGGTGTTTTGGTTTCATCAACGAAATTAGTAGTTTGTTCAATCAGATTATTAACTTCATTTTTATGATGAATAACTTGAGTAGTAATATAATTATCTCTTCTTACTACAGAACAAATAGAAGAATATACCGTCAACAGTTCGGAAATTCTTCGTTGAATACGGAAAGCTTCTTTAAGATTAAGAATCATATCTTCTTCCTCCTTGTTTTAACTTGTTCGATGCACGATATGACAAGCAGTGGGTATTTGTTGTTCGTTGTTTATATTATAACAACATCGAACAACTATGTCAATATAAAAATAGGATACCAGACTCAATTAAGAATCTGATACCCTATTTCAATATTGAACGAAATTAATTATTTTATATGCTTAGTTCTATCTTTTAATTCGGCTTGTTTAAATGAATTCCAACGAGTTTTTACATCTCCGACTAAATAACCAGTAATTCGACGTAGATGTGAAACATTTAAGTCTTCGCCGCATTTCGGACAAGCTTCTCCTTCATTAATAATTCCTTCAAATCCGCAAGTACAGCATCTATCTACAGCATGGTTAATAGCGCCGTAATTAACATTGTTATGTTTCATATCAACTACCACAGTAGCAAAAGCTAAAGTGTTTTTGAGCGGATCGCCGTCAAATTCTACATAAAGAATAGAGCCGGCATTGGTCAATGCATGATACGGAGCTTCTTTAACAATTTTATCATGAGCTGTAATATGAAATGCTGGAGGAATATGATTACTATTCACATAATAATCTTTATCAGTGATACCAGGAATAACACCGAATCTTTTACGATCAGCGATAGTGAATCGTCCAGATAATCCTTCTGCTGGAGTTGCAAAGAGACTAAAATTTAACTTTTCGGATACAATGCATTGATCTGTAAAATCTCTCATATGTTTGATTATTTCTAATCCTAATTTTTGAGATTCTTCAGATTCACCATGATGTTTACCAGTTAATGCAATTAATGTTTCAGCTAAACCAATAAAACCAATAGATAAAGAACCGTGTTTCCATGCGTTTTCTAAATGATCTTCTGGTTTTAATCCTTCAGTACCCATTATAGTGCCATTTTGAGTAATAAAAGGAATTTGTTTAGCATAAGCACTGCATTGCCAATGATAACGTTCAAGCAACTGATCTCTTACTAAATTAAGATAATAATCTAATTTTTTATAAAAAATCGGAAGCATATCTTCTAATTTAGCATCTTTACCAGCTTCGATTTTAGATTCAATAGCTAATCTAGGAAGATTAATAGTAGTAAACGAAATATTGCCACGTCTAGCTGAAGTTTTTTCGCCATAAATATCATCATAAACTCTTGTTCTACAGCCCATTAAAGCAAGTTCGTATTTATAACGATCAGGATCATTAATATCCCATTTCGGGTTTTGATTAAAAGGAGAATCTTCAAATACGAAGTTCGGGAATAAACGGCGAGCAGATACTACGCAAGCTTTAATAAATAAATCAAAGTTCGGAGTCTTAAATTTAAGTTTACCAGCTACTGCATCATCCCAATTATTTTTAGCAAGTTTCCAATCTTCTTCTGAAAAATTAACTTGATCTTTAACTTTAAATACAGAAATTGGGAAAATAGCGGTAGAGCCATCTCCAAGACCTTCATCTACAGCGTTAAGAATCTCATTAATTACAATACGACCTTCTGGAGAATAATCAGTACCATAATTAATCGAACTAAAGACTACCTGACCACCGCCTCTAGAATGCATACTGCATAAATTATAAACAAATGCAGCCATAGCTTCATGAGTTTCTTTTATAGTCTGTTCTAATGCAGCATTATATACTTCTTGAGCTGATTCTTTTAAAGAAGTATTTGAAATTTTAATTTGCTCATCTACAAAAGGACATTCTACATTATATTTGATTTTAAATATTTTTTTAAATTCTTCTATGAACGTAAGTCGTACTCCGTCGGCCATTGCGTACTCGAAGTCACACAACGCCTGTCCACCGTACATTTCGTTTTGTTCACTTTGAAGAGCTATTGCTGCAAGAGCTGCATAAGAATAAATTCTTTTAGGCTTACGCATAATAGAATCTACAGTATAAATATAATCATGGCTAAATAAATCTTTTAAACTAATTTGATTACAATTAACTGCTTTAGTAGATACATAATCAAGATCATGTATATGAATATAAGAATCTTTATGCGCTTGTACATACTTAGGATTAATAATATAATCCATAGCGTGTTGTTTAGATGATTCAGAACCAAAAATCATCATTTGGCCGGCAGGAGTATTGCCGTTAATATTAGCGTTAGATTTCTTTAAATCATTATCTTCAATATCTACGACATCATGAAAAGCGATGGCTAATTTATTAATACTATCTCTGTCTTTATCTCTACGGTCACGATAAACAATATATTTACGTGCTACTTCGTAAGGAAAATCTCTATCAGTAAAGAGTTTCATCATTTCTTCTTCTACGAGATTCTGAATCATATTAATACTAATAGCTTCGTTTGGAGTATAAGTCTTTTTTACTCTTTCAGTAACAGCTTCAGCAACTGTTTCTGGCCACATATTTGTATCTATTCCGCAAGCTTTAAACGCTTTAGCTACAGCATCTCTGATTTTAGTAGAATCATAATCTACTGTTTTACCATTGCGTTTAACTACTTTATAATATTGGTTAGTCATAATTCGTTATCCTCTATATATTGTTATGTATATTCTAAAAAGACATCTATATATTGTGCCTTTTATCGTTTCGGTACTTGTTATATTACTTAGTTAGAATCCTAAATTTTTATGAAAATATTCGTCTTCGTAGATAAAATCAAGAGCATAACGAGACCAGGATTCGAGCTTGTGGTAAATAGAAGATTTAAGTTCTTCATAAGTAACCCAGCGGCCTACTAATTTATTTCTTTCTTTAATAGATACAGCGCCGGTATCTAATAAATAAATAATTCCCAAATGTTCTGATGTAGCAGAAGACAGATCTCTAACATAACCTAACGGAATAAGATTAAGTTGTTTTTTCTTAATCGTTAATTCTTCTCTAAGTTCTCTTATAGCTGTATTATAAATTGGATTAGAATCATCTTCTTTAAAATCCTGGGAATCAACATGGCCGCCGAATCCTAAGCAGTAAGAATTTTCGAGCCGTTTATCTCCTGATATTCTTTTAGCTACGAAGGCCCGGCGGCGCGGGGAATCTATAACGATAGTATAAGCAACGAGCTGAACAAAAGCGAAATTGCCTTCAACCTGTCCACGTTTTCTTAATGTACCGTTAGAAACATAGTCATAATTAGCTAAGTATTCATTGTCTGAACGATAATGAAATTGCTTATCTCTAAATTGAAATCTAAGTTCCGGACTTTCTGGAATAGTTAATACTAATTCTTCTTCCGGGATCGTCGAATTCGTTTTAATTTCATGCCGCCTCCTTCTTCTGTATATTTAGTTGCGCATAGATAATAACATTGGCGGCAATCTCCTTTAAGATAAATATTGTTTATTTTAGCTTCTTCACGATATTTTTCTTTTAAATATTTTCGGCAATAAAAACATTTATCATTTAATGATGTAGTCGATACAGAAAAATCCCAACCGTTTTTAGGAATAAAATAATCAAATACACATTTAGATATTTTATTGTTAGGAAGCTCTTCATAATCATTTAATTCAGCTATATCAAGAACATTTAAAGATTTAGTAATCTGATGTCTCTTATAATAGCGGTCTAATAGTTCAGTTAATTTACTAATGATTAATCGCCGCCTTTATATAATTAGTTATTTATTATCTGATGCCAGCTTTATTCTTTAATTGATTCATCATTTTAATTTTTTCCGGGCCTAATTCTTTTGAATTATAAATTATAGAGTTACTATTAAGAAAATGAAAATCTTCTCCGTCAAGTAAACCAAATTCTCTATAAATATATTCAGTAAGATCAGTCTCCGGATCATAACCGGCAGCAGTCATCATTATTTCAAGCAGATCAAAATCTACATCAAAACCGGTAGTCTTACCAACAGTTTTCACAATAATACGCTCCTTCTGATGGATCATAGGTAAAACATTCGGGGCAGCCTGTTAAACCACATTTCTTACATTTTACGATTACTGAAGTATTCATATGACAATGCGGACACGGTTTAATTTCGGCTTTCTTGTTATTTTCAGATTCAAAATCCCCGATTACTTCTCTAATCTTCTTGTTTCGTTCCTCTAAGTCAATGGATTCCCGTGGAGGAGCCATTTTAATTTCAGGTTTAGCTTCTTCTTGTTTCTTCTTTTTAAATCCTAATAATTCTAATAATTTTTTAAGCACTATTTATATGCTCCTTACTAGATAAAACCACATTGAATTTATTTCTTAAGAATGAATAAATAAGCTGTTTTTCTCTTTGGTTAACTATATATTTAGATAAATCAATAGTTTTATTAATTAATTTATTCTGGAAATTAATTGTGAAGCGGTCGAATTCTTTAATTTCTTGTTCGAACTCTTTATAGAAATAAGGAATAATCATAGAAAAGATTAATTCTGGTGTTTGTTCTTTATTAGAATTAGCGAAATCACAGAGATCTTCCGATTCTGGGAGTTCAACATAATTAACTAAGAATCCAGCTTCTCTAGCTTTCTCGGCAGCAGAAGTTAATGCTTTTCTTCCCGCTTCATCAGCATCGAATATAAAGATAAGCTGATTAATATTCGGAAACATCTTTTTAATAGTTTCCAGATGTGTTTCTTTAAATGCGGTTCCTAGAGTAGCCACAGTATTTTTTAAACCGTATTTGTAAGCGAGAATTACATCCATAGCACCTTCTGTAATAATCAGATAATCTAACGAAGTATCTACTTTATTGATGCCATAAAGATAATAAGACTTGTTAAATATTTGAGAGTTATGGCCATTAATATATTTAGCTTCATTAGAAGATTCTTTAAAAATTCTGGCTGAATAACTAACAACCTGATTTTGCCTGTCAAATAGTGGAAATACTATTCTTTCTCCGGTAAAACCAATTTCCCAAATATCTATATCTTTATCAGATAATCCACGGTTATATAGATATTCTTTAGCTTTCGGATAGAAATTAAGTGCATAATGTAATCCTTTAGCCATTTTTTGTTTAAATGATAATAAATCATTTGCTGCTTTAGTAACCGTATTTTCTATTTCTATACCAGCATATTTAGCTGCTATTAATGCGGCTTCAACAAAAGTATAAATATGATTAGATAATGAGTTATCAGACATCCATCTGATAAATGCTATAATATCTGTACCATAATTTTTGTCTTTAGTATCAGTATTCTTTTTTCCACAATGGCAGCTATGACAACACCAATTCCAGGTTTGATTATTTTTATTATACCAAATAGAAAAACTCGGCTTTTTATCATCATGATCAGGATGAGGACAACGACAAGAGTATTCAAAGATATTGCTGCTAGTAAAAGCAACATGGTATTGCGAAGATATAAAATCAGCTAAGTTTATCGATTTTAACTTCGCTAATACTTCCTTTGAGATACTAATAGTCATCTTCTTCCTCCATGATTAACGGATACTAAATTTAGTAGTTGCCGGAGTTACTTTCACTCCCGGAATAATCTGTCCGTTAATTTTAAAATTATTATTTTCATCTACTTCACCAGCAGATTTAAGTTTAGCTGCATCTAATGATTCGGTAAGTACGATATATTTTTGCAATTCAGTATTACCCTGATCAATAAGCTGTTTTATATCTTTAAAAGCAACATCTTTATCAACGCTAAGAGTTTGTCTTGTATTATAGAAACCCATACGGCCTTCTGGGAATACAAGCTTTTTAGAACGGTCTTGTTCATGGCTTTCATAATATTCCTGAAGAATACTTAAACAATGGTCAATATCGTTCTGAAGCGTTTCTTTATTTTTTGCTTCCCAAAGTTTAAGTTTAGTTTCGTAATCGGACTGAATAACCTTACGTCTTTCAGATACTTCATCTATACGCGCTTTATTAGCTTTAATTCGTCTGATGTAGTAGTTAATTTGCGCATCGGTTAAATTTGTATAATCTTTGGCTTCTTCCTGATTAAATAAATCATCAAGAAAATCCTGGATATCAGTTTCAACAAATTCCATAATTCCTCCAATATATAAAGAAAAGGGAACCTCGGTATTATTCGAGATTCCCTTTAATTATTTGCGCATCGTATCGTTCTTTTTTCTCAATTATCTTAAGACCAATTTCATCGTAAGATTCTTCTGCAATAAGTTGATAAGCAAATACAGTATCATGGATAGAATCAGCTCTTTCTACCCTACCCCTACGTTGAGTTTGGATAAGATAAGAATCGGCTGGTTCCATTTCTATCAGATACTTACAGGCTTTAAGGTTAATTCCTTCTGCTCCAGCATCTGATAATAATAATACTTTATAATCATCTTGCTTCTGAAACTTGTTTATCGCATCAAATCTATCTTCGGCACTAACTTCGCCATTAATGTAAGCTATTTTAACATCCGAAAAACGGTTTAGAATAGCTTTAGTCAAAATAGGCTGTAGTTTACGATACTTACTAAATATAGCTGCTTTCTCGCCGGAATCGATAATTTCGTCGAGTAAATCTAATAGCAGTTCTATTTTGCTGGATTTAGAATTTGTAGTATAGCGTTTAGCCATATCAGATTCTGATTCCAACAGAAGTTCTTCACTATCAGCTAATTCAGAGGCGAAAGTTTGCCGCGCCATTATATTGGCTTGAATCTTAAGAATATCTTCATGATTGTCTGCCGAAGCTCCTAATTTCATACGCAGCGATTTTTCTTGTTCTTTAAATTCGTTTATTTCATCGAGTAACCGTTGCGTCATCTCAATTTGTTTCGGAGTCAGCTTACAATACCTGGTGATTGGTACTAAATTAGGAAGTTGAGACGATACTTCCTCTTTGGTCTTAACGACCATAAACTCTGAAAGAATTTTATTAAGTTCTTTTTCATTCTTGGATCCTGATATTCTTCCAAAACCGGAAAACGTCAGGAATTTTAATGAGAATGAACTTTTAGATTTAAAAGTTGTAGGCGAAATAAATTTAGTTATTCCGTAAGCATCTAAAGGATTTTTCTGGATAGGAGTAGCAGTTGCGCCAAATCGCATCTTTACATCTGCAAACTCACATAAAGCCTTACTTCGAGCCGAAGTATCTGATTTAATAGCCTGAACTTCATCAGCCATTATAAACTGAAGATTCGTTTTATGAAGACGTTTACGAACTTCATCATCACGAAGAGTTTCATAATTAGCTATAAATAAATCATAGTTACTACTAAAATTAGCTTCGAATTCTTTATCGATTATTTCCTGGTATTTTGTTATTTCTTTATCTACACTGGCTATCTCATTAGCATTTCCGATAGCGTCCTTCAAAAGAGGCTCCATTTTCTTCTTTAATGCTCTTATTTTAGTATGATAACTTGGTCTTACTGATTTATACGTATCTAAAATAACTGCTTTAAGATTAGAGAATTTAGAAACCTCACTAAGCCATTGATATTTCAATGAAGCTTTAACTACAATTAATCCTTGAGCATCTGGAGATATATATCCATGCTCTCGGCAATTAAGAAATAACGAAAGAGCACAAGCCGTTTTACCAGCTCCACATGGCGCTACAATAATACCTTTTTTAGTTTTTAAACAGAAGTCGACGAAATCTTTTTGATAAGGATAAAGAGGGAACTTAAGCAGGTCTTTAACTTCGGAAGTTGAAGATTCGCCGCCAGAGATATATTCATAGAAATAATTATTCGATGGAATCGAATTCTGTATTTGCTTAAATGTCTCTGGCGACACTAACCATTTTTTATCCTTATATTCCAGATTTCTATCGCCATTAATAATCTTTATAAAATCTTCGAAAGCATCATAATTACCGGTATAGCTTACGGCATATCTTACATCGCCAAAAGACCTTGCGGTGTCGATATCTGTCATGAGCTATTCTTCCTTCGCCCTAAGATTTTTCATCGCTTTATTTTTAGCAGTTACCACAATATTAAGCATATCAGATTTTAGTTTTGCACTAACTGATATTTCATTCTTTTTATAAAGCGGTAACTGATTATAATTTTCGATGACTGATGTTAATTCGGACAACATTAAATCAAGGTCATTTTCGGCTTGTTTAGCGCGACGGTCGAACAACGAATCCATCATAGCTATTTGTTTCATAAGTTCTGAATTATCTTTTTCCAGAATTTCGATCTTTCTGGTAGCTTCATTATAAGCTTCGTTGAGACGGAAGAATGCAGATTTTTCGTTCCTATAAATTTCTTCACGTTTTTCTAATTCGGCGCAAGCATTAACGGCATCTATAACTATTTTATTTAAATTAGTTACATGATTAGCCATAGTCTTAATAGAACGTTTAAATTCTTTAAGTTTAACGGTATCTTCCGGATTAAATACGACTCTTTCTTTAGATAATTTAACTTGATCAGAAGTTGATAATTGTTTATTTTCGGCTGAAAGATTATACTCAGATATTTCTTCATCGATTTTTTGTGAAGTTTTGGCAGATAGGGCTAAATAATATTTATTGGAGTTTGGCATTTTCTTAAGTAGCCCTGTATCGAGAAGAATTTGGACCATATATAAGATGTGATAATATTCGCAGTCAAATAATCGGATTAAAAATGATTTATCAATTTCCATCCATTCTTTCGATAAGCCTTTAATATATAGTTTTTCTACGATAATCATGATTGAATAAAACAAAGATAATTTATCTACTGTTTTATATTCAGATAATTTATCGATAGCATAACTAGATAATTCAAGAGGCATATCAAATTGTTTGGTTAAATTATCATTATCTAAGTCTTTTAATTTATCTTCGGGAGTACCATATAAATATTCTCTTGCAGGAAAACGGGAACTAATATCTTTTATAAGACGATAACGGATATCGGGATCAATTTGCAGTTCATTAAGAACCTTTACAGAATAATAATTGGAAAGCTTCCAATCTCTCTGTAATTCTTTTGTACTGAGCCTGATCCAAGTATTTTCTCCAGATTTATTGTTTATATAGTTTTTTATTTCTATATAAGCAGTTTCATCTTTTAGCATACAAAGCTCCTCCTAATTTAAGAGGTCCTTTAGCGATGCTTAGTTAATATAAATTTAAGACGCAGCTTTCTTTACAGAAGCTATAAGAGTTAAATATTTAGCCGGAATCTCTTTAATAAATCGGGATGGATTAACGAAATGAACGTTACCTTTACGATCTACCTGGGTTTTAGCATAAGTAATATATAATTCTTTTTTAGCTCTGGTCATAGCAACATAAAATAAACGACGTTCTTCTTCAATATCGTCCACGGATTCCTGAGAACGAATATGAGGAACCATATAGTCATTTATTCCAGTAAGAAATACTGTATCAAATTCGAGCCCTTTAGAAGAATGCATAGTCATTACGTTAACACTATCAACATTAGAATTATCTTTAATATCATCATCTAATACGGCATTAGCTAAGAAATCTTCTATTGTATCATAAGTAAGTGCGATTCTTGCTAATTCGTCTAAATTCATCTTCTTCTCTACTAAAGATCCAAGAAGAAGATTTTCTGAATCAAGATATTCATCATAATCGATAGCTTCACGAATATAATTAACTATTTCAGCCGGCTTAGTTTTCTTATATATCATTTCCTGAATATGTAAGATAACCTGGCCGAGTTCGCATAATCCATTACGGGCCGGTTTGTTTAAACCTAAGCTGTCGATAAAGTCCACATTAATTATATCATTCGTAGACTTTAAAGACAACAAAATTCTTTTCAGAGAAGTAGTACCAATTTTTCTTTTAGGAACATTTACGATGCGTTCAAAAGCGCCTAAGTCATTAGGATTATAGACGCATTTTATATAAGCTAACAAGTCTTTTACTTCAGATCTTTGATAAAACGGTAAAATACCTTTTAATTCATAAGGAATATGTTCTTTTAAAAATTGTTCTTCAAAAGAACGTGATTGAGAATTAATACGGCATAAAATAGCAATATCGCTATATTTTTTGCCACATTCATCATGGAGACGTTTAATCTCTTTTACAATATCTTTAGTTTCTTCAGCTGTAGAAGTATAAACTCCAAATTTAATTTTAGAACCGATTTCATTATTCGTTTCTGAATCTTTATCAAATCTGGCTTTATTATGCTTAATAACATAATCAGCTGCTCTAATAATATTTTGAGTACTACGATAATTAGTACTAAGATATTTAATATTAAAATTTTCACGTTGATAAGTATCTATAACATTTTTAATATCGGCTCCACGAAATCCGTAAATACTTTGATCGGTATCGCCAACAACAAAAATATTTTTACATTTACTGCCAAGCATGAGAATAAATTCTAAGTTCTGGGCATTAGAATCCTGATTCTCATCAGCAATAATATAATCATACATATTAGATATAGACTCAAGGACCTCGGGATATTTAACTGCGAGCCTATAACACCAAAAAGGCAGATCATCGAAATCAAAAGCATTACGTTTAATCATTTCTTCTTCATAAAGAGCATAAATTTTAGCTGATTGCTTACGATAAGGTTCTGAATAGTTTTTACCAATAGCTTCTGATGGAGAAAGTCCTTGTAACTTAAAATCTGAAATATTATTTCTAATGACATAGAAGGGAATCTTAACCATGTCTTTAGTTATTTTATCGAGAACAGATTTTTTATCGTCCTCGTCATAAATAGAAAAGTTAGAGCTGCGGCCGGCATAACCAGCAAATCTACGAAGTAATCTGCCACAAAAGCTATGATAGGTACAAATCGTCATTCTATCTGCATCTACGCCTACAGCAGCCGCAACTCTGTCTTTTAACTCCTGAGCAGCTTTCTTAGTAAAAGTAAATGCTAAGATTTTAGAAGGTGCTACGCCATCAGCTATCATATATTGTGCTCTACTGGTAACACAAAAGGTTTTTCCGGAACCCGGAATGGCCTCAAGCGCTACCTTACCATGATAATTAACGACAGCATCTCTTTGCTGAGGATTAAGACGTTCTAAAATTTCTGCTTTTGTAGCCATTATATTGCCTCCGTAAATTAGTTATTTACCGGTAAATACTTCTACCGGATTATCTCCGTCTTCATAATATTCCGGAGTTTTACGGTCTTCAATGGTTTTACCATTAAGACCAACAAGAATCTGATTAGCTACATCTTCACAAGTTTTACCATGGAAACCTTCAGTATGAATTTCTACCTGACCAGTTTTACCATCAATATTCAATTCAACAATTTGTTCACCCATAATAACGGATAACCTCCTTAAAATTAGTTAAGCGAATAAAACGTAAATAAGTTTAGCGACAGCAAAGAATACGACACAAATCATACAAGGCGTCATATTTTTATTTAATAAATAACGGATATCGCGTTTAATATCTTCGGTAACAATAATTTTTTGACAATCATAAACACAGTGGATATCCAAAGAATCTATATCTATAGGATTCCATCTGGACAGTCTTTTTTTAGCTGATTCTAAAAATAATAATACAGCTGAAGCTACATAATAAATCGCTGCCAGATCAAACAGCAATTTAATTAATTCTTTAGTGTTAAAATCAGAAAACAGGTTAATTGTGTCAGCAATACCAATAGCCAAATGACAAATAGATAAAATAATCATTAAGCTTCCTAAAGTCATTAAATATTCTTTTTGACTTCTGGAACATTCTTCGGCCAATAGTAAGCTGATTACATCTTCATTATCAGTTTTATAATATCTGTTACCGTATTTTTCTTTAAAATCGACTTCAGATATTTCATTTTCTTCTATTTCAGTTAATTCCTGATATAATTTTTGTTTTTCGTTAGAATTATATGTTAATGGTACGAATACTTTATGTAACGTATCTACTATATTCATTTTTTTCTCCATATGAAAGTTATAGCGCCCCCAAAAAATAGATGAGGCGCTATTTAGTTAGAATAAATTAAGCAGCACGACGCAAACGAAGTTTACGGGTGATTTCGCGTTCATTAGTTTCTTCGGATACAAGTTCGAAGCCCTGAGCGCGAAGAGTTGCGATGTTTTTAACGGTGATATATTCCATCTGGAATTTAGCAGCGAAATCATCGCCGTTAGTTCCTTTACCCCACCAGTCAGAATCAACAGACATTTTAACGTTTCCTTCTTTTTCACCAGGTTCAAATACGAGACCAATTTCAGTATTCATACCGGTTTTGATGTCACGAAGAACAGCGTCAACTTCATGTTTACCATCGATGCGATAAGCACCTTTAACTTCTTTTACGTTAAAATCAGGAGCATAGCCCATACGAGCAAAAGCTTCTTCCATAAATTCGGGTTCAACATTTTTAAGAACTTCAGTTTTTACTAAGCGCCAATTAGACATTTTTGTTTTCTCCTTTACTTTTAAAATTAGTTAAAATATCGTTAAGTGTAGGATAACGGCCACAAGACATGTTGCCTTCTACACAATAACCAAGAGTATCACAGGAAGCTCCGGCTTTTTTAAATGTTTCGGGAGCTACTTCTTTAACAAGCTTAAGCATCTGATATGCCATTTGACGAATTTCCCATTGAGCTCTCATACAACAACGATGATTAAAAAAGTTAAATAATGAACGGGCATTCATCGTAACTATAATCTTTGTTTCGCAAGCGTTTGGAAGTACGTATCTGGCATCTTCTTTTGGAATACCTAAATCTACTAATTTCCCATAAGCATTATTAAGCATCTTCATTACTGCTTCATAACATCCTAATGCTTCATCGTTGGCTTGAATCGATGGCGGCGTTATATACTCGAATTCTTTTTCGTTTACATAACGCTGCGATTTTTGAGAATAAGAAGCTATACGATGGCGAACCAACTGATGAGTTAAGGTACGAGATACACCTTCGATACCAAATGTAAACGACAAATGTTCGAAGGGGCTCATATGGCCATAACTCATAAGACGTTCAACGAATGCCGCGGTTTTATCTTCATCTTCGTTTACTGATTCTACTAATTCAGAAACAGATTTAGAAGAATAACAAAGCTTAGCTGCTGTAGCTACTACCTTATCAGGATTAGGAGTATATTCTAGTAACTCTACTTTAATCATTTCTTTTGCATCCTCTTTATAATTTCAGTTATTTGATAATTATCGATAAATTCTTTAGCTTTATCTTCAATTAATACTCCTGCGCTAAAATCTTCATTAAAAAAAGATTTTTTAACGCGATTCATTATTTCTGCGAAAACAAAACTAATATCAATATTTTTAAACAATACCGTATATTTTAACTGTTGTTGAAATATATCCAAAGCTTCTTTTAAATCTTTGATTTCTTGATTAGCTATTTCATCAGCCATTGCTTTTTCTTGTTCTGTGATACTAAATTCATTAGGATCGAATTTAATAATCATAGTATTCCTTATAAAGTAAGCATTTTCTTTTTAGGTTTAGCTTCAGCTTTGTTACCATTAGCTAATACATTTAATTTCTTAAGAGAAGTTTTAATTTCTTCAACAGATTTAGAAGCATTAAGATATCTTCCGGATGCGTACATTCTGAAAGCATCAATTTTCTCTTTAGAAGATTGATATACAGTAACTACGTTACTAGTACCGGCCTGAACATCTTCGATAGTTACGTTACGGGTTAATTCAGTAACGCCGGCTTCTTTCTGACGATAGAATACATTAACCAGAATTTCTTTAACGGCTGCTTTAATTTCAGCACCAGTAAAGTTTTCAGTACTCTGAATCATATAAAGACGTTCAGTTTCACCGAGAATTAAATCGTGTTTCTTGATATAAATATCAATAATTTCTCCACGTTCAAATTCATTCGGTAAATCAAACATCCACTGAGCATCGATACGGCCAGAACGAGTTAATTCAGGAGGAAGCTGCGATACATCATTCGAAGTCATCATCGTAATAATACCGGTATTATCTTCTTGTAAGAAGTTTAAGATTTGTGCCATTACGCGGGACAATGTTCCGGCGTCTGATTGATTGGAACTTTGTTGTCCACCAAGGACTTTTTCGCACTCATCAAGCAACAAAACACACGGAGCCACAGATTTAGCTATACGAAGAGCTTCAATAATACGATGTTCAGACTGGCCAACGAAACTTCCCATTACTCTGGCAATATTCAGTGACAACAAAGGAAGATTCAGATAACTAGCTAAGATTTCTGCTGATACAGTTTTAGAAGTACCTGGCACACCTACAAGCATAGCACCTTTAGGTTGAGGAACACCAAATGCTGCGGCTTCAGGAGAAAGTGATTCTTTAACTTTCTTTACCCAAAGTTTAAAATTATCACATCCACCTAAATCGTTAAGAGTATGTTGCGGTACGATAAAATCGAGCGCACCAGATTTCTTAACGGCTTGCATTTTAGCTTCCTGTAAATCCTGAATACAAATCTTATTTTCAGGACGATATTTAGCCATAGAATGCATAAGAGCTCTAAAAGCTTCTCTTGCAGTTAAGCCTACGAGAGACTGAGCAACTTGTTTAGATTGTTCTGCATCAAGATTACATACTTTACAAAAACCAGAAACATATTTAGACATTTCTTCTAAATCCATTAATGGATATTCATATAAAGTACAAATCTTTTCAAGCTCAGGTGGAATATCGAGAATCGGAGAAGTGATAATAATATGGCAATAAGTTTCACCTTTATTAGCCTTATAATATTCACATAAATCTCTTAAGAACCTAAGTACGTCTTTATCATTAAAATAAAGATGTAAATCTTTTAAGATAAAGATAACGCCATTAGAACCGATATTTTCTTCTTCTTTAGGTTCTTCTTTTTTCTCAGTATTATTGTTTCCGAAGCTTTTACCGATATTACGTAAAAAATTCTCGTTTTTATTAGCTAATTTATGTTTAGTACTGCGAATAAATTTAAATACATCACTTGTTCCCATAATATTAGGAACTAAACGTTCTTCTTTATATGCACCAGGATTCATAATATCTACGTGCATAAGACCGCCCTGGGTTCGGCTATAAGTATAAATCTTCGCAGGAATTTTATAACTTACTGAAGGATCTTTCATTTTTCTGGCAGCTTCACAGATATCTTCAATAAGCTCGTTTTCTTCATAAGTAAGAGCATAGATTAAATTATCTTTAGCTTTAAGATAATTAATCAATTCTTCAATTTTCTTTCTCAATCAAAATCCTCCTTTATAAGTATAATTAATCAAACATATCCAGAATATCTTCAGCCGAAGTAGACGAAGTTAAATTATCTGCAATATGATTAAAGATAACAGCAGGATTATCATCATTGTTAAACGTAAAATCTTTAAATTCGTTAGTATTAGTTATTACAGTTACTTTAGTAACCAAGAAATAAATACCATTAAATTTAAACTGTATTTTTAATACGCAATTATTAGATTTATTATAAACAATAGCGCTGACATCTAAATCTTTTTCGGCGATATTCTTAACTTCATCAAGAACAACTGTACCTTTCTTACTATCATTATCTTTATCGATATTTTCTTCTAAATCAAGCAGACTATTTCTAATACATTCATAAGGAGAATAAACATAAGAAATTTCCGGGCTATCAATAGTAGAAAAATCAATCATTAAACCCATAGTGTCTTGATAATTCTTTTTATATTCAGTAAAGAATAATACAGAATCATCGCCGCTGGTATGTTTACCGGAAATAAAGATCGGAGATTTATCACGATAAAATATCATATTAGAATTACAGATAACGTCATACATCAGGATATATTTATCGGCATAATATGTTTTAAAAAGTTCTTTGGAGAATTCCGATAAATAATCAACAAAAGTTTCAGTATTTGCGATACTGCTTTGAGATTCTTCAGAATCAAGAAAATATTTTTCAAGATTCGTTAATGCAACTTGTTTACGAATAATGTTTGTTTCATCGTCGCAATCAATACAGGTAATAAAACAGGAATCTTCATCTTCGGGTACTTCTGTAACTTCGAATTTAACATGAAGAATTTTAATTTCTCCTGTCGTTAAATTAATCATATATTTATAAGTATGAAACAAACAATTTACCTGGTTAAGAAAGGAATCGGCCATGATGCAAGTATTGCCGTATTCATCTTTAACCAACGAAATGTTTTTGCCGTTCTCCATTTAACAATACCACCTCAGTTTTATTATTTTTTCCTACGGTCATTAATCTTACATCTCCAGCTTTGAACCATTTATCAATAGCTGTAAGCCAGATTCGTTGATTAGCAGACCCTATTACATTATGTACTCCATCGTCTCTATTAGTATTATAAATACGCTGTGTACAATCATACGGGTCGGTTACAATAATATTAAACCATTTAAGTTCTTCATCGAGCAGGTTATCCTTAAACCATTCAATAGAACGCCAGGAGAATAACATTAAGTGATAACCACGCTCGTGAAGGATTCTACCGAGTTCGAATAAACCGCCTAACTGATCAGTTGGTTCACCGCCTACGATAGTAACATATTTAGGAATTTTCGAGTTATCTAATGCGTCAGCAATTTCTTCTGGCCACTTAGGATAACAAGTTGAATAATCCCATAAAGTAGGATTAAAACAATCTTTGCAAGGATGTCCGGATAAAGCCTTATTACATCCTCCAAAATAGAGTTCAGTCCTCTTATTATTGTCGGGGGATGGCCCGGCATTTTTTACTCTCCATAAGATATCATACAATCTGATTGTAATATCTATACTCATCGCATCATTATCTCCTTACTAATTAGATGGAATATTAATTTTAACGGTCTTATTAGCAGGAATTTCTTTAATAACAGCACCACATTCAGAGCATACAAGAACAGTTTTTTCTTCTGTTACATTATATACTTCTTCATATTTAGTACTTTTCTGAGTATCCTGATTAATACAATACCGTTTTTCGATTTTATGCCAGACATTGCCACAATGAGGGCAACGAATAAGGTTTTTATCCAGATTTAATATCATTGAATTCTTTCCTCTTATTATTAAGCTGCGCCTTGTTTCTTAACAACTAACAGATTATTATCAGTTAAATATTTAATAAAACCTCTTATGTTGCTGGGTTTAATAGAACCATAAGTAGTATAATCACCAGTTTCATCACAGAATTGATTCTTATAATTCTGAAGTTTCTCGGCTCCGACAGCTTCTTTGAATTTCTGCATCATATGAATTTCTTTAGCGAAATACTTATTAGATTCTTCATCCCAATCATCATAAGAAGCTTCATCTCTTACGAGATTATTATAAGTATTAATATCCATATATACATTCTTGGCTAAGCCAAGTAAAGAAGCAGCTTTCTTAAGCGCATCAGAAGATGCCGATTTAAAAGCAGTCTGCTGATTTTTAGCTGTACCAGTAAGCATATGACCGCCGATGGCATCTCTAAAAGCTTTTTCGGTTTCTCCGTTATTATCTAATTTATTAATAGGAAACCAAAGCCTACCTTTAACACAAGCATAATAAGATTCACCATAATCTTTATTTTCATTAGGTTTCTTATAGATTCTGGCTTTTTCTACCCATTGTTCTAATACTTCCCAACTCCACGCATGACCGAAAGCTTTATTAAGAATATCGATAATTACCGGAACGCCTACATAATCGTTACCTTCGAATTTCTTAATATACTTTTTATCAATAGGAGCGTTGATAATCTGCCGTTGTTTTTTGGTTAAAAACTCGGGAACATTATATTCGTCTTTAAACATTTTCGTTAACTATCTCTTTCCATTAATTTAAAGATACTTAAATAACCGATAGTACATTGATGTAATTTATTTAAGCTATCTTCTTTACATTGAAGCCATTCAAGACGTTGTTTAGTAATCATTTCAACATCGTAAAAATTAATCTCACCACGAATACCGGGAATTTTAATTTTCTCTACAGCCTCATAAGCTTTCTTTTTACGAAGATCTACGTTGCTTCCATCAGAATTAAGAATCTGCTGACGAGGAATTAAACCAGTAAGCTTATTGGTTAATCTATCTAAGATAACCGAATATTCACCACGAAGCTGACGAATCATAGGATATAATTCAGCTATCGCACTTAAAGTAAATTTTAAAGAACCAAGATTAATATCGGGTTCAAGTTTAATCTTATCGAATTTTTCCTGAATAAGATCTCTTGCCTGGGTCCATTTCTCGCTTTCAAGAACGGGAATAAATTTTTCCATGATACTATCGTAATCAACAGAAGAAACGTTAGTTTTAATTTGTTGAACTTTGGTATCGTCTTTTTTGTTTTCTTCTACATCAGAAGAATCACTAGAAGCTTGAGCAGCTTTTTCTGCTTCGATTTCTTCTTTTGTGCGACGTTTACGTCTTTTTGGCTTCTCAGGTTCTGTTTCAGGTTCTGATTTAGATTCTTCTTCAATAACTTCTTGTTCTCCTGCCGGTTCTTGAAGCTGTTCAGTTACTTTGGCCGGTTGTTCTTCAATAACAGAAGTCTCAGATTCAGAAGTTTCTTCTGTTATTTCTGTAACTACTTTTTCTTTACTTTCTTCCGGATCAAAAATAGGTTCCGGAATAGATTCAACTACTGGAGGAGTTACTTCTTCAACTACGATTTCTACCGGTTCTTTTTTAAGCTGATCAACTTTTTTAGAAGAATCGTCTCCCCACATATCGGTAAAGAAATCAAAATCTTCCATTTTCATTTTCGTTTCTTTCTCCTTTTATCCATGTGGGCTTGTATGACCTTGTTTAACAAATTATATCACACAAGCCGATATAAGAAAAGAGTAACTTGTTAGATTTTCTAACAATGAACATCATTTTCTTTTTCTTTTTTATAAAATTCTATTTCTGCTTTAAGAGCTTCTATTTCAGCTTGGGCCGCAATTAATTTAGTTTCTGAAGCTCTTGCTTTAGTTTTATACATATCAATCTCAGCAGCAACAAGAATAGCTTTTCTTCTATCTGCTACGATAGTAGCTATCCATGATTCATATTCTTCTTCATTAATAACGATATATGTATCTTTATCGGTTTCTAAAAATTTAAAAGCTAAGAAACCGAAATCCATACCGGCCTCTTTATATTCACGGATTATTTTATCTAGCCATTCTTTTTGAATAGTAAAACTTAATGAACCGCGAGATATCTTCGGAACAACTTTAGTCTTAAGTTCTCCTTTAATATTAATAAGGCCTTTGATTTCTATATCACCTTTTACTTTACCAGCTCCGGAATTTGGAGTAAGAGAAGAAGAAGCCTCAACCAATTTATTAAGTTTTTGATTGAGGCTTTCTTCAAACTTAGCACCCATGCGTTGACTCTTTTTATACTGACGTGGTTGGGAAGTCTTTTTAAGTTTACGTGGTATAAAAAAGGATTGATCAAAACATGTGTTGCATCGTTCCGGATATTTGTAAAAGTTTTCGCACTCGCATCCGTTAACGACACATGATTTATTCATCGCTTTCTTCTGCCAGTGCTTTCTCTATTTCTTCTTGCTCTTTAGCGTCTTCTTCGACATTAATATGAAGCTCTTGCATTTCTTCTTCAGTCAAACGTTCTACGTTACCGGATACTTTCTTACGAAGTTCATCGAACACCTGCGGATTTTCGCGCATAAAAGTTCTAAAGTTAGCTTTACCTTGCCATTTTAAATCTTTCTCCGGCCACATAATCCAGGAACCACTAGATTCCATAATTCCTTGATCAACAGCCTTTTTCAAAGTACTAAATACTACTTCAGTACCTTCATCATAAATAACGAAATGCTCAACTTTAACGTATGGATATAATCTTGGGGTAACGTGATTTTTCTTAACAGAAATCATAATTTTCATACCTTCATCACGTTTAATCGGATCAGTATCCAAAACAGTCTGCTTACGCATATCGAGGACCAACATACCTCCGTATTTTAAGAAAAGCCCACCACCAAGAGAGTATGGGTCACGGGACATAGACCCAATCATAGTGCTGAGATGTTGCACTATACAGAAACAAATATCATTCTCATAGATAGTTGTAAGATATTTAGACAACATCTTAGTATTCATACGAGCTTGTGCAGCCATAGTATCTTCAGAAATATCTTTAACGAAGATAGTTTTTGGAGTTAACGCTCTTAATGAATTAATAACAAACATATTAATAGTACCGGATTTAAGATACTGATAACATCTGTCAAGAGCTGCTTCGGCACCATCTTTAGAAGACATCTGAACTAATACAAAACGAGACGGATCAATACCAAAAGTATTAATCATATAATCCCAATTTAAGGATCCTTCCGACTCGAGCCACAAACAAATAAATTTATCGTCGCGGGACATCTGTTGGCCTACCGTTTCAAGAAGAAGCCCAGTCTTACCACTATCAGATAAACCAGTAACAATCGTAGTACGGCCAATCGGGAATCCGCCACCAATAGCTTCATTTAAATCGTCATTAGGAGTCGGAATAAATTTAAGCGTTAAACGGTCTTTAATAACAGGATCATCAATAAAACCGCAAACTACTTCAGTAGCCGAAGCATTAATTTCTTCGGTTACTTTTTTAATCTTTTTTAATTTTTCGTTAATAGATAATTCTGCCGAAGAAGTTTCTTCTATTTTTTCTGATTTTTTTCTCGCCATTCTTTATCTCCTATAAATCTTCTCCCATATCACTGGATAAAATTATATATCCGCCGTTATACAACTTAATTTTAATATCTCTGACAGCCTTATAAATAAAATCTAAAAATTCATAGCAATTCTGATTACCTGAAACAAAGAATTGTTTTTCTTCTTTGTCAATATAAAAACCATCAGCATCACAACGATGATAATATTTTACTGGTAATCCGCAAACATTGTTTAAATAATTTTTTAAAGTTTCAAAATTATTATCAAGTTCACTTGAATCTTGAAAAGCTTCTATAGTATTTAAATAAACGCATAATAAGTTTACGTTTCCGAATTCTATTGAATCCCAATTATTTATAATAGTTTTCCTAGCTAATAAAATAAGCCATAAAGGTGTCCATAAATATTGGCTTATTTTACTAAGTCTAACTTCTCTTTCTCCTGGATTACCAAGATAACTTAAATCTTTATATAACCAATCATAATAGATACGAAATTTCTTAGTATCATGTATAACACCATCTGTACCACTTAAAATCATAGAATACGATGGTTTATAATATACTTTTAAAACATCATTTACCCATTTAGTAAAATAAAATAAGTTTTTATATTTTATAGGTACATTAAACGCCATAAAACTAGATTCATCCCGTTCATAATCATAAGGTAATAAACGACATTGTTTTTGTCTTATAGGAGAATCAGGATATAATTCCTGAGCAATTTCAGAATTTTTATATAAACCTTCTGTTATAGCTTTACATAAGACGAATTCTCTTAATTCGGCACGAATTAATTTATTATTTTTAGCTGTATTAACGACGGATTTATAATTAGTCATTTTTGGCGGCAACTAATACATCTTTAAATGTCCAAAGATAAGTATAGTCAAGTTTCTCTACGGTGTTATCTTTTGCCGCAGCAGCATAGACTAAACTAATACCATGAATTAATTGATTTACTTCTTCGTCATTTAACGTTATAGTATAAGATTTTTTTACTTTTACATCCATAATAATCACCATTTATCGTCATTATCATCTTTACCCAATTCAGCAGCAAAGACGACGATAAATACTAATAATACGATTAAACTAAAAATAAGCGTAATCATTTAGTTTCAGTCATCCTTTCGATACGGGTATCCAGATAATGAGTAATTTCAGATACTTTTTGCATATCCTGGGCCACTTGAGGAATGTATGCATCAACTGATTTTTTGATTAATTCTTGTTTTAAAATAGAATTAATTGCTACAAACAAGGGTTTAAGTGCGTAATAGTCGTAAGTTTGATTATCTTTATCCAGAGCTAAATCCATAGCTTCTTCTAACATATTGGCAATAATAATATGTTTAATCTGCTGTGGATTATAGCCCTGTTTAGAAAGATAATTAATTTGAAGACCAATAACTGAAGTTAATTCAGTTTGAGCCTTCTTGCTCATCTTCGAAATCCTTTTTAACTGAAGAAATACTTACGACTTTATCGTCGGCATCTTTAAACTTAATTAACATAATGCCGGCAGCGGTTCGAGATACTGGTTTAATATCATCGACATTAATACGCACTGTCTGCCCTTGTTTTGTAGCTATTAAGAGTTCTTCGTCGTCAGAAATAAATATGCCGTTAACGATAGGGCCCACTTTCGTTTTCGCCATATAATTAATAGGAGTTTGATTACGTTTTTGCTGCTTTAGCTGTCTCAAAAGTAATCTTTTGCCATAACCATTTTCTGATACGATAATAACGGATGAATTATCATTATCTTTATCACTACTAATCTTTATATTAGGAATAGGCATCGCATTAACTACATATTCATCTTTCGCTAATTTAATGGTCCTATTTCCCCGAGCGTTTTTTCCCATTAGCCTGATAGGTTTATCTGGATCACTTATATTAAACTTTAAACCGCGCCCACTATTTGTAAAGATAATAATATCGTTATCATCATTAACTAAATTAACTGCTTTAATCCTATCTTCTTCTGACAATGTAACAACTCTGGTTCCGACTGTGTTAACTCTGCTACCAGCTAATAAGCTTAACAGCATACGTTTAACGTAGCCAAGCTTACTAACTATTAAAATACTCTTATCTGATACATCGGAGGTGAGAGCGATGATCTTCAAAATAGTTTCATTTTCTACCAGATTTACAAAGTTATTAATCGATTTCGAAGCCGCATTTTTACTAACGATTGGTAACTTATAAACCGGTAACAGGTAGCATCGTCCTAAGTCGGAGAACAAGAGAAGATTATCATGAGTATCAAGAGTAAGCATATTTGTGATGAATTCATCTTCCCTAAGTGTTTTTGGCTTGACACCCATAGTATTTCTCTTGCTTGTTTTATATTCATCAGAACGAACCGCTTTAATCATACCTTTATTGGTATACGTAATTACTACTGATTCATTTTTAATAAAATCGCGGATGTCCTGAGAATTATTAATTTCAAGATTCAAGATTTCGGTACGGCGTTTATCGCCTTTAAATATTTTAGAATCTCTAATCTCTTTAAATTTCTCAGCTAAGTTAGTTAAGAAATTCTGAGGACTACTTAAGATTTGATTTAAGCGGCCAAGTTCTTCGTTATAATTATCACGTTTATCTTCTAAATCTTCTTTAGATGTTTTAGATAACGTACTTAAACGAAGAGATAATACATATTCAGCCGCTTTTAATCCTTTTTCATCCATACTAAAGAAATCATCAGCTATAAGCGCTTTTGCTGATTCTATATCCATAGTCTGAATATATTCTATAATTTCTTTAATATGATCTATAGCTGTTAGCATAGTATTAACTTTAAATAATTTATCTTGTAAAGATTCAATTTCTAAAGTTATTTTTTTATTATGAATCGCCGATATCTTAGATAGATAATAACAAAGAATCTTTAAAATATTAAGATCTGTTTCGGGGCGATTATCCATAATAGCAACCATGTTAACGTTAAAATTCGATTGAAGCGGTGTTTCTTTAAATAATTTGTTGACTATCCAATCAGGATTAGTGCCTTTTTTAAGCTCAACAACTATTCTGATACCGGTTCTTTTACTGGTTTCATCTCTAACATCTTTAATTTCTGAGATATTTAAACCAGCAATAGCCTGAACAATCGAATTAGGAGTAACCTTATATGGTATTTCTGTATAGATAATCGAATTCTTATCAATAATATATTTAGCTCTTAATGTAACCGGACCTTTACCGGTCTTATAGATATTTCTAACTTGAAGACCGTTAGTAATCTGAGCACCAGTTGGAAAATCCGGAGCTTTAATAATATCGATAATTTTTTCAATATCTGGTCTAACGTTTTTAATCCGACAATCGATTATGTAAAGAATAGCGTTATAAATATCTTTAGCATAATGAGGAGCGAATTTGGTAGCTAGACCAACAGCAATACCATTAGTACCATTCATTAGAAGATTAGGAAAATAAGTAGCTAAATCAATAGGCTCTTTACGGCTATTATCGAAATTATCTTTCTGATCCGCTAATGTTTCTACGTCCTGGCACATTAATTCACCATATTGGCTTAAACGTGACTCCGTGTATCTCATTGCGGCCGCAGGTGTGCCATTAATACTACCAAAATTTCCTGATCCATCTACTAAAGGATAACGCATATTAAAATCTTGCGCTAATCCAACGAGAGCATCATAAGCACTTTGATCACCGTGAGGTGACATCTCCGAAAGACAATAGCCTACTACTTTAGCTGATTTACGATAAGGTGTCGAATTTAATAATTTCTGTTCATAGAAAGACATTAAAATACGACGATGGATAGGTTTTAATCCATCAAATCCAGATGGAATAGCTCTATCTTGAAGAACACTTTGAGCATAAGATAAAAAGCGCGGTCTTATACTATCATTTATAGATTCATCATAGATAATTTCTGCCATTATTCCACCACCTTCGTAAAGTCAGCTTTTTCTAAGATGAATTTTCTACGGGATTCTACATCTGCTCCCATACAAACTTCTATTGCTTCAGAATCTTCTTGTTGGTCAATACATTTAACTCTAACCATTCTCCTGGTTTCAGGATTCATGGTTGATTCCCAAAGCTGTTCAGGTTGTAATTCACCTAAACCTTTAATATAACTAATATGATACGGATTATTAGTCTTATAAGCCGCTAATTCTTCGTCATTATAAAAATAACGATGAATTTCTTTTTTACCAACTTTTTCAGTTACTCTATATATCGGACTAAGCGCGATATATAAATAACCTTTTTCAATAATTTCTGGCATATGACGATAGAAAAATGTAATCCACAATGTACTTATATGGGCACCATCGACATCGGCATCCGCCATTAGGATAACTTTATGGTATCTTATTTTGTCAATATCAAAGTTCTTACCTATACCACATTTTAAGGCTTTGATAACGTCGAGCAATTTACCGTTATTAAGAACTTCATTTTCGCGTGATTTTTCGGTATTTAAAATCTTACCGAATACCGGAAGTATAGCCTGTGTTTTACTATCACGGCCTTGCTCCGCACTTCCTGCCGCAGAATCGCCTTCAACGATATATAATTCACATTCTTCTGGTTTTTTAGAAGAACAAGCCATAAGTTTACCTGGTAAACTGGATTCTAACGTAGACTTAGCATTTCTAATAGCTTCTCTTGCTTTTTTAGAAGCAATACGAGCTTTAGCCGCTTTTTCTAATTTATCAGCTAGAAGCTTAGAAAACGCTGGATGCTGATCTAAATAATATTTAAATTCATTGGATACAATATCATTTACGATACTACGAATCTTCGGCATCTTAATAGAATTCTTAGATTGTCCTTCAAATTTCGGATTCATTACTTTAATTGAGATAATGGAGATTAAGCCTTCACGACAATCTTCACCAGTTAAATTCTTAACTAGGTTTTTATATTTATCGTTATCTTTAAAATAACTATTAATAGCTTTAGAAATACCGGTATTAAAACCTGTTACATGATCACCTGACTGAGTAGATACATTATTAACAAAACTATAAGTTTCAGAACTATAACCAGTAGAATATCCAAAAGTTAAAGATAATTGTACGGGGCCGAGTTCTTCATCTTCTATCGTTTTATTAATAATAATAGCATCAGAAACAAGCATAGATTTATTTGTAGTTAAATCTTTGAAATATTCAGCAATACCGTCTTTATGAATATAAATATCATGATCTGTTGTATTTTCGTTACAATTAAGATATTTAATCATTAATCCAGGATTAAGATAACTTAATTGTTTAAGACGGCGTTTAATTATATCAAAATCAAACTGTTCATCTTTCCAAAGATCTTTATCCAACCTAAATGAAATCGTAGTTCCTTTAGTTTGGCTGGTAACTACACAATCCTTATTTAATGTTTCTGATTCTTTAATACCTTTACGCCATTTAATAGCAGAATATTTATTATCGGTCGAATAAACATCAGCTATAAAAATATCTGATACAGCATTTACACAAGAAGCGCCAACACCATGAAGACCAGAAGTTACAGTAGTATAACCACCTTCTCTTCCATATTTACCAGAAGAAGATAACGAGCCAAGTGCGATTTCTAACTGAGAACGCATATTTCCTTCGGCATCTTCTTTCATAGTTGTAGGAATACCGCCGCCGTTATCTTTAATTATAATAAACGGAAATTTTTCGTTTTCATCTATTTTACTAATATCAACAGAAATTTCGTTACATCTGCCGGCTGAATATTCATCGACAGCATTATCGATAATCTCATAGATACAATGATTAGGATCTATAAGATACATTTCTTTTCTAAGTCTTACGTTATCTGGAAATTTAAGACTAGTTATTTGTGCTTGTTCCAATAATCATTCCTCCTCTACTTGTGGAGAAATATCTAAATCAAATTGTTTAAATAACAAGAGAGTAACTACCTGTTTAACCTGACTTTGTAAATCTTCTTCTGGATCGATTTCAAAGTCTCCGCGATTAACTCTGGCAGTTTCTGGCATCGACAATTTAAAAGCATCACGATATTTCTTTAAATCAGTGCATTTAACTACGGCATTATTATTAGACGGATTCCAAAAGAACTGAAATGCTAATACTATACCATTATAAGTATCAAGAACTGCTTCAGTAGAATTTGGCTGCATAATTAATCTGGCCGCAATTTGTTCTGCTAACTGATTTAATTCCTGTTCCATTTTTAATTCATTATCGACATTATCGCAAAATTCTTTTACAATTCGATTAATTTGTTTTTCATCCATTTTCTTTATAATCCCTAAATACTTTTCTAACTATATAATCTACGTTTTGTTCTAATCTATATTGAAATAAATTATGAATATAATAATCACTATATTTAAAATTATATTTATTAAAAAAGTGATCAGTCTTTTCGAATTTTAGAATACTATTTTTTAATAAACTGGTTAAGTATTCTAAAGAAACTTCTTTCGGGAACAAAATAGTCATTGGTGTAGGCTCATTATCGTGTTTATCTAATTCCAATAAAATTCTATCTTGTTCACCATATTCTTTTTTCTTATATCTCCAAAAATCTTCTTTATTAGAATGACTATTCGATTCTGAAGTTTTATTTGAATACAGAATAGAGGTATATTTTTTATCTTCCTGATATATAATTCTTTCTATTTTATCTTCTTCCCATACCTGTTTTAATGTTTTTCCTGTTATAACTGGTTCGAAAACAAATAAAGCAGATTTAGGAATTATGACCTGATTATTATCTGGTCTTGTTTTAATTTCATAAGCTGTATCATTAATCATATAAAATAATTTATATGATTCTGGTAACGGAAAATCATAAGAAAAAACTTCTGGAATATAACTCCAGAAAAAGTTCCAATCAACTTTTCCTATTTTATAAAATAGTCCAGGAAGAATATACCGGTGCCCGTTTTTAGGCGGGCACACGAATATACTATTAGCCATAATTAGAACGGATCAGCAAAGAAATTATCGTCAGAGACAGGAGCAGATGCCGTAGTAGTAGCTGCTGCTTTATGAGATTCACCATTATTTTCACGGCGATTAGTTACAAAATCAATACTAGTAACATAAGTTACTTTACGAGGCGCATATTTAGTACCATCTTCTTTTTCACGGCCCGGCTCCATTACTTCATAACCTTCTACCTGAATAGGATCACCAGGTTTAAAATTATTATTAATAAAATCAGCCTGAGCACCGAATGCTTTAAAACTAAAGAAATCGCGAGGATAGAAGCCTTGTTCATTCTTCTGACTAAACGGACGCATAACCGATACGGTAAAAGCTAAGAACGATTTCTTATTATCAGCAGCAGGACGATACATATAATTGTACTGAGCGTTCTCCGTATTTCCCATAAGATAACCTTCATACCAAGATCTGTTTTTCATAATACATTTTCTCCTTTGTTTGTAAATTATTAAGCAGCTTTATTAGCTAAGCTAATTAAGATAGCATGTAATGCAATACAATTATGTTGGTTAATTTTAACCATTTTTAAATCAATACGAAGCTCTTTAAGTGCTTTAGCAAGAGTAGCTTCGTCATAGCTATAAATATCATTCAAGAATTTAGCATAACCATAGAACTTAAAGAATTCTTGTACAGACATTTCTTTAAGAACGTTGTCAGATTTAACATTAGTACATTCTCCAAGATAATCCATAACCATAGTTTTAACTTCGGTTGGAGTTTTCTTACCATTATAATGAGTAAGAATAGTCTTACAAAGCTGATTAATGATGCCGAAATATTTCTTAAACATTGCGGCTTCTTCATTTTTACTAGCTTCTTCAAGTGTTAATGTACCATATTTCTTCACAAGAGCTTTAATAATTTCTTCTTCAGTTCCATTTTCAGGAATTACAACATCTTCTTCTTTATTAGCTTCTTCAACGACAGGTTCTTCTTCAATAGATACGGTAACCGGTTCAGGAGCTTTCTGAACTTCAGTTTTTTCTTCTTCTGGCACAGAATTAGTATCTTCAGTATATTCCATAGTATCAGGAATATTAGGAAGAAGCATCGCAATAATTTTAGCTTTTTCTACAGGATCAATAATCTGATCAAGATATTTAACAGCATCGTTAAGAAGTTTTTCAGACAGCTTCACGAATAACATCATCCTTTCTTTCTTTAGAAGTATCGTTAAGAATAAGTTCTGGTACTTTATTTTTAACGATACAATCCTTAGTGACTTTTAAAATTGCACCACCATGATTTTTAGCTTTATCCGGAACCGTATACATTACATCAAGTAACGTATTTTCCATAATAGATCTTAAACCACGAGCACCGGTTTTATTTTCGATTGCCTTATGAGCGATAGCTTTAACTGCTTCATCTTCAAAATCGAGTTTAACATCATCATATTTTAAAAGTTCACTATATTGTTTAACCAGCGCATTACGAGGCTTAGTTAAAATCTGACAAAGTTCATCTTCTGTTAATTCTTTAAGCGGACAAATAATAGGAAGTCGGCCTAAAAATTCTGGAATTAAACCATATTTTCTAAAATCTTCATGATTTACTTGAACAATATATTTATTATATTCTTCAGTAGAATCAACTTTCTTATTAGATTCGTCTTCTAAAGCTAAGCCAACATGTTTCTTATTGCCTACATTAAGACGTTTCTTAATAATTTTTTCAATTCCAGGAAACGCACCGCCAACGATAAATAAAATTTTAGAAGTATTAATTTTATAAGTCGGAGCTTCAGGATTCATACGACGGCCTTGTACAAGAACATCCACAACAGAGCCTTCAATTATTTTCAGGAGAGCTTGCTGGACCAATTTGTTATCGTTGAGCTTTTTATCTCAACTTCTATGTCATTACAACATAGCTCAGGATAGCTTTTTACGTGCTTACATTTGACATACGTATGGCGGCCTCGTGGGAGGATTATACTTCGCAAACATAAGTTACGAGATCACCTCCTATCCGTGGCCCCTGACTCTACGATTCATAGTTCGTAGAAATAATAATTTCCATCTATAAAATAGATTTTATATATTATTGAGAATAACTATATTCTCGCCTTCGGTTCTGATTGTTCTATAGACATTAGTCCAGGGAGAACTTCCCAGCTTAATTCCGCCATAATCATCCTCAGTCTTCAATGTCACTTGGCTGAGGACGGCCTCCAAATTTTTCTACATATTTTTGATATTTTCTATCCATATAAATAGTAGCATTTTTATATACAATATCCATTAATTTAAAGAAATCAACTTTATTACTTATAAACATTTTATAAGAAGAACCAATATGATTTTTTTCAAATATAATTTTAGGAATAACACCAGAAATTTCATAGATTATATCTGTAAAATATTTCATAATTTCTGTATTTTTTACAGCTATTTTTACTTCATAATCTGTTATTTTCTTATGAATACTTCCATCTCCATCAATAATTCCTCTTAAGAAAGCTGCTTTTAATTTTGTAGTTTTAAATTTATAATTAAAACCGCCTTCTATAGATTTATTTGGAATAATTCCTTTATCCATAAGATTTAAACAAAATTGAGTATTTGTAATTTCTATTCTAGCTGTTTTATAAATAACTCCAAATCTTTCTCTTTGTCGATATTTAATAATAATATTCCCATTTATTGATTTATTAAATTTATCTAAATGATCGGCATCAGATTCTTGAAGTTCTATGCCAAATTTGTAAGTAACATGATTATTTCTATTTTTATGGATTTGTTTAGTTATATATCCATCTGCCAAGATAAATCCTAACCAATAAGCTTTTTCTTCAGTATCGATAGTTTTAAAATAATCTATGTCAAATGTTTTATCTACTTGACATTTATAAGATTTTCTTAAAAAACCATTATCTCTCATATAATATCTAAAACGGTTAGCTCCAATACCAGCTTTTTTAGCTGCTTCTTCGTAACTTAATCCGTCTTGATAATACTGAATAGCTAATTGTAATTTTTCTGGATCTAATGGAGTTTTTACTCCGTTAGAAATTTTAATACCTAATTCTTTAGCCCTATTAGATAAAACTGTATAAGGTATACCATACGGTTCTCCGAGTTTTCTAAAGGATTTGGTATCATCTTGAGCATATTCTTCTACTAATTTATCTATAAGTTCCTGCGAATATTTAGATTGTTTAACTACTTCTTTTTTAAATCCATTTTTACTCATGTATTTAACAAAAGTAGTTTTAGATATATCGAATTTTTCGCAAGTACTTTTTAATGTAGCAGAAGAATTAGATATATAAAATTCTGTTGCTTCTTTAAAGATATTTTCGTTTTTGCTTGGTGTAAATGTCACGGTATATGTCCTCCAATGATTAAAATTTCATTGGAGTTATTACCGAGACGTTATACCTTAATTAATATAAGCTCTAACGAAAAATGTGAAAAATTTGTAAATTTTGACCTTCTCCTGATACATCACGCGTAATTGATGTGGACTCACCAGCTTTATTTGCTTTCTTATCGATTTCATCAATAAACACAATACCACGTTCAGCCTTTTTTACGTCGCCACCAGCATTAATAATAAGTTTTTGTAATACTGTTTCCACATCTGCACCAACATCAGTTATGTTATCGATAGGCTTTTTATCCTATCTTCTACATCTCTCAATGTAGCTCAGCGTACTTATTTACCGTCGACTTTACGTTACGGTAGTGGGGCCTCTTGGATTCATTATTTCAGAATCTACGCGTTGCGCCTGACTCTATCGAATTAGATAGAAACAACAATTTCGGACGCATCCTTATATGTTGTCGAATACTTTCATATTCGCCTTCGGACTCGAGCTATCTTATATATAAGACTTCCTCGCTTAATTCCCCACAGAGCATCTTGGCATTTCTACCAAGAGGGGCTAGTTTTCGTTAATTCGCTTTTGATATATTTTAAATTTTCTATCAAGATATATATTAGAATCAGAATAAAGAAGCTCTAAAATTTTATAAAAAATATTTTTTCTTTCAGTCTTAAGACGAAAATAGTTTTTATCTGGAAGAATATCCATATTAATATCGAATTTAGAAAACATTTCTTGTAACTGGGTTACTATAATAAAACTTTTTACAGTATATATAATTCTATATCTAGTTTTACCAATATAACCATCACCATCTAGGTATCCACGTAAAAAATGTCTTATTAAATCAAATGGTAGTTTATCTAAATTAATAAAACCATTTTCTGTTTTATTAGATACGCATCCAAGAACTTTTAAATCTTCGGTCATTTCTTTAGAACAAACTTCGATACGACACATATTTCGTTTCTTTCTAAAAGCAATATCATGATTACTTTTAATACTATCTCGAAATTTTTCTAAATGATGATAATCTATTCCATTTACTTCGATACAAAGATGAGAAGATTTACCATCCCATAAACTTCCATCTGCCATAATAAAACCATACCAATAAGCTTTTTCTTCAGTATCGATTTTATTAAAATAAGATTTATCATAATTCAAATCATTACGATGTTTTCGTTTATCTCTAATATCAATATTAAGATATTTTAAATATTTACTTAAAGTTTTCTCACTCATATTTAATTGTTGAGTAACTTTAATAATTGATAAACCAGATTGATATAAATTTACAGCTTCTTCTAATTTTTCTATAGGACATGTTGTAAAAAAATCTTTTTTTATATTTTTAATGCCTTCTTTTTTTAAAGCATTATAATAACTAGATTTACTTACACCATATTTTTTACATATTTCTTCTACATTTGCTAACGGAGTATTTTTATATTCTTGATAAATATTCTGATATTTTTCTAACATTTACATCACATCACTTATATTAATATTAAGCGAAATTAACCTGAGTCAACCCAGATTCGGTCAAAGAGGTGGAATCACAGATACAATATGGTACTTTAAATAATTTAGCCAAATGTTTTACAATATAAGTTTTACCTGAGCCGGTCGGACCACAGAGAATTACATTTGACTTCTCAACTTCTACGTCGCCGGCTTGGCTATTATCTGAATGCTCTAAACGTTTCATATGATTATAAGTAGCAACAGCTAATACTTTTTTAGCTTGTTCTTGTCCTACTACATATTGATCTAAATATTTAACAATTTCAGTAGGAGTTGGCATATCATCATATTCGCGTTCTTCAACAGGTTGCATCTGAAAAGAATTATATACTTTCGTAGAACAATCTTTACAGATAAAGAATTCAGGCGAATTAGAACATTGAAGCATAGATGGAACTTCTGATTCTAACCGGCCACAAAACGAACATCTTGGTTCTTTATCAGCCAATTAATCTTCCTCCTCTTCTTCAATTTTTTGTTTTACAGCTTTAGGTTTAGATTCAAGAATTTTATCGATAAGACCAAATTTTAAAGCTTCTTCTGGCGTAAGATAATTATCGCGCTCACAAGCTGCATAAATCTCATCATAAGTCTTTCCGGTATTCATAGAAATAATTTCATAAAGCTGTTTCTTAATTCTAAGAATACGATTAGCTACGATTTCGATATCAGTAGCCTGGCCTTGAGCGCCACCTAATGGTTGATGAATCATAACTGTAGAATTAGGTAAACAAAATCTTTTACCATAACTACCGGAACAAAGCAGAAATGCTGCCATAGATGCGGCCATACCGATACATACAGTAGATACCGGCGATTTAATATGATTAATAACATCATAAATCGCAAGGCCAGAAGAAATAGTACCTCCAGGACTATTGATATAAATTGTAATATCGTTATGATCCTGAGAATCTAAGAATAAAAGCTGAGCAATAATAGATGAAGCCATAGTATCATTTACTTCGCCTTCGAGTAAAATAATTCTGTCGTTTAATAAACGAGACGGTAAATCATATACTCTTTCGATACCACGATCATCTGTTTCTGTTACACTTGGAAAATAACTAGACAACGGACTTCTCCTTTCATTAATTAAATAAAAGTCGTACTACAAGTTCCATCAGGAGATAAAGAACCAAATCCTTTTACGATTACATCATAATCGGGTAAATCAATACGTTCTTTATCTGCTCTTTTTTGTAAACACTTAATATATTTAATCATAATTCTTCGCTGACATTGTAAAAGTTTTCTAGAACACGTTAAATCAAATGTTAAACCATTTACTTTCCTTTTCGTTAATAATTCAGATAAAGAATTATAACGAATAACGGCCTGACAATATTCAGCGATAAAACGTGCTTTATAATCTTTACTAGCCATCGCAAGATAAGTGTCGCTAAGTTTCATATGCTTCTCCTTTTATATAAATCACAATAATTTAGCGAACTGTTTAACTGCTTTAATGCGCGATTTTACTTCTTTAGATTTAAGCTGAAGAACCGGAACATTAACTCTAGTAATCAAGGATTTAATATAACTATCAGTTTTATTAATTGATTTATTATCGCGCTCTTTAGAAGAACCATCTTTATCGGCTGGTTCAAACATTCCAGTTGGGAAATAAACGATGCCGTCATAATTTTTGTTAGCATGTTCTATACATTGTTCTACATAATGCTTAATACAAGATTGTTTTTCAGTATATTTTTTCTTAGTCATAATAAAATCACTTTGATTTAACATATAGGCGGCATAATCTATAGAACTTCGTTCTATTGGAATTATAGCTACATCTTCATCTATATTAGATATAGTTAATAATTCAGCTATATATTGTCCGAAAAGAATACCGTATTGGAACCTGATAATTTCGTCTATTGAGGTTAAATCTCCATAATGAGCAGTGCTGCCATAAAAATTTTTACGAAGATAATCTACCATAGACGGAACATTATTAGACAACGCTTCAGCTACCGTTGTTTTCCCGGTTCCTCCGGCTCCTGTAAAAGCAATAATCTTAGGCATTTTTCTTTTTACTTGGAAACGTAGCAGGATCTACTTCATGAATAAAACGGCTAACTTCATATTCATGTTTATCAATCTCGTTAGTTTTAATATCTTTTTCGATCTTTTCAAAACATTTAACGAGATTACCAAACAAGGTTACTCGCTGACGAATAATACGCGCCGCTTTAACCCAGAACTTTCTAAACATGATTTTACGTGCTAAAGCTTTACCATATTCTTCATTAAAAGAATCGTGCTCTTTATTAAGATGAATAATAGTCTTCATCTCGTCTACGCGAATACTTAATTCGGTAAGACGCATCGAAGTAGTATAAAACATATCTTCGAATTTATCTAAAAAAATTTGCTTAATACAGCCATTATATTTTTCTCTCCAGGTATCAACATAAGTTTCGTCATCGCAATCAAAAACTGCAATAACCATACCTTCGTCTTTCTTAACGATATATTTAATCTTAAGATCCTGATAATTTAAATATGTTGCCATAAAGTTCCTCCTCGAGATAATTTAATTAGGGGTAGCTCCGGATTCGGGGCTGATTGAGATATATAATGATAGCCAAAAGGGCCGGAAAAACCCGCCCGGGAAGCCATCTTCTTGAAAATAAGTAAATAAAAAAGAGAATACCTCGAAAGATATTCTCTTTTTTACATGGGGTTTTGTATTCTTCGTTGATGCGATGAGGACGAAGTTACAAACAAGGAGAAGCTTGATTCCACCTGGGCGTCCAGGAGGTCCGTTAAATGGAATCCGTAACATGGATTCGTCATCCACTACAGATAATATACCATAAAATTACTTGTTTGTCAACATACATCAAACAACAATCAACGACTTGTTAGAAAATCAAACAATTAACAAAGAACCTTAACTTTAGCCATAGATCTGCCAAAGTTTAAAGCTTCATCAGAAACGTTTTCTTTCTCATCTCCAAAGAATATATCAATACGATTACCGTTAATGGCTCCTCCAGTATCTACTGCGGTATAAACTCCGCTATATTTAGCTCTGGAAGAATCTTCAAATACGATAAGTACTTTAGAACCCAAAGGAATCTGATTCGGATCTACTGCTATAGCCATTGCAGATTCTCTGGTATGATCTTTAAGAGATACTCCAGAAGCGGTTATACCATAAGCAGGGTGTTCAGGAGTTTTCTGACAGGACTGATAGCTTAAATCATAAGCTGTTATTTCAAAATCCATAAAATCCTGGAATTCAGAAGAAGATATCGTCATTGGAGCGAAAGAAAATTTTTCAGCATGATGTGCTTGCACGGGCGCATAAATAATTACAAATAAAATAATTAACAGTTGTACTAATCTATTCAGTTGTGACCTCCAATCCGCCAGGTTAATCCATAATAAGGTTTAATACCTTGTCCTGCTAAAACTGTTGCTGATACGGTATGACCTAATTCATAATTTATACCGCCTATTATATCTTTATCAGAATTCATAGCAGTTATAAGTGACCATTTAGATTTTTTATATTCATTTGCTGTTATATCTAAATGCGTAGAATAAGCCTGATTAATAACTAATTTACCATCTTCAAATTTAGAAGTTTCAGTAGGAAGCGTATTAAGATAATATTTTTCGCCTCCATTCACCTTAACTGAAACTTTCGCCGGATTAGTCTCAAGTTCTACGTCAGCATCATCTTGAGAAGTTTTTTCTACATAACGAATTTCCTGTCTGATAACTTGAGTAGTATCCTGAGACGTTATTTTATTTACTTTATCGTCTAATGTTTGAAGCTGGCCATTAGTATCAATAGCCATACTATTTATTTTATCGTTTATAACGATAGTGCTATCTAACATTTCAGACTTTAACGTATACAAAGTATACGTATTATATCCTGTCAGGATTAACATTGCAGCTATTAAAATTTTATATAAATTGTTCATCATCATTATCTTTATTTTCTAATACTAAAACCTTAATCATCCTATTTTTAATTCTGGTTTTAAAAATACGCTCACGAAATTCATAACAATCAGTTAAATTATGATCTGCCCAATACAAACTAAGATTTAATTCTTTAGCTAATATTGGAATATAATGATTAACCAGATTACTAATAGATTTTTTAATACACTTCTTAGAATAAATATCAACCGTATAATTATATAAATCCTTAGTCGTAACAAAATTATTAGCCCTGATTCTGATTAATTCTTTAGAACATTTAATTAAATCATTAAAGAAATCAGGATGTTTAATATCCTTAGTAAAAGTATTATAATCCTGTTTCTTGATTCTTGATAATTTTTCAGATATACAATCAAACATATGCGGATTATAAACTGCCGGCCTAAGAACTACAATATTAGCGCCGCCAAGTTTAGGTTTTAATCTATCATTTAATCTAAGGTAACGGCTATTATAATCAGCTAATTCAATTTTTTCTAAAAATTGTAAATCTATTAATCTTTGAACAGCGTCATAAATATTATCATCAGTTACTTTTCTGGTAACATTATGAGCTTCTAAATATTTATAGATTCTGGAATAACTTATACGAGCCTGAAGCCTGGATATATTTTTAAAATTCTTAGACACATCATAAAACCAGTCTAAATAGAAGTTTAAGATATATAACGTAAGATTATCCGTTCTATTGAAAAAACGCTCTAAAACAGGCCATTTAGATATGTTTTTAAGGGCTTTTTTATATTCAGTTAATCTTTTACGATAAGGCTGTTTATCATACGGTCTAATCTTAATATTACAGATATTATAAACGAATTCAACAGCATCGTTATAATTTGGGTTACCTGTCATATATTCGATTATATCAAAAATATCCATTCTAAGGAATGGCTTCTTTTCTTTATAGCCATATAACCAATAATAATAAAATCCAGTATTAACATCTTTGGTTATAATAGCGTTATAAATATAGTCTGATTCATTACGTCTTTGGAATATATCTTTAAAGAATATATTCTCTTTTTGATGAAATAATAAACCAATATTCAAAAGCTTAATTCTATTTCTTAAGTCAGTGTCTAAAACAAGTGGACGTAGCTGTATAGGCTTAAGCATAGCTATACCAACCTTACCTGGGTCTAAAGGATTATAACCGGCATTACTACTAACCCTAAATATTCTATATCTAATGTTCCTTTTTATAAGTATACTACTAGAATAATATAAAATAAATGGTTCATTAGTAACTACAGTCATGCCATCTATCATCTTTGTTTTATTCGTATAACTAGCTTCAGAATTAGAATATAAATTTAAATCTACGAATAAAGGCATTATATAACGTTTAAAATCTAATCCGAATTTATACACAGGCCTGTTATATAAATCTTCTAGATTTTTGTCATTATAACCAATATGATTATTTTCGTTATAATATAAACACTTAGTACAAGGAAAGAATATAGTTTTAGCATCCACACATTTCTTATCAGCACAATTAGGATATTTATCATTAATTAACTGAGTAAGATTCTGCGCCAGAAGCTTATATATATCTTCGTTAGGAATTTTTTGAGATTCTTCTACTGAGAATAATAATCTATATTTAGGATTTTCTACAGTAGAAGAACTGGTTTCAAAAATCATATTAGGTATAACTTCGAGTTTTTCTAAATAAGATAATAACTCTAGATAGTCTGGTTTTATATCTCCATCATTATCGATATCGATCATAATTAATTCGGGTCCGTTATATACATAGCCAGTATTAACTGTATAACCGTTTAAAACAAGATGTTTAATATACTTTAACGTATAACTACTTACAGGAATAGAACGATTAACTATTTCTCCTTTAATTAATCTAATTTTATCCATGGCCTCTTGTTTATCTTTAACTTTAAAACTAGAGACCATAATCGGATATTTACGTTTAATCATAATAACACTCTTTATTTTCCGTTAAAATATTGAATTATCATAACTATTTAATCGTTGATAAAAAGATAAAAGATTTCTAATAGAATTTCTGGTGTCACCAATAACATCATTAATTAAATTAGAACTATCGTTTTGATTAGTTAGATTTATGGTCATATTAATATCGTTATTTTCATCTTTTTCTACGATATACTGAGTAAATTTATTAGAATACGGCGCGAGATAATTATTATATAACGGCGTTAAATCTCCGGTTTTATTATAGATATCATATCTAAACTGATTAACGATATAAATCGGTAAATCATTATAACGCATAGATAATGCTTCTAACGTAGCAGCGATATTCTTAATAACAGTCGGTTTCTTATGTAATACGAAACGCGCAAAATTATCTATGATTACATAATCTACGCTATCTGCATACTTCTTAATAATATTAAAAATATGAGTATAGTTATTATTTTTAATCGTAGCAAATACTGTATGATTAGTATCAGCTATTTGATTTATATAATCCAGATGCGGTAACAATTCTCTAATCGTTATATATAAACAGAATATAGGAGTATTAGCAGCATATTGATTAAGCTCTTTATTTAATGCTAATACTGCGCTGGTAGCTCCATTATCCGGTAAACTTAATATCTGGATAAGTTTATGGCTAGATAACGGATTATCAGGATCTATATTATCTACGAATTCTTGTAGTATGGATTTATCAATTTTAATCATAATTATTAACAACTCCAAAACTAAACGAAAACCCGGTTATTTTTAACGTTTAACTGCGTCGTAAGGTATTTATACCTTTTCGATGTTAAATTGTCAAAAATACCGGGTTTTTTAATGATTTTAACTATGTTCTTTTATAAGTTCGAATACAGCGTTTTCAAATTTCTCATCAATCCTGGACCAACTAGATTCATATTCAATAGTTTTATCAAAATAGATTTTAGAATTAATCGTATAAGCATCAATACTGGCATCATAGAAAACTCGATTTTTAATTTTTTCCAAATCATCTTTTCTATTAGCCATGTTTATAATACATTGAGAAGATGGAAACTTCATATAAATACTATAGACATTATTATAAATATGCCTAAGAGTCTTATAACCTTCAGTATTACAAATAAAGAATGTAACAGGTTTGGCATTACGCTTTGCGATTAATTCTTCTTCGCTTAAACCGTAACTATTTCCATTATAAAAAGTACGTTCTACATATCTTTTATGTCTAAAATCATTAACGTTAACAAAGTTATATTCGCGTCCATTTACTTCATCTTTTCTGATTTCTCTTGTAGTATCAGAAACTAATACATTTGCTGTATCCGGGAAACTAGCGATAAAATTATTAACTCTGGTACTTTTACCACTACCACTTGGCCCGATAACACAAATTAAAATATTTTCTTCGCTCATTAATTCACACTCCTTATACTGGAACTAGCTCATTATAAATAACGTTAAAGGCTTTTTCGTTAATAAAACAATATTCCTGATCGGCCCGAATAATAAAATAATCTGATTTTCTAAATACATGACCTAATATAGTAATCTGATTATACTGTTTAAGATATGCACTATAACGACGAAAATCAGTTATCGTTAACTTAGATAATTCTTCTTCTGTTAAAACGCGATGAAGAATCATTCCAATAGTTTTCGGGCCAATCCTGCAATAATAAAACACATAACCATATTTTTCATTAGTAGGAGCATTTACATATTCTATATCGTCGTAATTAAAAACACACGGTTTAATATCTATCGCCTCCTAACTCTTTTATATCCTGATAAAGCGCTGTAAATTTATAAGCATGATTAGTATAGTCTAAATGATAATGACCGAAATACCAATGTTTAAATTGAAAATCCTGGCTATATAACTCGTCTAATAAATCCGAGTTATTATCTGGGAAATAAGTCCACTTAAAGTTTTCGAACATTAATTTAACTAACTGAGTAGGTCCGGCATGAGTTATAACGTAATCTACGTTAAAATTAAAAGATTCAAGATTTTCAAAAGCAGTCATTAAGTCCTGGCTTGTTATATCTTCATCAGGCCACCAACTTTTAAATGGTATACGATTAGCTTTATCTAAACTGGTTCCACCACCTAAAGCTAAAATAGTTTTATCTTCTATTGTAAAGACCTGGCTACGATGCAGCCAATATACCGAATCATTAATTCTGCTAACGATGCCGCCAAATTTATTCTCTATCGGATAATCATATTTAAGGCGTATAAAATTTTCATGATTACCATCAATAAATAAAGTCGTCCATGAACATTCTTTATCAAACCATTCTAACCATTTTTGTTCGGTTTTATATTCAGAAGTATCTGGCAATGACCATATAAAACCGAAGTCACCTGCAATAATTAAATAATCTTGTTTAGTTAATTTATTATTCATTTTCTGACGAAAGTTAATAATCTTTTTAAAATCTACTAATTGATGAGTATCTCCGGTTATATATATCATTTACTATTAAACCTCGCTAAATTAATTAAATATGAATATCTACGAAGCCGATTAATCGATACGTAGCTCGTATGTTAATTTCTGTAGAAAATACAGGAATAAAATCATAAATATTTCCGTATCTATATAATTCTACAAATCCTATTAACTGTTTAACATCATAAGTTAAACTGGTTAAATTATAAATAGAAGTATTTTTCTTATTCTCATTAAGATTTTTAATAAGTTCTTTATAAATAGCGCCGTTAACTTTTACTTTGTATTTATCTTTGTCAGTAAAAGTAAGCCAGCTTTTATTAATTTCTATTCTATTAATATCTTCGGCAATTCTATCATTTCCAATAAGATAAAAATCGCCATAATCACCGTCTAATTCTTTAGTAGCTAATTCTTGTATATTTTCAAATATAACATCATCCATGACTTTATCTATAAAATTATCGCGATAATCTTTATTTAATACTAATACAGGAATAGATACATGCATACAAGATCACTCCTCTTTACTAAAATCTACTTTTAATAAATCTTCCATAGTGCTAACAGCATCGTCCCAGCCATAATCGTAATAATCTTCTCCAGATACTCTTTCATAATCAAAACCATATGACTGTTTTTTATTATAGCGATCATTTTCAATCTGATTTATTATACCATGTTCTAGTACTACGATATCATATCCATCGATACAATCAATTTCTGTGATATCCTCGATTACATCGTCAGGATAATCAATCATATGTTGTTCTTCAGCTGCTTCCCTGCTTTCAGCTATTACGATACCGGTATTATACATACCTTTAAACACGGGAAATACAGTATCAATTCTAAATAACTTCATAACGTTATACCTCAATATACTCGCCATTATAGCCATCTTTAGCTTCAATACAAATAAATTCTCTTGTATCGCCTTCTTTATTTACAAAGCTATATAATTTAGCGTTACCAATGAAACTTACGGTTACATCAGCGCATTCATAACCGCTATAAATATCTTCATGAAGATAATTTAAAATTTGTTCTTTAATAAATTTATATTCATTATTATCAAAAATACCGATAAAATCGCAGTTAAAATTAGAAGGAATAGTATAATCCATAGCACTAAATACTACATATTTATTCTTGCTCATTTTTATTCACCAGCTTTCGATATTTATCATAAAACTCTTGAACTACTCCTAAAGTTATAAAGTCGTCCTGAGCAAAGCAGTTACCTGAAATAATATCTAGTATACAATCTATATTATCAGATGCGAAACTTAAACGAGAGATATTATAATATTTTACAGTCTTACCATCAACATCTAAAATTATACGATCTATACGAGAATAAACTTCTTTTTCTTCTGGAATAAAATCATGAAAAAGTACTTTAAATTCTCCAGACAATAATCTTAATAAAGTACTATCTCCAGCTCTAAGATATTCTGTATTTAAATTATTGCTATAATTGCCATAATCTTCCTTAATATACAAATCAATATCTTCAAAATAAGCTTTATATTTTTTTATTCTATCGTAATCATTGGGTCCTTTAGGAACTATAAACCTAAATAACTCTTTATCTTTAATCCGATAACGACTTTTAAATAAATTAATGGCAGACCTTATAAAATTATCGGTTTTAATTATTATCATTATTTTTCTCCTTATAAAACACCCAGGAGCCTGTTCCATATTCTCCAGTTAATTCTTCTATTTCAGGTTTTTCTAACATTTGATATTTAAACTTCATAGTCTTAGTCATATAACGAATAATACGTTTAATATTTTCGTCATAATGAGCTGTTAAAAATACATAATCAGCATATTCAAACATTAAACAGTATGCCGGCCCTAAATCATCTTTATCGAAATATCCGATACACATAGAAGACATAATTATTAAATTATCATATCTTCTATGTGTTTTTTCATCATTATGGGTAAATGGATGCAGAATATAATATTCTATATCTTGATTAATATATTCAGCATTATCGTTATGCCACATCTGATCTGGTTTTAATTCTATTTCAATACCACGATATGGCATATCAAATAATTCACTTTGAAATCCGTTAGCGCAGCCTAGATCATAAATTAATCCAGTTATGTTTCTTTTCTTTAACCACTTAGAATATAACGCATAATTATAATCGAAGCAGAACCATTCACAATTACAATTATGTTGAATATAATCGCTTTGTATAGGATTAATTTGCTCTAAATAATTTCCTAATGGAAAATCCATTTTCTTATGATTATTTAACACATATTTAACCGGATCTAAAATAAAATTCTGTTTCATTTTCTTTTATTTAATTCAAGACCAATAACTAATTTCTTAAGTTTAGAATCATAATAGAAATTTTTAATTTCATATTTACGGCCGCTATCAGATTTTACAATAACATCGATATCTCCGTAATTTTCATATTCTTCAGACCATCTTTGAATATCTCTAATCGTTGTTTTCATAATTATTTGATCTCCTCAAAATTAACGTTAAGATAAAAGTCATTGATTCCATATACTTCTTTAAAAGTATCCCAATCTCTTGGTTCACTTAAATCAAACATATCATAATCTTCGGCCAAATTATCTGCTACTTCTTCTAACGTTTTAACATCGTCCAAATATCTAAAATCAGTTATACTATTATCAAAAACTTCTATAGATCTTTTAGCGTCAAAATCAAATTCACCTTCAAAAGTATAAGTAACCTGAATCTTATATTTCTTTTTCATTATGCACCTCTTTTATATTTAACTTCTTCAACATCTAACTGTAAATAAGGAATTCCTTTATCAGCTAAATCACACGCAGTTTTAATTCTGATTTCTAACGGATCATCACCATAAATATAGAATTCTTTTTTCTCCAGCCAGGCATATACTATACTTATTTTATAAAGTTGTTTTCTTGCGCTCATGCTGCTATTTTACTACTCGCATCTTCATCACTATAAATATAAATATCGATAGGAAGATTTTCGAGATATAATTCCATAATAGGTTTAACGTCTTCCCATTTTAAACCACCTAAACCACAGCCTAACCTTGGAAATGCGACAGATTTAATGCCACGTTCCTGATAAGTCATAACGAACTTTAATAATCCTTTGGAAATAAAATCTAATTCAGATTTATCTTTCCAATGATTTTTCGTTGGAAACAGTAATATTCTATGATCTTCTTCCTGAATAAGCATTAAAGTTCCTTTAACGAAAAGTCGTTTATTACAGGCCTTTTTATATATACTAAACGTTTTAGAATATCTTTCTTTAAATTGTTTAGCTAAGCCGGCACCCATTACTCCAACTAAATTAACCGGATTAACAATAACATCGGCTTTACTATTAAAAATATCGCCGTTAACATATTTAATCATCTATATTTCACCACCAATTTGAATAATAAATTAGATCATCATCATTTAATACACTATAACAAATTTCTATAAAATCTAAAGCTTCTTTATAATCATCATAAGAAGTATCAGTAAGTTGAACCTTACAACCAATCTTTTTATATATAGATGTCATATCTTTAATTCTTTGTCTTTCTTGTTCAATAACAGAAACTCTATCTTCCAATAATTTTAAAAAAGCATCTAAATCTTCTCTGGTTACTTCTACGTATTTACAATTAAATTCTTCTTTACCGCCTTTTGCTACGTATAAATTTTGCATAAAATCATCAACAAGATAATTTTTACGAAGATAAAAGAATTCATCTTCAGGTACTTCTTTAGAAAAATGAAAAGCATCGATTTTATACATTTTCGGAACTCTATAAGCATACTGATCCAGACCCATTAATTATTCCTCCTTATTTTCTTTAGATTTCTTTTCTCCAGGATAAATCCAATTAACTTTATGTTTTAAAATATCAACACCTATTTGTGCTTGAACAATAGAATAAGTAAGTTCATTAATACCTTGTTCGACATTATAATCGCAGAGAATGTCGCGGGCTTTTTCTAACCTACGGATAGCAGCGTTAAGCTGCTCAAGAGAACGCGCCCGAGCCACCTGCTGCTCCTTAGTATATTCTTTTTTAACTTTTCCAACATGTTCTTTTAAAAAAGGATCAATTTCTTCCTTCTCTCTAAAATAAAAAGTAGGCATTAACTTAAAGCCATCGATGTCTTCCATCTTTTTAACTTCAATTTCATAATCATCATCAAATGGGAATTTATATTTAGAAACGTCAGAATTCTCTCCATCAATTACGAATAATTGATAAGGATCGCTCTGATGTTTATTTTTAGATTTAAATTTAAACAAATAAATACAAGGTCTATTCATGTTTTTCCTCCAAAATATTTATAATATTTTTAATTTGTATTATAGAATTATCTATTTTATTAAACTCATCTACAATACCGTAAGTATAAAGAATATCTTTAGCCTTTTCTAATCTATAAATAGCCATTTTAAACTGTTTAATAGATTCTTTTTTAGCTACTATTTCGTTCTTATACATGATCTTCTTCTTTTTGTTTTGGATAAATAAATACGTCTAACAACAATCCTTCTTGTCTAGCAGCTTGAATCATATTAGCCGTACCTCTACTATATCCATCCCAGATACAGATACAGCCATCAGCATACTGAGCCATTTCTCTATTTCTCATAGGACCGGCCGCTTTATTATATTTCTTCCAGTTAGCCGAAAATTTAGTTACTTTAAGATTATTTTCGGCCGCATATTTTTCGCCACAAGTATCTACGCCTCTGGCTGTACCGGAAACAATCTCCGTAACATTAACTTCGGGATGAAGATCTAAATAATTATGAATACGTTCTTTTACAAATTCATAATCTTCAATATCTCTACAACCAGCTACAATTAATTTAAACATAATTTATTAATCCTCACTTTCTAACTTTTTCTAACTTAATTTTATAATCATCTATTTGATGAATACGTTTAATAGAATATTTTTCTTTTTCTAATTTAGCTTCCCAACGAGCGAAACATACTTCTGAATTTAAACGAGTACGTTTATCATATAGTTGAGAAAATTGTACAGGAAAAACATAGCCCCGATGATATGGTTCTTCTTTATATTTAAAATAATAACTTCGAACTAATTTGATTAAAGAAGCTAAACGTTTACGGTATAATTTATTTTTAGCTTCTTCACCATTTTTCGCTATAGTTATAATATGATAGTCTTTTTTATAATTCACAAAATAAAGATTCATAATTAACTCTCAATTCCTAAATATTTTTTACGTAATTCTGGAATAGCTATTTCACATTCTTTTTTAGTCTTAAACGCCATACCTGCTTCTTTTAAAGCAAAGTCTGACGGAAAACCATCCCAATAATCACAAAGAGCATGGTCAAAATCAGGCGATGGAGTATAATATTTTTCTCCTTTTCTCGGTTTCCATGGAAGTTTAACCATTTCAACATTGCCTCTTAATAATTTTAAGAGCATATCTGTATTAAGACGATATTTACCATTATAAAGTTCATATTGAAGACCATTTTTTGTTAATTTATAAATATGATAGTCATCATCTTTTATCATGAATTTTTCTTCTAATTCTATATTAAATAATTTAGCTATTTCTTCCATGTAATTTTTACTCACAAATAATCAGCTCCTAAATATTTCTTTCTTAATCCTGGTAAAGCTGCTTCACATTCTTTTTCTGTACGATATATCATACCGGCTTCTTTAAAAGCATAGTCATATGGATTATCGGTCCATACTTCTGAAGTAACTCCAAAGAATTTACGTGAAGGCCTATAATAAGCTTCATTTCTTTTCGGTACCCATGGAAGCTTAATAATTTCTTTTTCTCCCATTAAAAAATCTTCAAAACGAATAACATTACTAATATGCCAATCTTTGTCATTTGAATGTCTATACATTATTCCTTGTTTTTTATCTATTTTATAAACATATCCGGAATTAAGTATTTCGAATTCTTCTCCAAGTTCAAGACCAAGCAAATTAGTAACTTCTTTCATAATATTTTTACTCATATACTATTCCTCCAAAATATTTTTTATTCTGATAAATAAAATATTTTTCTTAATTCTGGTAAGGCTTTTTCACATTCTTTTTTCTGTTTGAAAACTAAGCCACATTTAAAAAGCGCTTTATCTTCTACAGTATTAAACCATTCGTTTTCAACTGAGAATAAAAAGTTATTTGACGGACAATAATAAACCTCATTAATTCTTGGTTTCCATTGAGATTTTACAATCTCAATTTTACCGGTTAATAAATCGCTTAATGTAGCGTCAGCATATTCCCATTTTCTACCATTTTTAAAGAACAATCCTTGTTCGGTAAGTTTATAAGAATTTAAAAAAGTTCCAATTTTAAATTCCTCATTAAGCTCTACGCCTAACAATTTGGCTACACCGTTCATATAATTTTTAATCATGATTATTCCTCGATTTCATTATCACTAAGCAAACTTACTGTAGCTATATCGTTAAGTAATCCAGATCCCCATAAATCTTTATTATAATCAGCTTTAATAATAATATTTTTAGGATCTACATATTCTTTAACTTCTTCGATATAATCAGTTAAAGAATTAATTAAATCTACAACACTCATAGCATCTTCATAATCATCGTAACCATTACAATAATCGAACAATAAAGTTATTTCATCATCACTATCATGAACAACGCCAAAATCCTGGATATAAAGTAATTCGCCATTAGGATCATCAGTGTCTAAATCTAAATAAGCCATTTTATAATACGAAGGATATTTATCTAACTGTTTAAGTAATTGTAATACATTCATAATTAACCTCCTGTTAAATATTAAACGTAATTTCTAATTCTATTTCTTTTTTTTGCAAACAAGCATTATAAATATCAAACATTAATATATCTATATCATCGTTATCGTTATAATCTAAATAGATAGCAAAAAAATCATCCTGATAATCTAATGGAAGCATAATACGTCTTTTTTTATCATTAACTTTAACGATATTAATCCAAATGGTTGGACAATTATTTTCTTCCAATAAACGTGCTTCTGCTTCTTTTTTTAAGATTAAATCAAAAACAAAAGTCCGGCACATTGTATTTTTTTCTAAATAGATATCAGTAATTTCAACATCATTATCAGATTCGTATTGATTAATACATTGAAATTTTTTATTTTCTTTATAACCGATATAACCAATATCTCCATTGGAGTATTCTTTAGGTACAAATTTAACAATCATAATAAATCTAACAACTCCATATTTCCATAACTATTAACGCCTATATAACCTAATAAAATAAGACGATGATTATAACAAGCCATATTTAAATTGTTTTGTAAATAAATATCTTCACTACCAGGATCATTAACGAATATATAATATTCTAACTTAAATAAATCGGTTAACAATTTATCTAACTGTATTGATCGCGGTTCTGCTATATCATAATTATCATAGATTTCAGGCAGATACATATTAGTACAAAATAATATCTTTTTAAATATCTCTACATAGTCACTATTTGATGCTTTAATATTTTTGATTATATTAAACAAGCTCTGACAGTTTTTATACGTCTTATCTTTAAGAATATATACTTCGTTCTCAGCATTAGTATCGACTTCATAATAAAATTTTTGTATTTTATCTGAATAACCATAATAATGTTCAGGGAAAAAGACTTCATTAATGCTTTCTCCATCAGCAGTTGCTCCAACAGATATTAAAGGATCAAAAATATTAGACCAGTGTTCACATATAGAATTTTTAGATAGTGCAAGCATATCTTCTGGCTTATAACCTTCGCCTTTTAAAGCGCAGTATTGTTCCTGATCTATAAAAATAGGTATTATATTTTCATTTAACGGATCTGGAATAAACATATTTAACTCTCCATATAATAATAAAAGCCTTTGTAATATCTTCTATCTATATTTAGTTAGAGACATACAAAGGCTTATTCTTTCGCATCATAATTAAATAGCAGCCGTAGACAATAAATTCACTAATTGATTATTAATTGCCTGATTAAACTTGATTTTTAAATCATTTAAATCATATTTATCAGTCATGAACATATTTTTTATGTTCTTATTTTTCGCATCAAAATCCGGATCTTTACCAAGCTCAGCAGTTTTAATTTCAAACTCATTATTTTTATTAAAATTAATATAATAATAAGTTTGCACAGCTTTCTTTAAATTAAACGTACCGTTAATGATTCCTTCAACAACATAACCATTAATATAAGAAACATAAGAGTCGCTAACAACTTTATCGGAAATTTTAAATGTACAAGTTGTTGAATTAATGTTTAATATACCTATACAACAAGAATCCCAACAAACTTGATAACGTCCTTCTTCGATACCATTATCGTTAATTAAAATATTCCTTAAACTAGACATTGATATTTTAAATGGCTCCATTATTCATTATCCTCCTCGTCATCACTTACAAATAAGTTATTATCGGTTTTAAATAATACGTTAGAAGTCCTGCTTACTTTATAAGTGTCAATATAATTATTAGTAAGTTCGATAGGTTTATTTAATCTGATTAAATAGTTATCATCATTTTTACCAATAATTAAACATTTAGCAAAATAAATTAAAATATATTCTTTAGACTTACTTTCGTCTTTATCAGTATCGTCAATAATAACTCCAGGATTATCGTTTTTATCAATAAAACCGTTAACAATAACATTCTCACCAATAGCAAATTCAGTGCCAGGACCTTCTAACCGTTTAACTTTTTCTTCTAATTCTTCGATATTAGCTGTAGCTGCATTATTTCCTAAGAAAAACATACCAACACCGAATAATAAAAGCTGAGGAATACCTAAATTCCATTCATAGTAATAAACTAAAAATGGAATAATTACGATAGCGAAAAATAAACAAAGGTTTTGAAATTTGGCCGCATATTCCTTTTTGTCTTTCTTGTCCATTAGTTATCTTCACCTGCTTCCAGGTTAAGATCCATAGTATTATTATTAACTAATTCTTTTTTAGCTAATTTAAGAATATAATCTAACGAGAATACTTGATAACCAAGCATTTCTAATGAAATACAGAATAATGGGCTAACTTCTCCACCATCTGGATTAATAAAATCACTATAGTTTCTATGAACCATATTATGTAAATGCCCATGAATATTAATATCTTTATCGTGAAAGATAAGAGGTTGATGGCTAAATACAATATTTAAACCATCATACTTCATTGTAAATTCTTCGCATACTAAGTCAAAACCATGTTCCTGAAACCATGTATAACTTTTCTGATCATGATTACCACGGCACAAAATTTTATGGCCAGGAAGCTCTTTAATTTTATCGTAATACTTGGGCCACGTTACATCGCCAAGATGAATAACCCAATCATCTGGCTCAACATTATTTTGCCAACTCTTAAAAATTAATTCATTATAATTTTCTGGACGGTGGCTTAATTGAATAATCCTGTCATGGCCAAAATGAGTATCAGTTATAATCCACCATCTACGTCTATTATTCTTCATCTTCTTCTGGATCCTTAACAATTTCAATATTAGAACCTAAATAAATTCTGATAAGATCGTTAATATTAGTATTTTTATCATAAATTCTTACTCTAACATCAACGTTCTCCAATCTTTCTTTCATAAAACTACTAAGATTATCATACTTATAATTCATATCGTTATATTTAAGAATATAGCCCTTTCTCATCCAACGATATAAAGTTTTAAGTTCATAATAACCAATCATAAAAGAATAATCGTCTTTTACAATAAAAGTAAACGGAATGCCTTGTTTTAACAGTATTAAATTTAAAATACTGTTAACATTACTTTGATGCCTGAAAGGAACTTTAAGATTAAAATCTTTTTTATGTTCCTTAAAAATATCGAGAAAATCGCTTAATTTATACGTTTTAGTATCATAATTAAGCGTATTTTTTTTAACGTTTAAACGATATTCAAAATCGTCATAATATTTAAATCTGCTCATTTATTCTCCTTCCTTTAAATTTTCATCTAAAATTTTAATATTAATCATAGGTTTGATAGCTTCATATGATCCATATGTAGATTCAGAATAACTACCATTTGGTATAAAAACTTCGTAATCTAATTCTTCGCTATTAGAAAATTTTTCAGGAAAAGCTTTACCATAACTTAAAGCTAATTTAACGGCTTCATTAACTGTTGTACCTTCTATTTCTAAAGTCATAGAAGAAGTTTTAATAATTTCAACTTTACATTTCATTTATTTTATATCACTCTTTCTTAGCCTAAATTTAAGAAGTTTAATATTTCTTCTTCTATATAGTTAAAAAGATCTCCGATAAAAAATGCATCCCATAACCATGTAAATAATAATAAAAATAAAATTATTAAAATCCATTGCCATGTTTTCATCGTTTCTCGATAACCTTTCCACTGCCATCAATGATTACGTCTTCAAAAATATTTTCATAACTACTTATTTCATAACCATCATCGATACAATCGCCTTCTTTACAAGCTTTCATATCCCAATCAGAAACATATAATTCATTTTCATTGTTACTAATATATTTAAGCGCAAGATTGCTGGCTTGTTCTTCGGTTTCTACGTTATTAACCTGAACGATTAATGTTTCCGTTCTTTCAAATATTAATTTATAATTCATACGGCTTGTTTCATCTCCTTTTCTTCTTCATACTCTAAAATTAAATCCGGATTATCGAATTTATTTTCACAGACCCTGATACTTCTGGATACTCCATTAGAAATATCGTGGCCGACTAATGATACTTTAACACTGCCATCGTTAAAATAATCATTTAAAAAACCATATAACTGAGGAGTATATACATCATCGTCGCATTCAACGCTAACCATATATTCTCTTGTCTCAGTTACAATAAAATTTTTAGTTTTCATTAGTTATCCTCTTTTAATATAAGAATCTGATGTTTAATCATTTCTTCTACATCAATAACATCTTGATCTTCGCTTATATGATATTGATTAATCGAAGAATTTATACAGAATTCTGCAATAGCAAGTTTTTTATCATAAGCTAATACAAAATGAATAGAATCTGTCATATCATATTCTTCATTTTGAACTAAAATAGCAAATAATTTTTTTCTGTTTTTATTATGTTTAAGAGAATATAACTCTAACATTTCATCTAAAATATCGAATGTTTCATTATATTCCTGATCAGAAGCATCTTTTAATTGTCGGCTAACGAGTCTATAAATATTTCTAGCTCTATCTTCATTAATCATATTCGAACCTCTTCTTCATTTCAGTAACTTTTTCTTCTGGTACTTCATGAATACTTCTAAAATTACTTTTAACGATAATTTCTATAGGTTCATAACCAAATTCTTTAGCCATTTCTAAATAACAGTTATATTCCCATTTTCTTGTGAACGTATTATGGATAACGATACTTGCGCCGCCACGTTTCATTAAAGCCCTGCAAGTATCCTGGCAATATTTATGAGCTTCTTTAAGTTTAGAAGCATCAAATTTATATTCACCGTTATCCATAAAATAATCATCGGCACTAATTTTAGTTCCCGGCAATCTTTTAGCTAACGTACTTTTACCACTACCAGGAATTCCTCTGATAATATATAAAATTTTACTCATAATCTCTCCTTACCAACTGGCATCATAAAATATGTGATAACCATCTTTAATCGCTTTCTTAGCTTTTTTAATAACCTTAAGATTGTATTTCTTATAATCAAAATCTTCGAAATAAGGGTCTAAATCATTTTCTTTGAACAACTCTTTAAGATTATCTAAATCTTCTGCGGTTATTTCAAATTCCTGAAAATCTTCATAAATATTTGTATTAACTGTTTGCTTTTTCTCCATACAAAGCTTACAGAAATATCTATGTAAATCCCAATACTTACGCCAGTAACCTATTTCATATTTTTCTAATTCCTGCCATTTACAAGTATCTGTAAATGTTTCTGTAAACTGATCTTTATAATATTTTTTAGGTACTTTATAAAGATACATATCTAATCCCATACAAATCTCACTAACTTTCTTTAGCTTTATCTAATATTTTGCAATATATTTTATCGTAGATATTTCCGAAAAATTCCATAATTTTAGGAGCTATTAATGCGTTTAATATTCCGAAGATTATAACGATACTAAAATTATTAATATATCCTATATCGTGTAAATGTAGCATTACTAATATAGGAACAAATGCCGGGATAACTACGAATAAACAACCGAATAAATTTAACGCTAACCATAAAGACATTAAGTTTCTTATTTTTTTATCGTCCATAATCATACTCCGGAATATAGAAATCAAAATCAATTTTAAACGCTACTTCATTATCTTTAGCTTTTAAAATATCGATATAAAAATCACTATATTCATCATCGATAGCAAAAGAAAACGCGCTGTTTATTTTTTCTAGGCCCATATGATACTTAATTCTTCCATCACGAGTTATTAAGCATATATTAACTTTTTCCTGGAACTTTTGATTACATTCAAAATATCCACTAATTTTTTCTTTAGTAACCGTTAAATTATGAAGAATTAATCCATCTGTATCTTCTCCTGATGTCGTTAAAAAACCATGAGTACCAGTACGATAAATATAAGTATCATTTATCATATCAAATTTCATAGTATAATACGTTAACTGACTATCCATATTCGCACCAACTTTCTTTAACAACTAGAAATAGCCACCATCAGCTTGCCATCTGTCTATTTCTATAGGACCATCATGAGTATTAAATTTATATTCATCCATGTGTGCTTTAATATAATCACAGGCATCGCCTCTGGTTTTACCAATAAATTCGGAACATCCTAATTTTTCCATTTTTAAAATCATTATTGCCTGTTTAGAAGTTATTTTTTTATCTCTCCATACTTCTTTAGACATATTTCTTCAACCCCATCTAAAAATTCTTCTACTGATACGTTAAAAGCTTTAGCTAATTTAACTAAAGTTTTATATGCCGGAATTCTTTTTCCTTTTAAGAATCTTCTAAGTGTAGAAATATCAATATCGGCAAGATAACACGTTTGTTTAAGTGTATAACCAGATTTATCTATATAATACTGAAGCTTCATAGCAAAAGTCATTTTCGGATTTTCTTTAACTACTTCTTGTTTTTTATTGTCTTTAAATTCTTTAACAGATAACATTTTTGTACCGCTAATTATATATAATAAACCAGGTACATCTTCTTCTTTAAAATTCTGTTTAATATAGTTAATAAGATCTTCGAAACCAAATTTGCTCATTTCTACAAAACTACTTTCTTTAATTTCTTCTTGTACCGGTTCTTCTTTAAATAATTCTAACTGCTCTTGTTTATTAGGCAGTTTAGTTAATGTATCTCTAAAAATTTTCATCGTAGAGTTACGAGGATTAGTAGAACCGTTACAATATCTGGTTATTGTAGCTGGACTAAGGCCACATAATTCAGCAAATTTAGATTTTGTAATTCCCTTATTTTCAATACTGATGCTTAAATCTTCGCCGTAATATCTCATTTTTCTTTCTACACCTTCTTATTTAATTAAAAATATACTTCGTAATCTTAATATAACATTAAATTATCTAATACATGATTATAAAGTTCAGATAATAATTTTTTATTCTCTTTATCTGTATCTTGAATAAATAAAACTAACTTATTATCAGCAGATTGAAGTTTGCCATTAAAAGTGGCAAACTCTATAGTAAAATCGATACTTAAATCTTTATCGAAATACTTCGAAATTTCTTCTGGTTTTATCTTTAAATCAAAACCAACAATTAAATGAGTTTCCCATAATGCAATACCATGAACTTCTATTATGGATTCGCATATATTTTTATTTGCGCAATATGAAGGATTATAAAATAGTCTTCCATCTTTTTCTTTTTTAAATTTGACGGAACCAAAATTATACCAACTCATCGCTTCTTCTCCTTTTTCTTCGGACGTATAAATACTTCGTAGCCGTCAACTTCTTTAAGTTCATAAACAGAATAATTCTTAGAGTCGCGCTCATTATACGATCCAGCTCTATAGAACTGTTCTTCTAATTCTTCTAATGTATATCCACATTTTAAAGCGCGTTCTCTAGATTCTTCGTTTTCATATTCCCAACGAGCTAGATATTTTTCTTCGTCTAACTTACGACCGTAGACTATTTCTCTGGCTTGTTTTTTATTTGAAGCTATTACAAACCACCAGTCTTCATATTGACTAACGACGTATAACTTCTTACTCATAATAAATAAAACTCCTGACATTGTATATTTAGGCAGACACGCTAACCTTCGAAGATAGGCCGGTCGAGGGCTCAATAGAGCCCGCCCGGTAGCCATCTTTTATTTACTAGGTACTCTGGCTAATTCTTTAATACATACTTCAATAGCTAATTTACATTGCTCGCTATTAAACATACCTATATGACATTCATCGGCTTCTAATCCTAATACTCTGGACAACCAGGTATAAGCTTTCTTTCTATTGCCAGATTTATGCCATAAATCATCAAATACCATATGTGTATATCTACGCCAGAGCCTTAATTCTTTATCACCAGGATATCCCATCGGTATATTCGTTCCTTTATGGACATTAACATATTTATGGCAATTAGGACACATATAAATAAGCCTGTTGCGAGCTTTATTAGCATTTTTAGTCCTATTCTTAACTCGCATATATCTAAAACTGGTTAAATAAGTTTTAGTTCCACAATATGGACAAATAGGAGCTTTACTTTCGAACATCTCGTCTTTTTTGTTCATTGCTATATATAACGATAGCGCCACGGATATTAAATATCCACGGCGCTAATTCCTTTTTCTTCTTTATCTATGATCTTTTCCGTATAATAACGGCAGAATTTCTTCCAGCAAAGCTCACAAGTAATCTCGTCACAATCTGTATCACTAGATACCATTGGCGGACAGCTGACTGTAGCATATTTTTTTACAGCAGCATCGAAGCTAGAGCCGCGTTTAATAGCTCTTAAAATACTTCTGAAATTAGCAAAACCTTCTAAAATAGCTGGAGCTGTCGCTACTAAATCTTTTAAATCATCTGTATAAGCAATACTATCTTTTAACAGATGATTAACTGAGCTTTTTAATAAAGCTTCGCTTCTATCTTCTTCATCTTCAATCATCTTAATAATAGCCATAAGTATATTATTCTCCTAAATTTTTAACTGTAACTGCGGAATTATTTACTGCATCAGCAAAACTATTAATATAGTTACGCCAACATTCTCCGCAGTTAGCGACATTACAACAATTATCGTAGCTAGCATCTTCTAATGGATTAAATGGCATCCGATAATCTTCTAGATCATAACTTGATTCATTATTAAATACTTCTAATAAACCAAAATTAGGACAATCATACTTAGCTAATTTCCAATATTCAGAAATAGGAACGCGCTTATTGTTACTTTTTTTCTTAATAATTTCCCTAATCGTATTATTAAGTTCTTCAGTATCTTTCATCGCGCCTATTTCAATATTAAGTTGATTATTCATAGACTGAAGAAGTTCATTATATTTAAAGAACTTCGTATTTGTTTCTATTTCTTTTTCCATATTTAATTGTATATTAGTTAATTATTTACTGGTTTCTTTTTTCTTAGTATGGTTTTTATTATTATAAAATTTTTTCTTTGTTTCTGAACGAACTTTACCGAATTTCTTATAAAAATCCGGATGAGCCTTAAGATAATCACCAAGCGTTGCGAGAGGTTTTAATACTCGCTCTTTACGCTCTTTCTTTTTATCTTTTTCCTGATTTTTTTCTGGTTCTTGTTGAATTTTATTGTTATTCGTATCTGTCATTATTAATCATCACTCTTTTCTGGATATCTAAAATCATAACAGTCTTTAACTGTATCTAAATCAGTATAAATATCAAGCTTACAATAAGCTTCAGTATTAAGCTTATTTTCTATTCTTGAATATTCATCAGTAGAATAGTAAACATAAAGGTCTCTTTCTACATCATAGATAAGAGGCAATAACGGAGTTGCGTAATCTTCATAATAAACTACAGAATCTCTGTCAATTAATTCCGCAACTACATATTCAATAACAGAGTCGAGAGGGATAATCTTCTCATTATTTTCTGTAAGCATTTTTTGATAACGATATTTAACGATAGTTTCGTGATCGCCATCTTCTATTAAATCATTTTTAATAAACAATGGCCATAAATAACTATATTTGCTTTCATGATTAACTAACGTTAATTTATCAATACCAACTTTTTCAAATTTATCAGTAGATCCATCATAAACATAGTTATGTCTAAAAATAACGTTAGGAATAATTTCCGGAGTCGTCTTTTGAGCAAAATTAGCAGCAGCAACAGCAGCAGCTTCTTCAGACGTTAAATTTTCTTTATCATAATTCGAAATTTTACCGTTATCGTATAAATTCAACATCGCACCAATCCCTCCTCTAACTCTTTCTTTATAGTGTGCGAATTAAATAAACGAGAATACAAAGATACAGAATTTACATAACAAAGCAAAAACAGTAAGACATAAACCTAAAAAACTCAAAACTATTAATGTGTTTTCAACTGTGCCAACAGCGTCTTTCATATTACTTATAGACATCATATCGGCACCTTTCAATTCTTGTTTTTTTATAAGATAATTGCCAATTTTATCAACACTAACTATGAGTAAGCCCATAATAATTATGTTTAATGGCAATAATCCTATAAGAATAAGAGTATCAATCATTAACTACCTCGTCTTCTGATTTTTCAGGTTCGTTAAATTTAACGCTGCACATTCTAAAGTTATAATGATTCTTTAAATGTTTCTTAACAGCTGTTAACATAGATTTTCCGGGATATTTTCCGTATTCAAATTCTATGCTCTTAATTTTTTCTACGTTATCTTCTAATACTCCGTCAGTATAATCTAACAGATATAACGTAAGTTTATCGATGCCGGCACTAAATAAAAATACTTTATTTTCCAAGTCCGTATCAACATCTTGAGCAGTAAAATAGAATAACAGATTTTTACAATTAGTATCTTTCTGATGCAAAGCTTCATAAGATAATAATCCAAGAATTTCTTCCTGGGCCATCTTAACCTGATTTTTATTCGTAAAATCAGTTATAAAACATGGCAGTAAAGCCCATTTTAACGCTTCATATCTGGAACAGATACATTGTTTAACCGGATCTAAGCCTAATTTTTCAGTATAGAACATATCTATACCATTAACGACACCGATTACTTCTTTTTCGCTGTACGTATTAAAATCTTCATCGTCGGTATAAAAGGCATAAGGGAACATTTCAGTATAAGTAATAATAACTTTTTTCTGATTAGTATCTTTATCCCTGTTTTTTTCAATTAATACTTCGTTTCCTTCAACTACGAAGCTAACTTTGTTTTTACCGACTTTACAAGTAGCATCTACTTCATAAAGATAACTAAGTCTTCTGGTTACTTCTTTGACGAAGTCTGACAGCGAATAAATTTGTTTCTTTGAATTCACTTTCTCTTCGGGTATCCTTTTCTTATAATTAGTTATAATCGGATTCCGAAGCTTCTTCCTTATGTACTTGTCAACAAAATTTTAACACACAGTTTAATAAAAGTAAAGAGTATTTCGTTGTTATATCTAACAACGATTGCATAATACTTGTTTGATGTACGACATTGGACAACAAGTGCTCCTTTTAGAACTCGTTTTCATGTGTTTATTTTACCGCCGCTGTTCGCTTTTGTCAATATCTTTCAAACATACGTTTGTTTATAATAAAACCTTAACGAAGCTTATAATATCAGTTATCGTAAGGATTCCAACGATTTTTTTGGGATAATCAATAAAATAATATTCTCTTAATTCTGATTTACCTTCTTTATCGTACTTACCGCAATTTAAGTCATTTACTATATCTCTAATATAGCAAATATGATACTGATTATTAATCTTAAGTAGTGCATAAATTCCATATAACATTGGAGCACCACTATTCAATTTAAATAATTTAAATGGTAAATTTTTCATTCGACAAAAAATTTTAATTTGATCAGTATCATTAAAACCGCCAAAATTATTTACGTTATATTTTTCTATGATATTAAATACGCAGCCATTTACTAAAATTTTAACATCATCACTAGTATCAATGGTTACCAATTCTTCATATCTGAATATAACATCTTCTGTATATTTCTTATGTAAGTCAGGAACTCTGGTAACAACGGCTAATAAATATTTATATTTAGCTATTTTTACCAGAATCATATCGCCAACTTCTAATGAATATAACAGAGCTACGTTTTTAGCTGTTAATTCAATATCAAATTCAACATCAGTAGCCATATATTTGTCCCCACTTACGTTTCCTTATTAATTGAATAATCCGATAAACCAGTTTGCTACATTTGCAGAAATTAATTCCATATTCAAACGCATCACATGTTTCAAAATAATTCCAATGATAATATTTTTTCTTATAGCACTCAAGAGTTTTATTCGTCATTATTCGATAAACTATTCTATTCTTATTGACTAATAATAATCTATTTTTACCGACAGAATTAGAATTGGTATAGTCAGAATATTGTATAGTCATACCTATATTAATATTAACTATACCAAATTTATCTGAATCTGTTTGAACAATCCCTACGTATAAATTTTTATCTAATGGATAAGGACTAAGAAACAATACGATGTCGCCGCGCTTGAATGATTTATACCGCCTTTTTACTGGTAGATTTTCTAGCTTCATATTCTTTTACCAATTCGTTATAAAAAGAATCTAAATAATCTACGTTAAGATCGAAAGGAATCTTATCGCCCCTTTCTTTTTTAAGTTCATAACTCCGTCTTTCTGTATCGATATCATTAATCATCTGACGAATAAAATCATCACATAATAAATCGAAGTTATTAACGATAGTTTTCTGAACATCGAGTAAGGCCTGGGTAAAATGGCGGCTAACACCATATCTAAAAGCCATTAATAAGATCCATCCTAATTCATGTTCACTGCCTTCAACGGCAATAATACTTTTTTTCTCCTCTTGTTTCTTCTTCATAATTATCATCCTCTTTTCTGTTTTTTATAATATTAACAATACTTAGCCGGTCAATATAAATATTCCAGCAATAAATATTTAACAATTTAAATTCTTTATATATATTTGATCGATCAAAATAAATATAATAGAATAATTTCTTATTATGTTCAGTTTTAGCTAGCTGATATATATATCCTGATTCTTCATTTTCAACACAATCTATATCAGCTTCAAATACTAAATCATTTTGTTCTGGATATTTACTAGGAATAGGGCCAATAGCTGCTATATATGGAATACTACCAGCATATAATCCAAATAAAGCCATAGAATCTGGTGCTTCTCTAAATGTCGTAAATTGATCAAAGACATTGCCTTCTTCTACGGCCGGAGTTGCTATACATTTTATATTTCCCATAACAATAGCGCGTATTCTGCTAGATTTTAAAGATGATTTCTTTTTGTCTTCTTCGTTTACATAATTAACCATTTTTTCTTCATCTAAAAATCGTTCATAATCATAGATTAAACGGCTAAAACTGTCGGAATCATAATCATTATCTATACCATGAGTTATAATTTGTTTATTAAAAAATACTATACTCAGATAACATACTATTAGAATAAATCTATAATAATTTTCATTAGTAGCTATACCTTTTGTTATCGGACTTAAATCATAATTTAATAAACATATCAGTACGATACTAACTATTGTAGTTCTAATAGTTATAACAAATAATTGACCCCAAATTTCACCTAATAATCTAGCTATCGTTAACCCTATAGTATAAGTTAAACAAGTAACTATATTATCATAAAATTCTATATTTAAAAAACATATTATAGATACTACAATAAATAAAAGAGTTAATCGTGGATCATTTTCTATGTTTTCAAATATACGTATTTTATAACTTAATATAGAATAAACAGTTAAATAGAAAAACATAGCCTGGCCCATGTTATTCTGTTTAGATACCCAATTATATACGTATTTTAACATATTTTTATCATCTCATTGTGAATATAGCATTTTTTCGGCGTAAATTAAAATATTATAGTAGATAAATGATTAACCAGATGCGCTCATCTGTTAATTTTCTTATTTAAACTACATAAATACTTTTATTGTTTTTCTCCGTCAACGAAAAAATAATTTTTATGAAATATAAAAGTTCTCGAACTAGTAATAAATTCGGGAGTTTCGGGCCCGAAAGTAACTAATACTTCCTCGTCGACTATTTGAACTATAACGTGGAAATTTTCGTCCATATATTCACATTTATAATCATTCCCGAGCCGTGAATTTATTAAATTAAAAAAACGAATTGAATATAACTGATTATTCTTTAATTTATTTTGTAATCGCTCAGTTATTGTATCAAAATCTTCTTCATTATTCACATAAGCTGCGCTCATTATATAAAATAAGATTTCTGTTACTAAGTAAATCTGTTCGATTACAAAACTTTGCGGCCCATTATTTTTATTCTTTATCGGTCCTTTAATAATAAATCTTGGTTCTTTATAGCTGGTTAACATTTCTATATTTCACCTTCTTTCTTGTACGATATTGTTAGATGTTTGATTTCAAACATATTTTATCACATCTGAACCGATAAAAAAAGCCCGATTATAAAACCGGGCTTAATAAAGGTTGATTAAGCAGCGATACGATAAGTACGCTTATTTTCAATATGATTCTGACAAGCGACGGCTAACCTAACCAAATCATAATAATTAACTTGGCGAAGACCTTTATTCCCATAAATCTGATGATAATATTTCATAATATTCTCATCGTCTTTAAAATGTCTATTAATTCCATTTACAAAATAACTATTATATATATCTTGTGAAGTATTAACAGGACCATAAACTAAAGAATGAAGTGCTTTAGTAAATTCAGCTTTCGGTATAATAAATCTTCCTTTAAAAATATCTTTAACATTTTTAGCTGTAAAAACATTTATAAAGGGACTTTCACGATACCTCTTCTTTTGATTATTTTTATTTACGGGAACAACGAATTGTGCTGTAGTATTTTCTTTAGTACCAGAAATTTTCTGTTCTACAATTTCTTCGATTAACTGTTTAAGCTTATCCATATTAATAAGCTCATCTTTATTATTATTAATCGAAATTGCCGGCTTGGAAGCAGATATCATAAAACGGCGGCGACTGTTTTCTATCCTACGAAGGAACGGAACCGGTTGTTCAATCGGTTTAATTTCTACTGGAGCTTCAGAAACAAGTTCTACCTGTTTAACCTTTCTTTGTTTAATAGACCAACGCGGCCTGGTTTTAGAGATATAGAAATTATTTCTAACATCTTCTTCTGTATAACGATTAAAGAAATTAACAACAAGTTCATGTTCTTTATTTAACCGATAACGAGAATTATTTTGAAGAATAATACCCATGCACAAAATATCTGCTTCTTCCTGGGGACAAGAATCATAAACGCTGGTAAACTTAAGACCAAGCATCCTGGCAAGGATATAAATTGCTCCAGAATAAGTATTCGGATTAGGAAGTTTTAAATCTTTTACGATATTAAAAATATTATTGTCACTGTATTGAGCTCTTCTTTTCATATTTACTTTTCTCCTTAAGCAGCATAACCATGAATTAATTCAGCGGTTACGCCATATTTACGGTTAAGATATTCCAGATTTTCTACGGTAAGATTACTGATGCGCTTTAAAACCGAACACTTAATAAACCCAGTCGGTTTAATAGCTTTAGCTGGAATAATTAACTTAACACCATTTTTAACTACGGTCATATCATTTATCGTATTTCTTTTAACATATTTAACTTTAGCGTAACCTTTTTCAATTAACATGATTATACCTCCCGTATTTATAACGAAAGCCCCGGAGAAGTTATTTTCTCCGAGGCTATAATTAACTGTCTACTTATGCAGCAGCTACTTCTTCCATAACAATTTCGACTTCTTCACGTTCAGGCATCGGGCAAGCTGCATACAAGCTGCTAACAAGTTTCTTTACGTCGTTATTTTCCGGAGCATAAATTTTCCAGAATACACGACCAGAAGCTTTATCAACTTCTTTAATAGCAGGAATGCCACGAGAACGAAGAGTTGCATAGCCGTTAACGACGATACCGTTATAGGTACGGCCATTGTAGAAGCTCAGCAGCTGACCTTCTTTAAGCTGTACGCCCTGGGGAACGGTCAAAGTCTTTTTGTTGCGTTCAGACAAGAAGTAAACAATCGGAGCAAGACCTTTTTCGTTAGCTTTAAGCAGAGCATCGTGGAAAGCCTGACGAGCGTCCTGATATTCTTTAGTTTCTTCGTCAGAATATTTATCACTGGCTTTATATTCAGTTACCAGAGCCTGAAGCATAGCTTTCTGTTCTTCCTCGTCTTCAACAGTACGAATGATTTTCTGGAAACGTTTGCCAAATGCGGCCGCATCATTAAAAGCGTAGATGCTAGCGCGTTTACCTGCTTCAGTAAGTTCATTTACGAGTTTAGCAAGAGCCATGTAGCCGCCAGTTGCTGCATTTTTGCAAGCAAAATGTTTAGCTTTGTGCAGGAACTTGTGGTTTTCGTCATACTGGTAAGAGCCAAACGCTACATTGCCATTACGAGCGAGAATGTAAATGTTCTGAATCGGTGCTTTCTGAGTGTTGTTGTTGGTAGTCATAGTCATAATAAATCTCTCCTTTGTTAAATAAAAAATATAAAATGTATATACGTGAGAGTTAGATAGATTTCTCTCACTTTCTCCCGCCCGGTGGCGGATGGGAAACGAAAATAAACACGAAGAGTCTCCGAACTGAGCTATAGCCTAGATTTCTCTTCATCTAGACCCGCCCGTTTAATGGAGACTCCGAAAACAGATTAACCAAACGATTTAACGTCGGGTGAGCGAATTTACGCATTTACTAAGTTTGTAAATAAAAGTACACAAACTGATGATTACAAATAAACCAAAACCGATAGCGCCGACACTGGCTAAGATAACGAACATCAAGCTAGCAGCAGCAGCTATAAACAGAGCTTTTAAGAATTTAAATACAGTAAGCATGATGGCCACTTCTCCTTTCATTTAAACCAGCCCGGAATCGCTTATCTTCGAATTAGAAATAACAAACGGTATTATTTCGATAGTTCGAGAACGCCATACGCATGTTAATTCTTTTATTCTCTTCTAATGGAATAGCAAAATATTCTACGTAATCTAATTCAAATTTTTCTTCATATTCTTCGATAAAATATTTAACTGTTGGTTTTTGAATAGCATAGAATATTTCGCCGTAACTACTGGCTAATGTTTGAATTTCTAATTTATCGAAACTCATTTCATAGTTATATCGATGATTAAAATCCTCGATATCTCTTTTAACGACATCATAAAATTCTTCTTCTGAATCACATAAACCAAGTATATAACGTTCATGTCCTTCAAAATAATCATATGAATATTTCTTTAAAAGTAAATACATAGTTATCACCTAATCTCTACAATCGCCGCTGCTATTAGATAAATATACTTCTAAATCGTATTTTCTGTAATAACATAAAATTATTTTGTACTTATAACTATCTTCTTTAACGGCTTCTAAAAATTTACTTAAATAACTATCGATAATATCGAAAAGATAATAATCTCTTTCGCCTTCTTTAGCGCCTTGTATTAATCTTTTTTCCAAAATCCATGATTTATCTTCAAGGCCGGCGAAATCATAATCTCTAATATCGGCAGCTTCATTATAAGGGCTGACTTTAACAGCGATTAACATAACTCTACAACTCCTTAATTAAAATTCTATCCGTGTTATTTCTTTAACGGGATTAAGAATCTTTTTATTATTCTTATAATAGTTAAGAATTAATTCTCCAGGAGCATCATAACCATTTTCTCTTAACCACTGGCTAACTAAATGCCGGTGGCAAAAATCGTTATTTTTAATACCTTCATAGCATATAAGAACTACATCTTTATCTTGACTTATAGATGCTAATTCTTTAACTACATCATCGGCATCTAACTGGTTTAAGACTTCGTTATAATAGCGGCTTTTATATCTTTCAATATCGCCGCCATTATTTTTATATTCCTGAGCGATATCCCATAAAGGTGCTAACTTTTTATAGCTTTTAATATTAATAGCTTTAGGAACTCCAACGCTAATAGCTATACAAGTATATTTATCGTCAGGAAACTGATAAGTTTTAGCAAAATAACTAGTATAGATTTTCATACTTAACACTTCCTTTCATTCACTTAAACTCGCCCGGATTCGTCTTCCTTTATTTGTATAACTATATTAACGATAGAACGATTAAAGTAACTATTTCTTAAAATAGATTCTAAATCCTTAATTTTATGTTTATCCTCTTTTTTAACATATAATACAAGTGTACGAGAATGAAGCTTAGAAGTATAATCAATATTTAACGTTAATGTTTTCATTCCTAATTTGTCTTGAGGATGAAGAATAAGTACTCGATAAATATTATTGATTAATTTATCTTTTACAATACTAGGACTAACAATGTCTATTCTATTTGTCGGTACATTATTTCTATGATACTTATGTATATAAATTTCAGAAATAAACGTACATGGTAACTTATTATAATAAATCGTAGAAGAATATATCTGGCCGCGAGAATCCAGATTTCCTTCGTTATAGCCCATAAATAATAAACGACTTTGTTTATATTTAGGCATACTATTCTTTCCTTTCTTCGATAGTAACTGTACCTTCAAGTAAGCCTAACATACTATCTTCCTGAAAAGTATAAGTCTCGGCTTCTTCTCCTTTTCTCATAGGCCTGTATAACAGCCACATACTATTTTCTTTATATGTAACTGTAATCAGTTTCTGATTATACGGTAAAGTAACGTGACCTCCTAAACCTATTTTTCTGGCTAATAAGTTACCACTAGAACTTATATCGTTGCTGCCAGCGATACCTCCAAACACTGCACCGATACAATATAAAATACCGATAATACAAATAATCATAAATACGTTTTTAGCGTTAAATTTAAACATTATAACACCACTCTTTCGTTTTCATTATTTCATTTAAAGTCTTCTGCTTAATTTATAGCTTATTTGCTTATAAGCTTTTCTAGCAAATAATGATGCATCGTTTAACTTCATACCAAGTAAATAATCCTGATATATATAACTTAAAACCGTCTCGATTTTAATACCGTGACAACTAATTATTTTATCGCCCATAAGTTCTTGTTTAAAAACAACTTTTTTAATATCCTGACTATCTTTATCAAAATATCTTAAATCAGTTAAACATCTATTTAACTGAATTATTCCATTATTAATGTTATAGGCCATAACACATGTAGCGCCAGAAAATATACCATAATAACCGCTAACATATTTTGTATATGTAGCATCGGGAGATATGTACTGAATAAAATTGGTATAATCTTTTAAATCATAATAAGCTCTAAAACTTGATGGTAAAGTATCAGTAGAACAATATTCAAAGTTAACGCCATGTTTCTGCATCTTATTAATTAACATTAATAATCTAACTAATGAATTGCGCTGCATATTTTCATACACACTCCACTCTTAATCTGCTTAATAATTTACCTATTAACCAATCTTGGCGTATATAATTTACGATCATATCTAATGGTAAATTGTTTTCGAATAATAAATCATTATCTACTACTTCAATTATTCCATTATTCTTCCAGTATCTAAGATTGGTATAATAAGTATTAATGCTGATAGTGTTATCGTTTATACTAACGTAAATATCGGCACTACCTTCTTTTGTAGTCGGGCCTGGGTAACTTTTCTCGTATATATTTTCTTTGCTATAATATATCGGACAAAAATCAGTAGAGCGATATCTAACTAACATATAATAATCATCGCGTTTTTCAACTATATACTGAATATTATATTTGTTTAGCATCATTAACAGTTTATTTAATACATTGCGTCGCATCGTTATACCCTCTCTCCTCATAACCTAACTATTCGTTTACTTACCAACCAATCTTTATATATAGAATCTACGATTACATCTAACGGTATATCGTATTCATTTATCAGATTATTATTAAGAACTTTGATAAAATATTTGTCTTTATCAAAATATCTTAAATTGGTATAGTAAGTATTAAAATATATTTCATTTCTTTTTATGTCGAAAACAACTTCGGCACTACCTTCTTTTATAGTTGGTGTAAAATAAGGACTTTTATATAATAATTCTTCTCCCTGAAATTTTTCAGGTATAAAGTCTAACGACCGATATATAATATGAATATGTTTTCGTCTCTTACTTCCTGTTTTTATTATTATATATTGAATCTTATGTCTATCTAACATAGTTAATAATTCAGTTAACTTATTTCTTTTCATTTTCTTTTTTCACCAACCTTTCATACTTATCTTGTTTAAACATAACGGTGCTAATAGTATCTGCGCCCGCAACTATTCTTTTATTCTTAGCTTCTTTGAATCTTTGATTATATCTAGTTAATTTATATCCCTTGTTTCTGTGTTTACTATCTAACACTAGAAACATAACGTAACTATGAATATAATCTATGCTCCAATATTCTGGAGCCATATTTTTTAAAGATTTTAAATCATCGACTGCATTTATAACAGGATGATTATCATCTCTAACGAAACTATGGTTATATCTTCGTTTTGGCGCAGTATTTAATATATTCCTGTTATTATTAAATTCAGATATCTCTATCTTTCCGTTATATAATCCTTCGTTAATAGTCGTAACTGAATCTAATATATAATCGGTATTAATCGGATTGCTTATATATTCAGCGTATTCATTTAACGAACTGATACTTGTATCGTTAAAATTAAATACTACCTTGTTTCCATAGAAACAACCACATTCATGATGGTCTTCTGGATAATAGTAACCAAGATATATATCTTTATAGAACTGTATAGCGCCAGTTAAATCTCGAATCGTCGGCTCATTATTTATGCCTATAGGAGTTCGGTAACGAATTAAATGATGATTATAGTATTTTACATTAACGCCGTATCTTTTTAACGTAAAATACAGCCACAATAATTTATTCTTAGTTAACTTGCGCTGCATCATAAATTCTCCTCGTTAGCTTATTCTTATTCTTACTATCTATAATAATAGGAATAATATAAGTATAAATATATCCTATAAGCCAGTATCCCTGATGATTCCTATCATATACAATATTTCTCATATTAGGATTAAAACAACTAAAAGTATTACTAAAAGTATTGGCTTCATTAATAGGTTCTGATAATAAATTATCGTCGAAACCATACAAAAATGGTTTTTGCTTTAATACTCTATCGCTTATATCGAATATATTCGTATGTAAACTTCTAACGCTGTTTTCTATCGTTAAATCTTGTTTATACGTTTCCAATAAAGACTGAATAAAATATTCTTTACTCGTATATTCACTACTAGTATTTAACGAAGTATCTATTTCATTATCATCGATATTTATCTTAGTGCCGTAAAAATAATTAAAATTTTTATATTGTTTGCACTTATAATAGCCGATATAAATATCGTGATGATATCTTCTTCCACTTAACCACGGATTATATTCTATACGATATTTGATTAAACGATTGTTATACCATTTAACATCGACACCTAATTTCTTAAGATACATATACAGCCACAATATTTTATTAGAATATATACTGCGCCCAGACACATCCTCACTCCTCCTATAGTCCTCCTCTCTCCTTATAGAGAGGATAATAAAATTATAAATACGTTAATACTATTATTCCCCCTTTGTGAGTTCAAAGGGGGTTAGGGGGTTTAGAAAGTAGATTCTTTACTTATCTTATAATCTCTATATATTAAATCTATAATATCTAATAATCTATTATAACTATCTATATCTATATACTTACAATATACATAGTATATATAAGTATCAGTACTAGGATTATTATAGTTATAACTTAATACTTCCCAATTATAATCAAACTGTATATAGTTACTTATAATTTTTCTTAACTTATCTTCTTTATGTCCCAATCTATATATTAAATATCTATATACGTCATTGCCATCTACAGCTATATTAAACTTATCTAACGATATACATCTGCTTATTTTATATTTATTATCAACGTTATCGTATATTATATATATGTTATCTAACAGGTTCTGAAGCTTGCTTTTCATATATTTAAACGACGCATCATTTTCTCTTATTTCTTCTGTTAACATAGTATCAAAATTATGGCTAACGTCGTTGTTAATAATATAGCTATTACTAACGTTATATTTAACGGCTAACGTTTGCTTATTATAATTAGTTAAATCTATAATACGAGCTTCTCCTGCTTCTTCATCCTCTATTATATTAATTCTAGTATAATTAGTATATACGAGTTCTATATTATTAACGCCTTTACGTTTAAATAAATAATATAGATTTAATATAGGATTGTTGTTATTCATATTTACTTCTCCTTATTGGTAAGATAAGTCTAGTGCCTTAATTAACCCTCCTATAATCCTCCCTTACTGGGAGTACTGGAAGAGTTTTCTAGTGATTTGATTAATCGAATTAACATATGGTATATGTAAAAATTCGGAAAACTAGTAATTTGATTGGTCATATTAGCATACAACTTAAGTAGAAAATTGGATTTTCTAGTGATTTGATCAGTTCCCTCTCAAAATTTTTCCTTATTTCAATCCAATTCTTCAAAACGAATTCCTAGTATTATATATATAACACCAGCTCTCCACATCTTTTTAATTTATATAACCGAATAAGAGCTATCCACATCGCTTATATATAGTCGCGCTCATTCTCTCTTATCGGTAGTATTTAAAAAATACTAGTTTTTAACGTGTTTTATCCTCTGGTTATATATTTATACTTCTAATGGTCTAAACGATTCTCTACGGGCGTTTTAACGCTAATTTAGAGCGCTTAAAATCCCGAACCTAATCTTTACCATTAGAAGTTCTGATTTGATGTCTCTAAGACTTATATATATAACTAATTCTTTTCGTTATATCTCTTATTATATATATAAGTCTTGTTAGATACAAGACATCAAACAAGTTATTATATATCTTCTTCGTTGTTTATTATTTAACAACGTCAGAGATTAATATAATAACTGCGCTCGTATTATTATCATATATACTCGCGCTCATAACCAGATGCCGGTTCTCATACCGGATTACTCGTTTTCTGGCTCTCATGCCAATCTCTTGCGATTGCCGTATCGCCTGAAAACAGATATCGCGCTCGCTTCGCTCGCGCTCATCCTCCTGTTCTAGCTCATTATACCCTATATTCTTACATATTTATACACTATTTTTGTATATAGATACCAAAAGTGTTAAAAATTCCTATAGGGTAATACCAAAAATACCTGTATATTCATACAAAAACAGTATGATATACTATTCCACCCCTAATTCATCTAAACCAGCCCGTTTTAAATTAAAGCTAATTTTGAGAGTAATTACTCAAGTGAGAGTCACTTTGAGCGATTCTTACTTGAGTAATTCAACAAAGGCGCTATTCAGCGCTTTACATAAGAGGACAGGCGGGAACCGAATAACCAAAAGAACCCGCCCGTATGACTATTAAAAATTATAAACATCGACGCAGTTATAAAGAATAAAAAAGCCCGATAGTACATATATCACTAGCGATATACATACTACCGGGCTTATTAAATTTCTTTAGATTTCATTATATACATATCTGCACCTCCGGGCACTTAATATTTATAATAAAAATTTCAATAATGATTACTTAGAATTTGATAACCATCCCCTAGTTTTTGATACCGAATTGTAGTACCTGGTTTTTGATAATCAACTCCTAACTATATTAAAGTTACTCTCTATACTCTCTGATAAAACTTATTAAGCAGCGACACCAGTCTCTACTTTGTGTTTGTCTTCCAGGTCTTTTTCAAAAGCTAATGTTTTAGCAATTCGGTCGCATTTGTCACCGAATGCTTTAATAGCCATCATTAAAGCACCGAAGTTGAAGAATGAGGACGAGGCTAAATCAGAAGCCGCTTCAATATATTCTTTGGCTATGTTAATTTCATAGCCATTTTCGGTTTTAACTGGTTTAATATCTTTGCCCATATCGGCAGCAACTTTAGCAGGAAGTAAAGCGGCAAAATCCTCTAACATATGAGCTTCTTCACGGGTAACGATAATTTTCATAATATATTCCTCCTTATGATTAACAAATACAAAAATAATAATTCAATTATCCCCGCCCGCTATATATTAACGGACGAGGATACGGGAAAGCGTTAGATTTTAGTGATACTGATGATACCACTTTTAAGTTTTCTGGAGCAGAAGCCGAAAAGCTTACTCTTAGCTTCTTTTAATTCTCTTTTGGCTTCTTGTACTTCTGAATTATTAGCAAGGTTATTAGCTGCTTCTTGATAACTATGGCAAGCCACGTTGATTAAACTAGAGCCTGCGATAACGCCAGATTCAGCAGCTACACGTACAGCAGATGCACCAACGTGACCAGCGAGTTTAACGGCAGGTACAGCTACTGATTTAGCACCGAATTCAACAGCGCTAATAGCACCGCTAACGATACCGTTAACAGCCATTTTAACCATGTTACCAGCTTTATACTTCAGAAGAGCAGCATTAAGCTTGGTATATTGTTCTTCGTCTAACTGAAGGGATACAACACATTCATTTTCTTTATACTGCGTAGTTGCAGTTAAAGACATTTGACCAAGGATATTCATAACATCCTGCATATATTCTTTCTTTACTGTTAATTCAACTTTATTCATAGACATAATTAATACCTCCAATTCTTAATTAAGCAGCTTTTCTCCACTGCCAGTCAGGGTAAATAATATCAACCGAATTATCACGTTCATCCCAAAAGATGAAACGAACTTTACTGTAGTTTCTGAAGCTCCATCCATCAACTTCGATTAAGAAATCAGCAACATCAGGATGAATACGCTGAAGTTCTTCATAATCCATAACGGAACATAAAGAACTAAATAAAGCACCATCAACATAAACATCGACGGTGCTGACATAACCACTATTTAAGTCGCGCCAGAACTCTTTGTTAATTTCACGACCTACATACAAATCGGGAATAATAAGATGTTGAGCAGCGGACTGATTAAAACGATAACTTTTCTGCATGATTAATTTCTCCTTTCGTAAATAAACAAATAATAACGATGGAATTATCTCTCTCTACTTCCATCATCTGAACCCGCCCGTTTAACCGAGCGTAAATATACTATATATCTGATGTGAGCAGCGAGATTCTTAGAGCTCCATCAGAATAAAAACAAAAAATTAAGAGATACCTTAATTCCGAAATTTAAACTTAAAGTATCTCTTATAACATTAAAACTCCAATAACAAAACAAAATATAAAAGAAAGGAGTTTTAAGAATGAAACAATAGAGATAACGACTATCTCTATCACTTATACCCGCCCGTTACTCTAGCGTAAGAACTAGAATAACTGACGGGTAAGATAATAATAAGTAAATTGTTACACATCGACAGATCCGGAGGAAAAATTAGTATGCCGGAGGCCTAAAAAGGTAAATCGTCGCTAGTATTAATATCAACATTCATCTTTTGTCTATTTAATTTTTCTTCTAACTTATGAGCGTATTTATACATATAGTCAGGAGCTGTTTCTCCTGTATGATATTCATGCTCAGCAATTTCATTTATAATTTGTTTATATTCAGCATAAGTAGTTAATAACATAAGTATTTCTCCTTTAATAAATAAAGAGGCCGAGATGTTGAATCCCGACCTCATACATGCTATAATTAGTTAGCCAATGATTTCACCGAAGATGGCGACATATTCTTTGCCGCTACCTTTCGGTTGATAAGATTCGATATAATCGATTCTTATCTCTTTATCGTTGATATATTTTTCAACGATATTATTGTTGCGATTTTTCATCTTGGGAGTGACGATCTTCGCAACAGAAACAGCGGTTCCGTTTTCATATTTAGCTATGAGGATGGAGCCGCCTTTTTCATTCGGTTTAACAAAGAATTTGCATTTACCGAATTCAGGATTGCTCTGGCATCCATTTTGAGAATGTCTAAACGTATTGTTTAATCTGCCAAGAAGATCTTGGTTTTCTTCTAACGCCGTTACAGAGAGAGCAAACTTAGCCGTAGATTTATCATTGGATACTGCATATTCTTTTACACTAGTGGTAGCGTAAGGAATACCGTTATCGTCGATTTCTACAATGAACTGACCATCGATCTTCTCGATAGTATAAACGTCATTGTTACGACCGTTTTCGAGATTAACGATTTGTCCGTCAAAGAACTCATAATCAGCATCGAAACTGAACAATTCTTCTCTTACTTCGAAATCATTATCTTTTAAAGCGTCCAGAACTGTTTCAACGCCGAAGTTTCCTCTGAAAGAAGAATAATCGCCAGATTTAAGTTTAGAAGCTTCTTTAATTACAGCCATTCTCTGAATATAACTTAAGTGTTGAGTCATACTACGAACCATATCAGTAAAATATACTTTTACTTTGTTTACAGATTCAGGAACGCCATAAGCGATACCAGAAGAAATTGCGGCAATATATTTAGCTGCTTCAATCTCTTTATACAAACCTAAAGAGCTGATAAAGCTAAAATTATCGCTAGCTTTTGCTTCTACGAGCTCTACGAATGCTTTAGCTTTGTCGATCATATAATCCAACATTTCGTTCTGAACTTGAGTCAGAATATCGTTGGCAACGAATTTCAGATCGCCTTTTTCGTTAGCAACAACAATACCAGTCTGAATATGGTCAAAGTTATAACCTAACCAAGACGCTAAAGCCGGTTCATCTGCTTTTGCTTCGTTCATAACGACTTTCTTAATAAGACCACCAGTCATATAACGACGAAGCCAGAGTAATGCCGCATGAACCAATGCACCATTTTTAGTAGAATCAATAGTTCTACCAACTACGGATGCATAAGCTTTATTGCAGTCATACAGAATATTAATTAAGTTTTGCATTTTGCCGATGCCACAACGATAAGCTTCGGCCAAGAATGCATCTACTTGTTCTTCTTTGATTACATCAGAAGAAGAAGTAAACATTCTCTCATATTTGTCTCCGGTTTTGAAGAAATCTACGATCTTATAGTTTTTCTTCATAGCTATGCTATTTCCATATTCGCATTGAGGTTTCTTAGCCTTCATATCGATTTCTTTCTGATTATTCCAGCACCAAGCGATGAAGGTTTCGTAATCAGATTCAGAAAGTTGACCAGTTTCTAATGTTTGTGCTATAGCCAAGCAAGAATATGCGAAATTAACACATTCGCCAACGCTACTATTGCCATTAGAAATACCGGCATAATAACCGTTATCTAACAGATCCAAATCAAACTTTAAAGTTTTCTTGGATTTGGGCGGTTTACCAAAATCGATTGCGCCCATGGGAACCTGGGCATAAAGATTTACCAGATCTTCGTCGAAAATAACGCAGACAGAATCACCGTCAAAATCAGAACCACCAGTAACATCCATAAAACTTTGGTTTCCAGAAGGAACAATAGCGTTACCGGATTTAGCGTTTTGGAAGAAATCAACCAAGAATCTTGCTGCACGAATGGTTAAAGAACCGCTCTTAAAATAAGCCGTAATTCTTTCTTTAATCTCGTTAATTCCAACTACTTTCGCCGTATAATGCTCAGACGGAGCAGTTTTCGGATAACGAATAGCTTCTACGCTTTTACCAGCATATTTACGAGCCCTACGTCCAGCGAGAAAGATTTCGCTCCATTTAAGAATAGGAGCATTAAAATCACATCCAAGGTCCGGGAGAATCTTTACATAGCTGCCCTTGATGTCGAAGTTATATCCAGCTATTTTATTGATACTGGATTGCAGTTTCGTTTTTGCAAGGTCAGCCGCATATTTCTTATCAGCTAATACATAGTCGAGATTAATTTTCTCGATAGTATTCTGTGAATAATCAATCGATTTAACGTCATTGATATTAACAACTTGACGTTCACTAAGATCCCATACTTTATCGATGGTTGCTTTAGCCTTTTCAATGAATACTTCTTTAGCTCCGGGTACACCCATTACACCAGCAAGCATCTGGCTAGAGGTCGTGGTATTTCCATCGGCTTCAGCAACAATCTCCATAACATTCAATTCAGGCTGAATATAGAAATCGAAAACTGCTTTGCAGGTAGTCATATCTACTAACAGATCGACATCTTGCAGAGAAGTAGTTCCAAAGATATATACTTTGTTTAAAGTATATTCTTCGCCAAGTTGGATATCTTTGAGCAACTGCTCATAGTTTTTATCGTCATAGCTAATAAATTCTACCTGAGCGCTATATTTACGACCAAGATTGATGATCTGAGTCTGCATATCTTTCGGATTGAATGCCATACCATAACCTTTAACAAACACGGTTCTAGCTTGCATAGCTACACCGCGAAGACCACGGATTTTAATTCCGTTATCTTTAGCATAACGCTTCAGTACGTTAACGTTAATGCGGAAGAAACCGTCTGCATAGGTCACTTCATGGCCTTCTTCTTTGTTGTTATATACGAATTCACCAGTATATAACGCGAAAGAATGAATATATCCGAAGTGAGCAGATTTGGTTAACGGAAGAGTTAACCTTGCACCCAATTTGATAGCTTTGCCGAGTTCTATATCTTTATTTTGATATACATCGGACAAGAAATCAAAGCCGCCTTTAGTAAGAGAATTCAATACAGCATTTTTCTTTTCATTAATATCCATAATAGTCATAGTTAAAACCCCTTTCTTCTAATTAAATGTTTTGTTTGATCATTTCAATGCAGCCTTTACGTTGTTGAGAAGTTGATCCCATGAAAGTGTAGTATGTTGTTACTATACCTTTTCTCTTATATTCATTCATGGTTGCTTCAGCAACACGGCAAGGATTTTTAGAATCTAATTCGACGTACATATTTATACTATGGTTATAAACAAGCATGTTAATTTTAGCCGCATCTCTCAGCAAGTATACACATTTATACTGACTAAGAATATCTGCCAATAATCCTTTAGCTTCCGATAAATCTAAAGTAATAAATTCATCGGAATAATTATCAAAAATGCGAGGTCTATGATTACCGTTTTTGTCGGTAACATATCCGACAAATTTATCTTGGACTTTCATTAATCCAAGACGCTGCAATAATGAATCAGCATCTCTCTGGACGCTATAATTAACAGCAAAAGAATCTTCTTCTCCAACAGAAGAGATTTTAATTAACATCTTATTGCAAGCCTGACCGCTATAAATAAGATGTTTTCTAGCGGTTGCGAAACTACCAGGATTACGGGTAGACTTTTTCTCTACCGGAAAAAGATCATTAATAGTATTAAGATTTTCAACGTTAATCGATGTTTTAATAAATTTGATTGTTTTCATGTTGAAAACTCCTTTCTATTATTTGTTTAATATGTTATAATAAAAATATGATTAACATTTCGACTAAATACTCCTTTCTTGGTCTTATCGTTGGTTAAACGATTAGCGTAAACAACAGTTAATTAGCGCATAGGCATCACCTTCTTTCAATTCGCTCAGTAGAAGTAACAAGTTAAGTAATATAGAACGTTAATCAAAGATATGTGTTAATAGGTGTGAGCTATAACAACATATACAGTAGAAAACGTCTTTCATGATTAACTTCTACTCCTTTCTAAGTTTCTAATGGCTTAACGTAGTTCACTTACGAGTTTGATAAAGGAAACTAACCTATAAGCTTAGTAATTGAGATAATTCTTAATAATTTCAACAATTACGTCTTTGATTATCTGAAGAACGAATTTAAAAATCATCTTCAACAATCTAGACCAGCTTATTTTCTTTATTAATTTTTTGAGTTTTCTAAGCATACTCTAAGGGTGCCTCCGATCACCCGTTTATCTCACTAACGCTGTTGCTACGTCTAAGACTACTTAGAATTTGTTTATTCTTCTCATTAGAAGAAAAGAGAGATCTACTAAATTCGAGTAGTAAATCTCTCTTAACCCCTAATAAGGGGAGAGTCAGTTTTAAGACATGACTCAGGTCTAGGATCCTCAATATTCTTTGCCAATATAACACCTATTCTTCATATGGATTCTTAGAACGAGCTTTGATACCGTTCCAAAACCATCTGGCGATAGCTTTAAACAGATCAAAAGCATAGCTGCTAATAATCCAAAGTAGAATAGTTTCTATTGGCACAACATCACCGTCCTTTCTAAGTTAGTTTAACGTCTTAACTTAGGACAAAGAAAAACCCGCTCTAATTCGCAGTTAGAACGGGTTTATTTCTTTATGCTTCGTCTACAAAGTCGAGGAATTCCTCGATATCATAAGAAGCCAGAGAGATTGGATTAGGACGTACGTCCGTTAACTTATTAGCATAATTAAAAGCTTGACTCCACTCAAGCGCAGAATCAAAGGAAAGTTTTGCAAGGCCATGGACATATTCCATGGCAAATTCAAAGTTGTAAGAGCTACCGAAATATTCGCGTACTTCTTTCATCGCGCGATTTAAAATTTCAGCATTGTAGTTATCAATTTTTTCAAACATGATTTTTCCTCCTAAAATAAAATAATGGATAGTTTATAGACATATCCAGGTCTCTATGCTATACTCTAACATAGGAGAGTGAATAGATTAGAGGCTCTATACAAAGCCTAGATAACTCTTATTGTTGATCTTTAGAAAACAGATAAGAGCCTGCAACTTCACCGTATTCAGCTACATACTGATCATATGCTGCATCATATACGGTGTTGTCTGCACCTGCTTCGTCAGTGCCGTTAACACCGATGATAGCATAGGCGATGATAGCCATAATAATGATAGCTACTTTGCACCAAGTTTTCATGTTTTCACCTCCTTTCAAGAGAGAAGTTGCTGCTTCTCTCTTTTTAAATTAATTTGTAAGTCAACCTACCGGGGGCTAATATATCCACAGTAAATCAACCAATAATAAACAGGTCCCTCCCGAAAATTTATAATTTTTTAAATTTCTAATAGGAAAATCTCCCGACATTTATCCTCAACTAAAAATACATCCGAATGTATTTTCCTTCTCCATTCTTATCAAAAACTGCGTTACGATGTATATTTCGCTAATTCCAAAAATATATTTTACTTGTTCGAAACCATAATAGGAACAAGTTCACACAACGGTACTTGTTTGTTAGTTTATTGTTGACAATCGAACAACGAAGTAGTATAATAATAAATGTAGGGACGAGATTCTTAGTTAGCAAATTAAGTCTAACGAGTTAGTGTATTGCTCTACTGATTCGGTTTCTTTGGCGAGATATACGGACTTAATAGAGCTCGTTACTATAGATTCTCTTTTGTCGTAGAAATATCTGATTCCTGGCAGAACAGATATCAGTATCACAGACGATACTGAGCTAATAATATGCCAGTATTAATAGTATTTAGTACGTCGAGCGTATATCATATATAGAAGGGTATGGACGCAGGTATATATATGATCCCGTGAATATTTACCGGAACGCGCGATACTGAATAAAGAGAATCGACAGTAGTTGTGTATATAGATTGCCTCCTTTCTTGTATTCAGCAAACAAACCTATCCTTATCAAAAATTAAATATTGCATTTTCCTTTCACCATTCCATTTATTAGAATAGAGAGATATCGCTGCAACGACATCTCTCTATTTCGCGTTATAAGAATAGCTAAAAAAAATAGACCTGTTATAATCAACAGGTCTATTTTTAATATATATAATACGGTTAGCTGGCTTTAAGCATAACCGGAATTTTCAGCGCAGATAAAAACGATAATACTAACTGTTCTGTTTTATCAAAATCTTTATAAGAGATTCTTAGCATCGGTATGTTATTATGTTCACAGAAATAGTCTTTAATAGAGTCGTGATGCATAGTTATATACAACTTCTCTTCCCCACCCCATGCTTCTACGGCTTCATAATGTTGTTCGCCGTCAAATTCTATCATGGCTAATGGAGTTATATTGTCGTATGGAGAAAAGATGGCAAAATCAAATGGAAGAGCGCGTTTATCTTTACAATTAGGATTAGTATATTGGGATACGTAATTATAGCCGTAAGCTTCTAGCGTTTTACGTATTTCATCTTCTCCTCTGGAATTAGTTTTACAATATACACAAGAACTATTAGTTCTTCGTTTATCGAATAAAGCATTAATAGATACGTAGTAAATAGAACCGCAGCTATGTCTGACTAACATTGGTTTTTTTGTATCGACAAATTCTGAAAGAAGCATATATTCAGCAGCGCCATATAAATCATCGACAGCGGCCTGAGCATCGTAAGTATTAATAAACTTTTTTCTGGATTTCGGTCTAACAGTTAAATAAAACTTATAAAGATTACTAAAAATATATTGATCGGTTCTAGTGTCTTTAATATAAACGTCTTCATTAACGGTCTTAGCAAAAGAAAGAACGTTATAGATTTTAGTATTATCTATAACGTCCATACAAAATAAAGCAGCTTGATTAACAATATTCATTTATTCATAATCCTCTTCATAATAAGCATTAATATTCTAGCTAATTTTATTGTTTCATATAGTGTCAAGAAATCGTAGGTAATATTACCGGTGAATATTGAGGAGGATTTGACCGATGATTATAACTGATTATGATAATGCGCCCGCAGATGAATTGATTATTAACCAGATTATTAAGGTTAAAGGTAATTTGCAAATTACTATTCATAAAGATATTAATAATGCTATTACTATCGAAGGCGTATTAACTACAGGTTATTATGAAGCTGATATTAGAAATATAGAAACCGTTAGATATTTTGTTGACGACGTAGATGTAATCGAAGAACATTATGATTCTAACGGCGACGAAATTGTTTATAAGTTTACGGCTCAAAATGTAATTGTTAAATATCAGTTATCAACCGAGGAATATAGTATTATTCAGTAATGAGTGAACAAGCAGTAAGTAAAAACCGTTTATCTATAGAAGAACGGTATAATCAACTTATAAATAATACGGACGATATTTACGATAACGATCAGGAAGCAGACGAAACCAGAGATAACGAATTAGCAAGAATCGAAGAAGCTTATAAATGTTATTTTAGGAAGCAGGATTTATTCGATTCAGCTAATCCATGGAATTATTCACAAGCAGGATGGTTAAGTAAAAAACTAATAAGTAAACATCTTAATCCTATTAAAAGCGGTTTACATAGTATTTTTCCTATCCCCTGCCGTCAAGGTGGATGTCCTTATGGAGAAAATTGTATTGCGCTTCAAAATAATTTAGAACCTCCTTATGGTGAACCATGTGTTATGGAAGCGTATAAAATAGAGAATTTACTCTATGGATATGCTAAGGATTTTGATCTGGATTCATGTTCTGCTACTGACCAGGCACTAATCAAAGAATTAGTTCAGTTAGATATAATAATGGATCGCTGTCAGATTTTACTTGCTCAGCAAGGTGACGTATTACAAGATGTTACTATCGGTATATCTGATACTGGTGAAGAAGTAAAACAAAAAGCGGTTTCTAAATATTTAGACGCTTATGAACGTTGTTCCAAAAGAAGACAATCGCTTTTAAATGAAATGATGGGTACTCGTCATTCTCGTAAGGGACTTAAAGAACAACCGATTAACGAAGACGAAATTATTCTTAAAATGGTTAATGCTAACGAAGATTTCGATAAAGTAGAAGAACGTCCGGATAAGTTTAAACAAGAACAATAGGAATATAATAATAAATGTTTGTATTTAATCTTCCACAAAGAGTAGACCCTATGTCTACTTCTAAAAGTCCGAGACCTGGTCTGACCGACGTAACGCCTCCTGGGCCGCGTTTTAATCGTAGGCCTATGCGTAACTATCAGGCAGAACAAATCGGCCCTACAGACCCAAATCTGATGGGATACGGGCCATTTGGAACCTTTACTTCTACAGCTATGTCAGTAGATTCAAGAAGAAGAGCTATGGCTCAAATGCGAAGAGATACATCGTTAATTAATTTAGCAAATAATAACTGGAATGGAGGTCGATTCTAGTTATGGTTAGAAAACTACCTTCAATAGCTATGGGAGCTAAATATATTAAAAAAAGCGTTGTAGAAGATGCACTTAAAGGAGCTGCGAAAGCTGAAGAATTAGTTCCTAATGCTAATAAAGGTATTTGGTCTATTGCGGGTATCCGTAATTTTGGTAAAGAACATCAAACTTGCGCCGGTTGGTTAAATTTTGGTTTCGATGTTTATGATACTGGCGGCAAAGATATTAAAGGCGCTTTTGCTAGAACTTTTTATAGCGATCCAACTCAAGAATTTAGTTTCGGAAATCTTAACTATGGTCGTTTAGCTGCTAGTACATCTGCTACAATAGCTGCTGGTTCTATGGGAGCTGGGGCCGTTAAAGGTTTAGTAACGGATGATAACGGTAACTTTGATATTGCCGGTATTCCTCTTATTTAACTAACTATGGCTATTCTAAAATCAGTAGCTAATGCTACAGAAAATGTCTTAGCCGGCATCGGTGTGGCTACAGCTAAAGGAACAGCTGAAGGAGCTATACCTGCTGCTAAGAAAATAGGCCGAGAAGCTTTAAACTGGACTACTGGTATAGCTAAAACTACAGCTGATTTAACGCTTCGAGAAAATCCAGATAGATTATTAGGTTATGAATTTAACGCTATCGGTAAAACAGCTTTTATCGGAGCTATGGCTATAGGTGGCATATCTTCTGGTTTAGATAATAGAGATCAGATGTATATGGGAGTACCAGGTGGATTAGTTAACTCTACTCCGTCTATGAATATGGCTACTATGGCTCAAGATTATGGAGCTGGCGGCGATTTAGTTTTCGCTTTAAATAGAAACCGAAGAGGATAATAATAAATGGCTAGAACAGGTTTAAATACTTCAATGATTCCTTCGTTGGATACAGCTTTTAACGTAGGTACTGGCGCTCTCTTCGGTTATATGGAATATGCGGATCAAAGAGACCGAGGCAACGGCGTTATTCAATCTGCTGCTTCAGCCGGATTAGAAGCGGTACTTCCAGAACTAATGGGAACCGGTTTATTTTTAACCGGACAAGCTATTAATATGGGTATCGACGTAGGTATGAATCTTTACGATAACTTACAGCAGCAAAAACGTCAGTTAGATAAAGCTTCTAGAAATCAGATGCCGTTTAAAAATTATACTTTCGTAGACTCTCCGCAAATATATACGATGCGTCAAGCCGGTATGGCTTTAGCGCAACAATCTAAATATAGACTTCAACAAACGATGATGGGTAATGAAGCCCAGTATTTACATAGATAATTATGCCAAGAACAAATATAAGTTATAGAGGGCTTGGCGTTGATACTAGTGTAGTTGCTGGATTACAGCAAGAGCAAGAACAACTTCAAGCTCAAATAGATGAAAATAATAAAAAAAATGCTCAGTTAAGAAAAGAAAGAGCATTACAAGATCAGGAAGAGGAAGCTGTTTATAATTTAATCGATCAAGCAGAAGCAACATCTTCTCCATTAAGTGAAGAAGCAGGAAAAAGAGGAAGAAAAACAATTAATATGGAAACACAAATAAATGATACCCAAAAACCAAATTGGGGATCTGCATTTGCTGCCCCACAAGAAAGCGAAACAGCTAAGAAATATAAAGAGTTAATGCAACAATTCAAAGATAATCCCGATAATCCACCAGATATTCTTGGTTTAACAAAAGATGCTAAAAAAGATTTTGGAATAGATACAGATATACAAAATCATCATGTAAATAAAGCTAAGATGGGCGGCTGGGGTTCTAAAATGAAGAAAGCCGGCGCTATTGGCTTAGGTGCTGTAGTAGCTGGCGGTGTTATCGCTAATTTAATGGGTAACGGCGGTCAACAAACTAATGCTCAGTTATACGGTCAGCAGCCAATTTATTAATTTGAATAATTAACTAGAATAATAGATAATAGAGTTTTTATATATACAACTGGAGAAAAGAAATAAAAGATGAGTTCGCGGCGCGAACTCATTTAATTATATATATATAACTATGGCTATATCTAAGATTCAACAAGAACAATTAGATAAAATAAACAAAGATCCGGTTTTATGGGCCAAAGCGTATGTTATAACTTATGATAATGCTCTTAAAAAGTATGTTCCCTGGACTGCCCGTTGGTATCAGGCAGAAATGTTAAGAGATATGAGTCGTAAGAAAGTATATCGTTGTGGCCGAAGAACAGGTAGGTTTCACTGCCCGTAGAATGTGAATTGCTGGAAAGATTAATCTAAAGATGAGTTCGCGCGGCGAACTGTTCTTTTTTAGTTAATCCAATCAGCAGCCAAGTTCCAGATAAATTATATATATATCTGGAAAAGGTTCAGAGACTACGTTAGCGCATTCTTTTTATGATGTTTCTCTATAACTCTATTATTCTAGTTGTCTATATATACACAAGCTTAATATAATCAATATTTACAAACACAGGTGAATCTTTTTTTACTATGAAACTTAAATATACTAAATCTATTTCCGAAAGTACTGTAACCGTTAATCTTAATCTTACTTCTATGACTGCCCGCGAAAAAAAAGCAGTTAGGGTTCTTGGTGCTCCGATCGTTGTTCTTGAAAAAGATTATGAGGTTTCCGGTACTTCCGTAGCCTTAAATAATGCTGTCGATAATTTTATGATTGAGACCGAATTTACCGGTACTATCGAAAACATTTCCGACGTTCTTGATGAAGCTAATACTTATGTTAATGATGTATATGAAGCTGTTAACGAAGTAATGCTTGAACTTATGACTAACTATAAACAAGTAGAAAGAATCGTAGAAGAACAGTCTGGCGAAATGGAAATTAGAGACGGCGAGCAAGCTGAATAATCGTAATTGAATTAACAAAAAACATCATAAAAAAGAGATAGTCCGCCTTCGCTTCTTTAAAGCTCGGCTTGCCAACGTTTCTCACGTTGCTCGAAACATTGGCGGAGACTAATTAAGCTGCGACCATCGAGCTTATAAGTGAAGGGAAAACTGAAACTATGTGTATCGAAGCTTTATGGTCTACTAATACGAATAAAGAATATGTATTTGTATTCGTAGCACCATATGAGAATCAGATACGCTTAATTTTTAATCGTCTAATGGAACTGGTTAACGGTTCTCCTCTTCTTAAAAATAGACTTATGGGTTCCACTAAGAATCCATATGAAATTCGTTTTAGAGATAATTCGCGTATTGTCGGTTTTACGACTGGTGCATCGTCTAATAAAGGCGGTGCAAGTATCCGTGGTCAGAGAGCTAACTGTGTAGCTTGCGACGAGATGGACTATTTAGGCGATGGCGATTTCGAAAATATTTCGATGTTAGCTGCTGAACGTCCAGATATTCGCATGGTTTGTAGTTCTACACCTACTGGCCGTCGTGGTCAATTTTGGACTATTTGTACTGATAAATCTACAGGCTACGTAGAGCATTATCATCCTTCAACTCATAATCCGAATTGGTCTGATGAAATGGAGGCTGAGTTTAGAGCTGAACTCACCGAGCTTGGTTATATACACGAAGTATTAGCAGATTTTGGCCCACAAGATACCGGTGTGTTTAATAAGCAAAAACTCGACGAAGCGATGAATTTCGATAACTACGCTTATAACGAATTAGATCGTGCTCAACTTATTCGATTAGAACGTACTGGAGCAGAGTATCCTATTATGTACACACCTGTAAATGGTAAGTTCAAAAAGAATCTCTTTCGCACCATTGGTGTCGATTGGGATAAATTCGGGGCCTCAAGTTCCATATTGGTCCTCGATTATGATATGGAATGGTCTAAATTTAGAGTTATAAAACGTATCGAAGTTCCGAAATCTCAATATACTTACGATAATGCCGTTAAGTTAATTATTCAGCTTAACGAAATATATAATCCTTCGTGGATTTATGTAGACGCTGGTTCGGGTAACAATAAATTTGCCCAGCTATAACGAAGCCGTTAAGTTATAGCGTTAGAGCGGACTAAATCGGTGAAGGCTTAACTGCTAATACCGAGGTAACTGTTTAATGTTTCATACGAAGCAAAAAATGGTACTGTAACGCGTAGAGATTGAAATAATATCTCCAAGAGAGCCCGCTATCCTATGGCTGAAATAACAGGATAAAAATGTACGCTAAACTGGAATAGAATCGACTATTCGATGAAAATGAGGGAAACTTCCAGAGCCGTAGATAAAAAGCTACGGGTTAATAACGAATTGGAATACCAGATCGAAACTCTTCACAAATACGGTGAAGAACATCCAGAAACAGGATTACATAATAAAGTCGTAAGAAGACAATTTAAAGAATCAATAGAAGTACCTGATCCAGTTAAAAAGACGACGATTAAACAACCGATGAAACCATTTATGGTTAGTCAGCTTCAAAGGGCTTTTGAACAAGGACGAATTATACTTTCTCCTTTTGATGAAGTTTTACATAAACAATTAGTTGACTACGAAATAGAGAGAATATCTCAGAATGGTGATCCGATATTTACTAGTAAAAACGAACACTTTATAGATGCGTTAGGTTTAGCTTATCTTGCTTTCGTATTAGAATTCCCTGATCTAACCAAAGGTATCGAAACTATTAAAAATACGAGTAAGATGGCGTTTAATACTCGTGGATTTCAAGGCTCGTTAGCTCAAAGAGAATTAATGGATATTTCACTTAGACAAGTTAATAATCCTTGGGCTAAAGATAAAGAACATAATGATCCGAGAGAATTAAAAGGTGATAAACCAACGTATTATAAAGTATCGAATGGAACTCCGTTAGGATTCTATAAATCTGGCCAAGGTAATTTTGGCTGGGGCAGCCGAGCCGGCAGAAGTATTAGCGGCTCTACCAGAAGACTTTGGTAAACTAATTATTTTGCGGCCTCCGCTATAATCAAATATAGTTAATCACGAATATGAATGAAGACTTATTAAAAAATATCTTCTACCGGCCCGAAGTATCTATAGAACGTGATTATAGTACGGACGGCACGATAGATCACTATAGTCCGGAACCGGTTCAAAAAACGGTTAAGCCGACACCAATACAAAATTTACTTACTAAAGCAGAAGAAGTAACAGATGCTTTAATAAGAATAAGAAATGTATTGCCGGCTTTACCAAATCAAATGCCGGAAATATTAGAGAATATAGTCGATAATTTAATCTTTCAAACAGAAATTGAAAAAGATGAATTAATCGACATTCCGGACGAACCTATAACTGAAACCGTAGATAATAACGATATATCTGAAGATGGCGTTACTCCAGACGAAGAACCTTATATAGATGATGAAGGTCATATTTGGGGAGCGCCTCAACCGTTAGATTATGTTATCACGGTCGTTAAACATAAAAATAATTCACAATTAGCACAAGAGCAGTATCTTAAAGATTCTATTTATATTAAAGAAGAATTTGCGACTCGGTTAAATAACGTATTACAAGATTACTTGTATCCTCTAGTTACTACTATGGATGAATCCGGCGTAGGAAATATAGAATATTTAAATATAGAATATGACGGCACAAGCGTAACAGGTTATGGATCTGATGATAAACATCTTCATGACCTAATTGTCAGAGGCCAGATAGTTAATGGTGAACGTGAAAGATTATTCGTTAAAAGTCATGACGCTATTACTACTCAATCTATAATTATGGCTTTTGATGTATGCGCGCAAGAACGAGTTAGATATTATACCGAAAATTATGATTTAGGTGTTTCTAACTTTACTGAAATGTACCGGCGTAATACGTTAGAGAAAACCAGAAACGAATACGAATATAAATATGCTCATGCCAGAAAAAATTTCTGGAAATATCTTAATAGCGCTGTAAAAATAAGCGAAGATATGTTAAAAACAGCGTTAGATGTTAATACAGCTAAATGCTATCTATTGTCTCAGGATGTTGATATCTTCGCTAAAAAAGAATATCAGGCTGCTGCTTATGAAAGTGCTACAGGTACTGGAGCACAAGAAGTAGACCCGACAAATAACACAGCGAATAAAGTTACTGATACAATAGCTAAAAAACAAGAATCGGATACTACAAATTAATGGCTTTTACATTTAATAATTTTAAACGAGCCTTTGGTTTAACGGTATATGAAGCACCTGCTTCTAATTCAAGAAGCGGTGGTAATTCAGCAGCCACTGTTATTAATAATTCGAATTTAAAGAATTTTTTAATTAAACACGTAGGCTGGAATTCTCAAGAAACAGAATATGCCGGAGCTGAAAATGATTTATCCGAAATTAAAACAGCTATCGCTACCGATAGTTATGTTAAAGTTGCGCTAGATAAAACATATCAGCTTATTTTTAAATCAGGCTATAAATTAACAAGTAACAACGAAGCAGCAGTAGATTATCTTAAACAAAGATTAAGAGTAATGTCGTTTGGTACTGGTGTGCCTTGGGATATTTTACTTCAGGAATTAGCCAGAGATATGGTTTTTTATTCTAACTGTTTCTGGGTTAAATCCAGAGTAGATCAAGTACAAGGCGGTTTTACGCTTACTCCTATTCTTGGTAAAAAAGTAGTTGGCGGTTATTTTAGAATGGATCCAACGGCGGTGGAAATTTCCCGCGATTCCAGTGGATCTATTTCTGGATATCAGCTGACGGGCGATAATGAAACTAAATTTGCTGCTGATGATGTTGTTCATTTCTATACTGAACGCGATGCCGAAAATAACTTCGGTACGCCTAGATACGTAGCAACATTAGAAGATATTAAGATCCTTCGTAAGATAGAAGGTAGTTCTCTTTCTTTAATCTATAGATTTGCGCTGCCGCTATATCAGATGAAGATCGGTCTTCCTGAACCTAATATGATGGCTACTAATCAGGAAATATCTGAAGCTCAGGATCAGATAAATAAGATGCCGATGGATGGTATCATCGTTACCAATGAGAGAACTGCGTTTAGTTCCATTGGTGCTGATGGTGAAGCTATCGAGCTTGAACCTTATTTAAAATACTACGAAAACCGTAGCTTTACCGGTCTTAACGTATCTGAAGCAATGATGGGACGTGGCGGTACTAAGCAGGATGCCGATTCTATGGAAGGCTTAATGCATGATACCGTTAAATATTATCAGCGTATTATTTCTATTTTTATCCAAGATAAAATATTTAATGAGCTTCTGTTAGAAGGTGGTTATAATCCTATTTTTAACGAAGACGATATAGTTAGATTTGAATTTAACGAAATAAATCTGGATACTAAAATTAAACAGGAAAATCATTACGCTAACTTATTTGCTCAGAATGTTATAACCTTTGAAGAAGCCCGTAGAAATATTGGTTATATGTCCGATAATGTTGATGAATCCAGGCTCTTTGGTAATATGATTACAACTAAGAGCGCGATAGATATTGTCAACGCTAAAGCCGTAGCTGAAACTACTACGGGTAATGGCAATATTTCTAATGGTAAAACCTCTACTGTAACTGCTAGCGGAGCCGTTCAGAATACAGATCAACCGACTAATCAACATGGTACTACTTCCGTTAAAACTAAAGAATCAGTTATTCCGATAACGGAAAGTAATAATAATCTGGAAACGAAGAATAAAAAAGAAACGCATGAAGCCATGTATAGGAACGATTTCGCCCAAATTTATAAGTTATATCAAAACATGCGTAATGATATAACGAACAAGAAAAAGTTCACTAAGGCTAACATAGATAAATACAATAAAGAATTTAACGCGTTATTCGAAGATTTAATCGTTAAATATGCAGCACTTGGTTATACCAATAGTTCTATCACTGCTAATACGATTGAACCCGTTACTTATAACGAAGAATCAGTTTCTAATGAATTAATTAAAAAATCGAAAAAAACGATTTCTAATTTTATTGAAACCATTGCCGGAAAAATAAATAACGGAGTAGCTGATCCTGTCGCCGTCTTTGAATATATGGAATATCGTCTTAGATTCGCTTGTGAATATACCAGTAAAAAATCTTATTGGTATGCTTTCGTAATAAAATGTAAAAATGATGGATTAAAAAAAGTTAAATTAGAATTAACCGATACTCACAAAAAAGAACATAAGAAATCTATAGACGTTAACAATTTTACATTAGAAGATATTCCACCGTTTAATCCTTATTGCTCTTGTAAATTAACCAGACCGAGAGGATAACTTAAATCTTGAGTATCTCAATTAAAGAATATTGTGGCGTAAACAATGTCGTAACTTCTCGGGACACTACTAAAGAAATTCCTATGAAAGAATCGACAGCTGTTAGTGATTATATAGCTCCGACTGCCGATACTCTCATGGTTGAAATAGAAGGCATTCATGCCTATCCTTATCATACAAGAAACTATACCAGATATATGTCGGAAGCTCTGAAAGAGAGTCAGTTTAAATGGACGCATCCGTACCTTAAACCGCTGATTAAACATCATAATGATCAGAATGGCGAAATAATCGGACGTATCTATGATGCTACTTATTCAGAAAAAACCAGTATTGATAATGTTGGTGGCTTATATTTTACAGTTTCTGTTCCAGATAAAAAAGCGGAATATGAAGTAGAAAACCGATTGTTAGAAACAGTATCTATCGGAGTATCTACTAACGATGTCCGTTGTAGTATTTGCGGCAGTCCTATTATAGATGCTGAAGAAGGATGTCCGAATAATCATGTTCGTGGCGCTAAATATGATGGCGAAACTTGTTATTGGGATATTTATAACATAGAACCTAAAGAATTAAGCTATGTAATCGTACCTTCTGATGCATACGCCAAAAATGTAACTTTCTATCGTGCTAAAGATAAAAACAGTAAATCTACTGCTTTACACGAATCATTAGATAATAAATTAACTAATAACAAAACAGATAATAATATCGGAGGTTCCTCCCCTAATATGGATTTAGAAAAACAGTTGGCTGAAGTTCAGGAAGAAAACTCTAAACTGAAAGCCGAGCTGGAAGCTGCTAAAGCTTCTCTTGCTGAACTTGAAGAAGTTAAAGCAGCTAAAGCTGAATTAGAAAAGACTCTCGATGAAGTTAAAAAGGCAGTAGAAGAAAAAACTGCTGAAGTCGAAAATCTTGAAGCTAAAGTAAAAGTTAGTGAAGAAGATCTCGCTGCTGCTCATGAAGAAAAAGAAGCGGCTGAGAAAGCAGGTCTTGAAGCTCAGGAACAGCTTCGTAGTGTTGTTCAGGATATGTTTAATCAGTATCGTAAACTTACGGGCCGCAAAGAATTTGCTGAAGCAGAATTTGCTAACCGTACTACTGATTCTCTGTTAGACAGTATTACTGACTTTAAAGAAGAGCTTTGCTCTGAAAATAATAAACTTGATAAGGTAATTCAAGTTAAAGAACAACACATTCCTAATCCTGTAGCTCCTACGAACAAACAACCGGTTAAATCTAAGAAAGATAATGACCGTATGAATCTTGAAGAACAATTTAATAATTTGTTCGTAGCTGCTGTTTCTAAATAATTTATTTTATACAAACTTAGGAGTTAAAACTCAATAATGGCAATTCAACCGAATACTTTTTCTTCTAAAGACGTACTTTCTCCGGGTTCTCGTGGCGAGAAATTTCTCGTATCCATGCCCGGCTATCGTGGCGAAGAAGATCGAATTAATAGAACTAATTTCCATATGAACGTCTGCGACCATGACGTTCCGAACTGCAAATGGGAACTCGATGATCGTCTTCCCGCATTGTTCCGTTATGGCTTCGCATATGGTTTTAATCAGATTGTAATCCCTAAAGGTCGTGTCGTAGCACTTGATCGCGATATGAGCGTAGTAGATTTTGAATCTAAAAAGGCTCATAACGTAATCACTCTCGCTAACGGCGGTGTACCTGTTAAACTGCGTGGAACCAGCGACGTTTATCAGACTGTATCTGATGCTGTTAGCATCGTATCTCAGGAAAACTCTGGTCAGGCTGTAGGTAATCCTACTATTGAATGGATTCCTGTAGTTGGTATGGCTAAAGCTTATAGCGCTAAAGCATATCGTCCTTTCGTAGATAACAGCGGCGATGGTACTACTGTTGTTACTTGCGCTTCTCAGCTTGCTACTGCTGGGTATGCTGTAGATACTTTAAATGGTCGCATTACTAAAAGCGGTGTCGTAGACAATACGGTTCGCAATGGTAATATTCCTATCGGCGTAATTGAACGTAACGAATATACTCGCGACCGTGATGCTTATAATGGCATGATGCCTGGCCCGGTTCGTACTGATGCTATGATCGAAATGCCTTGGTTCGCATTTAAAGATCGTGCTGAACGTAATCCTTGGGGCGCTGTATATGGCGACATTTTCCCGGGTGCTCTTATTAAATCCGATGAAAATGGCCGTATGACTATTTCTCCTCTTTCTATTGATGCAGAAATTGCTAAAATGTCTGCTCAGGAAATTGAACTTGAACGCCGTCAGGTTATCGGCGAAGTATATTCTACTTCTAAAGATCTTGTTCCTGAAGGTGCGGCTCGTTGGGCTGTATGGGCTCTCGAAGACCGCTTGAATTATGAAGACTTTAATCCGACTGTATGGCGCGAAACTAATCGCCGTAACGAGGATTCTACTAATAACTCTCCGTATGCTTCTACCGGTGAATATCCTGGTTATCCGTATGATAAAGCATTTAATGAATCTAATCTCCATATGTTAGGCGCTAACCTGCGTAATGGTAATTATGATTTGCGCATGGATGCTGAATACCAGTATTCCGAACTTGGTATTCCTGGCTTGACCGATGGCTATAATGCTGTTATCCGCGATATTCCGGAAACTAAGATTGGCGAAATTCATCATCGTGGAAACGCTGAAGATTATATTGATCAGCTCTTCAGAACTACTGAAGTTGCTCTTGATCCTGGTTCTCTTCAGATTAAAATCGGTACTAACGCTTATATCCCGGCTACCGTTGGTCAGAAAACCGCTGATGGCGCTTTCGAAATTTGCTATGCTAGCGAACATCAGGGTATCTTCGGTATCCATATTATTAAAGAACAGGCAGATACTACTCTTCAATCTGCTCCTGTAGAAGTTTATTTTAAAGCTAAGAAACGCGGTCTTGCTGGCGTACCTACCTTTATGGATTGGGATGGCTGCATTGGCTCCGCTAAAATCTTACTGACGAAATAATTAAATTTAAGAGTACCGTATCTATATAGTTAGATACGATACTCTTACTAATAACTTAGAAAATAATTTACTTAATCATATAGATATCCTGGAGGATTTCCATTTAATGAATATTCAAGAAAAGTTGGTTTCTATTCGTGCAGCTCGTGCAGAAGCTGAAAAACAATGGGCCGACTATAAAGAAGGCAAATCTCAAGATAAACCTTCTGTTGAAGTTAAAAGCTTTGACATGGTAGAAAAGATGCTCCTGAATACTATGGGCGACTTCTCTAAAGGCCGTGTAACTGTTCAGGAAACTTTACATTCTACTGATGCCGTTAAACTTATTCCTAAAGTAATCGAAGGTCAGCTCCGTGAAGCTGCTGAACCTGTTTACCTTGCAACTAGATTTATGAAGACCATCCAGGTTAATGATGGTGCTTCTGCTGTATATGTAATCCCGGTAGTTGGTGAACTTACTGCTCATGAAGTAGCTGAGGGCGGACGTTACAATGAATCGACCGTTGACTTCAATACCCTGGAAAACGGGACTTATGAAGTTCGCGTGAAGAAAATTGGTCTTAAAGTTGCCCTTACTGAAGAAGCTGTAACCGATGGCGCTTGGGATATTATGAGCATCAATATTGCTAAAATGGGCCGTGCTATGGCTCGTTATAAAGAAGAATGGTGCTTTAATTCCTTCTCTGATCATGGTCATGTAGTATTTGATAATGCTCTTCGTGGCCAGATGCCTGAAGCCGGTACCAGTGGCCGTGCTGCTGATGGTTCTTATAACGATACAATGTCTACTGAAGACTTTATCGATATGATTCTTGCTATGATGGGTCAGGAACATACTCCTACCGATATCATTATGCATCCGCTTACTTGGGTTGTATTTGCTCGTAATTCCATGATTGGTAATGGTATGACCTATGGTGCATTCGGTGCTCAGGACGTACATCCTTGGGGTGCTACTCAGGGTACTCCGGGCTTTGCTGGTCTTGCAGCTAACCAGGGTCCTCAGAAATATATTCTGACTCCTGATCAGGTTCAGGGCCGTCTCCCGATGCCGCTGCGTATTAACTTCAGTCCGTTTGTACGTTTCGATAAAGTTAATAAGAAATTCGATATGTACGCTCTCGATGCCGATAATGTTGGTATTATCGCTCAGAAAGATGCTCTTACTACTGATAACTGGACCGATCCTGAAAGAGATATCCGTCTTATCAAATGTAAAGAACGTTATGGCGTTGCTATTATCGACAATGGTAAAGGTATTGCAGTAGCTCGTAATCTGGCTGTTGCTCCGACCTATCCCGAACCTCCTGTTGTTACTGTTGTCAACAAAGACGGTAACTAATTTATAATCATAAATTTTAGCGGCCGATATTTCTAATGTGTTATATTGGCCGCTATTTTACTAATACATTAAATACGAGGAAACATACGTGTCTAATACTATTATTGCACAAGTTAAACTCGCTTCCGGTGAAGTGGGTTACTACGATGACTACTCCAGACTGTATTTAACTATTTCTAATCCTATTGGTGTTATTTATTCCGGTATGAATCTTACTCAGATTAAACATAGTGTTAAATCTGGCCGTTTAAAACTTATTAGCGGTAGCCTTTACGGTGAAACCACGAAACCGGTTAAAGTAGAAACTCCGGCAAAAACAGAGCCGGTTAAACCAGTAGAAGAACCTAAAAAAGAAGAATCGGTTGTTGAAGAAGTTAAACCAGTCGAAGAAGTAGTTGAACCTACTCTCGTAGTAGAAGAAGAAGTTTCTGTAACGCCTGAAGTGACTGAAAAGGTAATTGAAAACGTTACTGAAACCGAGGCTTCTGAAGAAGAAGTTAAACCTAAAAGAACCCGTAAAAAATCTGTAAAAACTGAAGAAGAATAATGTATAAACATTTTAATTTAAGTTCGATAAATCTTCGTGCTATCGATAAAAAAATCGATCTTAAATTTAATTTCGATGTGGAACCATCTTCTATACAAGGAGATACTATTGTATTAACGACATTAACAGGTGGAGATCATATTCCATTTAAAACTACTGTTAATGGTTCTGTAATTACTCTTTTATTAGATGAGTGGCCACAGCCGAATACCGAATATCATATTATTATAGAACAAGAAATAGAAAATATAGCAGGCATGAAACTTAACAGCGCTATTAGACGTAAGTTAACGTTTCGGTCTCAAATATTAGCTGTTCCTTTTGTTAAGAGTCCATATAATTTTCAAAAATTAGAAGACTTAGAATTTAAATGGGACGATACAGAAGATTCTTCTGAATACTATGTAGAATTAGCAAAAGAAAACAGGTTCTATAACTTAATCTATAATACAACGGTATACGGGAAAGAAATCGCACCGGTTTTACCAGATTTATTGCCCGGGCAATATTATTTTAGAGTTAGAGTCCAAAAAGACGGCGATTTTGGAGTATGGTCAGCACCAGTTACGTTTATATATAAAGACGTTTGTGCTGATGATTATCCAGAAGAAGACGGACCAAGTGCTGACGCAGAAATGCCTGGCGCATGGGATGATTTATATAATAATAACAATTCAGCATCTGATTCTGAACTGGATGATAATGAAATCGAAGTAGAAGATGATTTAGAGGTATTAATTGCCCCTACTAACGGAGAAACACCTACTGAATTTGTATTTGAATTTGATAGAGAATTAGATACTATGAGCGGCGAAGTTGTCGTTATAAGGAGGGATTTTTAATGGCTAGAGAAACAGTTCCAGCTACTTTAAAAATCTCCGGTAATACAGTTACAGTAATCTTAAACGACGCAGAAATATTAGATAATTCTCAATATGAAATTCGTTTAAAAGATTTAAAATCTTTAGATGGTAAGGCTTCGTTAGAAGATCTTAATTATAAAGTTGTTACTGAATTAACGCCGGCTTATTGCAATATTTCTGATGTAGCTATTTTAACAGATACTTTTACTGATGTTCCAGAATCTATGATTCTTTATTATATTCGCGAAGCATCTAAATATGTAGATTATATCAGAGCTGGTGGCTCATCTGGTACAGGCTCTTCTTCAACTACTTCAGATGAAATTACGTTTCCAATGCGTGAGTTTGTAAAGATTAAAGCAACAATCGATTGTTTAACTAAAGCTTACGTTAATAAAGCAGCAGATTCTGGTATTAAAGGTAAACTCGGAGAAATTAGCTTCGAAAACACCGAAAAATATGCTACCAGTCTTAACGATTTACTTGACGATCTTTGGGATCAACTTAAAAAATGGGAAGATGCTCTTAAGGGTTATGAACTTGAAGGGCGTGCTCAACCTCAATATGCTATTCGTGGTTCCGAAGCTACTGATGTTACTTCGTTCTCTAATATCGTTGATACTATTGAGCGCGATTTACCTGAAAACTTACCGACGTAATGAAGTAGGTGATGCGCTATTAAAGGTTTTGACGAAAATATTATTGCTCTTATCGATATGCTCGAATATGATATGTGGCTTATTTCGCCAGATAAACATATCGATTGTATCTGTAAGAATTATGATACTAAACAAGCTAAACGTAATTGCAAACGATGTCTTGGACTCGGTTATAAAATAAAAATAAAAAAAATAAAAGGCGTTAGACAGCCTGGTACTATGTCAGCTGCTGGAATGCAGCTTACTACCGAAACCGGCATATATTTCTTTAAACAAGACTATCATATAAAAGACGATGATTTAATTGTTTGGCACGATGAAATAGAACAGGTAACTAAAACAGAACGTCATTGTTCTGATGCTCAAAAACCTGTTTATTTTAGATGTGAAACTAAACCTAAAAAAGCAGATAACGATATCTTCCTGACTAATTTCTATAAAGCTATAGGAAAGAAATGGAAGGGTAGGAGGGATTAACTATAATGCTGGAGCATTCTATCCTTCTTATCGGTATTGGTACGAATAAATATAAACTAAACGAAATTGTCGAAGTAACTGAAGATTTTTCTGTATTAGAAAAATACGGAGAACAATCATGTTTCTATAAAGCATGGCGAATCTGGAGTAAATTTAACAGACCAGGAACCATATATATATTAAATCTTGATTCTTGGGAAAATATAAGTAACCAGGATAAAGTATTAAACGATTTAAATTTTGATTATATCTGTCCGTTAGATTTATATTTGGACGATAGTTATTACGATGATTATTATGCGAAGCGTTTATTTTATTCTCAATTAATTCTGCTTCTAGTTAGCAAGACGATTTCGACAGTAATCATGACCGGACAACATGCTACCGGTTTTGAAGATTTAGATAGTTTTTTAGATAACGAAAATAAAAAGATAGAACGCGCTATGATTCGTTTTAGTAATCTTAAACGCGAAAATTTTATCTACGTTGCCAATAATCTAACTGGTTATATTTATGCTAATGTCGTACTTGCTTGTTCACTTATAAATACTGATTATGCTGAATATCCGGCTTCTGATTTATTTGGGCCGGCATATTTTGAAATAGATCAATCGGATGTATCTTCTAGATTAGTATATTTTAAAAATAATTATATAACTGGTACTACTGTAGAGAATCTCGTTAATTTTAGTAGTGACTATACATTAAGGTTAGTACCGGTTTATAGAATTATTAAATATTTTTATTTCCATCAGCCCGATCAGGATGAATTTATAGGGAAAACCTATAGCGAATATCGGAAGCTAAAGATTAAGGAAAAATTAGATGAATTCCTTTCTAACTTAAAAGGATGGATAATTTACAAATACGAAATCGTTAGCGTTACCGATATTCAAACAGAACTTGGAACTATAGATGTCCGTTTACGATATAATATCTGGCCGAAATTTACAACTGAAGTATATAGACTGGAAAATATGTTATGACAAATTTCGTAGAGAATAATGACTTATTTGAACGATTAAAAGATAAACAGGATAAAATAGCTAATTACATCGAGAAAAAAGATGCGACACCAATTCTTAAAGCCAGAAAAAATGCTTCATTAGACGACTTTGTTTCTATGGTCGCCAAGATAGTAAGTAAAGCTCTGGCTAAAGAAAATGCCGAATTTATTCCCGATGAAGGTGCTGTTTTAAGTGATCCACAGAAAAAAGTGGAACATCCTTATATTCTTTATTCTGTAGTGTCAAGAGTACCTAAGTTGGAATTAAAACCAAGGCAGATGGAAAATATTATCGAAAATATTGGAGATACCAAAAATAGAAGATTTGGCCGTAACTGGAACATGAGACAAACATGTATTATCCAGTTTGACGTATTAGCTTCCGATTATGAAACAGCTAATAAGGTAATGAGTACTTTCGAAGAGATGATGTTTAGTTATTCCGGTTATTTTAAAGCTAACGGGGTCTCTGAACTTCTCTTTAAAAAGTATTTTACTGATAAAAATCTTGATAAGTATAGACAATGGTTATCTGTTCGTTCTATACAATATGAGATTGAAATTGAAAAATTAATAACCGTATTCGATACTACTATCGAAGATATCGAAGTATAACATAATACGGATTATATACACATATCCTTTTAACAACTGAATATAGGAGTTAATTTTAACTAATATGCCTAGCAACTCTATTTTTACTTATGACAACGAACTGCCTGGCGTTTTTACTGAAATCGAATCTCAGCTCTCCAGTGAGTATGATACTTCGTTATTCGGTACTACCGACAGTGTCGTTGTAATAGGCACAGCCTTTGACGGCCCGACCGGTGTTATTACTCCGGTATATAGCGTAGAACATGCTGCATACGTATTTGGTAAAAGCTATGATGCTACTACCCGTCGTGAAGCAAGCCTCGTAACCGGTATTCAGGATGCTTGGAATAATGGCTGCCGCACGATTTATGCGATGCGTATTAATGGTATCGATATGGAGAAAGAATTCTCTTTCGCTATCGATTGTGATTATAAACTGCGCGTAAAATCCCGTTATCCTTCGAACCTTGGTAAAGAGGTTTATATTAAATACGATAATACTGATAGTGCTGAAACCTTTACTATTTATAAACCAGCTTCTCGTGCTACTATTGCTGAGAAGATGGCAGGTCTCGTAGAATCCGATACCGCTGTAATGGTAAACGAAATCCGTATTGGTCAGGATTATGGTTATACTAAAGATTCCAAACTCGTAGACGTTATTAATCTGATTAATAATCATCAGTATAATAACGTTATCGAACTTGATATTGTAGATAAAGATGGCAATGTAGTAACTTCCAGCACTGAAGCTTACGAAGTAACTCTTGCTCATATGTTCCCTGGTACTTACTTCATTGGCCGCGATAAGAGTCTTTGCAAAACCTATACTGATTTAACTCTTAAATTAGTTATGGATGATTCTGATCCGAAACCCTATACTGGTTTCGATAAAGGTTTCTATCGTGTACTTAATATGAATACTGACGTAGCTTCTGAATATCCTATTTATTATACGGATATTAAAGAGATGCGTACTATTCTTGAAGAAGTAAATATTACTATGGATAAACAGGATGATTATCTAGAAACAGCTAATTTGTCCGATCGTGCTTTCCATCCAGATGAAACTGATTATGAAGAAAGCAATTTAACTGCTTTTGAAAAATATCAGAAACTCGGCGAAGGTTTTGCTGTTACCGCAGTAGCTGAACGCCGTGTTGATGGCGAAGGCCACGAACTTATTCCGAAAGTTAAAGAAGCCGCTCTTGATGATGTTAATCGTATTGTCCCGACCGGCGATGGTATTTATTCTATCCTGAGCGATGCTAAAATTCGTTATCACGTTCTTGCCAGTGACATTTGCGCTGATACCGTAATTGGCGGCAAGATTCCTAAATATACTGAATTTAAAACTACTTTACCGGTTGAATTTAATATCTTCAACGGTCTTATTCAGGTAACTCCGAAATTAGATAGTTCTGATGCTTATATTCCTCAGAAATATGGTTTCATGATCTATACTAAAGAGCGTCCTGTTATTGCAAAAGATGATATTTATACCGATCGTATTGTAGAACAGGTTGGTTACGCTGAAAACGCTGAAGAGATTACTGGTAAAGTAAATGCTAAACCTGGTTCTATCTGCTTGCTGTATGGCGAAGAGAAACAGACTGCTACCATGTATATCGCTAATGAAAATGGCGTATACGAACTCGTTAACGATGAGAAATATGGCAACGACAGACTTTATATCGCAGGTATGAACACTTATAAAGGTGCTTACGCTGACGGTACTCTTTCCTTTAGTCTTGTAGGAGATAATTCTCTTACTGAAACTGGTGGTAAAAATTATGTCGTAATGCAGCAGGACAATGAACTCTTCATTACTTCTCTTGACAATCCGCTCGAGACTCCTCCTTTCATGGCAACTGCTAATGTAGCTCTTGATGATGAAAGTGAAGACCTGTTTGTATATTATCAGAATCATAGCAATGGTGTTAACTATGTTATGATTTCTAATCCGTACTTTAGTTCTATGACTATGACCGACTTTGTAGAGTCTTTGAATGAATCCGCTCTTGGTAATTTATTCGAATTTGCTCTTACTCAGGAAGGTCGTATTCTTAAAGACGAGTACGTAACTGATGCTGATATCCAGCATAATGATGGTGAAAATCCTCTCGTTATGAAATATGGTTATTATCAGCAGATAGAAGCAGATCGTGAAACCGGTTATGACTACAGTAAACATATCCCGTATTATACAACCGATAACTTTGCTCGTCATCTGGCTCAGCACTGCTTATATACCGAACTTAAAACTTATCCGACTCATGGCGTAATCGGTTTCGAGCGTATTTCTGATCTTTCTAAAACCAATCTGGCTAAAAAAGTTCAGGAAGTTAACGAAAATGATTGGTCTATGTATGCTAAGAACAACTATGGCCGCAACATGTTAGATGCTAACAATATGCCGTATCCTATCGGTCGTTGCGTATCCGCTTGCTTATTCCAGTCTACTACCAATACTCCGTCTAACTATACGACTATTGTTAACGGTGCTACTGCTTATGCCGGCTTTGTATCTCAGTTGGATATTGGCCAAAGCTCTACTGGTCAGACTATTGATCTTACTCCGATGTATGAATTCAGCCGCAGCCAGCTTCAGACTTTATCCAGTGCTGGTATTGTAACGGTTCGTAATTCCTTTACTCAGGGTTATGTAATTACCGATGGTGTTACTATGGCTCCGGCAACTGATCTCTTACGCCGCCTGTTTAACACTCGTGTAATGCACTTCGTAGAAGATTATATCCGTGCTGTTTGCGAACCGTATATTGGTAAAGCTAATAGCTCGGCTAATAGAAACAGTCTCCAGACTGCTTTGACTTCTAAACTTGATACTTTGCTTGATACACTTTTGAGAAGCTACGAATTTAAGATTGTCGATGATGGTAGTGCTGATCAATATACTTATATTGATATTAACTACACTATCGTTCCGATGAACGAAATTCGTGAAATCAGAAACTATCTGCACGTTCAGAACTAATTAATATAAAATTATCCGCCCGAATAAAACCGGGCGGATTCCATATATCAGGAGAAATTTAATTAACAATGGCAGAAAATTACACTTCTTCCGATTATACCAGAACTTATACTGCATTTTCTGGTTGTGATATTGTATGCACGGTCGGAAATGTCGTCGTAGGGCAACTTCAGGCCGTTTCGTACTCGGTAAGTCGCGAAAAGGCACCGATTTACACATTCGGCAACGCAAACCCCAGAAGTTTCGCACGTGGCAAACGCGGGATCGCCGGTACACTTGTGTTCACCAACTTTGACCGCGATGCTCTTCTTTATTCTTTAAGAGAATATGCGGCTCATGCAGCTACGTTCCAACGTATTGGTGGAGACTTAAATATTACTCCTCTTACGATAGACGAATGGGACGAGAAAATGACGGACCAAATTGGTCTCGCAGGAGACACTTTGGCATCTCATAATCCGGAAGCGGTAACCGAGAAAATCGCGGTAGTAACTGAACCGTATTATCTCGACGAAGTTCCGCCGTTTGATATTACCATTTCTATGGCTAACGAATATGGCCAGGAAGCTTATATGGTTATCTACGGTTGCGAAATTCTTAATGAAGGTGGCGGCTGGAGCGTTGACGCTATCACCTCCGAAAAAGCTTGTACCTTTATCGCTTGCGGTCTGAAAGCTCTTACTCCTCTTGAAGATTAATATTTGATCTTTATATTTAATAAAAAATTCATAATAACATAGCGCACTCTTCGGAGTGCGTTTTTGTTATCTATAGCGGTAATTTTGTCAATGACGATATAATTTAACTATAAGATACGAGGTGAACAAGATTAATAGCGTTACTTATAAAACAGTTTGCAACGAATTTGAAGATCAATGTATACAAGTTGTTCAAAGAATTAAAACATCTGGAGAATATATACGTACAGATTCTTTAAGAGCTAATTGTATCGATATTGGCAACGATATATTAAATACTTATTCTAATCAGTTATCAGAAGAACAACAAGAAGATTTTCATAATCATATAACAGCTACAGCTGATGAAATAGCTAATGAATATCAAAGCTATCTTAATGAAAACAGAATAACGAATACTTCTTCGGGATATACTGGAAATATAGATAAAGATCCGGAAACTAGAAATAGCCGCAGTTATATGTATGGCGGCAATTTTACTTCTGATTATGCCGCCGTTAACTCAGCTTATTCAATGGCTGACATGGTCGCATCTATTTCTATAGCTACTAATGAAGGATATATAAATACCGTTCTTGGTAGTATACAGACTCTTAGTTATAGTATCTATCAGAAGAAAGCTCCGGTTCGTGTTCTTGGTAATATGAATGCTAAAGATTGGGTATTTGGGCCAAGAACTATTGCAGGCTCATTAGTATTCGCAGTATTCAACAAACACTGGATTATGAATATCTATGATCAGCTTAAAGAAAAAGCTGGTATGGAAAACTGGCATTTTATAACTGATGAGATACCACCATTTGATATAACTATTAGTTTTGCCAACGAATACGGATACGATTCCAGAATGGCCTTATACGGTGTACGTATTATGAACGAAGGCCAGGTTATGTCTACTAACGATATTTATATCGAAAATACGTATCAATTTGTGGCATCTGACATAGAATTAATGGATTCATTAAATGCTTATCAAACAGGCGAGAGTAGGCATAAATATGTAGTCATTTCCAGAACCGGTGAATACGTAGAATCTAGTTCTGAAATTAATCCGATAGATAAAGAAGCTGAAAACGAAGTAGAACAGCCAAGCGAAGTAACGAGTGCCGGTCAATTAGTATTATCTAATTCTGACTTAGAACAATTATCTAAAGAAGAAGCATTAGAAGAACTTAAACACCGCTGGTTAATTCTTCAAGATTATTTAATTGCTAACGGTGATACTGATGGACAACAAGAAGCTGGATTAAAATATAACAGTGAATACGATAGAATCGTAGCCTATTATAATAATAAAGAAGCAGAAGAGGCCGAATAATATATGTTTTTTATAGAACGAATGTATCAAGATAAAATGCAAATAGCCGCAGAATATTTCGGCGAAAATACTGTTATAAGTTTTCATCCTGTTTCTGATCCGACTGAAGTTACTACTTCTAACTATCATCCAGATAATTTTTTAACGATAGCTAATTTATATAACGGTGAATGGATATTTAGTATTATAAATTCAATAACCGGTAAAACGTTAGATAAACAGTTAATTGAATTTACTAACTATTCTAAGCAAGAATATTTTAATCAAGTATTTAATTTATCTGATGAAAAACAAGCTATTATAGCCAAGAATATTACTAGTGATTATTATATCGAAGAATTATATAAAGATTATTTAAATAATAAAAACGCCGATTATACAGAAACTTATAAGATTATGTTAACGGCGTTGATTAACGATTTTAATAATACTAATAATTATCTTAACGGCAAAGATGAATTAGATATCCGGTTTTCTAATGATTACGTTATAACTATAGATTTATCAAGAAATATAGATTATTTTGTTAACGATGCAACGTTAATTCAGTATTTAAAAATAGATTATAACGATATCCCAGAAGAAAATAAAGAACAAAGATTTACTTGGGATAGCAGTATACAGCCCCGTGGAATATCTATAGATACTCCCATACAAAAATTTAATTTAGATTCTGGACTATATAAATTCTATATATTAGCTGGAAACGGTGTTAGACGTTGCTATTATTTCTTCGTAGAAGACCAGGAAACTAAGAATCAGAAATTCCAAGAGATAATAGAGAATAAACAGAAAATAGCTAACGAGAAAATAGATTCGCGCGCCATCTTAGAATCCGAATATGATTTCGAATCTGAAGAAGAAAAAGAAATCGTAATGAATATCGAATATCTTAACGATTGGTCTGCACTTTTACCTAAACCTAAGTTAGAATACGAAAATGGCGATATAACTTTTAATGCTGCATTGTTTAATTCATTATCCATGGCTTCTGACAAAGAATTATATCTCTACGGTTTCGAAGAAGATACGATTTATAACGGCGCTGTTCCTCATAAAATATTAATCGATAGCGATATTATAACGTTTAATCGTGATAAGAAATTTTTTAATAGAGAACGTTATTATTTTTACGTTGGCGACATTAATAGAAATAAATTAAGCCGTGTTACTACATTAGATTTATCTGGTTATAATGATACTGGAATAGATTACAACGAAAGATACGAACATTTAGTATTAAATACTCACGTTAAAAAATTTAATAAATTTCTTGGCTCACATTCTAAATGGTCTGAAATTAAATCTGCTTTTGACAGATATAGTCAAAGAGAAGATATCGCTTTCGAAGATATATTAACCGTTATAGAATCTGAAGCTTTAACTCGCTTAAGTTATCCATACGACAAAGCTGAACAACTGGTTTACAACTACGAACTTTGCCTGTTAAAGAACTATACTAATAAAAATAGAGATCTGGCCAAAGAACAAGTATATAAACCTTACTATGGTACTCATGTAATACCGCAAGGGAACTATATCTTAATGTTTAAATATATTTGTAATAACGGCGCAGATATAATTTATAGTTTCGATAATACATCACTTACTCAAGCAGCTGAGTTTGAAATTGGTAAAACTATTCCTGCGTTAATTCAGATGGGATATAAAACTAATGATTTTATAATCGTTAGAGCCGTAGATGTAGAGACTTGGAAAGTTTCTGATTTTATTATGTATAACAATACTGGATATGGCGTTAAATCTTTTTATAATACGATAGAAGTGGAGACAATAAATGGCCTCTGATTTTTTAATTAAGAATGTTTACGGTACTAATAAACAGTTACGTAATACCCCCGGTTATACTAACTACGTAGTCGGCGTAAATAAAAATCTTAGCGGTGCTGTTTCTTCTGCGGTATTAAAAAGATACTATTCTTCTATTGATGCTGAAATCTATTTTAATGGCGAATGGGTAGAAGATATTTCTGATATTCAATGGGTAGTACAACAGCAGACCTTACCATTATACGGTTATAACAGTTATATCTGGGATGACGTAGCTCAGGGTAATCGTATTATTCAGGGTACTTTTATCGTAGTATTTAGTAATAATCCTAGAATTATTGAAGAAATGGCGGCGCAAGGAAGCAGTACTATAGTTAATAATGCTGCTCCGGCAGACTTTGAAGATATAGAACAATATCTGATAGCCAGTGGTGCTGAATTAGATAAAAACACAGGAAACATCATAGAAAATCCAGCGCATTATAATATTTGGGAAAATAACTTTGACATAGATATTGTATGTGGCGAACAATCTGAAAATATCGGATATCCTGTACATATTATTTTAAAAAACTGTATTATTCAGAATAGATCTGAAATGCGTTCTAAAGACGGTGACGTAGCTATGATGCGTTATAATTTTATCGCACGCGATTTTGTAACCGTAAACTAACAGTAATTATTTTATATATATAAATACTAATGGAGGAAGAAATGACCGAAATTACTCGTGATACTGTACTTACTAAAGAACTTCTTCAGGAATTAAAAGACGAATATAAAAAACTTTATAGAGTAGTCTTAGTCGATGGTACGGAAGTTATATTTAAACGCGTATCCAGAAATGAATATAAAGAGATTATGCGTAAATATAACGAAATCGAAAATAGAGAAGAACGTCTTTGGTATCGTGAAGAAGAAGTGTGCCGCAAGTGTATTGTATATCCTTGTGCTGAAGTCGTAGATGAAATTTTAAGTTCTATGGCCGGAGTATCTTCTGTATTATGCGATGAAATTTATATGCGTTCCGGATTCAGTATGAATCTTAAATCTGACGAAATTTAATCATGAAGATTAAAGAAAAACGTATTACTCAAGCCGATTTTACTAATCTGTTAAAATCGCTTAAAGAAGAATATAAAACTATTTTCATGTATCAATTTGGGGAACAAGTATTTATTTATAGACCTATCGGACGCAGGGAATATAAAGAATTAATACTTAATCCTCAATTAACTGATCAGGAAAAAGAAGAACGCGAATGTAGTATTTGTACGCTTTGGCCGGAGAATTATGACTTTAGTAACTGCGAAGAAGCCGGACTTCCCACAGAATTATCTAAAGCTATTGAAGAAAACAGTTATTTATCTGAAGAACGAAGACAACTCGTATTAAGCCAACATCGTGCTGATATGTTTGATTTAGATAATCAGATTAACTGTTTAATTATGGCGGCATTTCCAAATTTATCATTAGAAGAAGTAGAAAATTGGGATGTTATGACTGCTTGTAAGTATTTAAGCAGAGCTGAATGGATTTTAGCACACGTTAACGGCCTTAAATTTACTCAAAAAGATCCTCGTTCCAGTTATGTTAAAAAAGGTTCTGAAGAAATTACAGATACTCAACCGATTAACGAAACGGCTCCTACTCCTAAGTCGCAACCGAAACCAGATACTTCTATGTCTATAAAAAAACATAATGGACCTCCTGTTCCAGAAAGTTTTGGCGGACCGATTAAGCCAAAAGAAAAATCAATGGATATTCCGGTTCCACAAGATATGCTTAAGAGTATTTCGGGCGAAAAAGATGTCGCACATAATGGTAAACCAAAAGTACGGCAACAGCCTCAGAAACAGAAATTAACTCCAGAGAAATTAGCTGAACTTAAGGCTAAATATCCGGAAATTGATTGGGAAAATGATGCAGGTAACGATGGCTTTGCTGATTTTACAGCGGCAGCACAACATGCTGATGAAACTCCGTATGCACTTAGAGTAAAAGGTAAAGCTGTTCATCACGAAAAACCGAATTATATCTACTATACTCCCGACTTAGAAAACAAACCGAAAGAAAAGAAATAAAATAATACTATAATGGAGGGCTCATGGCAAATAATAATCAAGCCGATGACAGCAGCCTGGTTGAAGATCTTGGCGTCCTTACCGCTAGCACCGCAGCGGGAACGGCGCTTTTTTTTCGCTTAGAGAATCCAGCGCGTTTAAATGAATACGCTATTAAAGTGGATTTATATATGACTGAAGTAAAAAAACTTTGGGCCGAGAATATTAACAATCTTCCGGGTTTAACTACAGCTAAATTAGATAACGTAGTACAAACTGTTAACGCTAAATATAATGACATCGGGCCAGGTGGTGCTTCATTTAGGTTATCTAATACTGCTTCAGTTAATAGAATCGTAGATTATTATTCTAAACGTATTTATTCTAAAGAATTAGTTAAGAATTTTTATACCGGTGAATCTGCTTCTGTTGCGTTAAGAACTTTTAATTCTCTTAATATTCAGAATGAAGCCGTTAGAACAGTTCTTGCTGACCAGATAGAAAAGATGGCTCAAACGCCAGAAGACTTCGTCCAAATTAAAGCATCTCTACAAGCTCGTCTTAATTACGATGATTATCAGGAAGCCGTTAGATACGGTGAAGCTATTAGAGATGATATTCTTACTTGGCAGAAAGAAAATCCATTAGATATCTGGGAACAAGGCGCTGGCAGCAGAAGATTAGAAAGTTATTTAGACGTAACTCTCGGCGATCCAGAACAGATGTGGATAGAGCAAGAAGCCCGTAAAGGCGGATTAACGGGCAGGATAGCTAATTTTATTTATGGTGATACAAGAGCAGCTACCTTTAAAGATTTAATCGATTTATACGATAACGGAACACCGGAGCAGAAAAAATATGTTAGAAATTTACTAAGAAACAGCGTTAGTATTAATGCTACAGCAGATGAACTTTTACGTTCTGGTTTATTCCGGCAAGGTAACGATTTATTTGATAAAGTAGCCGGCGAAACAGCTATTACTAAAGGCACTGTTGGTATCGAAGATATCGAAATTCTTAAAACATATCGTAATGATTTAGGCGACGATACTAAACGCAGATTTTTCGATATGTTAGAAATCGATAATTTACGTTTTGATAAAAACGGTAGATTATTTACAACTAGCGATTTACAATCCGTAGCACAAAGATTTGGTAAAGAGCTCGGTAAGATTACTCCATTAAATCTATTGCATTTATCAGATATGATAGTAGCGGCACAAGACACGAGAACTTCGTTATACTTAAATGCTGGTACTAAAGATTTTGTTTCTGCTAAATTAGTATTAAACCAAGCTGACGACCAAGTATTAAATAAACCAGTTTATTTTAACGATGGTCACGTATTTGTTCTCGAAGGCGATGAATTTGTAGAGCGTAAAGACTTAGCTAATCAATTAGAAATTCATAATAGACGTGTTGGTGTAACCAGACGTACTTATGAAGCTTTTGCCGGCTATCAAAAATCTCCATACTTAACCGAAGATACTCCATCTATTTTAGGTATGAGTATTACTAAATGGGAAGAAACGTTAGAATATGGCAACAACGCTGATTTATTCGGTAGAATAACGCAAGATAATGCCAACATTATAACTAATGCATTAAATGTAATAACTCAAAATAGTAATATAGCCGAAGAAGAAATGTATAGAGCCGTAGGCGTAGTAAATGGATTAAGAAGATATACTGACTTCTTAACTAAACGTACTACAACTATGGATTTAGTTTCGGCTCGTAGATTACGCAATGCTTTAGGAAATACTAATAGAGATGCCTCACAGTTACTCGATTTAATTATTGAATTAAACGAAAATAAAGCTAACTTAGAAACAGTAATGACCAGACTTGTAAAAGCTGGTTCGTTAAAAGATAGAAATTCATTTAATCCATATTTAAATAGAACTATTAATGCTTATATTTACGATCCACAATCTATTCGTCAACGTTTAAATACCAGACGAGATCCGATGGGATATAGTAAAGGCAAATACGTAACTGTTGACTATATTGAATCTTTAACTGATGAACTAGCTAACGAGTTCTACGCACGTTATTCTAAAGATAACGGTATCGCTGGTTTATTTGAATTTTTAACCGAAAATCTAGACGAAAAAGAAGCTAACGAAGCTAAATCTGCCGCAGCTATTTTTGATTATCGCAGACGTTTAAATTTCCCTGGTTTAAGATTAGATGATGGCACTGATAGAGTAGCCAGAGAATTTAGTAATGTAGCTAAAGGTTTTAATAAATTCGTAGAGCAAGTTAACGATAACGATACTGACGCAGTAGCTGTTAAAAATCAGATTGAATATATTAATAAAGTATTTGGTTATGATTTTGAACGAGAAGGCGAGAATATTAGACTATCTGTTATGCAACAGATGTCACAGGATGGTTTAGTATTAAAACCGGGCGCTATTTATAATAAATCTCAAGAGATTATTAAAGAAATAAATGAAGGTCATTTAAATAAAGCTTTTGGACTGGGATTAGAAAATGTTTATCGTGGTGTCGGACAATTATGGAGTGGACGAAGTTCTGTAAATAGTTATACCAGATATTCAGCTATTGGCGGCCACTTAATGTTTCGTTTAAACGATATGTTAAGAGAAGTCGATAACTTTATGTTAGAAGGTCCTGGTTTTAAATCTTTAGGATTAAACGTTCATTTAGCTTTAAGACCTGAAGATACGACTTCTGGCGGAGCTATTTTTAGAAATCTTCTGTTAAAAAGAGTAGCTCCAGTAGTAGCTACTTATAAAGCATTAGAATTTGCCGACGATATAGCTGATGCCGTATTCGGACGTGGTATATTTGAAACAGCTTTATCTGGAGCAGCTAATATAGATTTAGCTTTTAGAAAAGCAACTGATGCTACAGGTTTAACCAGCGTATTAGATAATCTGTTAAAAGATAATGCTATCGCTGAATATATATCTGGTTACGGCGACGATACTCCTGGATTTTATAGCTACGAGCAGGAAAAACATTATTACGAAAAAGGTTATACTGCTATTCGTAAAGCCAGATTCTGGGACTTCGGTTCTTCTAATGAATTCAGAGGCGGTAGAATTAGTTATTGGGAGCCTAATACTTTAAGATTAGTGTCCAGTGATTATCGTGATGAATCTTTATATAACGGCGAATTCTGGACTAAATATTCTCCGTGGCAATTAATTGATCCATATTATTTAGAACATCTACATTATGAAGATAGACCATATCCTGTTTCTGGTTCTATGTTTGCCGACAGTACTCCGTGGGGTATCGTATTAAACGCTACTATCGGTGATTTAATCAAACCAAAAATCAGGATGCATACTGATAGATTACAAGATGGTCAAGACGTTCAAGCTATTATTTATCATATAAACGAAGCTATTAGAAATAAAGAAAACAGCAACTTGTTTTATATGGAAATGGGCCGTCTTAAATCTATGGCATTTAATGCTTATAATGCGCCTACTTATTCAGAAAGAATAGTATCAGTTAATAACGAAGGCGAAGTAACAGCTGCCGGAGATTATGGTGCTTATTATACTCCTATGGCTATCTCGAGTGATACTTACGGTAAAATGGTAGATTCTCTGATAGCTAATCAAAGTCCGCAGCTTACATTCTCTGATAAGATTAATATCGCAGCCGCACGAGGAAACCCATTAGCAAGACTCGCAGCTTTCGGTACTAAACAATCAGCACTTAATATCTTACGTCAGAACAATCAATCTATTTATGCTAGATCTCTTAATTCTGATGCTACTGCTAAAGCTGGTTATGATAAAACCCAGGGATATATGCGTGAAGAAGGTCTTGGCGGTTATGATCCGGTAGAACAGTTACTTAGTGATTCGGATACAGTAGCCGAATTATTACAAGCTGGCAGCGCAAATGATTATGTTCAGCAAATGGCTATATCTGCACGTATGCTCGGTGGTATCTATGGTTGGATGGCTTCTAACGCTACTGGATTAGGAGATAATAAATATGACCGTATAGCTACTTCGGCTGATATGTACAGCTTCAGCAGAAGATTCTGGGATAGCGGTATTGGCGGTTTTGGCGGTGATACGATGGAAATTATTCGTCGTGTTATTCCTGAATATAGACGTTTCCAAACCGTTAATCCGTTAATGAATACAATGCCGGATTGGTTACCTGAAAGATTTCGTTTTGGTGATCCATACTGTGTATCTAAAGATACGTTAATAGAAGTTAACGAATTAGACTTTATTGAAGCTGATCAAGTAAATATAAACGATGTTATCCTTACTCATAAAGCTAATAATATTCCGGTTGAAAAATTAGCTATTAGACCTATTAAAGAAAACGAAAAAGTTTATAAACTTAAAATAAGTACTTTATCGGCTATAGAATCAAAATTCTCTGAAAAACATCCTATATTAGTTTGTAAAACTCCTCAAATGAGGAGACTAAAACCGTTTATTAAAATAAACATTTATGAACAAGCTAATAAGGTTTTAGAAGACTTAAATAATGGAATTACAAATAAAAGAGTATTAGCTAATAATTGTGGCTCCAATATCGATGATATAAGTCGTATCTTTAAACTTTTATATGAAAATGATTTAATTTTTGACTATAAATCAGATAAACACAATATAATTTTAAAAAAATATAAACCATTTGATTTAGATATTTTAAAAAGAGACCTTGAATGGAAATATGTTAAAGATATAAAAGTCGGAGATTATGTGGTTTATCCTTTACCTAAATATGAAGAACAAGAAATTCTTCTTGATTTAACTGAATATATTAAAGATTATCCATATACAGATAAATATATTTATATATCTGGAACTTTAAAAAATCCTGTAACAGCTGAGATTTATGAATGGAGCGAAAAACACGGAGAATTAAAATTCGCCCGTGGTCAAAGAAAAACATTCCTAAAAGAACATGGCTGGGAAGGATATGAAAGAACACTCGAAAGTGTACAACAATTAATTAGATATAATAAAATTCCCGAAAGAATTTCAAGATATATTAAATTAACTCCAGAATTATGCTATGCTTTCGGTGTTTATTTAGCTGAAGGATGGATAACCGAATCTGGTATTGGGTTAGCTTTAAATATATCCGAAGAATGGATAGCTAATAAAGTTTTATTAGGATTAAAAACAGTATTTCCTAACGTAAGAATGACTTTTAAACAAGTTAAAAATACTAATGGAGCTCAAGCTTTATTTTATGGGAAATACGTCGGTATTTTAATCAAAGCTTTATTCGGAGAACATAGTCATCATAAACGAATTCCTAATCTTTTTTGGAATGCCTCTAATGAATGTATATTAAGATTATTAGAAGGATATTTTGATGGTGACGGATCTAATTTTGTATGTAACAGTGATACTACACAAAAAGAAGTAGAAAGAGTTTGTCTAGCTTCTTGTAATCTTAAACTTTTACTTCAAGTAAGAAAACTTCTTTTAAGATTTAATGTAGTATGTGGAATACAAAAGAAGGGTTTTTCCAAAAAAACGGTATGGTTTAACAATAAGCCTATAAATACTGGATTAAATTATAATTTAATAGTTAGAGGTAAAAATACTTCTAGATTAGCTATACTGCTTTGGGGATATCAAGAAGCTCAAAATGTAAACGATTCTAATAGAATAGCTAATTGGTATTTTATTTCAGAAGGCTATGTTTATATGAGAGTTCTTGATATTAAAGAATGCCCAGAAATAAAAGAAGTTTATGGTTTCCAAGTTTCTACAGATCATTCTTTCTGTACAGCTGGCTTAGCTACGCATAATACCTCTGTTCCTAATGGTGAAGCAAGATTACCCGGTAGAGGTTACGAAAGTCTAAATGAACTACATAGTGATATATATGGCCGTTACGGAGCTTTTGACAGATTTAAAATTTTAGCCGATATAGCACCGTATTCAGCAGAATATAAATTCTGGAAACGCGTAGTTCAAAAAATAGTTAAAGATCCAGAACTTCAAGCCGAAATAGAAGAAATAAAAGACCGTGTCGCTGAACAATCCAGACAACATGATTTTGCTTCATATAAATACGTTGGACGTGACGTAGAACGTCAGAATGTAGTCATTACTGAAGTATTAGCTAACGGTCAGTTTAAGGTATTCGGTTCCGATCAAACTTATAAATTAGCCGGCGTTAGAGTTAAACCTAACGAAAACGAAACCGGCGAAGAAGTATTAGCCAGATATTTAACGCCAGGTACTGAAGCGACATTAGTATTTGATACTAATCCTGCTTATGCTAGAAATGATGATAAAGCTAAAAGTATTAACGCAGCTCTCGTAATTAACGGTGAAAGTTTAGGAGATATAATGCTCCAGAATAATGATGCTGTTGAAAGAGCTAACGATAATTCAGCAGCTAGTTATATGGCCAGACACGGTACTTTTGTTAATACTGTTAATTATTTATCCGAAGCGTTAATGCACGCCGATATACCAGTATTTCACAGCAGATGGTTAAGAGCTAACGATGCTCTTGAAGATTATCTTGATGAATACTTGTATGGTGTATCTTTCCAGTCTTGGGACGATGTACTAGAAACATTCGTTATCCCGAATATGCGTAAGGCTGCATCTTCTGAATTTTGGACAGCTGCGGGCATTACTACAGATATTTTAAGAAACAATATCCAGAGTGGTAAAACTACTAGATATAATATGCTATCTAAATGGTTTACTGAAACTTACGATATTCGCAAACTCGTTAATAAAAATGCGCAGGAAACTTTAGCTTTTGACGCTAATTCTAATTTTGCTAAATGGATAAACAGAGCGCATTTATTTACAGACCGTGGCGCTTTAATGGGTAAACTTACCGGTAGTATTGTAGCATTTGGGCAAGGTGGAGAAGCTAGTTTTAGCAGTAAATTTAGACGTGGCGGTACTATGTTAACTCTCGGATATTCAGCATTAGTAGCTCCAGAAAGCTTAGGCGTTAGTTTAATGAGCTGGTCTAGACTCGGTTATATGGCTAGCGAATATCTTGAAGGTAGACATGGCGGTAAATTAGCATTAGCTGGTGCTACTATCGGTTTAGCCAGATGGGCCGGGACAGTTAAGTTATTAAATGGTACTGATACATTAGATGACCAATATATACCCGATAGTGCTAGAAAACGCTGGGAAATACAAGATTATTTTGATCGCTTAACTTATATCAAATATATGGCTCTTTATGATGAAGCCGCTGAAATGGCTTTATCAGAAGAAGGGACGGATATAAGAAAGATAATCGAATCTCAAGATAAAGAATATAGAGAAATCCGAGAATCGAAAAAAGAATTAGAAGCGTTAATAGAAGATATCGGCACCCCACGTAATACTGAAGAAGAACAGTTACTTAAAGATTTAAGAGCAAGACTTAGAAATACCAGTCCGACAAGAGTAGCATTAACTGGCGGTGAATATACTAAATCAGCGATTATGTATTATAATGCTGCCAGAACTACAATGTATGCATTAGACGAAACCAGTTCTATGACCGATATAGTAAGAGCGTTACCTAAAACAGAACGCGATTACTTTATGGAATTCGTTCAGGAAAAAGATCCGGAAAAACGTCAGGAGATCTTAAGTTATGTATCTCCGAGCTTACAACGTGCTTTACGTATGCTCTGGTATGGAGATTTCACCAGACCCGAAAGTAATGAAAGCTTTTTTGCTGATCACGAATTACCTGCTCCCACTTGGGGTGGTTGGAATCCTAATATCGATTTAGAAGATGTTATGGCTAAAACCATTCAGAATGAAGGAATGCTAGCATCTGATTTCGGTATTTATACATCACAATACGATGAACCGAGCGTAATAAATGCTCCAGAAATAGATAATTGGGATAGTGGCAATGGGACGATGATTGCTGCATTAAATATTCAAATGTTATTAAACGGTGCCGGATTAATCGGAACCGAAGTAAGTGTTGAACCACAACAAGATTCAACATTACAAGTTATCGCAAATATTGGTAGAGTTGTAGAATATAATATAGACCAGGAAATTAATAAATTATTTGATCTTTTATAACTATGGAAAATAATATTGTAATTGCTCCGTTTAACGGTGATGAGTTAAGCTTTTTAATGAGGACATTATATCCTCAAGCCAGACATAATATTTCTAAAATAATTAATTTTACTGAGAATACTAGAAGTATGCCTAATGACCCGAATTTATCTGATTATACAGATCAAGTAGAGCTTAGTGGCAGCAATCATATTACAGATAATATTTATTATACGCTTCATCCAGAGAATATTCGTTCTATCGTTCAAAGAAAAACGCATAGAGATGACGTTATTTTAAACGCATTAACCAGATCTTCTCAGATAATGAATATTTTAAGTCCGTCTATTCCGGGCCAGAAGATGAAGAAATACGATGAGACTCGTATCTTTAGACAGAGTCTTAAAGATCATTCTCCTAACGGGCATACTGTAACTGCTTTTGACTTGGAAACTATTTCTGGTAAAGACGCTAATGGTATTGATAGATTATACGGTATCTATGACTATGCTTTCGTTAACGTAGATAATACTGGTATAAAGCGCGATATAAAAGCTGGCCCATTAGTTACTAAATATCGTGGGTTAATTGGTATTCAAGATGATAGAATTAAAGCCAAAATGAATTCTATTATCGAAGCATTAGAAACCGGCAAAAGCTTAACTCATGAACAGTCTTTGGCTTATGAATATATTTCCCGTTTAGGTGCTAGTTTAGATAGAATAACCGTAGAAAACGGACGCTATATTTCTACGGGCTTAACCACAGCTACCGGCTTTAGAACGTTAGAAAACTTTAAAGCCGGTTATAATAAACTTCTTGAGATCGGCGAAAAACAAGGAAGTTATACTCTTAAATCCGGTACAACTCTTCATGCTGGTTATAAACAATTATTAGACGACATTAAAGCTTCTATCGACAGTAACACAATTATAACTGGCCACAATATTAAACGTTTCGATATTCCTGTTTTATTATCCATAGAAAATATGGTTCCTGGTGCCAGAGAATATGCTCAATCTATCGGCTTAAATTTAAAAACAACTTTTACTAATTTCAACAATGTTTACGATACTTACGAAGAAATAAATAACACTTCTTTCGATTCTAGATTTCATCGCGATTTATTGGATCAAATATATGCTAATGGCGTAGATGGCGATTTATCCGGTATGACTGTTCAGAAACTGGAAATGCTTCATAAAGCTAATATGCCCACTGGAGTTACCGATGCAGCCATTCAGCATAACGCTTATGGCGATACTATGAAAGTTCTTCAGATAGCTGGATTCTTACCTTACGATGAAGAAACTAATACTTATGGCAGAATAGATATTTATGATCAGATAGATAGCTATATATCTGATAAATATCAAACTAACGATGAAGTTAATAGTATGCTTGAAGACGTATTTAATAAACCGGTTACTCTTCAGGCTACTAGAAATGGCGGACAATATTCTGATCCTACAAGGCCAGGTATGTTTGGTGTCGTAATGCGTGGCGACCAGATGTTTTTAAGTAATGGCTATGAACTTAGCTACGATGGTAATCAATTAAAAGTTGGCGACAAAAGAGATAGATTCGCTCCGGGCCTATTTAAACAGAATGCTTTTTATTCATTAGATAGTGTTAGCGTATTAGATCCATCTAATAATGCAGATAATCAGCTTATTCAAATGGCTAGAGATTTTAAATGGCATTTCAATAGTAATGAACGTATCTATGCATTAAGTCTATCTAGTACCGCTAAAGAAGCCGGAGTAAATAGAGCGCAAAATCGTTCTATTTTATTTATTCCTGAATCAGAATTAAATGATACTTTTGGTTTTAATTTTTCAGTCGTTAAAGTAGGCGATAAAATTACTCCTGCCGGTAAAGCCATAGAAGATAAAGCTTTTGCGGTTACAGCTAAAAATGGACAACATATAGCGCAACGTTTTAGTTTAAACGAATTAATCGATAAATCCGTAGATAGAATTGAAGACGAGATTAAAGAAAATACCGGACGTAGAATTCAAGAAGGCAGCTTTACTAATCTGATTATGGGTTATAATATCCAGCGCGCTTATAATATAGCTAAACAAACTCATGGACAATTAACATTAGATGAATTTACTGATGCTATCAGAAACATTAGAAATGATCCTAGTCGTTTTATAGCTATAACTAAAGGTATATCTGATACAGATAGAAAAGAAGCATCTAAGGCTTTCGGACACGATTATTTCAGCACCGATTATTGGTCTACAGCTTTTAATATTAAAGGACAATTTAATCCTGGTTGGCAAGATAATGTCATGAGTATCGTTAAAAACGTAAATGCTGCTTCTCCGATGATGCGAATGGCATTATATGTTAATCAGCTTCAAGATAGCGATGCAGCTAAAAAAGAACTCTTTGGCACATCTATGGCCAATTTAATTAAAGACGGTTTATCTAAAGCTAAAACTTCTAGCGAATTAAGACGTATTGCCGGCGTTAGAAACGGTACGGTTAATTTCGCTAATAATATACTTGATGTATATATGCCGGAATTTTTTAGAGCGCACGAAAAAATAAACGATGGTTTCTTTAGAATTAATTTAGATAGCCCATATGCGTTTATAAATTCGTTAACCAGAATGAGATCTGGACGCAATCAGTTAGTATTAGGAAGACAGAGTAGCCAGCTCGGTATTTTATCTGATTTTATGGCTAGATTCCAGAAATCTGAGTTATTTAAAATGGATAAGAAAAATCCGTATTACAGCGACCTAATGGATGTCAAAGAACGAATTGAAAATATCCGTTTATCTTTAGCATCGCCTAAAGCTCAAAATCAGCTAATAGATAGATATGTAACAGATTTCTTAGACGAAGTTAGAAAAGTTAAAGCTTTACACGAAGCTGATACTGATAATAGCAAAGGTGGAATCTTTACTTATGCTCATACTATTAACGGCATAAAACCAGATGCTTCAAGTATTTTATTAGATAGCAGTTATTTTACAGAAGCAGATAACGCATTTGACGCTGCTGGTTATGTAGAACGTCAGAGAGCTATGCTATTATCTACTAATCTTAATGGAGATGCTAATACCGTAGCTAATTATTTATCTGGCGGCGATCAGTTACTTCAGGATTATCGTAGACAAGTTGCTAATATTAGAAATATAGATCCTCAAGCTTATGAACAGCGTCTTATGTTATTTCAAAAACAGCAAGATGCTATAAAATTATATTCTCATAATCTTGTTAATAGCTTACAGAAAAATGGTGGTTCTCTTGTTATAAATAGAGAAACCGGTTCTATGAAAATAAGATTCGGCGCTGAAGAATTTGACGTAACTAATCTTATTCCTAAGTTAGAAGCCAATAGCGGTGTTACTTATCATAGATTAGGTCAATCTTCGTATTCTACTGAAATGGTTGCATACGATTTTGCTCGTGGACATTTACAAGTTTCTACAGCGTTAGATGAACAGATTATTAAAATATTTGGTCTTAATAATTCTAACGGACTTATTCAGAATAGTATAGATAGAGGACAACGTACTGGCGCTTATTCTGTAGGTTCTTCTTTCGTATACGGTCTTGGACAAGCTGCTCAGGAATTACGAGCTGGCGAAGGATTAATGGATACTCTTCAAAAAGATGCGCGCCGAAACACTCTCGTTAGCATGTACGACTTAATGAGAAACAGATATAAGCGCGACAAACTTATTGAAGCTATCCAGCCTTATGCTTCTACTAGTGCTAATGTTCAGGAATTATTAAAATACTTCCAGCAATATAGAGGCAAAGATATCGAATATCTTAGTATGGAAGCCCAGAATGCCTTTAGAGGATTATTCTTAGACGGCGTTTTAAGCGGTAGTTTTACTCTTAGTGGTCAAGATCCTGCTATTAGCAAAACTGTTACGTTTGATTTAAACGCAATGGTTAAAGATAGTATGGAGCAGGATTTAAAATGGAGTTCTTCTGCTACTATCTATAATGGTTCTATGTTTGATAATCCTGGTCGTGGTATTACTCATGTAGAAGAATCAACTATTCAATTTAATACTAAATCGTTAAACGAGCGCAGTCAGAGACTATTAGGCCGTAATTTCGATGAAGAAATAATAGATGCTGGTAACGGTAGACAAATTAAAACCAGAGCTGTTAATGTAGTAACTGGTATGGAGTCAGTATTTAATAACGGTTTAACAGCTAATAGAATAGCTATTAGAAGAGCTGAAGTAAATACTAAAGGCCGCGATGTTATTATGAGTCTGTTAAAAGCTCACGACAAAAATTTAAAGTTTTTACAAAAAATGAATCTTAAGGTTCAGACTCTTGAAGGTGGCGGTTATTTAGGTGCTAATATCGTTAGAACTCTTGGTTATGTTCCAGGTACGAGAATCATACCGATAGAACTTAAAGACATTGAAGATATTAATTCTGACGCATTTAAAATCGATGTCGTTAAATCTTTCGATGCCGATAACAATCCAGTATTCAGATTACACTATGGTCAGGGTAGAATCGTTAATAAATACGCTAATATCGTAAATTCTTATTCCAGTTATAGTGATTGGGATGAAGATTTACATGCTGAACGTACTAGTATAGCTACTAAAGAATTATTTACCAGAAACGGCAACACCAGAGTAACAGCTGATCAGGCTACCGATTTAATCTATGCCGAAGCTAAACGCCGTGGTATAAAAGTAGATGAAAATAACTTTAATCAGTTATATCGTGAATTGTTTACAGAGAAAATCGCAGCTACTCCTATCGCCATCGAAGGACATATTAAAGGTTTAAGTGGTGTTCAAGAAAAACATACCATGCAAACTAGCATTGGTACGTTAAGAGATGTATTAAATCTTGATAATGTAAACGATGATGTTAAAGCATTTATTAACGATACAGAATTATGGAAAACTGTTAATGAAAAATTTAATGACATAGATATTCGTGATGTAGCTTTAAATGAAGATTTATTCCAAGATATAGCTAGTGGTAAATTCGAAAGCGCATTATTTAGAGGAGTTAATAGAAATTATTTAAACCGTTATAGAAATATAGATGGTTTTGCAGACGCATTAGAAGAAGCTCGTTCTTATGCTGATAATTTCTTACGCAGCGCTTTTGGCAACGCAGATATGTTAGTAGCCGAAGATATAACCGGCTATAAACATGAAAGCGTTAGTAGAACTGCTATATTAGATACCTATAAAAATCTTAGAAATATCTTTTTAATTCAGGGTAAAAGTGAAGCTCAGGCATCTAGAGAAGCTGGGTCTATCGTTGAAAGTTTTATAGCTGCTAAAGATAGTAAACATAAAGTTACTGTTAATACTGCCGGAGATTTAGTTCTTCCTTATACTACTAACGTAGCTATAGTTACAGACAAATTTAATGCGGTTCAAGAGAAATACGGATTAAATGCTTTAACCGGCGCTAGTATTATCACCGAAGAAAAAGGTAAAAGCATAGTTAAAAATTTTAAAGATGTAACCCAAGATACTAATATTAACGCTGTTATTTATAATGATACTTTAGCTATTATTAAAGATGCTTCTAATATTAATCAATGGGCAAAATTCGGTCAGCGCGAAATTAACTCTATTATGACTACTATCTATGATGAAAACGCATTAGATATAGTTCGTAAAGCTATGGGCGCAGATAAATTTACCAGTATCTTCGGAGAGATATCTGATTTAAGACAAAAACAAGGTATAGCTGTTTGGAAAGACGCAGTTAACGCTATTTTATCTGATAGCTTTGGCATTAGAGAATATCGCGATGAAAACGGTATTATCCAAGTTGAAGGAAGATATAATCCAGATGATATTGCGCCGGAATTTAGAGATGCTTATAACGATACTTATAGACAAGTTCGTGAAGTCTGGAAAAAGAAACTCGGAACCAGCGATCCATTTATTAGCACCAGTACAGTAAGAAATTTCTATGAATATACTTCTGCTACTATGGCAGTAGATGCTATGAGTCCTAGTGGTAAAATAGATTCCAGACAAATAGCTAATCGTTTTACTAATAAACTTGGTATAGAAGATATCTATTTGTCTACAGGATTAGATGCAGATTTTGCTTCTAATGCTCCTAATAATATTTGGGGCCGAGATACTGTTTTAAATTTAGTTAACGATGAACTTGGTATAACAGAAGATTTCTTACAAGGTTACGGTCATACCGGACAAATATATGTGCCTGGTTCAGCTCCTCAAAGATTCCACGGTTCTTCTGGTTCATTAAAAGAATATCAAAAAATCGTAGCTGGTATCTCTGCTGATTATTCTAGCTTAAGAACGTTACAAAATAAAACAGATAAAGAATCAATAGAAGAAGTCGCAGTCTTACGACAAAGAATTGGTCAGAATTTAACGCTATATAAACAAACGTTAAGAGATTATGTAGAAAAATCAGATAAAGAAACTGGCGGTTTAATCGGTTTATATGATAAACGTTATTTCGGTTCTGCTCAAGGTAAGCTAAATGTTTACGATGTATCTTCTTTCGCTAACGGCAGCGATATAGATAATATTCGTAATTTAATATATGACGGCGAAACATTACAAAGCGCTTATCAGAATAAAAAAGCTGTAGCTTTTATGGTTGCTTCTACTAAAGATCTTGATAAATTCGGATACGATAGAAGATATTTCGAGAATATTGTTTTAGAAGCTAATCCGAATTTAATAGCGGGTACTGATGAATTTAACGATGCTGTCGATAAATTTAGAAGACAATGGTTAGAAGAAATTCAAACTAAAGGTATTAAAGCTATCGGTAACCGTGCTCCTGCTGATTATCAGGGTTCTGTACGTGGCGTTCAATTATATTTCTCTGACGATATTTCCAGCGGCATGATGTATATGGACTCTATAACTGCTGCATTAATGAAAGGCGATGCCGACGGCGACGTTGTTAGAGCCATGACTCTTGGAACTAGATTAAAGAATGGACGCTTTATTGATGAAGTATCCGCTAATATCGTTATGAATAACGAATTTAAAGATAGCGGATTAGCCATAGAAATTCAGCAGAATAAGAATTTATTTACCGTTAGAAGAGCTCATGATCAAGCTTTAGCTCTTAATGCTTATAATACTAACGCTGAAATATATAAACGATTACAAGGTGGCAGAAGTGCTACTACATTAACAGTAAAAAAATTTACTAAAGAACAAAAAGATGAGCTTACCAAGATGTTTAATAAACGAGCTATAGATAATTTCGTTTATGCTCAAAGCATTACATATCTCGGTAAAAATGATGCTGATAAGGCGTTTAAAGCCTTCGGACAGGCTTCACAAATATTCGAAGAAGCTATAAATCGTTCTAGTTTAGCTAAAGATAGTAAGTTACTTCAAGATTGGACAGAAACATCGTCTGATGCCGGCAGATTCGTTGTAATGCAAAAGTATCTTAGCAATCAATACAATAAAGATACTTTAGATTTAAATAAAGAACAACGTTCTGTTATATTTACTGGAACTAGAGGATATCAGAAAGCGATGGATACTATGGCTTCTCACGTTATCAAGGGTACTCGTTCTGGGGCTGGCGAAATTGATACGGCATTCTTCGTAGCTGATAGTTTATTAACACAAATACTCGGTGATGAAACAATAAGTGCAAGTTTAAGATTTACTCAAGAACAAATTGACCAAATCAATTTAGTTCGTATGTCTGCTAAAGAAGGTTTCTTATCTCCTAAACATGCTTCTCCTGCTCAAATAGCATCTTCTGGATATCGTACCTTCGTTCAAGATGTTAATGAAGCATTTAATATGCTATTAGATGCAAATGCTGATCATGATAGAGCAGAACAAATATTAATCGATAGAATTACTGAATACGGTAGAACAATGGAAGAGCAATCATCTTTAAATATTATTAAAGATGATAAAAAAAGTTTAAGAGCACAAGTAACTCCTGGTGTTCGTCATATTAGAAATATATTCGAAAATCTTAGTGATGATATCAGAAGTAATATCGGTACTCTTAAGGGTCAAATGATGGCTTCTGGTTTAGATCAAGCTACAAGATTAGCTAATGCTGGTGCAGTTACTCCTTCCGGTTTAGCAGCTGCTGGTGTATCTGAATTATTAGATATGGAGAAACCGACAGAAGCATTATTTAAATCTCAACAGCAAAACGCAGCATTCTTTGCTTCTGCTTCTGAAGCTGCTAATAGTGTTCAACAAACGGTTAATCGTAGTAAACAGGCTGCTGCTAAAATAATTAATCCTAATCTGCCAAGAAAATTAACTAGTCTTCCTAAGAATTGGACATCGTTAGGCTTGGGATTAGCAGCCGGTTTAATGTTCGCTGGTTATGCTGGCGGTAATCCTTCTGAACCAGTTGGAACAGAAGCTCAGCCTCGTCAAGAAGAACAACAGCAACAGATTCAACAAATGCCTCGATTAACCGATAGTGCATTAAGCTCTATGAGAGGCGGCCCAAAACAAGGATATATTATCAATATTAATGCTCAAACTAAAGATGATACCGAATATGCTAGTCGTTTAATATCTCAGGCCGTAAGAGATAATTTTTCTAATACTCAGATAAATATAAGTATGAATGTAAATCAGACACAAACGTCCATGGACGGTAATGATTTATACGAATATTTAGCGAACTCGTTATAATTAAAATAGATACTAATAATAAACAATAATCGGAGGATTTTACTATATATAAATGGCTGAACAATTTAAAGGCAAAATAATTAATGATACGGATGTTTCTCTGCCGAAATTAGAGGATTACTATCATAATTCATTAACCGCTTCTATTGATTTAAGCAAAGTTAATGGTCAGTCTTTTTTCTATGTAGAGAATCCTCCAGATGGTGAAGATGCCGTTGGTTTTAACGCTGACGGCACAATCTTTACTATTAAAGCTAAAGACTCGTTTATAATTAACGATTATGAATATTTTACTGGCAATATCGACGGTGATACGATTAACGTCGACGTTTCTAAATGCGATGTAGGCGACAACGAAAAAAACAAACAATTCTTACAAGACGTTGTTTATAAAGAACAATATAAAACTTATGAAGAATTAGGCCCTGGTTATACTACTCAAACATTAGAAGATATTTTAGTATTAAGATTTTTATTTATTAACTGCGCTGAGATTCCTCATTTTACTATTGAACGTTTAAGAAGAAATGCTATAAGAAATATCTCTTTTGGCGATATTAGTCATTATAATACTGGTTATACTTATTGTATTTCTAAACCGGAATTAGAATCTTCTAATGGTAAAGCTAAAACTACTTTTATTGCTAATCCTTCTAATTATGGTATTCGTTATAATGACGATGAATTAATTTATTATTTCGATAATGGATTAGTATCTGGCGATGACGAAGCTCCGAACTTGCATAAACATCAAGTATGGGAAATCGGCAACGATAGATTCGGCGATGCAAACTATGCTTATTATTTTGTATTAAACAAAGATGAATCAAAAGAAGATACAATTAAAGAAGCATTAATAGCCAGAGATACATTAGTAGATACTATAAAAAAAGCTTCTGATGCCAGAATTTGTATTTCTACCAACATATTAAATACTTCTGCGTTTAATTATCCGCAGCCGTATAATATGCGTTATACGAAACCAACAGCATTTCAGAGCGCATTAAAAAAATTTTATGCTGATTTAAATTCTTTTAGTTCAGATAACTGGTATAGATATTCTGGTTATCATATGTATGGACAAGAACTTTACAAGCGTGTTTTAGCCGTCGTTTATCTTAAAGTAAATTTAGACGGACAGGGCGAACAATGGATAAATCTTAATAAATATATTATTAAAAATGCTTCAGAATCTACTGAAGTTAATCCCGCTGTTCACGATGGTTCTCCGCTTGAAGAAGCCGCGTTTAACTATGCTTCTCAGAATTTTAAACCTGGTACTTATGATTATGCTAATTTAAACTACGTTGATAATTTCTGGACACAATATCAAACTAGGTTTAAACAAGATGAGCGCCGCAAAAAAATTCAACTACAAGCGTTTAAAGAAGCTGGATATAGCGTCGATGAATCTACGTTATATAACTGGACTGTAAGTATCGGCGATGTAAGCTTCTTTGTCCCTCCTGCATCTATTAAAATGATTTCTCAAACTGCTACAGAAAGAGTACCATTGCTTAGAGCTAAAGGTTCTATGGTTAAAAACATTGAGAAATCGGATAGCCAGATAGAAATCGATTTATATTTTAATAGAAGTTCCGGCATTAACGGTCAGCCAGTTAGTATGAATCTCTGGCAGAAAACTGTAGAGAATGAACAACTAGGCACATTAGAAGACCAGTTATCTAATCAAACCGTTACTTATGATATGAACGGTTTGCGCGCGCTTATATCTGAATTTAAGTTTACTCCGTTTCTTCCAGTCGTTAATAAATATATAAACGAAACTTTAGGCGTTTATGCGGTATCGTTAGAAAATTTAACTATCTCTACGGTTCCTAATTTTCCTCGTCTTATTCAGGCTAAGTTAACGCTTAAAAAATTTGATTACGGTATCTATATGCCGGAAGTTCCTGATCCGTTCTATGTAGATACTGAAAATGGTGAAGAGTTAGTTAATCCATATGCGTTATGTATTAACTACGATGTAATGCGTTACTATTATCAGAAACCGCTTCAGTTAGGTAACGAAATAGCTAAAAAAATGGCGGCGGATTCTAATTATACTTTTAATAGTATCGATTTTATAAAAGATACTATGTTTAAGAATAGAACCGCGCTTATGCCTTGTAATTTTGTAGATCCTAATATAGATATCTATATAGCTAACGAAGATCATCTTAAGCGTCTGTTATCTATTAAACAAGATGAAATTAGGCGTATGCGTTCCGGCATTACTAATAGTTTCGTTCCCAATGATATTCAAAATGATGTTATTAGTGATATTGCTGCATTATATGTTAATAAAGATAAACCTGATTATACATTAGATAAAATCTATGCTAAATATAATGCTCGCAGAACTGAAGTGGTAAATGCTATTAGAACTTGTATCGGCGACGAAAACCATACGTTTAAACTCGATTTAACTTCTGTTGGACTACAAAATTACGAAATAAAACATATCGATAATTTCTCTAATTATAGAAATGAATTTAATGAGATTAAACGAAAATACGTTTTAGAACCATTCTTAGCAGATTTAAAAATAGCATTTGCTAATACAGTTAGAGAAGACGGTACTGATATAGTATTAGAAGTTTATGAATCTGGCGATATTGTCTATATATCTTTAAATTCTGATTACGTTCTCAATAAATCTGATATTAAAGATTTAGCTAATCAGGCTTTCGTTGGGTATACTGATAGCGATATTTATGATTCAGATGAAGTTCTTAAAAATAACGAGCTTAGATTCTATCTTGGTAAATGGAATTTTATCGATGAATATAGTTCTATTTGGGGCGATTTTAATCAAGTAGTACCTGGAATGCAGTTACCAGAACTCGATAAAATCTTCTGTGATTATTGCTATAACAATGACACTGCTTTATTAAACGCCAACCAGGAAGCTTCTGCTCTAAAAGAATCTATGGACTGGGAAAATGCCCGTAGCCTTAAATTCGATTTAATTGGCGATAATATTCATGTCGATCAGTTTAGTGCAGCTATGGCTAATAATTTCTCCAGAATTTCTACATTAGATTCTGATGGTAAAGCGCCGCAATATATGGGATCTCAAGACATTCATATCTCGTGGCAGATTACTACTAAAGACGAAGATTTTGCCGGTTTAATGCGTGGTTTACCGGAATATGAAGCTTACTGCATGAGAAACTATCATGTAGTGCTTCCTTCGTTCCCGATTAGAATAGATTCTGAATTTACCAGAATGCTTGGCGTTTACGAAGTTAGTATCGAAGATGTCGTAGTTTCTACGGTTCCTAATTTCCCGGATTTATATCAGATTCAAGTTCGAGCTATTTCTACGGATAGAACGTTAAGAAACAGAGAAGCGCTAAAATCATTAAATAATAATCAGGAATACAATATTGAAGAAACTCAGACTACGTCAGAAACCGTAGATACTACTAATGCTAATGGACAAAGCGGAGAAATCTTAAACGACCAGATGATTCTGTCTGATATGCAGACTCAGGTTAAAATCTACGGTTACGAACATTTAAATAATAAGTTAGCTCAAGCTGAATTATATCCTGATTTAGAACTTCCTAAAATCGGTGAGTTGAATGATTTAGGTTTTGCATTTATCAGATATAAAGATAAAGAACGTGATGCTAATGATTTATTTGTAGATCCTGATTTCTATTTCTATTATCCATATTTAGCTAAAGCAGAAGCTATTCGTTCCGTTATTAAAAATAATTATAGTGATGATTTAACTGAATTAGAAAAAGAGCAGCAGAATATTAAGCTTACTGATTTAACCGGTGCTCAGATTGAAATAGGTCCAAAGCTTACATCTAACGATACTTTAGCAGACGGCAGCATTTCATCAGATATTGATACTAGCATAATCCGTTATGATACTGCTAATGAAAAATATAAAGAACAAATAGAGCAAGGCCGCAATATCAAAACCCAACTCGACCAAGCTCAAAGACAGAATCGTAATATTGATTTAGCTAAATTCTTTCCTGCCGCTATAATGGGGGATCCTGGACGTTGGCATATAAGTTCAAAGCTTACGACAACGTTTATGGAAAATTTCTATCTCGGTCTTTGCGAAGATTTAACCAGCGATAAATTATCTAACCAAAAAGACGAAGAATATAAGAAAAAAGTCGAAGAATTAAAAGCATTTTACGACGAAAAAATGGTCGGTTGCAACCAGGCAGTTCAAGATCTTTATAACTATCTTAAAACTACCGAAAATAGTTATACTGATTTATTTACAGAAAATAGTCCTGGCGAAGTAGCTATAGAATTATTTAGTAACTTTAGTAGTGAATTGAAACAACTTTATATAAATACTAATCAAATGACTACGTTTGATTATATATATAATGCATCAATTATTGGTATGTTAGATAATTTAGTTTCAAATAATAATAATGTTACTTCAAAAATTTTATATGATGATATAAATAATATTTTCTTAGCTGCTTGGGCTGCTAATACTGGCACTTATGAATATAATTCTTCAATAGACGATAATAAATGGAAAGGCAGAACCGATTATTACGGAACTCTTTATAGCAAGACAGCAGATGAAGAAATAGCCGGAGAAGATCCGGTTAAATCAGACATCAAACGCGCCGGTATTTTTAATATCAGACGTTTAACTTATGATGAATTAATCAGTTATCTTGATGAAGATGAACGGGCCGAAGTAGAAGCAATTTATAAAACATTAGATCCTAATCAGAAACATACTTTTGTTCTTGACCCATATTATAGATTAAAACCAGACCAGACAGATGATTATCTCTATAAATGTGCGACCGATAGAGGATTTTGTTCTTCTGCTTTTGTCAGAATAGTATTCTGGTGGCTAATTCAGTTATATAAACGTAAGATATATCCGAGTATCGCATTAGACGTAATGCGTAATAATACGACTAATAGCGCTGAAGCTACGCAAAAAGCTAAGAAACTGTTAGAAGAAAAATATGGCGAAACTATAGATGTTGATAATACTCTGATTCAGAATATCAAAGAATTTGCCGAAGAAAACGGATTAGCGTTAGATGCCGGTAAAATCTTTACAGCTGTATTCTTAGCTATATACGATAAACCATTTAATATTAATAACGAATTTTATAACTATATACATGAACGTAATTATACGGCACTTAATAATAAATTTACTGAAATTACGTCTCAGCATTATAGATACAGATTCGATGTTAATAATTCAGAAGCTAAAATCCGTAGATTTTTAATGGCTTTAGTTGGTTATGGTGAAGTTAACGCGGCTGAATATTTAGGACGCAAATTAGAAGTATCTCCGGCCGCGAACTTTATAACTAGTTATAATACCAAAATAGCATTAGAAGCTGCTAATGACCCATCTAAATATTTATTCCATAGTTTCTACGATATGTGCCGTGGCGATTATCGTGGACGTATGGTTAGAGCATTTCCGACATTCTATTGTATCTTCTTAGATGAAGGTAGAGAAGTTGGTTTATGGAAACTTCACGATAATTTTTATAGTATTAACGCTATCCACGAAATAACAATAGTTAAATCCAGAAAAATCCCGGCAGATACTTGTACTATGGTTCTGTCGAATAACTATTCGACTTTTACTACCGATGATGAAGATGGATACGTTAATTATAAAGGCGCTGATTGGGGCGAACTCTGGGATAGTTTATGGAATAATAAAGACTATGCTCTCCGTGAAGAAAAACGCAGATTAGCAGCTAATAAAGTTAATAGAGCTAAGATTCAGCCCGGTATTCGTATTCATGTTCGTCAAGGTTATGGTTCCGATGCTCGTGAATTAGGAACTGTATTTAACGGAGTTATCGCAGAAGTTAGCCCGGAAGCCAGAGTAGTTACTATAGTAGCACAAGGCAACGGTATTGAACTTACTAGTCCGATTATGGACGATATAGACGGTGATGAAGTTCAATATCAGGATAGTGCAGCAAATGCAGGTATCGGGCCCGCTAGTGGTGGTGCTAGTCCGAGAACTATTTTAACTTCGTTTTTAACTACTCGTGGTGGGTCATTAACTACTTATATAAACGGCAAATATGACAAAGATCAAGCATTCTTTGACGTAAAAGACGAACCAGACGTAGATTCTAACTGGAGCGCTTTATGGGAATCTATTAAAGAATCGTTTAACGATAATCCCTACGGATTAAAAATGTTCGGTGATCTTGATTATAAAGACACATTCCCTGAAGGTGAAATAGTTCAGAATATATACGAAGTAGCTGATTTCCCATATATGGATGCCAGCGGTATGGACGTATATACAAATAAAGATATGTTCGGCGAAATTCCTTATATCTCATTTGAAACCAGAGGTAAAACTATCTGGGATATAATGCATATCTGTAAATCTGTAGCTCCTGATTATATAACTGGTATTGCTGATTTCGGATTTAGAAATACGATATTTTTTGGTAAACCGCATTATTATTATGCTTATGATTACGTTAAATTTAACGAAGCCTGGATAGAAAAACGTAAACCGTATCAGCAGTATCATATTTATTTCTCAGATACTGATATTATTTCTAACGATATTAAAGCTTCTGAAAAAGGATTTAAAACCGCTGCTCTTGGTTTATATCAAGATAAACAAGGCGCATATACCAGAAACGCTGATGTAGGACCGTTATGGGTAGATAAAGACATATTCCCAGAGAAACAGAAGAATATGCTTGTAGATACTCGTCTTAAAATGAAAGATGGTTCTCCGTTTAAATCTAATAAAGCTAGTGATTCTAATGTAGAAACAGGAAATTTCATAGGAGATTTTATTGGCGGTACACTTAAAAATGCTGCTGCTAATGTTTTCGATGCATTACATAGTGCTGTAATGACTGTAGCCGGTCCTTTATATGAAGAATACTTATGGCCCGCTGTCGACGATGTTACTGGTATATTTGGTGTTAAACCTCAGCATAATAAACGTATAGCATGGTCTGCTACAGCCGACGCTTTAAAAGAATCAGTTAAAGAAATATATCAGGGCGGTATTATCGTTATCGGCGACCCAACTGTTAAACCTCAAGACCGTATCTTTATCCATGATGTTAATAACAATATGGAAGGTCAGGTTTTAGTAAGAGATGTTATCCATACATTAAGTGCGGTTACTGGTTTTACTACGACTATTAACGTAGATGCTATTAGTACAGTAGATGACAGAGATGAAATGTATAAACAAACTTCTTTTGCTTCTCTTGTTGGACATGTTGCTACTATGGCAGCATTTATGCTACCAGCTTCTAAAGTATACGACAATGGAGCTAAATGGCTCGGACAATTAGCTGGTAAATATAACGATAAGATGAGTACCGATGAAGTTAAAGCTCTTAAGAAAACTTTAGGCGACAGTAATCTTGGACAATTATCAGCTAAATTTAAATCATTATTTGGCGAAGGAAAGAAAATTAGTAAAATCGGTAATGCCGTTGGTACTGGTATAGCTAAAGTATTTACTACTGGCGCTAAATTAGTAACTAAATGGAACGTAGCCGCAGTAGCAGCTACAGTATTAACTAGTTCTATTACTAATAAAATTTATTGGGCCGTTAAAAATCATCAGGTATTAACTATCTTCCCGCTTCGTAAAAATGGTATGACTTATGTAGCCGGATTAGATGGCAGCATGGGACTTATTTATGGTTCTCCGACTTTTAATACTCCTGGATCGTTAGAAAAAGCTTTTGCAGAATATTTAACTGTTAACGATCAGAATAGCGCGGCCTGGAACTTTGCTATATCATGTTTTGGCGATGACGATATTATGAACGAAGCCTCTAGATATAACAGAGATTATAAATACTATGCCGGCGACGATAATAATCCTATAGGCAGCCAACAGACCGTTGAATCTATCTTCTTAGGTTTAAAAGATAATCCTGGTTTTCACAGACCACAATCTTTATTAGGTTTATCGTTATTTCCAAGAGCTTATAGAAGAGGTAATGTAACTGAAATTAAAACAATGAATAATGCTTTACTTAGATCTCATGTTAATTCGGCTAACGAACTCTTTAAAGACACAGAAAAACGTTCACTTCAACTATTGCGTATTTCGCAACAGTTGCAGCCATATTTAAAAGAAGATAAGTTACTTGAAATTTTACACGACAATCTTAATACTTCAAGTGGTTTTAAATATGAAACATATAACGTTAAAATAGCTAATAAAGAATATGAAGTTAATGGTATTAAGCGCACTGAGTCAGATAGTAATAGAGAAGTAACTGATTTACCATATTTAAGTACTGATGCTATTGTTGTTTTAAAAGAAATCTGTCATACCGCCAAAGAAAAATTATCCAAAGTTAATGCTAAAGATACAGCTCAAACTAGTCAGGATAAAAACGGTACAAAGATTATGTTATTATCGGCATTAACAGTTAATTCGGCCAGAATGCATGATTCTTCCGGTTATTCATTCTCATTAAATGGCACTGGATTATTAGATGGTAAACTTAAAGATATCGTAAAAGAATTATATAAAACTACTAAAGATGAACTTAACAAAAACCGTAAAGAAGGCGAAGAAGAAAAAGAGCCGGCCTTCGAAGTCATCGAATTTTCTGGAAAAAAAGAAATTCGCATTAACGTCCACCCAAGGACCCCGTTAGGAGATAATTAATTATGGCCGATATTAATAATTTATTACAAAATAAAGTAGTAAGTCCTAACGTAGAAACTATCGGTTATATAAAATCCTATGGCGTAGTTATCAGATCTTTTGAAAAAGATAATGTCTGTGATATCAAATATTTGGACGCTAAGAATAGAATAATAAATAAAGACAGGGTATTCGTTAAAATAACAAATAACGATGACTGGTTTCCTGATCCTGGCGATGTCGTAGAAATAGAATTAAACGAGCAATTCGTTTGGATAACAGGCCGGGTAACTTATAACTATTCTAAACAAGTAAAACCTGATAATGTAGCTAAAACAGATATATATGCTGACGGAGCAGATAGCTCCGTTGGTTGTTATATCTTCTAACAAAGGAGGAAGAATGGCCGAAGAAAATACTACTCAATCTGTCGAATTAATGCAGGATAAACCGGTTCAATTTCAAAGCGATTTATCTGATATTATTGACGATGCTGAAAGAGCAGTTAGAAATAGAGAAAAGTCATTAGTAACCAATAATGGTTCAGTAACTGTTAAACATGATGGTCAGGTTAATTTGGCTGGCGGTAATTATTCACAAGTTAAATTAACACCTAATGGTACTATTGAAAATGTTAGTTTCCAATCTGTTAATAAAACTAACCGTTTTAAAGTAGATACCGATGACTTTATCTTAAATAATCATAAGCTTAATAATAAAATATATGAGCTTGCCGATTATAAAGTAGTACTGGAACAGGAATATCCTACGACTCCGAAAATAGCAGGTGGAATTACTATGCTTGGAACAGTACTTGTAAGAGCGTGGGAGCCTAATCTTAAACGCTATGTAATGATTCGTAGACTTATTAACATTCCTTTATTTTCTCCTTCTCTTGGTTCTACTGATGTTGCACCAGGTCTTAATATAACGCCTAATACTGAACAAATACAAAGTATGATTGATACTTTTAATACTTCCGGTATATCTTCAATGTCTGATTATATTAATCAGTTGAGACAGCAGCGTCAGGAAGCTCAGCAAGAGAAATCTCAGTTAAATAATTCTTCTTCTGGTTCTAAAGAAACTTTAGATAATAATGAAGAAGAAACTAAAACGCCCGATAATTACTCTCCTAATGATTTAGCAAAGAATACGAATAATGGCTAACGATTTAAATACTAAAGTAAATGAATTAACAAGTAAAGCCTTAGAGGACCTAAAAGGAAAAGTTAATAAAGAAACCGTTAACGAAAAATTAACTAAAGTTAAACAAGAAGCTGCTTTAAAAGCAGAGGATGTTCAGGAAGAAGCTAAAGAAAAAGCTACCAGTACTGTTAAAAAAGCTAGTGAAAAAGTTCAGAATCAAATTTCTAATATCGATATAGTACAAGAAATTAAGAATCAATTTACTGGCAGTGATTTAGCTTTTCTGGTTAATGATCTTGTAGAAGACTCAATAGATGAAATAGTAGCCGATGAAATAGATAAGGCGCGTCAAAACTTTAATTTATCTTCTTCTGGCCAAATGTTAGCTACTGCTGAATCTTATTATAAAAGCGTATTAAACAGCCAGGTTATTATGACCGAAATGAGAGATGATTATACTGATCATTTAAGTAGTAGTATTAATTCTATGATTAATGATAGATTATATAGTCTTCAAGATAAACTTGGAGGTGAATGGGCGCGTAAATTATTAGGTACTTCTAAAATAGCATCTACTATTTCTTCTGCTGTTAATAGAGAAGTAGCTAATGTAGTCAATGCTATTATTTCAGATAAAGTTATAGCCGGCGTTTCTCAGGATATAGTCGACACAGTAACTAGAATTCAGAATTCTGCTAGAGATCAGATAGAAACTGCTTTAGCTGACGAAATCGAATACGCTACTGAACTTAAGAAAACTGTTGAAGATAAGATCCAGGTATTTCAGGAACAGAAACAAATTTACGAAGAAAAACTTGCAGCTCAGGTTGAAAAACTTCAAGAAGCTATTAATGAAGCTATTAGACAAGTTGAACAAGTTATTATCAGTGAAATATCCAAAGTCATTAAGATAGACGCATCAAGTTTAAATTTAGGATTTTAACACGTAAATATACAATGATCGATTTTAAAATTAATGAACAGGGAGATATATCCTTGAAAGAGCAATTCCGTATTAAACCATTTAAAATAAATTTTACTAAGGGAGATTTCCCTAAATTTAAATTATTTTTTAGGACAAATGCGGCTAATAATACTAATTCAGAACTTAAAAATTTTAAAGTAGATTTCTCTACTAATTTCGATGATAAAACAAAATATAAATGCGTAGATGTAGTTCGTGGAACAGAAGAACGTTCTCAATCTATTGCTATCAGATTAAAAACCGAATTAAATGAACTACAAAACTTTTTTAATGATTTTGGCTGTGAATTAGCAAGAATGCGTCATCAGGATTTAATTAATCCTAAAAATCATGAACGTATTCGTGAATATGTAGAAAATTCTATAACTGATATTATAGGTTATAACGAAGCTACTGTAAGAGTTGACAGACTCATTCCAGATGCCGGTAATTTTAAATTTGAAACTCTTAAGATTACTATTGTAGGTAATGACGGAAAGATTATTTATACTTTTACTATTTAAGGATCGATTTATTTAAATGAAAACAGCAAATGAAGTTTATGAATCCCTTACTACGACGTTTGAAGAGAACGTAAAAGATTCTATTCAAACCGGCTCCGTTATAGATATATTTAATAAAACTATTGCCGATGAATGCGGTGATATGTATCAATATATAGAAGACAATAAAAATCCTTATCTGTTTACTAATACCTTTGGAGAGGATTTAGATTCTTTAGGATACTGGGTCAATTTGACAAGAGAAGACGGTGAAACTGATGAGCATTATAAATATCGCCTTAAAGACTGGTTGTTAACTTCTGAAGCTTCTAATACTACAGCAATTACTAATAGTTTGTTAAATCCTCAATATGCTTCCAATATTCAGTATGTTCCTTATACTCATGGTTCTGGAACTGGAACTTGCTATATTATTCCAAAAATATATGAAGAAGAAACTATTTCAGCAGCATTAGAAGAAGCCGCAGATTTACTTAAAGATGTCATATCTCCAAGTTTATACGTTGAATATTTAGTACCGTCTATTAGAGCTGTCAGATTACACTGTTTTTTGGTAGTAACTGGAAATGAATCTGAGGTTAAGGCTAATATAACTGCGAAGATCAGAGATTATATTAACGCTATCGCACCAGGAGATTATCTGGAAGCTGGTGAGATTATAAGACTTGGTATTAACGAATCTGGTGTTCAGTATTTTAATCTAATAGCATTATATATAGATGAACAACAGGTTACGGAAACTAGTTCAATTCAGGAATTAGAAACTAAATTTTTATTTGATAATATAGTTTGGAGCGGCGCGAATTAATTATGGATACTATTTATCTTACTTATCAACGGTTTTTAGATGCAGCGAAGAAATTTCCACGTTGGTCTAATTTACGTCGCCGCCCAAATAATTCCGTATCAGGCGCTCTTCTTAAAAGTATTATTAATGAAATTGGTAAAGTAGAAGACGCAATTATCGAATATAAAAAAGATTTCTTTATCGTTAATTATATAGGCCGTGAAGATAAAATTGTTGATTATCTTTATAATGCCCAAATAGGAAATATTGAAGATTTATCGCAATTTACTTTATTGGATCCTGAATTAACAGTTACTACTGATATAAAAGAATTCTATGCCAATACTAATTATGCTTATTATCAGGACGGTTATTTAGTATTCAGAAATGAAAAGGAAAGTGTAAAATATGCACTATCCAATTTTATTTATACAGTTCCGGTAGAACGATTTCATGTTTGGAATATTTTCGATGAATTTGCCTGGTGGGTAGGCCTCGAAAGATTCGATGGTGAACGTAATCAGTCATTAATGAATCGTAGTATTAATATCTTCAGATACAAACCTAATTCTTCCGAAACCGGCTTAAAAAACGTTATTTATAATACTTTATCTGGTTACGGCTATATAGATAAAGATAATGAAATAACGTTTGAGATTCCGGGCGAAGATAATATAACCAGCGATTTATATGAAGCTATTAGTCAGTTTAATCATGATATAGCCAGAACAAAACGCTGGGATATTGATTACTGGGATAATACTTTTAGAAGTCTCGGATATTTACCGCATGAATGGGATGCTCCAGTTAAATACTATAAGGACGGAGTTGGCTATAATAATTCTTTATATGTTTCTACTGTTAAAGATTTAGACGAAGAAGGCAATACCGACGTTACTATTCATGGTTATAAAAAATCAGTAGCTAAAATAGAAGAATATATTAAGAATCAGAATATTAATAAAGAATTTAATTTAGGTTTAACTAAATATAATGACATTATTAATCCTTTACAAGTTAAATATAAAATCACTGCTTCTGATTTAACCAAAATAGAAAATCCGGGCCAGGTGTTTGTAGATAGCTATTTAACTTCTAACAAAGAAAAAAGTTACGCATTAGATACCCTGGTTACTACAACAGAAGAAGTTACCGTTAAAGAAAAAAATAAATTAGAGTCAGACAAAGAATATACTTTAACATTGACTCCAGCCGAAGAAACGTTTGAAATCTCAAGTTGCGATCTTAAAGATGATTCTGACACAGTTAGTTTATTAACTCCTCAGGGTTCTTTTAATTTTAACGATAGAGGATTATTCGTTAATACTAAAGTATTATATCATGCTGATTCCGTAACCGACTTTAATAGTTATACTAATTTAACTGATTATAGATATGGCGGAGTACAATTAGTTGAAGCTATGACTCCAGCCAATATCGAGATCGACATTTCTGGTTTAACTAAAAATACTTCTCAGCCTTTAACAGTAAAATCGCAGTGTGATTTATACGATATAACTTCTAATCAGACCTATATTAATTATACTGGTTTTACTTTTAATGGTTCTAGTTATATTAGCGGCACAAGCAGCGTTGATCCTAGTACGCTGACTATTAACTTTCTTGGACGAGATTTAGAATTTGAATTAGCTAAAGCTCCAAATGCTAGCGCATTAACTACTGGTTATGTAGATATTGAAACTTATATTAATGATACTATTGATAATAGTCATTGTTATTATAATGTTTCTGTAACTACGTTTAATAAATATAGCCTTAAACAGTCTAAGATGAATGACGTTAAAGTTATTATTAAACGTAAAACTACGACTCCTATTCAAATTAGTAATATTAAGTGCAGTCGTTACCAGATTACTGTTACTACTAATAATAATGAAACTTTAACGTTAAGTAATAACGGCACAGTTAACATTCCTAGATATTCTGGTGAAGATTATAGATTATATTTAATCATTGAAAATTATGGTAACACTAAGCCTATAATTAATAGTCTTCATATTGGTGCCACGCTTAATTCTTTAAATTCTGTTTATACAGTTAAGTTTAATACTAACGGTAAATCTAATCCTTATCTTTTATTAGAATCTAATTGTAATTATCGTTTAACTTCTTCTGACGGAGCAGAAATAGATTATTCTCCTTATAATAGTTATTTTAATGATACTGATGAAATTCGGGCTATTTATTTAGATTTATCCGGATTTAAAAATATCACTTATTCTTCGCCTGAGATTAAATATAGTAACGGATTACCATATATATCTATAGCTCCAGATGAAGAGTTTGATTCTATTATTATCTATGGTCAAAGCGAGATTCAACAGAGCAGATTTACATTAGAATCCATTTTTAATTTAACAAGCAGCGATTCTCTCTACGTTAATAAAAATCTTAAAGGATTTATTAAGAGAACTGGCAGCAACGAAGAATTATTAGAACTTACTGAAACGATGTGTTCTAATAAGAGCGCTGATACTTATAGAATATGGAGTTCCAGATATCCGAATTTAACAGTATGTTATATCTCTAACAGTACTAAAAATGTTGAATCCATAAACGAAAAATATTCCGGTAGATTTGAATCCGTTTATCTGTATGATAAAAATAGTCAGGACTATATAGCTTATAATACGCAAAATATAATTAAAAATGTTACCGATAATATAAGTATCGTTAAGAACTTTTTACCGGCGTTGCCTTCTGGGACAGATTTGCTTTATTATATTGATACTGTAGAAACACGTTCTAATAATACTTTTACGGTTACTTTCGATAACGGTAATAGATGGTCTACTAATAGTAACAAAAAAATTAAAATCGAAACCGATATCGATTTGTCTAATAGTAACGTAATTGATACTACGGTTACTAGTATTAACTATAGTTTCGCTCTTTCTAATAATATTCAATTAGAAGATACTTATATAGTAAACGACGAAACTATAGAACTTGGACGTTATATAATTACTCCTCCAGAAAATATGGTTGTCGTTTATAACAATGTAACCGTTCAACAGTCTAAAGAAGACGATGGCGGCGATATCTACGTTAAAGAAGACGGATTTAATAAGCTTTATTATTCTAACATCGTTAATATTGAAAGCATCACAGCTAATGATATAGAAGTATCCAGTGATAAATATACGCTTCTTAACGAAGAAGGTATTATTTGTTGGAATGATAATAGTTTAATCGGACAAAAAATAGAACTCGTTTATACTTATCAAAAGCCACAATATTTGACGTTTTCAAGTCTCGATTATTTATATAATTTAGTCGGTTATTATATCGACACATTAGAAGAAGTTCCAACTGTTCAGGATTATATTATCCCGAATTGTGAAGCCGGCACAATTATCCAAATAGACTATGATTACTTTACTGAAAAACCAGATAGAATCGTAGCAGAATGTGCTAATCTTTGTTATACTGGTATTTTTAATAATGATACCGTTCTTATAACCAAAATAGCAGACGATAATAATATAGTTATCCATAATGGCTATTATTATATAGACGGCAAAGAATACTGGTATTTTGCTGATAAATATCAATATGAAACCAACAGATTAGACGGCGTTAAAATGGTTAACGTAGAAAAGACCGATGCCGGTTTGTTATTAAAACCTGAAAGTGTTAACTATCTTAAAAACTCCAGAATGATTTGTAATACAATGGATACTCATTGTATGTTTGATTTCAACTATTATCGCAATATACCTAATATAAGTTCATTAGATCATATCGGCGCTTGTGATTCTTATTCAGCTTGGCACGATTATAATATGAATATCACTTTAGGCACAGACCATGACGGACAAGTAATCAACTTTAGTCAGATCGATTCTGATGCTTATGCGATACTCGATATTACTAAGGCACTACAAACCAATAAATTTATATCTTGTTGGTATAGTGGTAATCTGAAATTTGCTTTAGGCCGCGAAATTACTACAAGCAATTATCGTTTTAGAAAGAGCTTATACGTAGAACGTATAGCCGATTTTAATTTATATAATGATAAAGCATATTTAGATTGCAAGAATTTATTAGAAGACGATACACTATATTATTTAATCGTTACTGGTTCTGGCACGCTTATTGAAACGATTATTTCTGATGCTGATTCAGTAGAAGATATTAATAACGACCACGAAAAAGCTATTAGTAAACTCGGTCTTGCAATTACTGAAGAAGCAGAAATAGGCGATATTATTACGTTAGATTTTAGTCCAGTTGGTTCTGTTTTAACTACAGCAGAAGTAGAACCAGACAATACGATACTAACCGGTATGTCTGTAGATTGGGGGATTACACAGTCTAGAGTATATGATTTATCTAATCAGATTACTAACGGTTTTTTATATAGAAATGATAATCTAATTTCTCAATCTGATAATAATTATCTTGAAACTGATCCGGTTCGTATTAACGATAAAAACATTGTCTTTAATTTATTCTTAAAAATAAACGATTATCCTTACGGCCGCTTAAAAGATTTTAACGTCCAGGTTCTTGGCAGTAATAGTTTAAACGGAACTTATAACGAACTGTTAAATGTTACTAATACTAATCTGGTTATTGTTCAATCTACCAGGTTAACTAACTACGTTAAATTCAGGATCACTGCTAAAGAAAATCAGGTTATTACAAGTCTTGAATTATATACTCAGTATCGTGAATCTGCTGGTTCGGCATTAAGAGTAAATAAATATGATTCCGGTTCTTTATTGACTAAAGTATATGATACTTGCGTAACCGCTAATTACTCGGTTAAAGAAATAATTGCCGATATCGTTAATCCCGATAAAATAAAATTCTATGTAAGAGCGGCGCGAATTAATAACGCTGATACTGTATGGACAGATTGGTATAACGTAGAAGATAATCATATTTTTAATGAATATCAATTATTCCAGTTTAGAATTGATCTATCTTCTAGTGATGCTAAAGTAAATATTAAACAAATAATTATGGAGGTAACAGAATAACGTGTTTGAATACAAAACAAGAACGGAAACAGTAAATGGCTGCAAGTTTATTCAGCAAGATATTCTGTTACTGGATTATTTATATCATTCTGATTCAGAAATAGAATGCGTCGTAGATTATATAGTTCCGGGCTTTGGCTTCGTTATCGTAGAAGATAATAACGATAATGCATCTACATCAGAAAATGTATATATCATTAAATTCGGTAAACGTAATCAGTATCAGATTATTAACCGTGAATATAACGAGCAGTCTATTGTTAGAGATGAATTCATCTTAGGCGGCAAAGATATTAATCCAGGTACTCAGGATTTAAGATTAGTATTTAAATTTACTGATAACGATACTATTAGAATTTATGCGGCAGATAAAAATGAATATGGTATTAACGTAGAAACTTTATTAGTAGAATATCGGATGCCATATGAAATATTAAATTACAAACTTGGTTTTTACTCTAATGGCGGTAATACTCTTAAATTCGCCGCGATTAAAACCGATGCTCCTTCTAATTGGATCTCTAATGTTTTTAACGGTAATGGCGGCAGAATTAATTGGATCACTAACGGTTTTGAAATAGAAGATTGCGAATACGATTGCGAAGTAGAAAGCCAGGGAATTGAATTAGATCCTGGTACTTACTATTTCGATTTTAAAACTACTAATCCCGATATCAAATATTATATTTATCCTGCTGAGCAAAAAGATATAGAAACTAAACGTCCTCTCGATGAAATTTTAGCGACAAAAGAAGATGAAGCTAAAAATATTTTAAATTACGAAGACGGTAGCTTCGAAGTTCAAGAAAATCAGAAAATAAATATAAAATTTAAAGGCAAATGGGGAAGAGTAACTGAGATAGCCGTTAAGCAGCATAAATTAGATGATTTCGTAGAAACCGATTATGATTCTATAAAACGGGAAGCTAGTTATATAGAATTCGATTTGTCTAAAATATCTAAGATAGAAATCGAAGGTACAGTTAATGCAATTCCTGATACAGAATTAACTGAATCAAGAAGATATAATTTATTTTTATGTGGCTCAACTTCTATCGGCCTCGAAGACATTAACATTCAACTTGGACAAACAGTTAATTATATATTTAATACTGAAAATAGAATCTTATCAGTTATAACTGATAAAACCGAAAATTTTGACGTTTTATCAGATACAACTGATAATGTGCTTCGAGTTTTTCACAACGTAGATGCTGTTATTACTAAATTAATAGTTACTACGATTACGGGCGACGAAATCGATATTTTACTCCAAAAGACATTTAAAGTAACGGTTAGTAAAAATATAAAAACTCCAATTATTGTAACTGATTTAAATGATGAACCGTTAGGTTTATCTGGTTCTTATCGTGAAGTCATAGAAGAATCCAGAATTATAGATCTCTTTAATAAATATAATATAATTAAATTATCAAAGAGATTATGTTTAACCGGACATAATATTAGAGTAGCCGGCTTAAACGATGGTATAGTGGATACTTCTAAAAATACTATAGAAGAACTTGGACCAGATTATACTTTAATTAGCCCGAACAACTATACAGTAGACTACGATAATAATACAATAAAAATCAGTCAAAACATTAGAGACCAATATAAATATCTGGCTATTGAATATAATCATTGCGATAATTATCGTTATGAATTTACTAATTATGAGCGCGAGTATTATAATTTAACTGAAGAACAAAATCTTTATATTGAAAACGATATTTGTGATGTAACTGGCGCTGTTATTTTATACGGTATTCCTAAAGGAAGAAAATTTTATCCGGAATTAATTTATAGAATTCCAAATATAAGAGCGATAAATTCTATAGATTATAGCGCTGAAATTTATGAAACTCTGTTATCTGATTCTTATACTATTATCGGTAATAGAATTAATCTTAACGACGAAGTTAGAGAGAGATACGATTACCTCGTAATAGATTATTTGAAAGACAATAGTTATTCGATTAATGAGCGCGAAAATTATTATGAAGTAGATATAGCTACAACAGAAGACACTTGCAGAATCTATTATGATTCTAACGAAAGCGGTGTCACTAATACTTATAAACAGCTTAATCTTACAAATATGATTCAAGATAACTTTATAGTATTAAGAAAGGAATAAGCATGAAGATATATCCAGGAAATCATAATATTTCTACTTCTGAAGAAGTAACGGTTAATCATCTTCCGTTAGCTTATTTCACTAATGTAGCTAGAACGACATATCCTATTATCCATATTGAAGATCAGTTTTCTAAGGGAATTGTTACTGATACTCCATATCCATATCAACAGTTTAGTACAGATAATATCTATTTTTTTAACGAAAATAATGAAACCGTAGAAGGGTCAGTATATCTTAAAAGAAGCGGCACGAATTATTATTTCGAACCGATAGATTCCACTGAATTTGTACCAACTGAATTTAATATAGATATCTTAATAGCCAGAAACGATATATATAAAAATAACGTTAATTATAATATTTCTATAGGCTGTGCTAATACAGAATTATCCGAAAAAATTATCGGTTTAGTTAATGGCGAGAATAGAAATAAACCTTCGAATATTATTATAAATAACAATTCACTTATTCCTGAATCTCTAATTAATTTAAGCTATAACAATACGGATTTTTTGTTTATAAATAAAACAGATCTTGATTCTGATAAAATTACAGAATACTTAAATAATCATATAAATCTTTGGGTCGTATCTGATGATTTTGAAGAATTATTAACCGAAGACGAAACTATTACTGGTTATACTTTGTTAAATCCTATAATTTATCAGGAATCAACATTTATATTAGACGGATATAATAAAGTTAAATTTGATTTAACTAAACAGGATCAGTTATTTCCAGCAGAAGATTATGAATATATTTCTATCTTCGATGGCGTTTGTCCGGTTTTAATCCTTAAAAAAGAGAATGGCGCTTTTATTATTCTATCTCATTCTTCTTTATTAGATCATACTGATACTTGTTATAATGTTATCTTCGAAGTTTTAATGAATGTTTATTTAAATAGTTATTTTAAAGCTAGTACGATAGCTAACTATATAACTGACAATAAAATAGATTATTTCATTAAAATGTATAAACGATTTAATCAGTATCATCCTCGTATTAATTTAACTGAACAGTTATATAAATCTGGTTATGATACAAATATAAACTATGATATAGTTAGTATAACAACCGGACGTGAAGATGTTATTTATACTGGACTTAACAAATATAACGATATGCTTTTTAGAAAAACTAGTAAAACAGATCCAGAAAAAACTGATGAAACTATTTCTGTTTTTACTACTAATAATACAGTCGTTAATTATAATTCTAGATTAAATTCTGTTAAATTAATTGAAGATAAACTAACTGTTACTTATAAAACTATCGATGACGTAAATTATATCGAAATATCTAAATTTAGATCTTCTGCGAATAAAATAAATAAACCTTATGCTCAACTTATCGAAATTACTGACAACGCTGAATATATATTATGCTTCGATAACATTACTGATAGTTTCTTTGTTGTCAGAAGTATAATATATAATGAAGAACAGCACGGGATTAAATTCGCTACAATTAAACTTGACTATTCAGAAGAATTATCCTGTGGCGATATAAGAAATTATGGCGGCGGTGAATCTGATAATTCAGAACCAAACTATGAAATGATAGATACAGGTTCTTTAAAAGGTAGACCATTTAGATTAGGTTCTACTATGATTATTAAATTGCCGAAACGCTTTGAACAATATAAATCTATTCTGGAATCGGAATTACAGAAACATATTAGTTCTGGTGATTATCCGATTCTAATTTTTGAAAATTAATTATAAACGGAGCCACGAATGGCTATAAATAAAACTGAAGAATTACATAACTTAGATTTTACTGTTGGTATAAGAAGCCAACAGATAAATGAAAATTTTGATTTATTAAGACGTTGGATAGAGGCAGAAAGATTAAGAGCAGGAGGATGGGGGCTCGTTGAAGGATTCGAGTTAACCAAAGATTTATCTGATTTTAGTATTCATGTTTCTGAAGGAACGCTTATAAATCAGGATGGTAAAGAAGTAAAAGTAGATGAATATAAATTTATAGCCGGCCCTCCGGTTTATAAAGAATTAACTGAAGAAACCGTAGTTGGAGCTGAAAGTTTTATTCAGCTTGAACATCCGGCATATTCTAATATAGAAAAACATTGTATTATTTATAATCCTCCACAGAATCCGACCTTGCACGATGAAGAATTTAGTATCTTAAATCTGGATACTGGTACTTATCTTACAACCAGAGATATTATTTTTATTGATCAGGATTCTGTTATTATTAATACCGATTATGTTGGCGCGCGAATTCAAATTAACTATCTTTATGCTAACGATAGAATTGATGCTATCTTACTTAAAAAAGACGGCAGTGAATATATTTATGAAATCGGTATTATCTCTACTTCTCCGTCTCAAGAAGTAATTAAAGATTATTTAGATAAAGGATATTATCTTATTGGTTTTGCTTATTGGCATATCGGAACCGAAGTAGATGTTCAGTTTATAACAGTAGATAGAACCTTACGTCCTATCTTTGTAGATGAAAACAATAACTTATATATTAATGGTATTTTATATACTGGACATAAATTTATATATTTCGATAAACCAGATAATCCATTAGAGAATGATTTATGGTATGATACTGAAAAAGAAATTCTTTATATCTGGCGACCCAATAAAGAGACCGGAGAATACGAATGGAAAGCCATTAACGATTTATCTAGATTCTATAGAGAATATGGCATCTTTACAGAATTAGAAAATCCAGATGATTTACAAACTTTTACTTTTGAAGAAAAACAAAATTTAAGATTTATACCCGGCTATAATCAGTTAACTATTGTAATTGATCAAGTTGTAATTATGCGTGATCAATTCGAAGAACTTTACGATGATGTACGTTATGAATCAGATGGTGTAACTGGTTATGGTTTTAAATTAAAAACTCCATTAGAAAGACCAAGTATAGTAGAAGTATATTGTGATCATAGTGTTAATACTAATTCTGACGCTATGGAATTATTTCCACATATAGCTTCATTTGTTGATACTAAAGTATTTACAATTCAGTCCGATACTGATTCTAATATCTTTACTACAGATGGAGAATATGAACTTGGAAATAATCAATTAGAAGTATGGTTAAATGGAGTATTATTAAATTCACCGAATTTATTTTGTGAGCTTAAAGCAGATGAAACTGCTTCTACAGCCGATGATCTTGGAATATTAAGTAATAAATTTCAGGTATTAGTAACACTTAAAGCAGAAGATACGATAACTTATCGTATAACCAGACACATGGCTACTTATGATAATTTTAGAAAAGTATCAGATGCTTTAAATGAAAAAGTCAATACTGCTATAGATGAACTCCACGAATCTCAAGTTGAGTTAGACAATCTAATTAACAATGTTAGCAGTGCGATAGATGATATTAAAGAAAGTAATACGCAGCTTAATCAAAAAGTTTCTACAATAGAAGATAATTATATTAGTAAAGAAACCGGCGTTACAGCAGAAGATTTAGCAGATGATTTAAAATCTAAAGTAATTTCTGGAATTCAATATTTTAATCAAAGTGCTGTGTCAAGCGAAATTACTTTAATGAATTTTTCTGAAAACGATTTCTTCTCTTTATATTGGATTAACGATATGACACGTTTAATCTTAATAAGAGATACAGATTATAATATATCTGCTATTGAAAATGGTATTGTAATTAATCTTGAACCACAATGGATTAATGATACTGCTATAATTTATATAGAAGCAATTAATTTAGGCGCGTAATCATATATATAGAAACCAATGAGTGAACCTATTATTACTTACTCAGCTAAGTTAACTAAATATAATAATTATCGTGATATCGATGAACTCTTTGCCGGAACTTATACCAGTTATAATCCTATTTCAGTAGATTTAAGAATCTGGAATAATAAGTTTGGTACAGAAGATGTTGATGATTTGGAAAACTTCGTAGTTAATCTTTATTTCGATAAATACGAAGATAATTCGCTGCTTCAATTTTTAACTGTTAGTTATAACGATATTGAAGAAGTTCCTATTAATGTAGCCAATAATATAGCTACGGCAACGTTCTTAAATAACGTAGTAATTAAAGGAACAGCTAATAGCGGCAGTGACGAAAACACAGATAATTATATTAATCTTAAAATTCAGTTTAAAATAGATGATCCTGCTATTAACTTAAAGAATAATGATTTTAAATCATTATTTATAGAAGTAGTACGCCAATAATTATTATGAGCAGCCATTCTGGTAATATTTAAACGAGATCGGTATACCAGAATAAGAAAGCAGCTTATAATATATGACTGAATTATTAACGATTCTTGCCGATATCTTTAAGTCGGTTTCCTTTGTGGAATCGGCCATATTTCTTGTCTATTTAATGATCGGATTAAGCGTCTTCTTTGTTTTTAAAGTTTGGTTCCCGCACTATTTAAATAATCGTGCTATTGAGAACGAAAGAGAAGAACGTAAAGCTCAGGCAATGGAAGCCGCAATACATAATATGACTATTATTCTTCGAAGCAATACTGATGTTATCGAAGGATTTAACAGGTCCATATCTATGTTAGACGATACACTGGAAAAAGTATCAGATAAGCTGTATGCACATGATGCCGAAAGTAAAGTCATTCATGAAAACGTTAAATCTGTTGATACACAAGTTGGACGCTTAAAAGAATCTTTACCCGATATGAATGACATGAACAGATTGCAGCAACGAATAGATGATGTTGCAAGTAAAGAAGATATAAAAATTATAATTTCCAAATTAGATCAACTTATGGAACCAATTATGGAAATTAAAGGTAAGATATCTTAACCGTAAATAATTATAGGCTCTTGTTTTATATAAATAAGAGCCTATTTTTGTTATATAACAATATAGATTTAATACGAGGAGATTTAATAAATGCCTAGAACCGCTCGCGGCGTAAGAATGATTAACGAGAACGTCGTACAGCCAGGTAGAGCGTTTATCGTAACTACCGAAGATTTTAATGATTATAATTGGGAAGATTTACCCGACGGTACTCTCCACGTCGACTCCGAAACAGGCAATATATCGGTTAAACTTAAAGGCCAGACCACATGGTCTCCGACCGGGTTAAAAGACGATGGCACCCTCGTTATTTCCAAAGATACTCAATATAATATAGAAGTTTTTACCGTAACTAAAACAGATAATGGCGACGGTAATTTTGTATATACTAACGCTAAAGGCGAACAAAGATATAAACCAGTATTAGACGATGGCAATAAGTTCACATTTGAACTTGAAGATGGAACTTATATGCCAGGCCGTAATCATCTTGAAGTTACTATTGACGATGTACTTGTAAGAACAGTAATGAGCGGTGGTATCGAAGAAATTAATGAAAGCCGTTTTGCTGTTTGTGAACCTCTTGAAGTAGGTCAGGAGATTTCTGTACGTTATGTTAAATGGACTAAAATCGGTAATCCATATCCACGTATCTTCTTAAACAAAGAAGAACCTGACGCAGAAAACGGCGATATCTGGATTGACCCTGAAGGTTCTTTAGATGACGATACTTTTTTAGAAGATTTAGAACTCGACAAAGAAATTAAGGTTCCTTGGGATAGAATTACAGGTACTCCTACTACATTAGCTGGATATGGTTTAGATGATAAGGTGTCTATGGTCGGTCATGTGCATAGAACATTAGATATTACAGATTTTCCTAAAAGCTTACCTGCTAATGGCGGTGATGCTGATACTATAGCCGGACGTGAAGTAGGAGATAATCCAGGCAACATTCCATTCTTAGATGGTACTGGTAAATTAGATACTGAATTTTTACAAGACAACTATTTAGTAGATTCCGGTGCAGTTTATATTCAAGAAACCAGACCGGCTACTACTAAAAATAATACAATTTGGATTTGTACTGATTCTGGCAATACTCATATTGAAGTATATTATAATGGTAACTGGATAAGTATTAATGCGCCAGTTGCTACTGTAGCTAAGAGCTCATACTATTCTAACTAATGGAGATATAAAGTGGCTGTAAATAAAATAAGACTTAGAAATCTTGATAACGAAGTCCTCGATTATTTTCGTCAAAATCAGAATAGTATTACTTATGACGACTTAAGCCAGGATGTAGTAACAGATATTAAAAATAATATTCAAGTCGGCAACGTAAATAAATATGATGATTATGAATTAAGAACCAGAATTATAAATCTGGAAACTAACGCATTAACTAAAGACGAAGCCGCAAATACATATGCTGCTCAAGCAGAATATGATAACAGTATAACCGTAGATAATAAAATTCAAAATGCTATAGATAGTCTTCATATTGAAGATACTATTAATGATAGATTTAATAATCTTACTAGTGAATTTGTAACCAGAACATCTGAAAGTATCACAGAGGATTTACTTTCTTATGAGCTTCAAATGAAAGTAAATGCAAGATACGAAAATAGAAGGCCATCTGAAGGAGGTTCTGGCGGTAGCGATATTAGTGCCGGCGATTTTACTAAACTTCAGATACAAGTTAATGAAAATACTTCTAATATCGAAAATTTAAATGATTTTGTTAACAACAATACAGTATTAAAAACTGATACTATTTCTACTAATCAATTAGATAATGAAGCTCAGACCGCCATTCTTCATGCCCGTTTAGATACTGAATTAATTGGTATGAATGATTTAGAACAAGGTATTCGTGATGCTCTTGCTTCTACGGGTGGTTCTATTAATGATACTATTGATGCTATTTATCAAAATTCTCAAGATGGCCAGGTAGGATTTAGCAGTTTTAATCAGGGTGAACAAAAATACACAGTTAAATATGGCTTTGTATTCGATCATAGTATTTTAGTTATAAGTTCTTCTAGCCAATTAAATGAAGCCCAAACATTAGCCAGAGAAGAAAATTACGACTATATCGGTGATACTTCTAATAATATTATTTATGTATATAATAGTCAAAATCAATCTTGGGGATTAGATGACAGCAGCACTTTATTCGAAAGAATTGTTGGTAAGCTTGTCGTTAGATTCCCAGGCGATGTATTATGTTTTTGTCCTACAGCTAATCAATTAAAGGTTATTTTAGATTTATCTGAATATCTTGAAAATATAGCTATTGGTATCGATGTACCTAGCCAACAAGATTTTAATACTTTATCTTCTAAAGTAGATACGATAGAAGATAAAGTAAATGAAGAACCTGACTATAGTTCATTGATTTATTATGGAGAAACACAACCGAGTGATTCTTCTGTATATTTTTGGTTAAGTACTTCCGGAACATTACAAATTAAAACATCTTCAGGATGGCAGAGAGTTAACTAATGCACGTATTTAAAATTAAAACAAAAGACGGTTGGGTTTCTTTATATCGGGCACTAATGAATTTATTCGTTAGAAAAGATAAGAATTTAGCCGACTTAGAAAATAAAGACGAAGCCTTAACTAATTTAGGCTTAACCGGTGATGTAACTAGCCATAATCATGATAATCGTTATCTTCCGTTAATTCAGGAAGCTGAAGATAGAATTATGGAAGCTTTAGATGAAACTAAAGAAGAAATTAAAAAGAATATGTTATCCGAACATAATGGAAGTCTTTCTGAATTAATTAATATGGATAATGGCTGGTATAAATGGCAAGGCACTATTGAAAGCGTAACCGGTACCTGGATTATCGTGAAAATGGATACTTTATATCAAGCTACCTGTATGGACGATCCTCGTGTTGTTCTTAATAGCGGTAACTTAAATACATGGTATTCACCTTACGGATATTGGCACGCATAAAGGATTAACGACAAATGACTTTACCATATAAAAGAAATTTTACTATTGGTAGGCAAAGCGAACAATTTTTAAACGATGAATTTCACGTTATCTTCGAAGCTTTAAAAAATATAAACTATCGCAAAAACGAAAATCGTGGTGAAGAACCTACTTCTAAAGTAGATGGAGCATTATGGTTTGACAAACCCGATGAAGCATTAAAATATTGGGACACCAGAACTTTAACCTGGAGTAATTTATATGCTAAAAAATTTCAGCTTATAGATCAGATTCTTAATGTTACAATGCCTTCAGATCCAGTAACCGGGCAGCTTTGGTTATATAATGGCGTATTAATGTATTTCGATGGTTCTAAATGGGAACCAGTTAAGACCATGGTTCAAGACGAAACTCAGTGGTCTAACGCAGCTTTTGAAGATTATATGATTATTACTCCATTAAACGCTGAAGGTGGTTCAGTTGTTGATGATGGTTTAATTTCTTCTGAAGAAATTCAAAAATATCTTAAATCCGGTAACGACGATACTCATAAAAATACTAACTTTATTGAACCAGTTGCTGTTAAATGGGGCGAAGATGGTTTTGCTGAACCAGAAATAGACGAACCAACAGCTCCGGCTATTCCAGGTGATGATTTAAGAAGTCAGTTTATTATTCCTAATCTAAGTACTGATAGAGTATTTATCGATACCGATCATGATAAAAGCTACGAAGAAATTTCGAAAATATGTTTCCAATATCCTACTAAAGATATTTATAATAAAACAGTTAGCGGTATTCATTTAAATCCTGGTAAATTATCTAAGATTACTAAGCGATTAATTAAAGTAGATAAGTTAAACCCTATTATTACTATTAGTGCTTATAATACTGAATTTTATGGATTCAGGCGCGGCGAATATGGCGGCAATTTTTTAATTGAATCTAATAATCAGGATACGGGTGATTATATTCCTGATGGCGATCAGATTACTCTTAATTATAGTGCCGCACAAAATTATGATTATATTCTCGCTATAACTTTTGAATTTACCTGGTATAAATCTAATGGTAGTCTTAATCATTATACTGCTGCTGATGGTAAAAACAGCTTTTTCTTAAGCAATTTAAGAGACGTAGTTAATGTTCATGTTAACGGTTTAAAACTTGAAGAAGCGGCTTATGATATAGATTTAACTACTGGTACTGTTACTATTGATGATGAAGATGCAGACAAAGTAGATGTCCAGATGTGGGCTCCATATAAAAAACAATATGGTTATATTCGTGAAACCGATCTAGAAGGAAACGGTATTATTCATCTTCATCAAAAAGTTAGTATTCCGTTAGTGTTCGTTGGTGGTACTTTAATTCATCCATTATATGGCGGCTTACAATTTGACGGAGATACTATTATTATTCCGAATCATACCGGTATTGATTCTATGAAGAATTTACCATGGTGCGTAGTAGACTTATATTCCGGTATTGGTACCGACTATATGTATAGTGAAAAAGGTACTGTTACGGAATCTGAAGCCAGCTTTATTTTAGGCGAACAAGATTATCTTGACGGCCAGGGAAATTTTATCATGCACGGTACTTTATCCGAAACTATGGATAAAGATGGATTCAGAGATTTTATTTTAGCATCCGGTATTTTAAGTGGTACTAACGGTAACGTAATTAAATACGATAATACTATTATCGGTAAAGATGATGGCGTTATTTTATTTGTCGATGGTTTAATGATTAATGACGAAGATATAGTTAGAGATCATGCTAACGGCACAATTACGTTAAAACCGGAACTTGTAAAAGGACAGGAATACGTTCTTTTAAGAGACCATGATAAAAGATTATATACTACTTCTGATTCTCAGGCCGCATTTGTAACCGGTTATATTGATGATTCATTAGTATATTTAAACGGCAAGCTTTTAGTAAATGATAATTGTGTAACAACTACTTCTAATGAAAATGATGAAGTAGCTAATGGTGCAGTTTATAACGAAATTAAATATTTTATTCCCGATGAATTTTCAGAAGATAATGGTACTTGGAAACTTTATGATGAATATAATTATGAATGGGATATTATTCCGGAAGACGAAATAAAAGATATTAAATTAATCGTAAGCTCTTATAGTAATATGATTAGTTCGATTAAAATTAATATCGATTATGACGAAGAAACGGATGATTTACATATATATTCATTTAAATTATCAAGTTCTATTTCTGGTATCTTAAAAATAGGTACAGCCGAATTTGTAGAAACCGATAAAGATGACGGATTGCAAATTTGGGCTACTGGTTCTGATGCTTTCGCTTACGGACAAGGTGTTCTTAATTTATACCGTAATGGCATAAAAATGATACCGAATATTGATTATCGTGAACTTAGTGAAAATAACTACGTTAAAATGATAACACCAGTTGAATTAACGGATATCATTCAATATGTTATTGAACCGATAGAAACTGGTGAAACTTATGGCCATGAATTTATTTTAATGACACCAGAAAATGTACAGCAGCCTAATATTTATAAATTAGAAGATGGCGATAATGTACCTGATTTATATCCGGGCCGTTTAACAGTTTATATTAATGGTATCAGATTACCTAACGAAGATTGGACGTTACTTGATAATAAACGCATTATGTTAAGATATACTAACTTTAAAATGTTGGGCAGCTCCGGTAATTATCCTGATGAAAATTATGTATTAGACAACGGTAACCAGTTTACTATAACTCATAACTATCCTGATTATTTATATGTAGAAATACGTAAAGATTATGATAGACAAGAACGAACTATAGAAATTGGTACTACTAATAATATGGAACTTTATCCCGAAGATTTTGGTATAGATATGGGATTACTTGAAACTGCTGATGAGATTTTATTTTATCTTAACGGTCAGTTCTGTGGTTTAACAAGAAACAAAAAACAAGATTACAAACTTGATAAATATAAAAATTGTATCGCTTTTTTAAATACAGATTTTTTAGAAGCGATTACTACAGATCCATTAAAATCATTATTTAATAAAAACGCATTAGTATATGCGGCTTGGAAGAAACAGACTGGAAAAGACGAATATGTTTCCAGCATTATTAATAAATTAACTATAGTTTGGAGATAACACATGAGCGAACAGTATTCCAAAATAACAATTAATCAGTTAGATATCGATGCTGTAGCAGATTACGTCGTTCAGTCTAAAAAGCTTGTATATAGAGATGGCGAACTGCTTGCCAGCGATACTAATGCTATGGATACAGATAAGGTTGCTGGTATTGAATCAGGCAATATTGCTGTATCTATTGATAAAGAACATCGTGATACGGTAAATAATGCTCTTAATTTGGGTGGATTACCGGCCTCGGAATATTTAACTAGTAGTACTGGTTCCAGTTTAATTTCGAACCAGATGAATGTTAAAAAATCTTACGGGGATGATATTAAAGATTTACGTGATGAATTATATCAACTTCGTAACGAACTGGTTAAAAGCGGTATTGTAAATAATAATGGCCAATACGAAGGTTTTACGGATTCGTTTAGACGTAATCATTATATTAATATTCAAGATATGATTGGCACAGCCAATACTGTTAATGCTGCTAATAATAACGAAATTATCGTTGACGATGCAGAAGTATTAGAACAGCTTAAACAGTATGATTTTATCTGCGTTTACAATAGAGCCAATGCTGTATTCGATATTAAACAAATTGCTGATGTTAATACTGAAACTAAAGTAGTAACTTTAGATAGTGATTTACGTTCTGTGGTTAGAAGCGAAGAAGTAGAATTATATAGAAGTAAGGGTATTATCCATGACGGTTTATATAAATTTGCTACTGACGCAGAAAACCAGGTAGGTACTGAAGAATTCCATACCGGTTTATCTGACGATACTTATAACGTAACTAAACGTATTAATCAGTCTAATACCGGTTTTGGTACTTCCTTTAGAGTTCCAGCAGCTAAACAAGGTTTCGTAACTTCTATTGAAATTTGTGCTAAAGCTTATGGTGCGCCAGGGGCCTTAATGGCTTATATTCTTGACACCAGAGATCTGGAAAAATTCTTAAATCCTGCTTTGGCTAAAACAGAATATGAACAGGATATAGCTAACGAAAATCCTGATGGTTGGCATTTCTTTGCTCAGTCTCAGCCATATACATTAGAAGCTTCTCAGGGTAAAAGATATATTAATTTTAACTTCCAACAAGAAGATGGCAGCTACCCTTTAATGACCAGAGATGAAGACGGTGTAACTGTTAGATATATCTTAGTAATTGAAGCATTAGATGTTAATAGCTCTAACTATTATGATATCGTATTCTTACAGCATCAGAACGCTGGCGGCACAATGGGGGATTTAGAGCTTAATAACATTAGTTATATCTATACTCGTAGAAGCGATAATAGTGTAGAACTTGCTCTTAATGCTGACGAAGAATTAAATAATTATGATATGTATTATCATATTACTACCAGGGCTGTAACCGAGAACGAACCAGAGGCTCAGAAACAAGGTTTATATACTGCTCATTATCAGCTTCAGAATATAAAATCTGATTTTACTGCTGCTAAAGCCAGACTTATGCTTCGTATTAAACGTGAAGGCGAATGGAAAGTAGTAACCGATAGCTCTGTTCCTAAAGTTTATACCAGTGAAGTTATTAATATTGTTAATACTAACGATAATAATAATATTAAAAATATCGAAGATTTAAGATTAAAATCTGAAATATATAAACGTATTGAAGAACGAGCTAATGAGTTAGAAATCTCTGAACAAGGTTATACAATTATTGGCAATAATATAACTAAAATTCAAGGCATCGATATTTCTAACGTAACCAGTAATAATCCTGTTCTTCTTTCTGATGGCGACAAAATCTATCGCTGCGGTTATTTAGTTTCTATTAACGCGCGAGAAATCAGTTTTGATTCCGAAACTGGCGATTATGTAATTAGTCCGTGGGATCATTACGTAATGCCTCTAACTCAGGTATTTAAAGATTTAGAACCAGTCAATAACGAATATAGCGACCGTCTTATCTTTGAATGCGATTTAGTAGGACAAGATTTAGCTGTTAAAAAATATAATGATTTTGAACTTCAAATCTTCTGGGAAAATCGCGAACTTTCCAGTTACTCTGATATTAAATCGTCCCAGATGGGCGCTGTCAAAGACTTAGTTTTAAGCTTCGCCCGTGGCTTCTGATTATAATTTGACAGAGTTTTTTATAATATAAACAGGATGGTTCTTGCGCAGGAATCATCTCATTCTCAATATTCTTTTGACTTTTCATAATAACACCTCCTTTCCAAGATGGCGTCGGGTAGATCGGATTGACCCGGCGCTTTTCTTGTTATTAAACTAAATAATTTACTTATAAATATAATATGATTAGAACTCAGGCAGAATATACAGAAGCTGTTAATTTTATAGATAGAGATATGGAATTATACGATTATGATTTATCTAAAAAGATGACTTCGTATGAATATAATCTATATCTGCAAGATACCGAATATTATCTCGATTTTTTATATGAAAAAACCAGAACCATCGAAGATTTAATTGAATATCTTGAATATTATAGTAAAAATAAATTAGAACAGCTTAAAACAGAAATTAAAGAAAAAGAAGATATCTTAGAAGCTGCGGTTGATAAATATATAGATAAAAACTACGTTAGTTGTAGAATTAATTGGAAAAACGGTAACAATCAAGTAGTTACTGACAGAGATGGAAGTTTGTTACAATTAGCAACAATTAAAAATAACGTAATTAGCGCTGGAGCTAATATTTCTAATCAGGCTTTTATTAAGTCTATTGTTAGAACTTCAAATCAAACCAGTTATTCTAATAATGCCGAACAATATATTAATAACAATATCTATTTAACTGTTTATAATTTAGATGCTCCTACTACGATAGAAGAAGAAATAACTGTTGAAGTTACAGATAGTAGTAACGTAAACGATACTTCTTTTGAAACAATAAACTGTTCTTGTGAATTTTTAGGCCAAATTGATACTAACAAATTCGGTTATAAATTAACGGCTTCTAATAATACTAAAGAACAAGAAAACTTCAACTACGGCATCTACAGTTCTTCTAATTTAGATAGCGTTAATACGATAGATTATAGTTATAATACTTCTAAAGATATAAATAGTAATCAGAACACTCTCGCCGCTAATAAGAATTTAATTTATAATTCCGATTATATAACAAGTATCTTATCTTCTCAAAAGACGAAACAAAAACAGAAAGATAAGAGCGGAGAAATTGCGATAGCTAATGGATAAAAAATTAATTAATAATAACGATAACAGCACAATAGATAATAACCGTATAGTTAGCGATACCGATAAAGGTATCGTAACTTCTAATAAAAAGTGCTGGTATTTTGTTCCTAAAGACAAAATAATTGAAGAAGCTCAATACGATAACGGCTATTATTATACCGAAGATACAATAACAACACGCAAAAAAAGCGTGTTGTCTTCTAGCTATTATACCGATACTAATCCAGTTGAAACTAGCTATACCGAGAAAGCCAGATATTATTTTGGGCTTAAAGATATAAAACTGTTTAATAGTAGTAAGGTTAACAATAGCGGAATTATCTCCGGTTATATCGCGTTATCAAATCTAAGTTATATAACCGTTAGTTCGATTGAAAGTGGCGGCGAAAATTATTCAACGGAATATTATATTTTAGATGGATTAACAGAAGTTAGTGTACTACCGGAAAATCAGGAACTAGCAGTTAAAGAACGGTTATTTTATAATATTTCTCTACGCTTCCCGGTAGATTCTACCGTAGCTACCACGTTATACGAAGACGGCGTTGAAATATCTAAAAACTATCTTGAATTAACTTATGATGATTACGAAAACCATATCTATGCGTTAACTTATAAACCCGGTGGTGATCCATATAGATATATTCCGGAAAATACCAACGTTAGAGTTAAAATAATTATTAGATGTTACAACGATGAATCAGTATCGCCTAATATATCTGGTATCGTTATAAATAAATACGGAGGTAAAGTAGAATGGAATTAACTCCCCCCGGAATTATTAAAGACGCTTATCTTCAGATACTGGCAGAAGATAAAAAATATAACGACGTATTTAAAGAGCTCGTTAATAGGAACGAGAAGAAACCGATACTTACCGTTAAATATTTAAACGGCGAAGATACTCCAGATTATGACAATGAGCAAAGAGAATTATCCGAGATAATGCTCGATTTAAATGTTATTAATAATAGCGCTGTAGAAATAAAAAACAAAGTCACTGAATTATTATCTCTTATTGATACCCAAGCAAATTTAATCATGGATAGCGTAGAAAAAGAATCTGATAGAATCATGGATATTAATATGCTTTGTGGTATTAATAGTGAATATAATATGTCGATACCGATTTATACTTCTAATTTTACCGGCAACTTTGAAACTATAAACGATAGAACTATTGGCGCTAATTTAATGAGCCAGAATATTGTTAATTATACAATAGTAAGTGTATCTGGTAATGGCTATAGCGGCAACAACTATGTTTATAACGATAATGCATTTGAAATAGAATCTAATGATTACAGCAATCTTGATTATATAAAAGATAATAGTAATGTAACCAGTTATGAATATTCCAGGCTCGTTACTACTGATAAAACTGAAGTAATAGACCAATTAATTAACTACGATTCTAAAGAAGTTGAATGTATATTAACATTAATGTCGGTTAATAGTTTTAATAGAATTTATATAGATGCAGCCGGCGATAATTTAACCGTTAAAAATATTGAAACCAGCCAAGATGGCATATCTTTTACTTCTAGATTAACTAATCCTTTGCGTATTAATAATAAAGAAGATTTATATAATAATTTAAATTATATTTATGGTTCCGGAACTTTATGTTTTCCATATAGCTATTATGTAAGAATCACATTATCTAACGATGATATAGAAGACGATATTATAGCTATTCAAAATGAAGGCGAAACCGATATTACTTTATATCCGAATACGAGAAGAAAAAAGATTAGAATAAATACGGTTAAATTATATAATAGCAGCTACACGGATACTTCAGTCACATCAGAAGAACTATTAGAAGCTGGTTCCGTAGATAAGATTGGCTTATTTGTTAACCAATATATACCCGACCATTTCTTTAGCGATACTGAATATATAACATATTATCTTATTATTAACGGTACTGAACACCAAGTAGTTCCTGTTAATTCTTCTGCTGATGGAATAAAACTAATCAAATTCAGTGAATCCGAAGATTCTACTATCGCTCAAAATTACGTGGAGAATATAACTGAAACAATTAAATCGGCCCAGATTAAAATTAATATTAAAACTTATAACAATACTGAATCCCCATACATATCTAATATTAAACTTTGCTTAGGAAAAGAGGACGGTTCTATTTATGTCGTATCTTGATGAATTAAAGAAAATCGAATACTATAAACAGCGTATCGTAGACCGTTATCTTTCTCAGGGCCAAATCGTAGATAAACTTCGTCTTCAAAGTTACATAGACGGCATCGATACTAAGTTATCATTATTCAGACAAGCTTTTATCGAGAACGGTGAAACATTAGATTTAAATAAGTTTAATGAACAAAAAACCGCGCTTTATAAAGATTTAGAAATTCTATATGAATTAGTATTTGAATTAGCAACAGAACGATTAGTACAAACTGAAGCTTACGTTAAATGTACGATTAACGAATTAAACGAAATAGCTAAAAAGTATAGATATAAAACTGCGCTAGAATCTATGTCTATTTATGGTAATACGATTTATTACGAAACCAACGGATTTAAACAATATTATCTTAATGGACGTGTTTATATAGATTTAGGACCAATGAGTATTCCTTCTGGTTCTACGTTAGCTTGTTTATTAGATTCAGACGAAGTAGATCCAAAAGATATAGTATTCAGATTCGATGATAACACTCAAATCGGCGATTATTTATATAACAAAAACTATCTGTTTATTCCGGGAAATTATAATATAAATACTTATAATGTAGAATCTGAAATTAACTATAATACTAATTTCGAAGTTAATATTAATACGGAAGTAAACAATACCAGTGTTTATAATTTATTTGCCGGCGAAGATTATGTTAAAATTAAATATTCAGATACTGGCGAAATAGAATATAGAGCTAAAACTATTAATATTCCTATTCAATTAGATAGGGATGCTGAAGTAAGTTTTTATGTTTACGATAGTAGTTATATCGAAATTAGTACAAATACTACTCCAAGTTATAAAAATTTTGAAGGCAATTCAATTACTTCTCCGAAGCTTAGGCAAAAAATTTTACTATTATTAACAGCTGGTTCGGTATTAGATTTTGCTACTGATGGCAGAGTATTTGCTAATATGGTTAATTGTACAATTTCTAATAATAAATTATATTCTACAAGTGAATTTCCAGGTTTAACTAAATTCATGGTAGAAGAAATAGATTATGGCGATCCAATAGAATTCAAAAACGTACAAGTTATTGCAAATAATGCAACAACTACTTTTTATGACATTAATTCTATTGCTATTAAACAGGCTCAAATTGTTGATATAGATAGGAGCGAGTTATTATGATTATCTATAATATTAGAAATAATGGGCCATATGAATACGAGAAATTTGTCTTGAACATCTTTCAGATCTATAATCTGGTTTACGATGAAAAAGAAATATTTACGCAGCATCAAGTTCATAACATATTAGAATATCTTGATCAGCAGATAACAGAATTAACCAAAGAAGATAGCCTCGGCAATGAACTTTCATTAATCCACATTTCGAGAACGGAGAAAAGATAACGTAATGATTCAAAAACCTAACAGCCTGGAAATGATGGAGAAGTTCAACCAGGCAATAACAGATATAGATACTATTAATAATACTTTAACCGATATTCAAAATAAGATGAATACCAAGTTAAGTATTATTAATGCTTGCAACACATATAATAGCCATCTTGCTGAAAATATCAAACTTGCTAATACTTCTAACATAGAAGATAGAATAATCTTTAATTACAATACTGACAAAATTGAAGGTGGTACTTATGACGTTTACGGCCAAACTATCCATGCTGCTTTTGTTAAAGTACCGGATAACGTTTTTAACTTTTTAACCGAAACCGGTCCGATTTATAAAGATAATGCCAGTATCGAATTTTATACTAATGAAGAAGATAAAGATATTAAATATGAATATAGTGATATTTTAAAATACGAATCTGATACTTCTAAAAATGATGTATTTAAAGTATTCGATACCGATACTTTTACAATGGCCGTACAGGTTAACATCGGCAATATAACCGGTGGTACTACATTTAATATGATAGAAATCTGCCCGTATCTCCCAGGTTCTTTTAATATCGAAGAAATCAGATTGTTTACAGTAGAACAATATCTTACTCAAGATTTAGTAACTCCGGCCAAACGTATTGATACTATAAACGACGTAGGAGCTATTAGAATCGCATTAGATAACAAGTATCAACTTTATCGTATAGAGTTCGATATTCGCGTTAATTATCAGTTAAATGGTTATCCATTTGGTTTCAGACATTTATATTTCTTAAATACCGATGCCGATACTGAAAGCGATTATATTGTAATCAGAGTAGATAAAAATGATTATATAGAATCTGTTGGCCAAAGCATTTCTATTATTAAACCGTCTGGCGAATCTGAAACTACAGCAGATGCTTACGGAATAAATTATTATCTCTTTTATGAGAACGGCGTTCTACAAACTCCTCTTTCGAATCCTATTGCGCGCAACATTACCAGTTTCTACGCACAGATTCCCTTAAAGGAGCCATTAATAGGAATTCATTTCAAGGAAATATTAACTAGGTAATTATACTAACGTAAGCGCTAAACAAGGTGCTTCGCATTGGGACAGTGCTAATCGTGTCCGGAACTGGCCCGACAAGGAATTTCGCTAACACACAAAGCCTCTATTCTAATTTTGGAATAGGGGCTTTGTTGTTCATTGTTAGAAAATTATACAACAAAAACTCTTGATGTCTGACGTTGTTCGTTGTATAATATAACTATAAAAGATAGTGACTTTTTGAGGAGGTTCACATGGGCTATAAAGATAATACAGTAGTCATCTCTATTCCGGTTACTCATGAAGATAACGAAAAATTATATTCAATAGCCCGGGATAAAGGATATAAAAGTAAAACTAGTTTGGCTAGCGAGCTGTTAAAGGAGGCAATAAGTGATGAATTTCAAAAACTTGAAAACGACATTTCCAAATGATAATATTGGCGGCTTAATTTTATACTACTATAGTTCTGTCTATAAAGGAGAATTCGAAGTATTAGATTTAGCTGTAACTAGAAGAACTATCTGGTATTTACTTGAAAATAAAATTAAATATGAAAGTATTATTAATGAACTTCAAACTCATGAAAATGACGTAAGAATAGATATTTCTGATTTATCTGGATGGTTATATCAAGGAAGTTTATTAAAAAAAAATGCTTTTTATTTTCATCGGGAATTGATTTTAACATCAGACAGACCAGTTTTCGATTATTTAAAAGATACAGAAATTATACCTGAATTCTATTATTTACCTAAAATTAAGTATTCAGAAAAAGATATAGTTAATTATTTTTATAAAAAACTTTCTCCGTTAAATTTGGTAATGGCCGATTATAATCGAGATTTAAAAACGGTTAAATATTTACTCGCTAAATTTAACGTAGACTACGTAGAACCGATAGATATTCTTTTATGTAGTATAGACAGGCTTATTAAAGAATATCCGGATACTTATAAACTTATTGATGCCACCAACGTAAGTTTAGATGTAGCCAGACAATTAAAATCTGAGGCTATGGAACTTCGCAGCCAGAATAAACATAAGAATACGCTGCCGAAGATAAACATAGACCAGATTAAAAAATATGTTTAATCTAACTGATTATTGGATTGAAGTTGGTGGCTTAAAGAATAACTATTTTTCGCGCAATAATTTTATCAGATTAGGCGACGAAAAATTTAAAGAAAAAATATCTAAATTTAGAGCTAAATATAACAATACTGATATCTATCATAGCGCTTATATGTACGAAACTATGGATATAGATACCTGTAAATTATATGGAGATTTCTACTTAGATTTAGATGGAGATATTAATACCGAAGCTGGATTTACTCAGCTTAAACAAGATGTTGCCGGAGTAGTCGCTTATTTTGTTAGTATGGGATTCTTAGAAAGCGATATTTGTATTTATTTTTCCGGTTCTAAAGGATTCCATATTATAATTCCGGCCAGGACGTTAGGTATCGAACCGGTTCCGGAGCTTAACTTAATTTATAAAGAATGGGCGCTATATCTTAAAAATACGATTAAAATATCTACCGTTGATACTGCAATTTATGACCGTAGAAGACTCTTTAGAGAAGAAGGTACTATTAACGGTAAAACTGGACTTAAAAAAGTTAGAATCCCATTATCTTTATTATTTAAAGAAACTCCGGAAAAGATTCGAGAATTTAGTAGCTATCCGTTTAGCAAAGTTCTGTGCCAATATCATATTGGTTTTAATAAAAAAGGCGCGCTTAACTTTTATAAAAAAAGCCAAAACTTTTATAAACGTAAAGTAACTAATATTAATACAAATACTACCGTTAAATATACGATACCGGAGACTAAACAAAAACTCCTGCCGTGTATATCTAAGATGCTTAAACAAGGTTCTGATAAAGGTTGTCGCAATAATACTCTCGTAGTATTAGCTTCATCGTTATTACAATCCGGCTACAAACTCGATGAAACCGTAGATATTATGACGGGTTGGAACGAGCTTAATAATCCGCCCATGAGTTTACAGGAATTAACGTTAACGGTTCGTTCAGCTTATAATGGAGTCCTCGAAGGAAAAAGATATGGCTGTAATAGTATCCGTGAATTAGGATATTGTACAGATGAAAATTGCAAAATAAAACAAAGAGAAGGTATAACAAGTGCTGAATAATAATGATTTAACTAACGTAACAACAATTAAAGATATATTAGCTGACGATAATGAAGTAGCTATTGAAGATTATTATGCGTTAGCTGAATCTATTTATGATCAGTTTGATGAACGTGCCTATAAAAAGGGTCACGGTTATAGCTGTAATAATTTTCCTATATTTAACCAGAAGATAGAAGGCCTCGAAGAAGGTTTATATATTTTCGCCGGTGAATCAAATTCTGGTAAAACAGCTATTATGACTAATCTCCTATGGGCGTTTTGTAATAATCCTGATAATAAATTATTCGGTATTTATTATTCTCTTGATGATAATACTGACGAAGTAATTCCAAGACTTATTTCAATGAATAAACAGATTCCTATTTCTGTTGGTTCTAAACCATCCAGATATAAAGATTTCATTGAAAGAAATAAAGATAATCCTAATACTGATATTATTAATCAATGTTCTCAGTATCAGGATTATCTGGATAAACGTGCTGAAGGTTTACAGGAATTAAAAGATGCTAATAAGCGTTTCTTAATCTTAGACCGTCAAAGTATTACAAGTTTCGAACAACTACTCGATCATGCTAAAAAAGTTCAAATGTATGTTAAAAGATTCGATCCGGAAAATAATATTATTATCGCTATCGATTCTTTAGCAGATTTAACTATAACAAGTCAAAAATTCGGTACTGAAAAAGAGCGTGTAGATTATATAGCTAAAGTAGTTAAACAAGCAGCTAACACTGATTTGAAAATCCCTATTTTTACTTCATATCATGTTCGTAAACTTAATCATAATGGACGGCCTACGCTTGATGATATTAAAGAATCATCACGTATTGTATACGAAGCATCAGTAGCGTTCTTAGTATTTAATGACGTATCTAAAAATAAACAAGGCGCTAGTATTTATTATACGAATACTGAAGATAATGAGAAGCATCCAATTATTGAGCTTGATTGGGCTAAAAATAAAAAATCAAGTTTTAAAGGACGTACTTATCATTATTTTGTTCCTAATTGTTCAGCAGTTAGAGAATGTAACAAAGAAGTTATGGATAGATATGATTCAATTATCTATACTAAATAACTTGGCCTCGTCAACTATAATTAAAATATAAGAATTCTTTTTAAGAAGGGAAGAAGAGATATGGCTATTATTAATAACGTAGATAATCCGTTAGACGTTAAATTCGGACTCGAATCCGATGTATGCTATTATTGTTTAAAAGAATACTACGATTCCTTAAATCCAGAAACCAGAGATGTAATTGTGGCCAGAGGAAATCTTAAAGGCCGTTTAACTGGTAAAAAAATCTGGAAGAATAAAGGCGCTAATAATATTGTTATTTGCCCGGAGCATCTTCAAAAAATTTATAAAGAAGTGGTTCCAGATGGCGAAGAGTAAACAGGAAGTTTACGGATATAGATATGATTGCTTTTATTATGACCCCTGTCCTATTTGTTATGGGTGCCGTAATTACCATGCTTATTGTCATTCTCGCTGCGATATACATTGCGGTGTTGATATGCGCAAGAATGTATGCACGTCTAAACTTCATACACCGGAAAACTTCGCAAAAATAATTTCCAGACCATATATTGATTTAGATAAAAGATAAGGAGAATTTATTATGGAAATGCCGCAATATTATAACTTTCTGGACGATAACGCAAAAAAAGTTATGGAACAAGTATTTGAAATATCTAAAGCTTCTAAGTGTAACCTTAAAGAAGCAGATAAAGCACTTGATATTGTTTATAACTTATTAAACGATTATAAAGGATTTACGATTTTTGACCGTAACGATATAATGGCAGGATGGTTTCAGATACTCGTAATGAGTAGTTATTTATATCATATTTATTATGATCCTAACGAACCATTTACTTCGTTATTCAGACCGAGAGAATATTTCTATGAAATGTTTATGGAAGAATCTGAATTAAGTGCCGGCATCGTAAATACTATTTTTGAAACTGTTGAAGGCGCAGAAGGTTATAAAAACAGCAATAAGTTAACTGTTCCGTTAGATTCTCCGGGCGGTTTACTTAATCTCGCTATCTGGATTAATAAAAATAAAGATGGTCTTTATATGAAATCCAGTGATATTGTTTTTAGGCTTCCAGTTAGGAAAAATAAATAATTAAAAGTGCGATGAGGAAAAATGAAAGAAATAAGCAAAAGCTTTATCTGGAATACAATTAAATTAATAGAAAAGAATCAGTATACTAAGTTTCTGGATTTACATTTAGGTGAATATGCTATATTTAAACCTAGAGGTAAAGGATATTCAATTATATACGCAAGACATGTTTTAAAACCAGATTATTTAATAAATTATCATATTACTACTGAAATATATAGCGAAAAAGAATTTGTATTATATGGCGGCAATAGTTTATATAGTTTCGATGCTCAATCACCAACGCCGGCGTGGACTTATTCTACTGATGCTGTATATAACATAGGCGGGAAAAGAATATTTGAATTACTACCAGATTCAATATACTTTTTCCCGAATAATCCAATACTTAAAGTTCATCCGTTAATTCAGATTTTATATACGATTACTATAGATAATGACAGACCAGAATCCTATAAAAAAATCTTCTACTGTGATGAAGATAACTCAACAACAAGTTCTTGATTATGTTCGGTGTCCTAATTATTTCTATTTTAAATATTTAACTAAGATACCTGATAAAACCGGGCCAACTTTTCATTCATTAATTAAAACAATAATTAATTATTATTTTTCAGCATTAATGGATAATAAAGTTCCTAGCGATAAAGAAATTAAAAACCGTTGGGATAAAATGGTAGAAAAATATCCTCTCATAATCAGTAACGACAAACTGATCATGAAAGGATATGGCCTGTTAAACTTATTTATTGAATATTGTTATAAAAACCGTGTTTTAATAGCTGATACAGATTCACCGTATCAGATTAATGTATCGAGTAATACTATATTAACTGGCCAGACCGGAGCAGTTAGATTAAATGATGGTAAACTTGAATTATTTGAAATAGAAACAAGTCAGAAAGCTCCTGACCAAACTCTATTGAATATGTCGCTTAAATATACGATGCAGATATACGCATTAAGAGAATTATCAATAGCGCATCCAATTACTAATGTTAGAGTTTTACATCTCAGTAGCGGAAAAGAGTTTACTACCTATAGAACTAATAAAGATTTCGATAGATTAACTAATACGCTTAATAAAATAACCAAAGCTATCAGAAACGAAATTTATTATCCCAGAGAAGATTATATGTGCCCACAATGTAGTTTTAAAACTTATTGTGGTTTTACTTAAAATTAAATATACGAGGAATTATATATACTATGATTATTAAAGAATATGCCGGATATTTCGATATTCAGGACGATCTCGATAAAGTAGACGAGGCTACTAAGAAAAAGAAAAATGCCAAGAATATCAAAGGGACTAAAAAAGAAACTCCCAAAAAAGATTTACAAAATAAATAACGTTTGTTATGAATCTAAAACTCTTTATGATTTTCATGTAGAATGTGATAAAGCTCAGAAAATAAAACTTATAGAGTCTTATGAGATTCCACATAATACTGGTAAAAAATCCAGATTTTCTACTTATAAACCAATTATTAACGGAATTAAATTTGATTCATTAATGGAAGCTAAATATTACATCTATCTTCTTAATCTTAAATATATGAAAATTATTAAAGATTTTGAGATGCAAGTTAGTTTTAATCTTCAGCCGGCCTTTACAAAAAATAAAAAGAAGTATAGGCCGATAGATTATGTCTGCGATTTTATTGTTTATTATTCTAATAAAACAGAAGTTGTAGATATAAAAGGACGTGAAACTGTAGAGTTTAAACTTAAGCATAAGATGTTTGAATATAAATATCCTGATTACGAGCTTAAGCTTTTACAGTATTATGAACCTGATAATACTTGGTTAGAATTATCAGAAATTAGAAAATTAACAAGAAAGAAAAAGATAACTAAATAAGTGAATACCGATAAATTCCTTTATGTTCCAGAAGAAGAGGAAGAAGTCGAGTATATTGAGAATAAAAATTTACAATGTCCCGATGTAGACTGGTTAATGTCTAAACAAGCAGAATGGGACGAAATAGACGATCTGGTTTTCGAATATCAAAAAGCATTCGAAGATCCTAGTCCAGAACAAAAAATTAAATCTGACGCAGCCAGCGAAGAATTATTGAGACGCTTTTATCCGTTATTTAAGAAATATCTGACATTATTAACTACGGGCCAGATAAACTTTAACAATCAGGAACAGCGCCTCTTTGTTTATTTATTTATGGATGCGCCTAATTTAAAATATGCGCTATTAACCGGTAAGAATTTAGACCGGAACACTAAACAAATTATTTTCCAAAAATTTAATTTCATCAGAGAAACTTACGGTCATCTAACAGAAGATGAAATTCTTACGGATCTACATTATTTATTTTTTATTTTAGCTAAGCGATATAAAAAAGCTGAGAGAAGTTTCTGCTGCTACGTTTATAACGCTATCCGATACGAAGTAGCCAGATATATACAGAAGTTTACGCGTAATCCGTTAAATATCCATTATCGTAATGTATCTTTTGATGATTGCGAAGATAATAATAATAAAGAACTATCTCATAATAATGATTTTGAAGGACTCGAAGATAGAATTTATTTAAATGATAAAGGTATGCCAGATACTACCTGGATACAAGGTTTAAACTGTTCTGATTTGTTTAAAACGCTTACTCCATTAGAACGTAAGTTAATCGTTAAATATTATTTAGAAAAATATAACGATAAACAGATTTCAGATACTTATGGAGTTCATTTAAATACTTGTAATACTAAACGTCATAATGCAGTTATGAAGTTGGCCGAAGCATTAGGAATTAAAAAAGAAGATATACCCAGAAGCCGAAATTCTGGATTAAGTATTTTATAACTAGTAATATAGATATCGAATAACTTTATAGTTATTCTCTTTCATTTTCTTTTCCTCCTTTTGCATCCTCTTCCTCCTCCTTCAAAAATCACAGAATAAGCACTCAGATTTATTTCTGGGTGCTTATTTTTTATGCTAAAAGATAGTGACTTTTAAAAATAATTATGTTATAATAAAAGTGCGATGATGTTCGATAATAAACAACGAACAAGGAGAACAACTTTAAAGAAAGAGGTTGTTCGAAAAATTATGAAACAAGTCGAGAATCATTGGGTCTATAAACCTAAACTGCCGCAACATTTAATTGATGAATATGGAAAACATAATATATCGCCGCTTTTGGCTACGATAATGGCTAATCGTAACATGACTTACGATGAATATGAGGCTATTAAAACTAAGTTCTGGGATATAGTTTATGATTATATTAGTAAGATAGCTAATATGAATATTATAGCTGAAGAATTATTAAACTTATTAACTAACCGATATGCTAAGTTTTATATATTCGGAGATTATGATTCTGACGGTATTACTTCGTTAGCTACCGTTAAAGAAGTATGGCCACAAATTCGTAAACACTTTACTCCTAGTTATAACCAAGATGTATTTAATTTTTATGCTCCTGAACGTAAAGAAGGGTATGGTATAAATAAAAACTGGTGTAAAGAAGTTATCGAAGCTAAAGAAAAAGATCCCGAAAGTCATTTTGTAGTTGTAGCTTTCGATAATGGTGTTACTAAAGTATCGGAAATAGCAATGCTTAAAAGCGCTGGAATTTCCTGTTATGTTATTGATCATCATGAACCAGATAAAATTTTACCGGATTGTCTTATCGTAGATCCAAAAAAAGATGCTAATAGATTTGGTGAAGAATTATGTGGTTCAGGTCTTTCCTGGTTGCTTACTATTGCTATGTATAAAAAGCTTATTAAAAGCGGCGATAACCAAAGAATCAAAGAGATGCAGGAAGCTTTCGGTAGGCATCTGATGTATGCGCAAATTAATGTTGCCATTGGCACAATAGCAGACATGGTTCCTATGACATTATTTAACATCGGACTCGTATATCACGGATTAAAAAATCTTAATAAAGACCGTGATAATAAGCTTCATATCGATTATTTAATCGATTGTTTCGGGCTTAACGTTGTAACTAGTAAAGATATTGGTTTTTCATTAGCTGCCGCTATTAATGCTTGTGGTCAAATGGAAGATATCGGTATCGCGTTAGATTTATTCTTAGCTAACAACGAAGATGATTATGAAGAAAGAGCAGAAGCCGCTTATTCATTATATAAACAATCCAGAGATATAACTAAAGATAATAAAAAAATTATTCAAGAATATATCGATGCCGGAATGTTTGATAATCATTATTTCTGTATCTATAAAGCTAAAGGAATACCTGCCGGTATAGCTGGTAAACTAGCTAATTATATTTCTAATGCTACTGGTAAACCTGCTGTAGTTGTAATCGATGTAGGAGAACAAGATGTTATTAAAGGTTCTGGACGCTGCGTTAATCCTACACTTAGTTTACTTAAACTTCTTCAGCCATTGATTAAAGAAGGATTACTTGCTAAAGCTAACGGACATAGCGTAGCGTGTGGCGTCGAATTATATCCAGATAGAATCGATATACTTCAAGAACGGTTAGATGAAATTATTAAACAGAAAATTGAAGCCGGTGAAGCTGAAATTAAGATAGTTAACAATATATCTATCGATGCTATAATTGATGTTTCTAACGTAACCTGGGAAACCTTTAACGACGTTAATAATCTTCCGTATTCGATGAATTTCTCTAATCCAATATTTGAAGTTAGAGGTAAGCTCGTTAAATATAAACGCAGTAGTTCTAATCCAAATAATATCTGTTATACTCTCGAAGGTAAAAACGGAAATTATTTAGATATCTGGGCCTGGAATATTAATCCCGATATTGTTAATAAAATACCTGAGAACAAAGTTCTTGAAAATTATCAGATATCATTAGTTGGGAATTTATCAGTTAACTTTATGCGGCAAACTGCTATTACAGTTGATGTTATAGATTTGAGGATAACCAGAAATGTCTGATTTTGAAATTAGAATAGAACGCAGAAAATTATATAAAAGTCCCATACTCTATTATAATTTACAAAATATACGAGATAAATATGATCATCCGGATATAATAGATAAACTGCAATCTTCATATTTATTTATAGATAAATATTTAACTAATCAATTCCACGATAACGAAGAACTAAAAGCTTATATTATAGCAAGATTATTAGAAGATAATATTAAGCTTAGAAAAAAGAGAGAAACAATATTATATATAGATAAAACCGAGCTTAATATGATTATTGCTTCTACTTTATTCTTTGGTTTATTTTTTATTTTATTATTATTTTTAGGATGGTCATGGTCAGGTAAATAAATTATATTGTAATCGCAATATAATTATAATGTATTAAAAAGTTGCGGTTATAAATCGCAAAAGTTTTTCGAGTAGCAGTTGATAAAATTATATAATTATCGAAGTTTTTCGATTACTACTCGAAAAAATATCTAGAGGAGAAGATAATCATGAAAGATTACGTACATCTACACGTTCATACCAGTTATAGCTTCTTAGATGGTGAATGTAAACCGAATGAACTTATAGCCAGAGCTAAAGAACTTGGTATGAATGCGATAGCTATAACCGATCACAATCACTTAGGTGGTACATTAGAATTTCAAAAAGAATGTTTAGCTAACGATATAAAACCGATTTTAGGTTTAGAAGCATATTATACAGACGATATGAATATGTTAGCTAAGCCGGCTGAAGAAAGAAATCAAATAGCTGCTGATGCTGCATTAAAAGCGGACGCGATTACGTTAGCCGAATATAACGTAATTATGAAAAAAGAAAAAAACAGTAAAATTAAAGTATCTGACGTTAGAGATAAAATAAAACCTTATAACTACGATACTAAACAATACCATATAATTTTTATAGCTATGAATCAGCAGGGGTGGCGTAATCTTATTAAACTCCAATCCGAAGCCGCAGTTAGATGTACCTTTAATGGAAGATTCTTATGCGATAACGAATTAATAAGAAAATATTCAGAAGGCATTATCTGTACTACAGCTTGTATCGCTAATAGAATAGCCAGATACGTTAATAAAAATCAGTTAGATAAAGCCGAAGATTTATTAACAATCTGGCACGAGATCTTTCAAGATAGATTCTATTTAGAGATTCAACCTTTAGCTATTCCCGATCAAATGCGCGTTAACGACTTCTATATTCGTATGGGCAAAAAATATAATATATCTCTTATATCTACTAACGACGTACATTATATTTATAAAGAAGATCATGATGATCATGATACGTTAATGTGTATTGGTACTGGTACTAAGAAAACCGATACTGATCGTATGAAATATTCTAACGATTATTGGTTAAGAACCAGAGATGAAATGGAAGAAGCTTTCGCTTTACAATATGCTTGTGGTACAGAATTCTTCGAACAAGATGATGAATATAATTATCTTGACGAAGTTCAGAAAGCTATGGATAATACCGTTAAATTGGCGGCGCGAATAGATTCTAATATTAAGATTGGTTCAGATAAACCATTAATTCCTCAAGTTAAACTTCCTGAAGGTGAAACAGCAGAAATTCATTTAACTGTTGAATGTTTTAAGAAACTCTATGAATTGGCTGAAAAAGATAAGTACGTAGCCGATAATCTTTCTATCTATGAAAAACGTTTAAAAGATGAGATAGAAGTTATTAATCCTAAAGGATTTGCCAGCTATATGTTGGTAGTACAAGAATACGTTAGGTGGGCAAATGACCACAACGTACCAACCGGTCCCGGTCGTGGCAGTGCGGCAGGTTCATTAGCTCTTTATCTTTTAGGTATAACTAAAAATATAGATCCAATAAAATATCATCTTCTTTTTTCCCGTTTTTTGACCATTGATCGTACAGAGATGCCTGACGTGGATATAGATTTCTTATATGCCGGCCGTGATTCTGTTATTCATCATCTTGAAGAATATTATGGAGCTCAGAATGTTTGCCATATTGGTACTTATACCCAGATAAGTGTTAAATCTGGTATTAAAGATGTAGGCCGCGTTTTATCTATTCCTTTTGAAACCATGAATAATATATCAAAAGAATTAGATAAGATTCTCGATATACCGCAACCAAAGTTTAAAGATTTTGATGCGTTAAAAGATTCAGATAGCGAGAACGAGCGTAAAGCTTGGGAAGAATTTCATAAATTAGAATCAAAGAACGCAGAAATATTTAGACTGGCTCGTAAATTCGAAGGACTTAAAAGAAATTTCGGTGTTCATGCTTCTGGTATATTAGCGATGCCAGTCCCAATTACTGATATGGTTCCGTTAAGAATTGCTGATGGTGTGCGCGTTTCGTTATATACCGGGCCAGAGGTAGAATCTTGTGGTTTAATTAAACTCGATGTATTAGGTTTAAAATCACTAGATATTATAAAGGATACTTTGTATCACATTAACAAAGAACTTAAATTCGAAGATCTATATGATATGGTAGATATTAACGATAAAAATATCTATGACATGATATGCAGCAAAAAAACTGATGCTATTTTTCAGTTAGAATCCGATTTATTTAAAGGCGTTATCAGTAATATTCAGCCTCGTAGTATGAACGATATTGCAGCTATAACAGCACTTTGCCGACCAGGACCGCTAGGGTGCGCAATGGACCGCATGTACGCTAACAGAAGACGAGGCGAAGAAGAAGCCACTCCGTTACTTCGTAATACCGAATCTATTATGGAAGAGACTTATAGCCTACCTGTGTATCAAGAAGATCTAATGAGGGTATCTGTTGACGCTTTAGGTTTTAATATGAACCAGGCAGACTCTTTGGTCCGCAAAATTATAGGTAAAAAAAAGATAGACCAAATGGAAATGTTGCGCCGTATCATGAAATACGGTAAAGTTAATTCTAATGGTCCAGAAGGATGGGAAAATAATCCTAATCTTCCCTGGTACGATATTAAACATAAATATGGTGACGAAATAGATGGTGGCGTAAAACGCGGATATACAGAACAAGAAATGGACGATTTCTGGAATAATATTCAGAACTACGCATCTTACGCTTTTAATAAGAGTCATTCATTTTGTTATTCATATATTGGTGTCCTTATGGCATGGTTAAAATACTATCATCCAGTAGAATTTTGGGCCGCAGTCTTGTCGATGCAGGAAATCGAAGAAAAACGCGAGAAATATATTAATATCTGCGAACAGGAAGGTATTAAAGTAATTATTCCAGATATTAATATATCTGAAGATAACTTTACTCCTAACGCTAAAGATAAAACTATTTACTTCGGTTTAAGCTCTATTAAGGGATTAGGCGCAGTAGTACAAGAATTAATTAACAATAGACCATACTCTTCAATAGAAGATATGTTTACTCGTCTTACTAAAAAAGTATTAAACAAAAGAGTAGTATTAGCATTAGCACAATCTGGCGCTTTAGATTCTTTTGATGAAGACAAAAACAGGTATCGTATTATAAATAAAATTATGGAACTTCGAAAAGAAAAAGGATTTAGCCCTTATAATGTCGAAGAATATAATAATGATATTTGTATAGAATTTGAAACACAAACATTATCTGCTCCAATTACTTATAAACCCTGGTGGACGCAAGTAGAAATAAATGAATCTATCTACGAAGAAGAAGCCGAAATATTAAGTTATAGAGAACAAAAAGATAGGAAAGGCGGTCTTATGGCCTTCGCTAATCTTAAAATAAATAACTGTGAAATAGAAGCTATAATCTTTGCTTCGACTTATAAAAAATGTTTAGGCTGCTTCGATATAAATTTAAATCCATCTAAATATATATATGTAACTGGTAAAAAAGATGATAAAAATAAATTAATAGTTAAGTCAGTTGAAAAAGCTGACATTAATATCGAATCAGGAGAAATTAATTTTCTCTGATTATAAATGGAGATTCGGGAATAAGACTAGGATTCCAAGAATTTTTCTCCAGACACAAAGCTAAAAAGAAAGAGCCATCGGTTAATCGCCGGTGGCTCTTTCAATAATTACGACTAGTGATACGTTTATACATATATTAAAAAAATAAAGCTTTAACTTTCGATAAATACTATATTTTCTTATATACATATGTTATACTTAATATGAGGTGAAAAATATGAAAGTAACATATGGTAGAGGATATGTATATGCTTTAGAATATCATATTGTTTGGTGTGTCAAATATAGACGAAAAATTATAACTCCGGCTGTTGAAGATTCTTTAATCAAAATAATTAATAAGATAGCTAAAGATAATGAATTCGAAATTATTAAAATGAATACAGATAAAGATCATATTCATTTATTAATAAGTTGTTCTCCTCAACATTATATTCCTAATATAATTAAAGCATTAAAAGGCGTATCAGCCAGAATGTTAATGAAAGAACATAAAGAATTCTTAAAAAATTATTTGTATAAAGGTCATTTATGGAATCCGAGCTATTTTGTTGCTACGGTTTCAGAAAATACTGAAAAACAAATAATTGAATATATACATAAACAGAAAGAAAAATAGTAAATATGGAAAAGGCTTATAAATTTCGTATATATCCAACTAAAAAACAGGAAGAATTAATTTTAAAGACTTTTGGTTGTGCTCGATATGTTTATAATTATTATTTAAATAAGCGTATCGAAAAATATAAAGAATCTAAAGAAAATTTTAATTTTTATGCTTGTAGTAAAGATTTAACTAATTTAAAAAAAGAATTAACTTGGTTAAAAGAACCAGATAAATGTTCTTTACAAAATTCGTTAAAAGATCTTGAAGCGGCATATAAAAATTTCTTTTCTAAACCAGAAAACGGTTTTCCTAAATTCAAATCAAAAAAGAATCGCAATCAAAGCTATAAAAGTAATTGTTCTAATAATAATATAGCTTTTATCAATAATAAAATTAAACTTCCTAAACTCGGATTAATTAAAATCAGAGATAAACAAGTTCCACAAGGAAGAATTTTAAATGCGACAGTTTCTAAAACTCCTAGCGATAAATATTATGTATCTATTTGTTGTACGGATGTTATTATTCATCCATTAGAAAAAACAAATAGAAATATAGGTATAGATCTAGGATTAAAAGAATTCGCTATAACTTCTGAAGGAATAAAATATAATAATCCTAAATTTTTAAGAAAACACTTGAAAAAATTAAAAAAACTCCAAAGAAATCTATCTCGAAAAACAAAAGGTGGATCTAATTGGAATAAAAATAGAATACAGGTTACTAAGTTATACGAAAGAATAACTAACTTAAGAACAGATTATTTAAACAAATTATCTACCGAATTAATTCGAAATTACGATATTATCTGTCTTGAAACCTTACAAGTTAAAAATATGATTAAAAATCATAATTTAGCTTTGAGTATTTCTGATGTAAGTTGGGCAGAATTCGTAAGAAAATTAGAATATAAAGCTAATTGGTATGGTAAAACTATAATTAAGATAGATAAATTTTATCCATCTAGTCAAGTTTGTTCTAATTGTGGATATATAAATAAAGAAATTAAAAATTTAACTATTCGTGAATGGATCTGTCCTAAATGTAAAGCCAGTCACGATCGAGATATTAATGCAGCTAAAAATATACTAAAAGAAGGATTAAGTATATTAACTCAAGAAAAAGCAGCATAATATATATGTATAAACCGTAGGAACTACGGGGATAGCCCGGTTAATAAGAATTCAATAGAATTTTGTTCCCGGGAATCCCGCGACTTTAGTCGTGGGAGGTTCAGTACATCTAAACCCGATTTCATATCTATTATTATAATATCCGAAATCTTCTATATATTTCATACCTAATAATTCTTCATAAGTCAATATTATACCACTATATATATCATTATAATAAATATATCTAAACCAAAAAGAATTATCATCATCTGTTATTTTTTGGATAGAAAAAATCGGACTTAATATAAAAGAATTAGAATGCTTATTTAGTTTTCTAGAATATAGCATATTAAAATCTTCTTTAATAGAAGAAACATTAAAGATTATTTCAGTTTCAAAAGAAAACGAAGGATTATAGATTTGAATATATTTAGACATAATTTTCTATTTTAATGCTTCTTTAAATTGATTAATGTATTTATCCGATTGTTCTTTCTCGATAATTCGATATCCAGATTCATCGAGGATCATAAATCTAACTCCGACTCCATTAGGTTCAGTAGAATAATAACACCCCGGATAATACTTAAGTTCCGAAGTTTCTTTTTGGGTAAAAGCAAAACCGCCAACTGATCCATCTTTAGCTATAAATCTAAGATAAAGCATGTTATCTTTTCCTTTAGCTATACTAATAATAGGAATATAATAAAAGAGATTATTATCAGTATAATAAAATAACGGAATCATATGGATACTTTGAGAATTAATCCAGGTAAACATTTCTTTAGTATAGATTAATTCTACACTAACAGTATAAGGACTAAATAAACTATTGCCGAGCTCTTGATTATTCATTTATTGTTTCATCTTCTTTCTCTTCTATGTATAAGCAATTATCTTCTTTATTTTTTTTAAATTCTATATTTGAATAATCAGTATAAAATGCTTTGTATTTTTTATTATTAGAAACTGAATAAAAATATCCTTCGTTATTTATTCCACAAACAAGTAGAACTTTATTATTCGAATCAGTAAAAGCTACTTGCCAAGATTTATCTTTTTTCATTTATTCATCTTCTTTCTTCTTGTAAGCTAACGTTTTATAATATTTATTAAAATACATTAAGAATACTTGTTTATATTTATCTGCTAATGGATAATCTGAAGTTAATTCATAATAATCTATTAGCTTTTTTAATTCTTCTACAGAAAATTCGGTAAATGTATAAGAATCGTGCCAGCCGCCATCAACACTTAAAATACTAAAACAGTAATTTTCTAATTCTTCTATTTTAGATAAATCAAATATAGAAGAATTATTTAAAACATTATAATAAAAAACAAGACGCGCTTTATATATATTATGATCATCTATTCTAGTATTAGATTTAGGCTCAGAATAATTTTCTCGTTTAGTACTTAATAAATCGGCAGTTATATATTCGATAATAGCTAAAGGATGAAATATCTTTTCTGATTTTTTGTTTCTACAAGTAATTCCAAAATAATCCCAGCTGATAAATTCAGGACAATAATATGGGCTATTTTTAAAATTATATTGTTTAACCCATTTAATATCACTGCCGATATTTTTAAGGATCTGATATATTTGTTCTTGATAATATTCTTTAATCATTTTTATAATATCAACTCTTTTCTACGATTAAGTTACTTTTATATTAACATTATTAACCAAGAGATAACGGTAATAAAGTTATAGATTAGACGCTGAATAGAAGTATAATAATATCTATATAGCGGCTGAATATTATATTAAATTAAGGGCGCATTTAATTTAACACCGTGGCTAACGAATTAACTAAAACTCAATTTATAGATGCCGCAACCCAAACGAATTTGGCCCCGAAATCGTTGGCCGAGAGTATTTATTTTAGGGATGGGGAAACTCTCCAGTTTAAATACGATAATGGGAAATTAAGCGGCTCAGATATTTTTCAAGGGATTACAGCTGTTTCGCCAACAGTAGAAGTAGTAGAAAATGACGATGCTATTTATAGACTTAAAATAACAGATATAAACGGCAGTATTATTACTCCTAACTTAATCGGTCCTAAAGGTGAAACCGGTCCGATATCTGATGGTGAAGGAAATATAATTAAAGCTGTTAATACTTATGAGCAGCATTTTGTAGCCGGAGATTTTTCCGAAATCTCGGAAAACAGCTATATTTTAAGAATCAATAGAGTACAACATGAATTAGGTTTTAATGCTACAGTAAAAGACGTATTAAGATATCTTAATGATTCTGAAATAGTAAGCGTATCTTTTGGCTATAAACGTCTGGTAAATGGGGATATCTTATTATATTCTAATGAGCCATTTGCCGGCATCATATATTTAGAAGCTATTCCCGACGAAGAATAATTTAACCTATATATTTTTATAATTGTTTTCAAAGGAGAAACAACAGCTAATGGCTGATATTACTTTAAATCCTGTAAAACTTGGCGTTACTCAGAAAACTAACGTCGATGTAATTAACGATAATTTTGCTAATTTAGATTCCGGTAAACTTGATGTTGATGGCACCGCCGTTAACGCTCAAAAAGTTAATAACCATGTTGTAGAACAGGATATTCTTTCTACTAATAAAATTCTTACTCAGGAAGAATATGAAGCTCTTGGCGCAGCCGAAGATATGGTTTACACCAACTCTACTCCGATTGTTCAGGCTATTGGCGGTATTAAAGTTGGCGAGACTTTTGATAACTTAAGTATGGAAGAAATGTTTAATAAACTTCTCTATCCGTATGTTAAACCTTTGGCTGCTATTTCCGTAACTCCGAATGGCGGCGTATATGAAAAAGGTACTTCCGTTAACGTTACCAGCGTTAAAGTTACAGGTACTGTTAAATCCGAAAAACTTAAAACTATTGAAGCTAAAAACGGTTCTGTCTCTATCGGTACTAAAAACGAAGATAAAGTTAAAGATGGTGGCCAGTTTGAATTCGTTTCCGAGCCTATCGCTGTTACCGCTAATACCAGCTTCTCCGGTATTGTATCTGATAGCCAGAACAGCGTAACTGCTACTGGCGGTAGCTTCACTTTCGTTGATCCTTTCTTCTGGGGCGTAGTAGCTCCCGAAACTCCGGTAACTAGCGAAATGGTTACTGGTTTAACTAAAGTAGTTCAGACTAAAGGTTCTAAAACCTTTACTTATACTACTAATAATCAGTGCATGGTTATCGCATATCCTGCATCCTATGGCGATCTTAAGAGCGCGCTTGATCCGAATAAATTCGAAAACATCGGCTCTTATACCAAAACTACTCTTGATGTAACCGTAACCAGCGGTTCTGTAAGTTATAACGTATATGTAAAAGAAGCTTCTACGGCTTCCGGTTTCGCTATTACTTATAGTTTCTAATTCGATAGGAAAGGATATAATATATAACAATGGCAACTGAATTTTCTAAAGGTATTGGCGTAGTATCCGGTTTTTCTCTCGGTGCGGCTTCTCCTCTTGATTATAGGGCTGTCGTAGCAACTCACGCTGATTTACAAAATCATATTGATGGTAACCGCGTATATGCTGGTATGCATGTTTACGTAGAAGATGAAAAAATCGAATACGTATACGACGGTTCTGAATTTGTTAAATTTGACCAGTCTGAAGCTGTTATTACTACCGTAACCGTTAACGGCGATGTTCAGGATACAGAAGTTCAGGTTGGTGGCGAAGCTACTGCTACTTTAGCTTTAGCTCTTAAAGAAGTCGTAACCGCCGGTACTGGCTGTAAATTAACCGTTAATGCTAAAGGTTTAGTAACCGCTATCGAATCTCTGAGTGCCGAAGATATCCCGGCTCTTACTCATGAGAAAATTACCGACTTAGGTACGGCCGCACTTTTAAATACCGGTGAAGCTGTAGGCAACGTAGTAGTTGTTGACGCTGACGGCAAAATCGCTGACGGCTTAATTCCTAAAATCGCTATTTCTAATGTATACCAGGTAGATAGCGAAGAAGCTATGAAAGGCCTTACCGCTGAAGAAGGCGATATCGCTATTCGTAGTGATTTACCGGCCACCTTTATTTTAAAGAATAATGATCCTACTCTGGCTGAGAACTGGGTAAAGCTCGCTACTCCGACCGATACCATTCTTAGTGTTAACGGTCAAACCGGTACTGTAGTTCTTACTACCGATAGCGTAAATGAAGGTTCTGTAAATCTTTATTATACAGAAGAACGCGCTACTGCTAACTTTAATTCTAACATCGCTAAAACCGCATCTACTGCTTTAAGTGACGGCGCTAATATTTACCGCAAAGGCGAAGAAAGTATCGTAGCTACCGACGTTATCCAAGATGAAACTCATCGTTTTGTAACCGACGCTGAAAAAACTTCTTACGCTGATAAATATACTAAGACCGAAGTAGATCAGAAAGTAACTGATCTTCAGGGCGCTATTGCCGAAGTAGCTGAAGATGTAGCTGCTGTCCCTGTAATCGAAAAAATCGAATTTACGGCTGAAGATTCTCGCTGGGGCGAATTAGTAGATACTACTTATACGCTGACTCTTTCTGCGGCGGGTAAGGATCCTATGGGCGCGGTATATCGTAATACCGAAGGCAAGTATGAAGCCGTCGTAGTTGACGTAGCTAAACAAAATGATAATATCACTGTTGTTTCTATGGAAAAATTCGCCGGCTACGTTCTTGTCTACGGCCTTCCAGCCAGTAATTGAAGAACCTGAACCGTTACCTGAAGAAGTTTAAACTATTGAACTGTTTTCACAAGACGATGCCAATAAACTTAGCGGTATTGGAATAACTCCTGTTGCAGTTTCTGAATAATAAAAAACCCGGCTCTTTTGAACCGGGTTTTTCTGTTAAATAATAATTTTGACTTTTATGTTATCATTAAATCAAATAATATTTTGAAGGAGATAAAACTAATGTTACTTATTGTTTATAAAAATGGATGCACTGATACTATAGCTTACAATGAATATTCTGATTATACTTACGACGGTAAAGTATTTATGGTTTTCGATAAAAATAATAAAATGATGGCATTAATTAATATTGATTCTATTAGCGGTATTTATCTTAAAAACCAAGATGTATGTCAGTTTAAATAAAATCAAGACTCAAAATAATATTCATAGTAGTTACCAAGATCAAGATAATAATCAAAATTAAACGATTCTACTAAATAAATAGATGGTTTATTTTCTTTATTAACTATATATTTTACTTTCGGTATGTTATCTTTAGCATAATTAAGCGCATCGAATAATAAATTATATCCAATTTTTTGATGCCAGAAATGAGGATGGATACCGATAAGTATTAACGGATAATCACAATCAATAGGATAATGAATATCACAGAATCCGACATTCTTAATTAACTTAGAATATAACACTTCATATTCTGGGCAATTATATAAAGTATCATTAACCATCCAGAATCGTTCTTGTTCCGGCAATGCATTAACTATTTTTAGTTTCTCTTTATAGTTCTTCATATTTTTATTTTAACATTTTATATAAAAAGAAGGCTCGAATTAACGCACGGGAAATACGCGTTAGTCCGAGCCTTCTTTTATAGGGTATGTTTTGGAAAGCTAACCAATATAGTTAAAAATGATAAGAGGAGTTGATAATTATATCGGTTAGAAGCGTAGTTATTTTATCAAAAAGATAATATAACGTCAAGTAAAAAAATACCCGTTCTGGTTTTAGAACGGGAGTAGGAATGATAATAAATAATGTAGGAGAGTTTTTAATCATGTTGAAAACTATACACATATTATAACATGATTAGTTGATTATATCAATAGTTAGCAAATTCTTCGGCTCTATAATCATAAGCATCTATATTTTCTTTAGATGGGCCAGGATCGACATAAACATCGCCATGAATTCTTTTATCGTCTTGAGGCGCTCCACTTGAATCTTTAGTAGTAACTGAAGTAGAAACAGGTTGGGACTTAAGATGTTTAGCGTCGTTAAGTTGTCCGGTTACTCCTAAAGTTATAAAGGCGCAGCACATATAAATTAAACATAGTTTAATTATAGAAGATAAAAACGGTTGCTCTTTAGTATCATAATCTTTATAATCTTTTACATATAAATATAAATTATTTTTCTTACAAAAACTATCAAATTCATCAGAATAATAACTATATATTATAGCTGCACCAATAGTTGCTAAAAAAGGTATATCAATAAGATTATCTGCATGTTTTATATCTAATTCTAGTTGATTAGCTAATAAGCCTATTACGATATAAACAATTATAGCGATAATGAATGGAAGTATAGTTATTATACGTTCATCAATAAACATAGTTTTATATTGACCCGGCCATTTATCATTTATAATTTCTCTATATTTCTGACGTTCTGGGCCGAATAATGCTAAATTATAAAAAACAAAACATAAAGAAACTAATAATAATAAAATAATAAAATACATATTTAAGAACTCATGTTTATCGAATAATATAGATAATCCGAAATATAAAACAAGACCATAAGTAAAAGCTAACCAATGATGATAAACTAATCTATTTTTACGGTCTATATAAGCGCCCATAAGATATTCTAAAAATTTCATAATAATCCTCCTGATTATATGTCTATATAAATTATAAAACAGAAGATTATTTCTGGCAAATAAAAAAGTCCTGGTGCCCGTAGGCTGGCCAGGACTCAACGAGTGTCGATTAAAAATCTTCTCGTTTCACGTCGTATATTTAATTGTAATGGGAGTAAATCCCTTTATAAATATATTATAGCTTAAGTTAGCAAACTATAGACTAATTTACCGTTAAATGGTTTAAGAGAATAAATATTAACAGTTTGCGTACCTGAAGCAGAATCAGGTATGATTTCTATCTGAGTTAAAATTTCCGAAGAATTAGCGCCGGACACTTCATAAGTTTTAGCAAATGCTATCGGCCGTTCTGTTTCTACTATAAGAGCTGCTTTTTTAGAATTATATTTAGTATCGTCTATAAAATCAGAAGTATAAATATCTAATTTAAAAGCACCTACAGTACCGGTTATTTCTTCGCTCATACCAGATAATTTCTGATAATCTTCTGCTGTAATAATACCTGAAGTAGTAGAAGAAGCATAAGGAAGATTTACCGGAACTGTTACATCAGAAGAACCATCAAAAGTAACAGTAGTATTTAAGTGGCCGGTTAAATTAATATTTATCGGTGCTGCAAATTTAGTAGCGGTAGCTGCATTACCTTTAATATTAGCCGGAAGTTCTCCTTCTCCATCGAGATAGAGAATCTTATTTGGCTCAGCAGTTACAGATACCTGATCTTTATTTAATTTTAACGAGAGAAGATTAGTAATTGTAACAGCAAAGTTAGGATCGTTATTAATTGCGGCGGCAAGTTCATATAAAGTATCTAATACGTCGGGAGAAGAATTTACTAATTCTTTAATTTTATCATCGACGTATTTTTTAGTTATAACCTGATTATCAGTATTAAAAACGTTGCCTAATAAAAGAAGAGCGCCGGTCATAGTATCTCCGGCTTTATTAACCGGAGTATAACCAAGCAAATCTTGCTTCTGATCTATCTTAGCTTTTAGTTCGGCCGATATGAATTGTTTTTCTTCTGATTCAATAACATTCTCGGCCAGAGTTCTAGGTAACAACCTGTCATTTATTTCTGTTTCTTCGTTATAAGTTCGAAGATTAACATTAATATCAGCCATTATTTATATATTGCTCCATAAAGTATATTTTCTATTTTATTATTACTTAATCAAATATTCCGTAAAGAATCTCTTAGTTGGGTAATAGTAATATGAAACTGAATTTTTAACAGTGTGTTTAAACGAATAAAAATTATGATTCCAAACATAGATAAAGTTATAGATATTGTTCATAAAGAAGATATTAACAATATTATCGATGCTTTAAATAAGATATTCGATATAGTAGAAAAATTACCAGATGAAATTAAACAAGATATCCAGGTTAATGTAATCGCTAAAATGGATGTCTTAAAAGGTGCGACCGAAACAGAAGATGGTGAAAAAGGATTAGCTCCTACACCAACAGCTGGTAAAAATAATAGATTTTTATCTTCTGATGGAACTTATAGAACTATAGAAAATGAAATACCTGATAACGTATCTGATTTTAATAATGATGCAGGATACGTAAGAAATGATGAATTAGCCGATAAAATAAAAGATATCTTAGGCGATACGAATTATTTTACGCCAAGTAATATTCTTAACAATTATACCGGATCAATAACCGATTTAGATAATATGCATAATGGCTGGTATAAATGGTCGGGAACGATAGATACCGTAACAGGTACCTGGATTTTATTTAAAATGGATACTTTCTATCAGGCATCTAATATAGAAGATACGCGTGTTATATTAGTTAGCAACGATTTATCTAACTGGTATAGTCCATATGGATATTGGCACGCTTAATATTTTTATTACAACTTAATATAGATAACGAGGATTTAACGAAATTGAGTTATACATATAAAACTATGGTACGTGAAGATAGCACGCCTACTTATAAATTTGCCGAAATTAAATTCGGTAAAATCGTTAATATTCAGGAACACTGGGTTCCATTAGAAGAATATAGAAATTTCTTCGAAGCTGATAGTTATTTTATAGACATTACCGGAGTTAAAATTGAAGGTGAAGATCCGGTAGTTGGCGACGTAGTAGAATTTAATAGTGAAGATGGCGGCTATACTATCGTTCATCTTAAATCTACTTACTCTGTAGCAGAAGCTAAAGCTTATCAAATTGAGAAATTAAAACTTATTCGTAACCAGAAAGAATTAGAACCGGTAGAATATAATGAACATTTATACGATGCCGATAAAGATTCTTTAATGCGTTTAGATAAAGCCAGAATGTCCTTGGAAGATAATTCTATTCCGAATATTGAATGGACTACGGCTGATAACGAAAGAGTAAGTTTAACTGTAGACGACTTTAAAGGTATTAATACTCAAATTGCTTTAAGGTCTAATAATCTTCATGTTAAATATAATGAATTAAAAGAATATATTAACGGCCTCGAAGAAAAATATTTACCGATTATAGTAAAAGTAGATTGGGATTGGGATATGGAATGCGATCTCGATCAGAAATTAGAAGAATTAATCCAGGATTCTAACTCTGTAGAGGAGTGATTGAATCGTGGCCGAATTAGTAAATAAATTTCACGTTAAACAAGATGAACAAGTATATGAATGTACTTGTTATACTTTAGAAGATGAAGCTACTCCAAAAACAGTAGAAGGCGGTTCTACTTGGGAAATAAAAAATAACGGCGTCGTATGTTATTTAGGTTTATGGCCTAAAGCATCCGATTCTGTTTCTGAATATTCTACTCCGTTAACTATTAAGAAGAATAATGTAGAATATTATGTTCAGACTAAAGTTCTTAATTATTTTACGGTTACTATTACTCAGTCTTCTAATCAGACTATTAAAGTAACTTGCGGCGGAGAAACTTATACTGAAACATTTCAGGCTTTAGCCGGTAGTCAGTATACTGTAGTAGTAGAACCAGCAAAAGGATATACGGCTGGCGCGCCAACTTCTTCTACTGGCTACGTAAATAGTAATATTACTATTTCTGCTTCTCCGGCTTCCAAAAAGCAATATCTTATAACGATTCAACAGAGCGCTAATCAGACTATCACAGTTAGAGTAAATAATACTACTGATTATACTTCTAATTTTACGGCTAATCATGGTGATACTTATACGGCTAGTATAAAAGCTAATGAAGGTTATACAGCGGGTAAATTAAGTTCTGCTTCCGGTACTATAACTGGAGCGTTAACTATTAGTGCTACAGCCGCTGAAATTATTAAATGTACTATAACTGTTACTCAGCCGGCTAATGGTAGAATAGAAGTAAACAGCAAGACTGGTACATCTTTTGCTATTAACTACGGTACTTCTACTAAGATAGAAGCTATAGCTAATAGTGGTTATGTAGTTGATGCCTTATACGTTGACCCGGTTTAATATAATTAAAATATGAATATGATAAAGAAATTCTTCTGCTGGCTATTAAATTTAGTTACTCGTGAAGAATACGAGATATTAAAAAACGAGAACAATGATTTACTAGCCACAATAGAAGAATTAGAAAAAGAAAATAAGGAACTAGCTAAACGATTATCTGAATATGAACATCCAGAAAAAGTAACTTTAACACTAGTTCCTAATGACGAAGTTGATTTTTATATTAACGATGAACCAGCGGGCGACAAAACATCTTTTACTTTTAATAAGTACGAAGAAGTAAATATTTACGCTAAAGCTAAAGATCCTAATAATCAGGATTATATACAGCTATACGTAGATGGAATGAAAATCGAAGATTATATTAAAAATCAAAATATTAATAAAAACAATTTAGAATAAAATATGAAAATAATAAAATTAACTAAGAGCAGTACCCCCCCGTTTTGTGGACAAAGGTATTTACTCATTATACTTTAGAAAGGATTAATTGGTCTTATTTATTATTAATCGCGCCCATTAATCCTTTTCTTTTTCTTTCTTTATCTTATAGGAAAGGAGAAGTAAGTATATAATAGGTAAAGTAAGTAATCCGTATAATTTCAATATAGAACAAGATTATAACAGTTATAGCGATATAATAGAAGAAAATTATTTAGCCAAATTCACCGCCAACGTTATTTATACAGGCGGTGTTAAGGATCAATCATTATATTGTTCTAGTTTTAATGGAGATACTTCATGGATAGGAACAGCTGGTGAACCTATTTATTTAACTTCTTTTTCAATTCAATATGATGGACCTGGCGGGGTTGGTCAAGGAAATCTTTATTATATTAGAATGTAAATAGATTATAATTATTTTCCGCCAGCAAAAGATCATTTTCCTGATGATATAGAAATAAAGATTAATAATATAATATTAAATATGCCATTAATTTATGATCATTCAGATTATGCATATTATGGATATGAAAGTTTTCCTAAAGAACCAAAAGAAATTTTTGAAATAGAAGATGAATTATATCAAGCTTATGATAATAATTCTAATATTACTATAACTATAATGTCTCAGAATCTTGATTCTGGAGCAATTATAATTTAAATAATTAATAATAAATAAGAACCATATAACTTATATATGGCTAATACTAAAGTAGATAATCCTTATAATATAGATAGTATAGATAGAAATTATAATAGTAGTTGTAAAATAGATCAATATAGTTATACTCAACTAGAAAATAATTATGACACATCTCGTTTTATGTCTATATTTTTTGAAGATACTAATCTTGTTCAAGAAATAAAAAGTAAACGAACCTCTTATGATTCTGCATTGATCTATTTTAATTGGAACGGATATTTTATGGCGGTTGACTTAGATGATGAATCTATTCCATATATGACAATACCAACATCAGAACTTTCTGAAGCTGGAGACACAAACAAACCTATAGAAATTATTGGATTAATACATAATTCTTCTAATAATAATGCTGATGATTGCCGAATTAGAGAAGGATATACTTATGGAAGTCAATCGACTGTAAATGGCAAAATGTGGGTTGTTCCTTCTATAACACCTTTAAGAAAATATGATTACGATGGAATTACTATTGATTGTGTAGGACCTAATGTCTGGTATGTATATAGAATATAACTATCAATTAAGCGAGGTATCTTTTCGATGAATACTAAAATTCACTGGGGGGGTACTGCTGTGCTTCTCTTCAAAACAATAACATAATTATACGAGGGTTAGAAACATTATGAGCGTTGTTTCTAATCCTTATTCTTTTAATATCATCAGCAATTATAAAGTTAATGCCGATATCATAGAATTTACGCCTCCCTCTTGGACTGTTCCTGGAAGTTATACATGGATCGCTCCATTTACCGGAACTATTCAGCTTGAAATAGCTGGTGCCGGAGGAGGTGGCGCTAAATATGGAGAAGTAGACTCTGCTACTGGCGGGAATGGTAATCTTTTATCAACAACTTATAATGTAGTATTGAATAAAAATTATTCAATTATTGTTGGAAAAGGAGGATTATCGGTATTCTCAGACTATCACGATAATCCTATAGGAGAACCTGGAGAAGCTTCCAGTTTTGAAGAATTAGTATCCGAAGGTGGAGGCGCCGGATCCGCTGAATATAAATCAATTCAAAACGGAACTAATGCTGGCAATGGTAATGGAGGTAAAGGCGCAGCATATCCAAATAATGGTCAAGATGGATGGGTGAAAATGTATCTTGAAGCATAGTTTAGATTATTATTTAGATAAATTTATAGAAAAAACAGGATATTTTTATTTAAAAAATAAAATATTCATAACTAAATTTGATGAAGAACATGGATTTATATCATGTGTTTTAGATGAAGAAAATAATGTTAAATTAGAATTTATGTGCGGCGATTATCATTATTTAATAGATTATCTTATAGATTTTGCCACAAAAAACCATTCTATTAAAATATACGCATATACAAGCCATGATCCAAAAATATTGAAAAGATCTTTTAAATATAAAGGAAATAATGATATGAATTTAATAGATCTTCATGGTTATAAAATTTCAATAGAAGAAACTAAAAAACAAGAAATAAAAACTAGAAAGCCAATATATAAAGTAGTTATGTATTTAAAATAACGAGGTATTTCTCATATGGATAAACATTTATTCAGTGGGGGGGTACCCTTCACGATTACGAACTTAAGTTACAGCTTCATAGTGCTGTAACTAATCCATACTCTTTTAATATAAAACAAAACTATAGCTGCTATTCAGATATACAAGAACGAAAAGTCGTAGCAATACTCGAAATAGTGGCGAAGCCAGAGAAATTAAATATAATTATAGAAAACGGTTATGTAAAAGATAATAAAATATATTTATATGAACAAGAAAGTACAGTTTATCGAATATATCCAAGTTCTTGTACTTATGATCCTCCGACTAGCGAAGAAGAAATAGAATTCCGGAAAGCTATTGGTTATGGAAATGAAGAAGATTTAAATAGAAAAATATCATTTAAATTTGAAGTAACAATAGGAGATACATGGATTCAAATGCCTTGTATAAATCGAGGAAGTTTTATATCATCTAGTAATGAACTTGTTAGATTTTCAGATTTGGATTCAGACTATACTGTATCTACTAATTCTTACTGCTTTACTAAAAATTCTAAAGAATATAAAAAATTTATAGAATCTTTAACTAATTATAAATAATAATCAAAGAGGTATATTCTCGTATGCAAAAACAAATACTTAACGGGGGGGTACTCTCCAAAATTATGAACGCGATTCAAAATTAAATAATGCGGTAGTTAATCCGTATACTTTTAATATAAAAGATAATAAAAACATATATGCAAAACTAAAAGAAGAATTAACTTTAACAATTATTTTTGTTTCTGGCAATTTAGGTTCTGTATCTATGAATTCAAAAACTTTATTAAATTATAATGGAGCAATGGATACAACTACTGTTGTATATAAATATTCAGAATTAGAAGATCTTTCCGGTATGATTTATGTATATATAGATGGCAGAGGCAATTACGTATCTGATAGAAGCATAAATATAAAAGCTACTTTAGGAAGTATCGGAACTTCTTTAGACGTTGAAGCATATATTATAGATCCAACTATTAGTGCGGTATTATATGTATAAAACGCTTATTTTAAATTACTATTAATATAACCAAGATAAGATAATCTTTGTTGTTCAGTATGGCAATAAAAGGCTATCTTATCTATTTTTTTATATCTTAATGTCCGATAACATAATTATTGTAAAATCCTTACTTGCTTTATTATTATAAAATTGTTAAAATAAATACGCATAGAGAAACGGAACGGTTTTCCACTCCACAAGAGTGGGGGTGATACTATGACGGTATTCGAAGCATTATCTTTGATGATTGCTTTCGCTACTCTAGTAGTACTCATTCTTTCATTTAGAAGATAAATGAAAAAAACCGCATAACGGCGGTTATACGGCTTCCTTCTGAACTTGAAATTTTATAAGGGAGAACCGTGTGGCGCACCGTTCTCTGTGCTCTTATTATATAACGATTTAATTTAAAACTCAAGAGTTAGTCAATTCTTTTAATAAATCCATATAAAATCCAGATCTATCATTATCCGAATATCCGTAAAATAATATATTATCGGTATTCGGATTTTCTTTATTTATAAGCATCGTTAAAATAGATTCTATACTAAAGTTTAAAGTACAATCTCCAGGCTTATCTGAATCATTAGTTCTTGATCCTAAGAATACTAATTCTACTGTTTTAGTACTAGTATTTAGTTCTGCTTTAGTAAGAAGAATATAGATATATTCTCGCTTGTTTTCTTTTACTATTCTATATATATCTGGTTTTATATATCCTAAAATAGTATTATAATAATCTAAAGACATAGCCATTTCTAATTTATCTTCTTTATATTTTAATAGATTCTTAATCATAATTATATATTTCTCCTTCCTCTAATGAATATAAACTAATTAATCTTCATGCGACCAGAATTGTTCTTCAGTTTCGTGCGGGCCAAACCAATCATTGCGTTCAGATTTATATTTATTTCTTTCTTCTTTCTGTTCTTTTAAGCGTTCACGCTGTTTATATTTTTCAATAGCTACGTTTCTTCCTTGTCTCCATAAATTACAGAAAAGATTATAAGTTTTGCTTAACTTTCTTAAGCTAACTATAATTCTATGATTATAGTCGTAATAACATCTATAATTTAATACTTCGGCTAGAACCGTATTCTTCCTATATAATTCAATAAAATTAACTAATTCTATATCTGAAGATAAACAATACGCGCGCTTATTTAACTGAAATTCAGATACTTTTCTATGAGTAACGAAATCAAATTCTTTATATGCTTCAGTTGTATATACAACGTAATAATCTCTATCTTTTTCTACTCTATCTATATTAGCGAATAAGATCATAATTATCTCTCCTTAAAATGTATATATTTATTATCTATGTTAATTTTATCATAGTTTACTTTAACTGTCACGATTCATTATGATATAATAAGATAACTAAAAATTGATTAACTAAAGGAGTAGAAAAACAATCATGACTTATTCGTTAGTATCTATTGATACAGAAAATTACGTTATAAAAGAAAAAGAAATAACTAATATAGAAGATGCGCGTTTTATTTTAAAACATTATTGTCGCCATAGTTCTGATATAGCTTATTATAAAGATATAGACGCTATTTTTATAATGAATAACTATGAATATGATAACGATATGAAAATGAAATATTTCGTTTATTATCTCGTTAGTTATCATTGTTATAAGTATAATGAGCCGGCTCCGTTATTATACAGAATAACTAACGCTGTTAAGGAGTTTTTAAATACTCATCCGGAAAAAGAGCGTACCGTTAATTTTTACGTTAAAGTTTCCGGCGATGATATTAACGACAGCATATTTACTGACGAAATTGAAACACAAGATTATCAGCAAAGCTGGAATCCTACATTAGATATCTGGAAAAAACATTTTCTCGAAGAACATCCAGAAGTAGCTAAAGCTGTTGAAGATAAAAAGAAAGCTAAAGAAATTTTAGAAGCAGCATTAGATGAAAAAACTATAGAGAAGTATAAGGATTATATTAAGGATTAATGCGCTTATGCTTAATTTTAACAAAGATAAACTATTAGATTTAACTAAACGAGGATTAACTTATACCGGTAAGAAAACCTGGGAAGCTAGCAAGGCTGCGGCTAAATATACTTATGATCATAGAGAAGAAATAAAAGGCGCTACTATTGGCGCAGCCAAAGGAGCCGTAGATACTGGTAAAGGCATCTATGGGTATACTATAACCAAAGATAAAGTACAAGAACAAATAGATATCTTAACTAAACAGAGTGCGCGTTATCAACAGTTAATAAACCAGCTAAAACTTAAGAATAAGAATAAAGATAAGAAACAAATTTTATTCGATTCTTTATTAACTAGTTCGGCTGTAAGTATAGAATATTATAACGTTAATATAATACCTGCTGATATAGAATATGCTTATAAATTAGCTTACCCGAATTTAGCAGAAGATTATACGTTAAAAGAAATAATAAATCAAGCCGGGCCAGAACAAGTTGAAGATTATGTTAACGGAATTAAAGGTAAATTGTTTGAAATCAGATACGCTGATTATTTAAATGATTCCGGAATATTACCCGAAGGATATAAAGCTATATTGGCTAGTAGTGCTAATAATCCAGGTTGGGACATAGCTATAGGGGACAGATACGGAAATATACATGATGTATTACAGTTAAAAGCTACGGATCAGTTAGACTATGTAAAAAGCGCATTAGAAAGATATCCAGATATAGATGTAGTTACTACCAGTGAAGTATATAACCAAATAGCTATGAATGAAATGGCCAACGACGTAATTGGTTCTAATATATCTAATGCTGAATTAACTGATGCAGTAGTAGATGTATTTACTGATAATACTTTTGAATTTGATTGGTGCCCAAGTATAGTACCATTTCTTATAATTGGATATTCAGTTTCTCGTAAGAAGAATTTAACAGGTATTCAACGAGGAAAAGAATTTGGTGGCCGAGCCTTTAGTAGTTATATTAGTTATCTAGCAGGTGGAGCTATAACAGGATTAACTGGAGGCTTCTGGTTAGCAGGTATAGCAGCTGCTATGGCTACCAATATAGGATTAGAAACAGGCCGCGCAAAATATAATTATTATTCAAGTCTTAAAGATTCTATAAAAGAAAACGATAAAATAATTTCCAGATTACAATATAAATTAAATTATCTATAATAAACAATTAATTGTTTTACTACAGATTCTATAATAACAATATAGGATCTGTATTTATTTTTGCTTGTTTCGGTAATTAATCTTCTAGATATATATCTTAATTTATACGTATATATTAAGGAGAAAAATACCTTGTTCAAAATATATAAAGATGGCGTTTTACAAGAATTCGCTATTTTTGCTCAAGCAGTAGGACATCCTATAGGATTTATTTATACTGCTCTTTATGATGAATTAAGTCCGTTACAATTAAGATTAGACGGATCGTTATATAATAGAAATAGATATACAGCTCTTTGGAACTACGTACAAAAACATCCTTCGTTAATTAAGACAGAACAAGAATGGCAAGAAATAGCGGCACAAGATGATGGATGTTGCCGCTTTTTTAGTTCAGGAGACGGATCGACTACTTTTAGACTTCCTAAATATCCTGATTCTAAAATCTTAACAGGTAAAACAGATTATGTAATTCAGGCTTATGGTTATGTTTCTAAAGATGGCGCATTAGATTTAGATCAGTTTGAAAGTATGATTAATCTAGCTATCGAAGAAAATAATACAACGCTTAATAATAATATTGACACGGCTAAAAGCGAAGTATTAAATAGTGTGGCCGAAAACTATTTAAAACTCTCTGGAGGTACTGTTACCGGAGATGTAACAGCTAATAAATTTATAACTAATACAGGTATAGAAATATATTAATTCAGGAAAGGAATATACAAATATAAAACATGGCTATAGAAAAAATAACTAAGTTTTCAGATGCGATTCAGCCAGCTGATATTATTAATGAAGTAGTAGATGTAGTTAATAATGCTGATCTGGAAGAATTTGTCGGAGCTTCTGAATCTCAGGCCGGTAAAAAAGGTATCGTTCCCGCTCCTGAAGCCGGTTCTGAAGATAGATATTTAAACGCTGACGGTACTTGGAAAGAAGTTAAACAAAATTTAACTGTATATACTTCTCTTGAACAGATCGGAATAACACCAGGAGAAGAAACGTTTGAATCTATTTATAATGCCTTACAAGAAAATAGTGAATTAATTTATTTCGTTACAGATAATGAAACTGGCAATTTTAATTTAGACATATATCCTGGAACATGGGGATTATTTACTGTAAAAAGAAGTTCCTCTACTCAACTGATCGCTACATTTGAAAAACAAATGGGATCAGATAGTGATAAAAATACTACAACAGAATTATATACTACAAGATATTCAGAGCATTATAACGATTATATTCCTATATGGAATAAATATATTAATACTTGGAATCCAAACATACAAACATTAAACTCTAAATTAAGAATTGATTCTGCTTCAAATTGGGCTCAAATAATAATTAATTCTGCATCAGATTATTATCGAGCCCTTGAGGCAGATGATTCAAGATTAAGATTAGATGTAAGAGATATAGACCAAGCAACAAGTAGAAGATATCTTGATATTTATAGTAAAACTGGTCAATCAGATATTAGAGCAGCGTTAGGACTAATTGATCAATCTGGAGAAAGTAGTACATTTTATAGAGTTTTTGGTGCTCACAATAAATCTACAGAAGCTGAAGCAAAAGCGGGTACAGATGATAATTCTCCTATGACTCCATTAAGAGTTAAACAGGCTATCGAGGCTAATAATGCTAAAACGGCTACAACTCTTCAAACTGCTAGAACTATTAGAACGAATTTAGCTTCTACTTCTGCTGCTAGTTTTAATGGTAGTGCCAATATAACTCCTGGCGTTACTGGTGTTTTACCTGTAGCTAATGGTGGTACTGGAGCAACTACGGCGGCACAGGCAAGAACTAATTTAGGTATTTTTAATTCTTCTGGTCATTTAACTCTTCCTAGTGGAGCTGAGATTTGGGTAGAATAACTATGGCTACATTAAATAAAAAACTTAAAATAAAAAGCGGATCTTCTACTCAATCCTGTAATTTATATACTACTACAACAGAAGCCGGAACAGATAATTTAAAACTTAAAGTAGATAATACAAATGTATATGCTTCTTTAACTGATACTTCTAACTCTCAAGCTAGTAAAGGTAGAATTAAAAAGAACGGAACTACTAAAGCTATAGCTATATCGGGTAAACCGGCTTATACAGAAAAGTCCTGGACAACAGCCGGGACTTATACTTTTACTGTACCTAGTGGAGTTACTAGAATTAGAGTAGCAGTATGTGGAGGAGGAGGCGGAGCTTCTGTAGCTTTAGACGCATACGATAGTGATGGAGAACCTGTTACAGCATCCGCATCTGCTGGTGGAACCAGTAGTTTCGGTTCGGTTTCTGCTACTGGTGGAGGCGGAGGATATTCTTCTGTTGATGCATGGAGAAAACAAGGAAATAAAGGAACTTCCCAAGGAGGTACTTATAATGGTCATGCTGGAACAGCCGGTTCTCCTAATGGACATGTAGGAATATATAATACTTCTGGTGGTACTTATTCTTATGGATATAGATACGGTCGTAATTTAAGTTTTTCCGATACAACTAGTGAATCTAATACTAATTATGGTGCTGGTGGCGGCGGGAATAGAAACGATCAAGATGGAACCAGACAGGATATAGCTACTGGAGGTAGTGGTGGATTTAATTCTACTTATTTAAATGTAACTGCTGGAAGTGCTTATTCTGTAAAAGTTGGAGCTGGCGGTTCGGCCGCAGACAATAGTTATAAAAGTACCGTTACAAATGGTAAATCTGGTTTCGTTTTAATAGCTTATGGAGGAGATATATAATAAATGGCTTTATTAAATAAGAAATTAAAAATTAAAGACTCTTCCGGAGCAACAAATAGTTGTAATCTTTATACAACAACAACAGAAACTTCTAATAATTATATTTCCTTAAAAGTAGATAACCAGAACGCATATGCAGTGTTGGGGGGGTAGGAGATAATAATATCTCCAAGTGTCGAGTTAAAAAGAATGGAACTACTTACGCTATTAAAACAACAGCGGTAGTTCCATATGGTAAAAAAGAATATAGAACACCTGGTACTTATACCTTTACCGTCCCTTCTGGAGTTACTAAACTTAAAGTTCAAGTAGCTGGTGCTGGTGGCGGTGGCGGTGGAGGATTCTACAAAAAGACTGGAACCAAAGAAACTTCACATACATATAGTCAGAGAGGGGGAAATGGAGGAAATGGAGGATTAATTTCATCTACTATATCTATTAATAGTAATTCTACAATTACTATTAAAGTTGGAACTGGAGGAGCTGGAGGAGAACGTTATATAACTAATAATTATCCTAACGAAAGCAAGGCCGGAGCTAATGGAAATAGTTCTAGTTGTGGAAATATAACAGCTAATGGAGGCGGCGGAGGTGGAAAAGCTACTTTAACAGATAGTGGTAATACAGGAACTTCATATGGTAACGGAGGCGCAGGTGGTGCTGGTGGGCAAGGATCACAAAATGGAGCTTCTGGAGCTAATGGATGGGTAATCGTCGAATATGGCGGCGATATCGTTTAATTTATACTAATAATTTAATATAGATATTCAACAATTAAATATGGCTAAAAATAGATTTGCACAACCGTTATACGGTAAAATTATATATATATACGAAACTGACTTACAAAAAGAAGATTTATCTACTATTTTCGATCCTTCTACTTATTGGATTGATGTTACTGGATTAGATTGTAAAGTCGGTTATTTAGTAGACTTTAAAGAAAACGTAGGACTTGTTCTTACTCCTCCTCCGAACGAAACATTAACTTTCGAAGAAGAAAAAGAACATAAAATAGCTCAAATGAAAGCTGAACGCGATGCTCGAGAAGTAGAACCTATTCAATATAATGAAATTATTCTTGATTATGACGATAAAGCTCGCGAACGTATGAGAATAGCTGAAAAAGCTTTAACTGATAATAGCTTACCTAATATTGTTTGGACTTGTGCCGATAATACCAGAGCTTTATTAACTATTCAGGATTTTATTAACGTTAACACAATCGCGGCCCAACGTTCTAATGAACTTCATACTAAATACAATGAATTAAAAGATTATATTGAAACTATAGAAGATACAGAAGAATTAGAATCTGTTTATTTCGATATGGTTATTCCTGAAAAAGAAGAGGAAACTGAAGATATAGAAGAACCTGTAGGTACTGAACAAGACGACGTAATTACAGAAATTCTTGATAATTTATAA